AGCGGCCGGCTAAAACGTCGTGTTTTAGGCCTTAGTAGCGATTTTCCTGTTTCAACCCGACCCCTATTTTCGGGAATTGCTTCCCTATCGTCAAGTGGTTTTGCCGGTCCACAGGCTTTAGTAATTAAACTTCCCGCGCTCCTCGCGGTATTTAGTATCACCGTATTTTGGACGGTATGCTTCAGTATAACCTGAGCTGCGGCTATATCTCTGTCGTGAGTTAGTCCGCAAGGGCATTTCCAGCTACGAATATTTAACGGGAGTTTCTCCGTAACATAATTGCAATTAGGACAAACTCCTGTGCTTCGTTCGTATCTTGGATGTTTCAAAAGCTCTCTACCATTCCAGAGGGCTTTATGCGTTAAAAAAATGGTAAACATGCCCCAGCCACAGTCTGTAACCGCACTGGCTAGCTTTCCCTGAGCTAAACTCGACACTTTTAGGTCCTCTATCGCTATCACTTGGTTTTCGCTTACGATAGTGGTACTCAATTTGTGCAGGAAATCTTTCCGCTGATCACTTATTTTCTGGTGGAGATTTGCTACTTTTATTCTGGCTTTGGCTCTGTTAGAGCTTTTCTTCTTGGTTTTATTAAAACGTCTTTGGAGGATTTTAAGCTTCCTTTTAGACAGTTTATAAGGTATTGGTGGGGCAATTTTATCTCCGTCCGAAGTGGTAATAAAACTTTGAATACCAAGGTCAAGTCCGATCTTGTTATGAGACTTGAGCTTCATTGGTTTCGTGCAGTCGACCTGTAGAGAAACATACCAATCCCCATTAGGCCTTTTTGAAATAGTGGCACTGTTGGGGAAGACTGGAACTTCATCAGACCATTTTACGTCGATTGGTCCTAACTTGGAAAGTTTTAGAAGTTTACCTGATTGGAAGATATGAGTTCCCTGACGTTTATCCATTTGATAACACACGGAATTCTTGAACTTCTTAAACTTAGGATGCTCGGCTTCATGTCGGAAGAACTTCTTATAGGCTTCATCCAAATCATACAAGGTGTTAGTCATTACCGTTACAGAAGCTTTTAAAAGCCAAGACTCATGCTTCTTAAGACAAGTTAAATCTCTGCTTAAGGTTACTACGTTGTGCTTAAATCCGTAGAGTTTGAACATGGAGTCTTTCTGATCCAGAGACCAATTCCAGACGAAGCGGGACGCAGCAAACTCCTTTTGGAGTTGTTTGCGCTGCTTAAGCGTGGGATAGATTCTGAATTTGAAAGCTCTCATTAATGCTCCTGATTAAGTTTAAAAATAGATCATACCATACAAATTAGTTAAAGTCAAGTTAAATATTATAGAACGTAATATTTAACTCGTTCTTAGAAGCAAGTTAAATCTTATAGAACGTAATATTTAACTCGTTCTTAGAAGCAAGTTAAATCTTATACTATTAAGGAAGCTAGTTAAACCCATGGAAAAATCGCCGCCGACGAAAGATACAACGCGCTACGACCTTCTGGCTAAGAGATACCAACCAGGTCGGCGGGCCGTAGCACATCCCTGTGCTACTTCAATGCTGGCATCTACACTAAGCCTTGATAAATATTTTTCTTTTAATTTCTTTATTTCTTTGGTTATAGTAAGACTAAAATATCTATTACTAATTTCTTTGTCGCTTAATATTTCTTTATAATTGATATAATCAAAAAATTCCGTGACTCTTCCCATAAATTGCCTCTAAGTAATCCTTTATGATATCGTTTACATATTCATTTATAGTTAAATCTCTTTCTGAAGCCTCAGATATTAAAATGTTAAATAAATCTTCATCTAGTTCCAATTCAATCTCCTCATACTCTTCAGACATATCTATACTCCTTTGTTGTCTACTTTATTAAAACTCAATCTATGATGTTCGCATGGACCGTATAAGTTTAGTGCCTCTAGGTGCTTTTTTGTAAGATAGCCCTTATTTTCATCCCAACAGTACAACGGAAACTGGTTGTGTAATTTCCTCATTATATTATCTCTAGTAACTTTTGCTACTATACTAGCTGCTGCTATAGAAAGAGATAAAGAATCGCCTTTAACCACTGCATGGTGTGGTATATCTAACTCCTTTATAGTAAAATTACCATCTATTATAACATAGTCAACTTTATTTATTTCAGATATAGCTAGTCTCATGGCTAATTTTGTAGCCTCAAGTATATTTATCTCATCTATTATACGATTATCTATACTTCCTATGCCACAATCGCAGGTCTGTATTATTAGTCTACAAAGCCCTTCTCTTTTTTTTGCTGAAAGTTTCTTAGAATCTTTCACTTTATTCTCTAATAAATTAACAGAAAACTGTGGTATTCTAACAACAGCAGACACCACTGGACCAGAACCACATCCGCGACCTACCTCATCAGCTCCTGCAATATTAGTATAACCAAGGGCAATTATTTCTTTTTCTATGCTATATGTTGGGTATTGCATCGAAACCTCAAATAAAAATCTTATATGATAAATATTGTAGTTTATACCATACCGATAAAAATCTACTTATAAACAAAACTATATATCCTCTATACAATAAAGTCAAGTAAATTAATATAGAAGTCACAATAAAACAGGTTAAGTTAGTAATAAACACCGGCATATCACTTTCAATAAAACCATAATAAGTAAACCAAAATTGCCCATGAAACAATATTAACCACATAGTCAAACTCACATCCTGACTTGATTTTCTTGACATTAACCTAAGTATTTGAGGTATTCCCGAAGCAGCCATCGAGATCCCTATCAGGGATATTAATGTTTGCATACTAAACATACCTTTTTTGTATTTGGTCCATTATCATATCTAAAATATCATCTACTTTATTAAGTTCCCTATAAAAAACACTCTTATCAGAAAAGCCAGATAACAACTTAGCCTTTAGAGTAACAAGTTGATCTCGCATACTATTGCACATAGAATAGCTTTCTCCTAACTCTTTAAGTCTTAATTCTTTATCCATTTTGTTTCTCCTCTAATCCATAGTAATCCAATATAATTCCCATAACTACATTTTCTACTATATCATATTTTGGGTGGTCTGGTAATGGCGAATTTGTATTTGCATCTTCTAGCCCCGCGAAAAGTTTTTCCGCTTCCTTTTTCACCTGCTCTAAGGTCCAGAGACCATTCTTAACTTCGAGAAACTTCTGAGCATCTGGTCTGTAAACTACAAGCTCGCCAGTCTTTAGAAATTCTATACCTTGTGTTAGGAGCCTAAGACAATGGGACGCGTTTTTGCAATCGTAGTGAAACTTTTCTACAAGCTCTTTTCTTTTTTTGCCTTGGTAGCCAGCATAAACTTGTCCCTGTGTCATCTTCTTTACCTGAGAAACTGCGTAGCCACAGTAACTATTGTAGGCCAGTTTAGAAGAAAAAGCATCCCTATTTCTAATTAATCTTTTACTAAAAGGGGTTTGCATCAAGTAATATTCTTCATTAAGCCATAACATACTAAGAACATTAGGATTAGATTTAAGAAGAAGATTAACAAACTTACGTAGTTCGTAGGATACAGTATCAAACCTTCCTACAAACTTGTCTATTGATTTATCATACCTTCTTCCAGCCCCGAGGCCTACATAATACTTTAGTGGCGCTATATAGATGGACATAATATCTATATCATCTATAGATTCTGGCCTCAAATCAGCCATACCGTGTGCCACGCTTCCACGGTATCCTGACAGGATAGTATTATCTGGAAATACTTCTTCTGGTATATCTTTTAATTCTAACATTTTTAATTCCTCAAGCATTAATTGTAACAACCTCATCTTCATCTAAATATTTATTACATTTGGGGCACCAATAACTATTTGCAAAGTATATATCATTATCACTAATATACATATCAGAATAAACTACTTCTGACCCACATTCCTTGCAGCTCATACTTTAATCTCCAAAAAATAATTGTATAAGACAGACAGTGCCTTTTAGTCTATATAATTACAAATTACTGTTTCGATTGTTTTACCATTATCATTTAATAAGTAAGCCTTGGTATCTAACATCACGACAAACTCACTGTCGTCCTCCAACCTACAACTTACTACAGCAGTTCTAATACAGTTAGAGCATCCCATTATCATACCATCTGACGAGATTCCACCTGCTCAAACTCATCTAATCTGTGGTCAAGATTTTTACAGAGTAAATGTTCCATTAGGTGGGATAACCCAAACAAGCCTTCTGTTTCATTGTTAGTACTACCCCCACAAACCACATAAAAGCCTGAAAATTCTGTATTACTGTTTACGTTTATTAACAAAAACCTTCTCCTTTTATAATATTTCACTTAGTTTTTTTATTCGTTTAACACCTTTAATATTATAATCACGGTTCCATGGCCTGTCAATTAAAAAATTTTGAGTTTTTGGACTGTGCTTTAACATATCCTCAATATGAGGTGGGTTATCATCGACAAAAATATCTAGGTTTAGATTTTTACCTATCAGACCTTTTGTTAAATTATGGTTTGTGTGTGTAATACTACTAATGAATAAATTATTATTATTTAACCAAACCTTAGTGCAGTCTTCTACCTCAGCCCGTCTAGCAGTTATTATATGTATATCGTGTGCGTAAACTTTTAGCTTATCTAATATAGATTTAATTCCATCGCACGGCGGAGCAGTCATTAAAAAATACTCATCATCTACTAATTCATACAAGTAATCAGCAATACTAATATTATGCTGAGCGTCTCCTGTATAATTGCATTGATAAAAATCATAATTTGAAAAAACATCTAACTCTAACTTCAAATTATAGTCTTCCTCAATACTATTACATGCATGTAGCATTAAGTCACAACAAACCTCGTCTAAATCCAAACCTATCTGCATAGTAATCTATAACTCCATTTATTGTACATTTTTTTTGTTTTACTTTTAGAGACCACTCTCTAACGGCATCGTCTAAGTCTTCCGACTCTACTACTACCCCAAGTCCTTTTACCCTATAACCACCACCCCATGTCTCATAGTTGTGGTATGGTCTGGTATTAAATAACTAAAAGCCGGTAAAATATTCAATTGTTACATGAGCCCTGTCATCCATACCAGGAGATTTTATTTGTCTAATAATTTTATCAATTTCGTTAAGCTTATCAAAGGACTTGTTACTCATACCTATACCACCAATAATTAGTTATTCTTGAGATGCCGTGGACCTAAACCTAGATAATACATCCGGTTTCGTTAATTCCTCTTTCTGTAAATAAGACGGAGTTTCAGCTACACACTCTAATTCAGCTAATCTTTTTTTAAGTTCTGCTGCTTTAAAGTCTTTTATGGCTTTTTTTCTATTCCAATACCAATCTGGCCTTAACGTTACTTCTGGTTTGATTGTAGCACCATGCTTTGTAACATCATCTATAAAGCTATCACAGCAACGAGACTTATTTAGTTTTAATTTGCATCTTTTTATACTACAAAAAGAGTCCTTCTCATTTAAACAAACAATACATTTAACTTTACGTGTTTCTTTCATCATTTCCTCCAGATAACAATTATCGTTATTTACCAAATAATACTAACATTACTTTTATTTTTATTATTAGTATTACTGCTTAAAAAACCCATTACTTGGTCATACCCATCCCAACTATCAATACCATAAGCTCTTAGTGTATTCAAAAGTTCCTGGTCTCTTATTAATTCTTCGTACTCTGTCTTTAAAATTGTTATTGTATCAACCCTCATTAGTACTCCTTAAATTTTTTTATTAATAAATTACCCTGTACATACATAATGTAATACTTGTCTGGTACTTTGTCAAGCACTAGTGATTAAGCACAACGAGAATAACCACAGTCTAAACACTTAGCGCAGCCTTCTGATAAAAACAAAATTCCGGTTTTACAATTAGGGCAGGGTTTATCCTTACCGTATTTATACTCTTTAACATAGGAGGATAAAACTCTGGCTATAACGGTGCTGAAGGATGTTATATCTCCATTCCCCTTTTTCAATTGCTCTACAATAAACTCATTTGGTGCTCCATGACGAAGTGCGAGGGATAACAACCTTGTAATACTTCTTTGGTCACTGTCCATAAGTGTATGAGCTAAATCTTTATATTCAATGACTTGATTTCTAATCATTATCTCAAGAGAATATTTACCGCCCTCTCTCTTAATAATTTTACCAGACTTACAAGTCTTTGGAATATATAGCCCTTCTTCTGCCTCCCCGCAAAAAATTTCGTAGGGAATATCCTCCAAAAGACCTACCAAAACTAACCAAGGTTGTCCTTTAACTGAACAACGATGGATGTTACAAGGTAATTCTATTGGACGTTTTGGTGCGCACACAGGGGTAATAAATTTTGGACGATTTTCCTTACATAGTTGAGTTTTACCAACGCCCTCAAACTTTGCTTTGTTAGTAATAGGATCTTCAAAAATAAGGATGCCTTGTCTGGAACCATCTCTGTAAATAGACACCGCCCTTACATCATTTTTGTAAGCCTGTATATAAATATTCTCAACGTCCTCAATTGTAGCTGATGCTGGTAAATTAAATGTGCAAGAAATGGAGGCGTCCATCCATTTATAAACCGCTGACATAAGTCTAATTTTTTGCATAGGATTAATCTCATGGGCAGGTTTAAAAAATCCTGCTGGGATGTATCTATTTATTATTTCAATTAAAGCCTTACCAATTTTACCATCCTCATCCTGAATAGACCCTTGAAAACTACTCATAACCTCATAGTCATTAGAGGTTTTATCAATTTTAGTTAGAATATACTTTTTAATTCTATCTGGAATTATAAAGTAGTAAGTATAATTACCCTTGTCAATTGCTCTAGTGCGCCTCCAATGCGTACCCATCGTAGGCTCGATACCAGAAGATATACATGGTATTGGAAATATACTCGATAAAGATCCAGCAGGGGCGATACTCATGTGAGCCATATTACGCATAGTTTTAATGACAGAAGTATCTCCCTTATAAAACTCGTTAACTATATTTCTAAAATAAGTTGTACCCATAAAAACATTTTTATCTTCTATTAAATCAAACGCAGGAGCACTGCCCTTCTCTAAACCCAAAGCTACGGAGGTCTTAAACACAATAGAAGCATATGTTTTCATAAAATTTTCTACGGCCTTCATAGCCTCGTCAGAATCATAGGCCACATCCTGCTTCAATAACCATCCATGGACGTTAGTTATACCCATACCAACCTCACGAAGTTGTTCTATAATCCAACGCTGTTGTGATAGCGGGCTTAAATTATTAGCTAACTCATACGCTATAACATTATCAGCCATTCTCACTATTGCTGGAACTATCTCGTTAAGTTGTTCTACATACTCTTTTGGCGCCATCGAAAAATTCTCCATATTTAAAGAAGAAAGGTTGCAAACTGAGTAGGGTGCCATAAATTTTTCACTGCATGCATTCGACGAATGAGGCAAAAAACGGTCATCATTAAAATGGTCGGCTATGGCCTTATACATCACACTGTTCTGCAAAAGATTACGATATTGAATACCAGGCTCTGCTGTTTTCCAAGCCCTATCTGCTATTAATCTAAATAGTTTTTTTGCTTTTATAGTCTTCTTAATAACTTCACCAGAATCTCTAACCGTAAAACTCATTTCCCAATCGATATCTTTTTCTACTGCTTCCATAAAATCATTGGTAATTTGAACAGAAATATTAGCGTTATTAATCTTATCTAAATCATCTTTGCAGGTGATAAACTCTTCGATATCTGGGTGACTAATAATTAAAGACTCAAGTAGTGCTGGCTTTCTACCTTGCTGTCCTACATAATCCCCAATTCGATTGAGTTTATCCATCCATGGAATTACACCGGTGGATTCTATAGCAGCATTACCTAACCGACTTCCTCTTGGGCGTAATTTTGAGAAATCTATACCTATACCTTGTCTATATGCCGCACACTTCATTACATCATACTCACATTGTGCGATAGCTTCAAGAGTATCATCACTTAAAGGGATAGTAGTGCAATTCATAGTAGAACTTTTTCTGCCCAAACCTATACTGGATAGAATACTACCACCAGGACGAAACCAACCATCCCACATAAGAGTGAACCACACATCTGTGCATTTACTCTGTGAGTCTTGACTCAGTTCATATACAGATAAGCCCTTTGCTACTCTATAAAACACATCAGCGGGCGTTTCTTTACTACCATCTGCCTTAATCATAGCATATTTAGCATTGAAAATGTCTACAGCGTATTTATCTCCTGAGAAATATTCAGCCGCTGTTACTGATTTAACATCTTCAAAATTAATTATTTTCATCTTTGGCCCCCTTCAAAAATTTCATGGCGCGCTGAAAAGCATCCCAATCTTTAATGTTTAATATCGTATATTTAGCGAATGAATGTTCCATCAAACAATCACTTTACCAAAAATAAATTCTCTGTCGTTTTTGAAAAAATAAGGTTTCATTTTATAGAAAGAGTCGTTCCAATAATAAAACTCTTCCATATCCAATAAATGACTTATAAATTCTTTTTCAGCTTTTATACACCAAGTAAAAATGCAAGGGGTGGTAGTCAAAGAGTCTCCTAAGGTTATACCCCTTTCACATTCTTCACTATCTTCACGCATAAGTAGTTTGGCTATAAAAAAGTCATAATAAAGATCTTTAACAAAGCTATTCAATAACTCTCTATAGTGGTGGGCATTTGCATAAGATAGTTTTATATGTGAGTTAGTTATTTCTACTGCAAATCCAGATATAGCTCCTCTTACATACCACAATTTCTGAGCTAAGGTATTAAATGCTTCCTTTTTTACTACTCCATAACCAGAGGTAATATCTGAAAAATCAAAAAAATTATTATAATCTTCAAAATCTTTACTACTCTTATACATATTACCATAAAAATTAGGATAAAGAAAACCTCCTAAATTAAAAGCTATTTCCTTCGTCATATCATTCATATAATTATCTCCCACTTGAACCAAATCCGTTGGTTCCTCTAACTGTTTCTTCTAAATTAGTAGTCTCAATAAAGTGTGCTGTATAAACTGGACTAAACTTCATTTGTGCTACTCGTTCTCCTTTTTCAATACTAAGCTCTTCTTTCCCGAGGTTAATAAGGGCTACTTTTATATTGTTTCGATAATGATTGTCCACAGTGCCTGGCTGATTTATTACAATAAGTCCTCGCTTCCAAGCTTGGCCGCTACGTGACCTTATTTGAGCCTCAAAGCCCTCAGGCATAGCGATCTGTAAACCAGTGTCTGCCAGGTAACGTTCTCCTGGTTTAATCGTGAAGGACTCTACAGTGGCCAGATCACAGCAAGCATCTCCTGGGTAAGCGTAAGTTGGAACTACTGCGTCTTCATGCACCTTCTTTAAATAAACTCTGATGTCGTTCATGTTTGGATCTCCTTTGGTTCATAAATATATCTTATTTTTCCACAATCATAAATCTTTTCTAATCCTAACTCTTTTCTTAAATCTTCCTCTGTTTTACCTTCTATATCTAAACCATATTTATTAGCAAAAACTTTTTTTCTAAAATTAAATTTATGCTCTCTCCTACCATTAACGAGATAAGAATAATCTGGTGGTAATATTTTATCTACTTTAAATCCTACAGCTTCATAGCTTTTACCAGTAAACATAGATATATCACAGAAGGTTACTATTTTTACTAAGTAAACTCTGTCTACATATTTTATAACCTTTCCTAGCGCTCCAAAAACTTTCGTATTTAATAAGCAGGCATGCCGTTCTAATTGAAAATAACCTTTATGTATAGAAAAAACTGAAGCAGAAACTAACTCATTTTCATAAAAAAGACCTAAGTAAATACTACCTTTAGCTGAACCTTGTATATGATTCTTATTTAAAAACCCCTTGACATCTTCATAGTCTATCTCCATCAACTTAGTTTTTCGGCCGTAAATAACTTTGTCTACAAAACCTAACCTTGCTTTTAAAAAAGACTTTAGTATTTCCTTTTTTAAGTTCCAACTATCTTCCCATACATGTATTAATTCATATCCTTCTTTGGCGCATAGTTGGGTTTTATTTAGATGATAATGTTTACTTCCTAATAATTCCTCTGTATGCCAATAAAGGCCATTAAACTCTATGGCTATTTTCTTATCAGGTATAACTATGTCTAACTCTTTTGGTCCTATAAGTTCCTTATTATTATTTACACTGTTTATACAAATTGTATTTACAAATTCCTGTAGCTCTGTCTCTCCTTTAGAGCCCTTACTATAACATTTTGGACAGTTAGACTCATTACTTATATGAGAAGCAGGAGCTTGTGCAAATATACCGTGAGATTTACATATTATATTAACTTTATCATTATATCCAGTGTACTCTACTAAAGAATAATCATATCTATCTCCATGAATTTCTTTAAATTTATTTAAAATAAACTCTTTGGTATGTGTAGTTTTTTCTTTCACAGACTCAATGCCACATTTAAAACATCCATATGAGAAGTGCTCCGCAGGTCTTTGTAAAAACTCTCCATGTTTTGGACAAACTATAATAACTTTATCAGTAGCACTATTATATTTTACTTTTGAGTAATCATATTTATTTCCATGAACTTCAATAGCCTTTTCAATAAATAATAAACTTGAATTAAATGCTTTTCGTTTTCCTTTATCTATATCAGAACATTTTAAACAAGCTAATTGTTTTTGACAACGTAGGTGGTTGCTGGGCATCTGATTAAATTCCCCATGTATCGGGCATATTATTATTACATTTTTTATATTTTTTTTATAATCTACTTTAGAGTAGTCGTAATAAGCCCCATGAACTTTTTTGGCCTGATCTATAAAATCTAATAAGGTTTTTCGTTGCTTTTTATGTGTTGCTTCACATGCACATTTAGGACAACAAAAATTACTCTTAATATGTGATAAATAATCCTGATTAAAATTACCATGATCTTTACAACATATAATAACTTTATCAGCTTTATTCATACTGTTTGGTAACAGATTATAAATAAATTTGTTACCATGTTTTTTTAAAGATGCCTCTATAAATTGCTCTTTTGTTAATTTATGCATTTATTTTATCACATTTTATGCAAGTTAAATCTTTGTCTCTAAACTCAAACTCTATACCACCACACTTTTTACCATCTACTGGATTTTCACATTTTTCTTTTGTCCAACAATGACTTATAAGTCCAGTAGTTTCCATTCCTATATGTGTAAAATAAAAACCAAAACCTCTAATAATGCAATCTTCAACTATTTTAGTTACTTCATATCTCTTATCAAACAAAGTTTCTATGATTACCTCGTCATGCACAGTAAGAATTAGGCATGCATAATAATCTAGTTTTTCAAGTTCTTCTACAATGTAAATCATTGATTTCTTTATAGTATCACTATTTGACCCCTGAATAGGGGCATTCTTTGCCTGCCTTTCTATACTACGTGTAACTGTTTTGTAATCAGATGATGATACTGATGGTACATCATAAAAACGCTTTCTTCCAGATATTGATCTACTAAACCCAAACCTTACAGCATCCTTACCAGACTTAGTTAAGTATGAATAAACTTTAGGATAAGCCTTAAAATATTCATTTATTGTCTTTTCTGCCTCTGCTTCTGATATTTTTAGTCTATTAGATAACCCATACTTAGACATACCATAAATAATGCCAAATCCAATAGCCTTTGCAGGCTTTCTATACTTTGAAGCTGCTGCCTCCACCATGGATACTTTAAATATCTCAGAAGCTGTTTTAGTATGAATGTCTATTCCATGGTCATAGCAATATTTAAAAGCAGGTTCTTCTGATAGATTTCCAAGGATACGGACTTCGGCACCTGACATATCTGCTGTTATTAACACACAACCTTCCTTAGCTATAAAGCCACTCCTATATTTCTGTTTACCAGGAATGTTTTGTAGGTTCGGATCAGAACTACTCATTCTTCCAGTTGAAACCATCTGTTTAAATCTAGTATGCAGTCTACCAGTTACTGGGCTTATCTTATCTAATAATGCTTCTCCGTACGTAGATATAAACTTCTGGGTTTTTCTATATCCCAACAAAGCATCTATCACTGGATGCCCTTCGTGTTTTTCAAGTTCACCAACATCCGTTCTCTCTAAATTAAACCCAAACTTCTGTAATTCTTTTTTAAGCTGTTGGTTGCTGTTTATATTTATTGTAGACACCCCAAATAAAGTTGTCTGTTCTGATTTAGTTGAAAAAATGTCATGTAAAGTATTTTCATACTCTTGTCGTTCTTCTTCAGCATCAACCATTAACTCTCTCCACCTAGTAACGTCAATAGTAATCCCGTTTAACTCCATCTCACACATTGCCCTTACAAAATCAAACTCCAATTTAGCAACGTGCTCAAGCCCATGTTTTTTCAACTCCATTATCTGCATATCACGAATTATATTTAAAATAACAACATCGTTAGCTGCATAAACAAGCTGATAGTCTTTATACTCCTGGTTATACTCTTCAAATGATTTAACTGGCTGCTTATCCATTTGGATACCAAGGTATTTTCTAACAAGAGCCTCTAAACTAGCCCCCCTTTGCGTTATACCCAACTTCAACAACTGTTCAGCAATCATAGTATCATATATATTTTCAATATAAAATCCCCAGTGATATTTAATCATCTTCATATCAAATGAAGCGTTTTGTAGAATCTTTAAAATGGATTTATTTGTTAGTATAGACTTAAATACCTGAGGATTTATATTGTTATATGTAGTATAACTGCGCACATCAAAAACGTAAGCCCTACCAGCAACCCCCATCTGCAATAAAACTATCTTTGAAGTAAACACATCCAAACCAGTAGTTTCAGTATCTATCTCTATTGTATCATAAGAACTTAATGCCTCCAACACCTCTAGTGCCCTAACTTCAGTGGTTATGTATTCAAACTTTGGCCTTGGTAAAAAAACATCCTCTTTAGCAAAAACACTCATAATTATCCCCTATCAGCCATTATCTGCGTAACTTTAAACATATTATTATAAAAAACATATTCTGCCGGTTTACCTGTCATGTATATTGGAACACTTAAAATATCTAAAGCTTTGGATAATTTCACACCTTCTCCAATTTTACCTGCCTTTTTTAAACATGCTACAAAGTAACCACAAACAGCTATCCTTACTGCCTCAACGGGTAAAGTTGTATTTAGTTTATCAAACATACCTATTGAATCCTTAAATCTACCAAACGATAAAGCTCTGCATAATTCTAATAACTGCGGACTGTCCTCGGCGAGAAGAATACCCAAAAACTGATTAACAGCCTCCAAAGACCACGAGCCCTCATTCATAATATCATTTAATATAACTAAAGCATCTCTTGGTACGCCTTTGGTTTCTTCAGCTATAAGGTTTATCACATCCTCTTTATATTCTTCGCCTTCATATTGAACCACATTTATTAGCATTGCTTTTATGTCACCAATGGGCAAAGTATCAAACTGCATTCTAGAGCACCTTGATAAAAAAGCATCACCTCCAACCTTTTTACTTTTCATTGAATCTGGTTGATTGGTACAAAAAATAAAATAAACATGAGAATATCCATCTTCTATCTCTTTTAAAAGAAGATCTTTAGCGGCGTCTGTTAGCTTATGAGCTTCGTCAAGAATTAAAACTTTATTTCTAGCATTAAAAGGGGCAGAAGGTAAATCTTTTACTAACTTTTCAATAGCATCTTTGCCTCCATCCCTACCAACATTAACCTCATGAATATCTATGTTATTACCATTAAGAATCGACTTACAGGATTGACAAGACAAACATGGAGCAGACGTAGATAAAGCAGTAGCCTCACAATTTACACTCAAAGCTATTATCCTAGCTACGCTGGTTTTGCCACAGCCGGCCTGACCGCTAAAAAGAAGAGTACGTGGTAATTTATTATTATCTAAGTAATTTTTCAAAAGTTGTTTATTTTTACCGTTACCAATTAGTTCATCCACAGTACAAGGCCTGTATACAGTACTTAAACTATTACCCCTCATATTGTTTTCTCTTTTTACAAGCATTGCTTTCTCCTCAAAATTTCTGGTTTGAGTATTTCATATAATTCAGACAAAACACCAGTACCACTAATAGAATAAAACATTCTATAAGCTATGTTCTTTATACTACTTACAGCATCTTCAGGACAAATAGACAGCGGTATCATTTGCATACATTCTATATCGGAGTAAGAATATCCTATATACAACACTTCTTCTGGTGATACCTCATATCGTTGAAGAATTTTTAATAATTCTCTTTTCTTATCTTTAGGAGCCCAGTAAAATGGTATATTCTTCCTCCTGCATAAATGATAAGATATGGAATTATCTGTTGATAGAAATACAAAAATAAACTCTTTTTTTATTTCATTAATTGCTTCAAAGTCCTTTATACAAAAGTACTTAAACGGAGTGTTACCAAGTTCATCATAAGAAATTAATCCCTCTGTTATAGTACCCTCAACCTCACTAACTATTACTTTTATCTTTTTTAGCATTTCTAAAAACTGTTCCATTTTTCTTACCCCCACCAGTCACTTAGATAAGGACTCTCTATAAAATCGGCGTCTACGGTAAAGCCTGTTAACCGCTTTATAACTCTTACATCTGCTGTAGTAAGTTGCTTATCTATTTTAATTATAGATCCTGATATATTACTACAATCCGCTGTAGAAAATTCACATATACCTTTTTTCTTCAAAATACACTCATGTTTTTCTTTCACTATAATATCAAAATCTATAGGCAATATATCTTTTAATAGTTCCTTAAAGCTTTTAGTAGCATTCAGATACCATTATAAGTAAACTCCTTTATTAGTACTAACTTTTATTTACCCTGTCCTCTATACGATTTGGTTTGTCTTTTTTGGTTCTTTGACTTACGCCTACTTCTATCAGAGTCTCCAATACTTGTAATCTTCTTTTTACTAATTATTATATCAGGCACAGTTGTCGTTGTTTTTTTCTTCATAGATTTTATTCCTCCTATTAATTATAATTACTTTCTTATACTTTGTCAAGACAGTATAGTTTCTGATAAACTTCTTAACTCAATTAACTGATCCTCCAGTGGAGGAATAACGATATTATTTTTACTAACAGATAAAAGTGTCCTGTCGCACATTATACTAGTTGCTTTAGGATTTACCTTAACATTTAAATTATATACTTCAGAAATAAGTTTAACCAAAGCAAACTTACTAAAAACTACCGGAGAATATATATGTTGTACACCATTCCAATATAAATTACCATTTATAATAGTAGCACAAACCTTGGCAAATTGCAAACAAGTTATACCGTTCCAAAAATGATTTGTATAACCATCAACCTCTTTGTCTTTATTACTTTTTACCCACTCCAATAAAGATTTCTTGTTGTACTTTTCTTCTCCTATAATAGAAGTTCTTATAACACAGCAATTATCTGGCTCACCCAAAGATTTAGATCTACCATAAATATCAACTGCATCGTGAAAATCTTTTTCATTATACAAGCCTTTTACGCCTAAAAAAACGCAATCACTACTTGGATGGATCAGTTTTGCGCCAACAGACTCACAGTGATTTGCAACTACCCATGGCAAGGCAGAATTAACAAGTATAAAGTCCAAAGGACTTACTTTCTTACGTTGTTTTATAACTCCTATGCAATTTATAACCACATCTCCTTTAATTATAGAATTAAAATTAGTTGTAGTAGCTTTAGTTGCATCTAGCATTTTCCTTGTTACATCTACAACGTCATAATTTAATGATTTAAAGTAAACAGATACATATCTACCAAGCATCCCATTACTACCTAAAACAAAAAGCCTCATAACAAAAAACCTCCCCGGTATAATAAACTTTTAAGGGTTTCATAATTACCAATCTCGTATGAAGATGAGTAACTTTCAAATGGTACATTTTGCTTATTATCTAAATGTGTGTAGTCTCTATTAATTTTTAAATCCGATTTAATAACGTAGTAATCATCGTCATACACTACGGATCTTGGTGCCTCATATTCAGAAATAAGTAGCTCATGTACCTTCTCGCCCTCCCTTGCCCCAATTTCTTTTATTTTTGTGTCTTTATTTCCGTAATGATCTATAAGAACTTGTGCTAAAGTTTTAATATAAAATGCTGGCATATGCATAACAAAAATCTCTCCACCAACAGAGCATTCAGAGGCTTTAAAAAGCAGAGCAATGGCATCTGGCAATGTCATAAAATAACGAGTCATGTCGCCATTAGTTAATGTTATCTCATTATATTTTTTAATTTGATCTATAAATAATGGAACAACACTTCCGTTAGACCCTAGCACATTACCTGCCCTTATACAAACAAAATCCGTATTATCAGTTAGATTATTAGCTTGTATAGTTATCTTTTCTCCAATGGCTTTAGTAAATCCGTACGTATTACAAGGACTTACGGATTTATCTGTAGAAATATCCAAAACCTTCTTTACCTTGTATTTAATTGCTGCATTAACTATATTTGTTGTACCATTTACATTTGTTTTTATTGCTTCTTGTGGATGATTTTCGCATACAGGCACATGTTTTAATGCTGCGAGGCAAAAAACATAGTCAACCCCTCTGTCAAAAACCCTCTCAACTGCTGAGTAGTCTCTAATATCACCTATTACAAATTCTATACGTGGGTCTTTAAATTTACGTTCCATATTAACTTGAGCAAGCTCTCCCCTTGAAAATACTATAATTTTTTTTGGATCTTTTTCAAGTAATTGCTTTACAAGTTCATTTCCCCATGATCCTGACGCCCCTGGACAAAAAATATTTTTATCTTTAAACATTATTATTTCTCCTTATAATTTAGTAGCCAATAAGACTATTTCATTTAATGACCAGGTAGTATCTCTATGCTCTATAGAGTCTACCGCGAAATTATACTTAGTACACATACGCCTTAGTTTCTCCTCGTAGATACCGTGTCTATGATAGTCATATTCGTGCAGATGCTCAGCGTATAGAAACTCTTCTAACTGAGCTATAGGCCAATCACCTTTGTTATAACTATTAATAGCCGAAACAATACTCGGAGCATACAAAGCTAACTTTCCACCTGACTTTAACATACGACTACACTCAGAAAAGAAGTGGTCAAACTCATTTTTAGTAAGGTGCTCAATCATATGCTCAGAGAATATTTCATCAATGGAAGCGTCTTCGTAGGTTAACTCTAAGATGTTACCAACTACTGTCTCTTCTGTACGTTTAACAGCGTCGATATTAGTGTAGCCTTCTTGGTTTCTTTTTCCACTACCTAAATTTAACTTAATCATTCCTCTACCATCTCCTTGGCGTCTGTTGGTTTATTACCACTTTTTCTTTCTACTGAATAATGATGATAGGCTATAGAAGACTTACTCATAGTAAAATGAGCACCCGCCATACTACATCTATCAAAAAATAGTACGTCTGGGGCGTTAGGACCAGTCACTGTTAAATCCCAGGGGCCGGCTGCTTCCCAAAATCTTCTAGGAATCAAGTAGGGCATAGTACAACAAGTACCCCATGGGCCTCCGCGCTCCTCTTGTGTCTCTAACTTATCTTCATAAATCTGATTATATATAATATTGAACTTACTAATATCAAACTTACCATACTCTGGCATACCACAGTCTGCTTGTACTAGAGCGTCTCCTGGGTAGTAACTTATTAGACTACAATTTACTATGTCATTTATATTAGCGTACTTTGCTAAATTAGTCAACCAATTTTTACCGAAGTACTGGTCGGTGTTTACTAGCCCACAATAATCATTAAGTGTAAATCCGTAGTTAAACCCGGCGTTCATCATACCACGTAAATTAGGGACGTAACCTACATTGTAGTTAGTTTCGTAAGGTAAAACTCTTACAAAATTATATTTTGATTGCAGTTCAATAAGATACTCTGAGACCTCTTTGGTAGGTCCCCATGTAACTACTATGTAGTCAAAGTTATTAGTGCCAGCATTTTCTATAAGAGACTCAGAAGAAAAGCGTAGCATCTCTAAAGCTGACGAAACGCAATTAAAAATAGACACTCTAGGCATTAAGAACCCCCTTAAAATAATAACCAATAATTACTGCGTCTGAAGCATCCTTGGTACCTAGAGAAAAGAAGATAACATCTGTTATATGCTTGAAAGATTCTAAAGTCATATCTGCCTGCTCATGTTCTTCATACTTATTATCTGCTGTAGATACCATCCCTGGCCCATCATAATAATTACCAAATGGACAAATGCTTACTAATCCCTTAGTAGCTAGTTGTTGTATCTTAGTAAATGTAGGAAGCATATCTTCGTGCTTAACGTGCTCTGGGCCATGAATCCAACATACTAAATCAAAGTCGTTTGTGATTATTACTTTATCTACCTCACGCACATCACCTTTTAATATAGGATAGTCTCTACCAGAAAACTTCTGTATGTATGGTTCGTATATTTCAATATATGTAATTTTACTAGCACCATAATTTTTTAAAATTCTAGGCCATTCAGTGAACATAAGGTCAGTACTACCAGTACCTACTAATAAAATAGAGCTCCCTTTTATGTGTACACAGAAAGATTCAAGAAACTGTACAAAATCTAGCGGTACATCATGCGTTAAATCCTTAGCTAACCCATTCAATCTTAAATAAGAAAACCAATCAAACATTATGCCTCCATCAATCGTGGTAGTGGCACTATCCATGTGCCTTTGTAATTAGGATTTCTACTTTTTATTTCTTCTATAAAATTATAAGCTGTAACTAAAATATAGTCAGGCTGGTATCCTTCAATGAACGACGAATGTTTGATTTCAATATGGGAATATGGAGTGAACTTACCTAATTTTAATGGTGAGTCGTCTATAATATAAGGAATATCTTTACTTGTAATTCCAAAATTAGCAAATAAAATATTAGCCTGCCCACTGGCACCATAAGCTACTATACGTTTTCTTTGAGAACGGACTTCTTCTAAGAAGTGCCCAACCTCCAAAGTAGACCTCTCAACTCCAACTTTAAACTCTGAGACTAGGTCTAATATCTTATCTACTTTTGGATTTACATAAGATAACACATTACTTCTTTCAAAGGCGCAGTTAATACTCCCGCCATGTATTGTGTTCTTTGAGCACGATACTAGTTTATACCCGTAGTTAGACATTAAATGAGCCAGAGTATCCGCGGTATAATAAAATAGATGCTCATGATAGAAAAATGGAAAACATAATTCTTTTAATAAATACTCGAAATCTTGTACTTGAATAATTAGTTTACCCTTATCTGCTAAGAGAACATCGATGCCGACTATAACGCTTCTTAAGTCTTCCATATGCGCAAAATTATTAGCAGAGTATATAATATCCATCTCGCCCCAAGAGTTCTTAATATCATAAGCATTTTCTGTATCAAAAAAGTCGTTAATTAAAACTACATCTTTGGGAGTGTTTAACTGCGCAGTGTCTGAAGGGTCTACATTTATAAACGTGTGGCCATACTCGGATAGGCGCTCACCTAGTGGGCAGGAATTGCCGCCAATTTCTAAAATCTGTAAGGGACCACCGCTTTCCTTATGAATAAGTTCTGCTTGAGAATAGAAAAAATCTCTAAGAGTACTTATGGTATGTGTTTTATAAAAATATTTTCTAAATAGAAACTCTTTAGGAATAAAACACCGCTGATCTAGCTGTGCTATGCCGCAACTCTTACATAGAATAATGTTTAAAGGCAGAAGTTCATCATCCTTAGGGCTAGTTAAAAAATTACCAGCTATAGGACTATTTGCTATGTAGAATATAGACTCTACATTTTTAGAATTACAGAAATAACAAGTCATCATATTTTCCATTAGTATAAGTTTTGCCTTCAAACACTTCAGCGTCTTCGCTAGCAGTAATTAACAGCAATCCATCATAACATTTTACTACGTATTTGTCATTAAAAATCTCTACCACTTCGCCGTATTCTTTATCTTTATAAAAATCTAACATGGTGTCCCATACTTGAGCTGCCCATATCATTATCTTCTTACCCTTGTAAAAAGTAAAAGCCCCAGGATAAGGAAAAGTCACGGCACGTATTAGATTGTAAATATCAAACACCGAAGTGGTCCAATCTATCTCCCCGTCCTCTGGAACACGTTTAGAAAAGTAGGAAGGCATACCAACTTGTTTAGTAGGTACTAAATCTCCGTTTAGTAACTTAGGTATAGTACGAGATAGCATGTACTTAACTACTACGCTTACTTTATAGTATAGAGTTTCACAAGTATCGGTCTCTCGTATCTCAAATATCTGGTAATCTAATATGTCGCCTTCGTCTATTCCAGGCACTATGGTAAATAGATTCCATATTAAGCGCTTCTTGCCTTTAATAATAGACCAGTTTAATGGGGAACGGCCTCTTCCTTTTGGAAGAAACTCAGAGCTACCATGCTGCCCTATAGGATACTCTATAGTACTTAGTATCTCTTGTGAAATTAATCTCTGCCAGCCGCCAAGTAAAAGAATATCAAACTTATTATCTTTAAAATAATCAATATCTTGAGTATCTTTAAAACTATAGGAGTTGGCATAGTATATTTCTATACCTAGCGCATTAGCCAAGTCCTCGTAGGATACCCAAGTGCTTTCACTTTTATTTTTTATTGCTGTCTCTTTTGAAATGGTTACAATATGTGTAACTTTGATATCTTTACTAAATAAAAACTTAATTATATCCTTACCTTGTTCTTGTATACCACATAACACTATTTTATTAAGCATAGTTATAACCTCGATAAGGTATTAAACCTCGGGACTTCTAAATAGTTTACAGTGTTATACTGCTCAATACGGGTATTCTCTGTAGTAAATGCCACAGAACACCCATTAATATCTAAAGTCCTAGTTATATCATAGTTGTAAGCCCCATTAGGGTAAGAGAATGGAATAAAATTAGTATTTGACATATACTTGATAAACAATATGGATTGTTGGATATCCCTATTTCTATCATCAGGTGCCATTAATAATAAATTCTCTGAAGAATATCCGTGACCACCAATTTCCATCCCTGCTTTAGTAAGTTCGAGCACTTCTTCAAGATTTAAATAAAATCCTTCACTAAATTTTTTAGTGTCTTTTGTTACAAACTCTTCAAATAGCTCATCTACAATTGTATATTTATCGTTAGTGTATTCTCTAAGAAAATTGGTTATAAAAACCATTTCTTTAGACCACCAATTAGTTCTAAATTTAGAAACTGAAAAAGTGTCCCATAGTGTATCTTTTTCTTCTTTAGAAAAAAATAACTTGTTCATAATTTTATTTACAAGCAGTGCCTCACTCTCAACGCGTGAAAGAATAAACTGTATCTTATGAGAATGGATCATAGTCCTATCCAATACCGGACCTCCAGGAATTAAAAAAGTTCCAGGAACTTTATAAGCAACTAATAGTGGAAGTACATTAGTATAATGTCCTGCTAATCCATCATCAAAAGTCAGTACTGCGTAGTCATGTTCTAAGTTGTCTATGTTTAAATTGTAGAGCTGTTCACTAGATATAACTTTGTAATTTGTAGTTATATGCATTAATTGTGTTTCAAACTGCTTTACGCTTAGGAAAGACTTTAGATCGTATCTTCTTTTATACTTTGGATTTATGTTATCATAGATATCATGATACATAAATATGGTAATTGAGCCATTCACGAGTCGCGCTCCCCCTCAATGAAATGTGATATTGGGGCATCAAATACGGTGATATGTTGCATACCAAATTGAACGCCTAATATATCATTGAAGTAGTAATCGTCAGCTGATTTATATACAGGTCTATCATTAGGATGCCCAAACTCAACACCTTGGCGACCAAAAAAAGCATTACCAATAGGGTACATACCACTCTCAATAAAACGTTCTTTACTAATTACACACGGGCCAAATAGGCCTCCTGGTTTAGTGATATCATCTTTAATTGATTCAGAAAAAGCCATCCAATCTTTCCATTGAAATGTTGTGGGGTCTACCCCAAAATTGTTACCTAAATAAGTTAGTAGGTTTATCCCGTACATACCACTATCCATCTTACCAGACTCTATTAGTCGGCCACAAGGAATATTTATACCATCGTGGTGCTTCAATAAGTTGGCTAACCACCATCTACAAAACCCAAAGTCTGAATTTACAAAACATAAGTTGTCGTAAGTACTTGTTTGGCCTCCATAATTATAAGCTCGGTAGACTCTATTTAAATAAAACTCGTTTGGGTCTGGCGCGTTGTACACTGTGTAAGGAATATCTAAAGTAGAAAGTACATCTAGTACCTCTTCTGTAGCATCGTTAGCAATTATCCTAACACCGACATCCCATCCTGGTACGTTACACAAGTCGCTTTTAAGCTGGTCAGCAATAAAATGTAGATAGTCTAAAGACTTATATATCAGAGATATTACTTCTATATTATTTTTAATCATATTAGGTCTCTTTATTAAAATAAAAGTTAGGGTACTTAGCAATAAACTTCATAATACATTTAGGTGCTAAATCATTTTCAAATATATTGACGATACTCTTCTGGGCCAAAGGTTCGGTTCTGTTCCATAAGTCTGTTTGGGAAAGCATCTTCTTCTCTATATCCTCTATGCCGCCGACACTATTAATTATAACGTGAGACTCTGCTATGTTCTCGACCTTAAGACGTATCTTTTCAGCGCCGCCCATATAGCTGTAATGCCAGCCCCCATTAGGTACTGAATTACTACAATTAAATGCCCCTATTCTACTTGTCTGGACAGACTCGTAGTGGCCTCTAGTTAGTATGACTGGAGCTGACCATAGTTGGTTTTGTTTACAATTTACATAGTAATAAAATAGGTGTTGTTGTAATGCTACAGGATTATTAGTATTTAGATTAGCTAGTACAGTAGTAGGGTTAGGTATCTCATCTATATCTGATATGACGATTTTATCCCCCTCTACTGCCATGCTCTCAAGGCCTCTTTCAATACAGAGTCTTTGAAAGTTTTCAGGTACCCACATAGTTCCTAGAGTGTAGTCAGGTAAGTCCTCTACTTTAATGTAAATAATCTTATTTAAGTAAGGAGTAAATAGATGTTTATTTTGTGCAAAAATAAACTCTTTAGGTTTTCCTGTATGGGTCTTGTTTGCCTCAACTAAAACAAAGTGGTCAACAGTATCATATAAGGTCATTAGTCTTAAATCTAATAACTCTAGCTCATTGAAGAATGTAAAGCAATCAAATATTTGCATGCTACACCTTCACTACATGGAAGACATGGTGCCCCTGTACTATGCCGATATCGACCTCTCTGCTGAAAGGAGCTGCACACATACAATGCATATCATTAAATATCTTTTCTAAGAAGCCTGGAGACCTACATAATCCACCATTTTTAATATCGTCTAAAGAAGGCTGCTCACCATTATCCTCAAAAGACTTATTAGACACAAACTCTATAGCTAACACTCCGTGGGTATTTAACACTCGAACTATTTCTTCTAGCTCTTCAATTAATAGTTTAGTGGGCACATGCTGCACTACATTATTACAAATAATAACATCGTAGTAATCTGATGAGATACTCTTTATGTCCTTAATACTATAGGTGTGTTCGCAGTATGGAGTTACTCTAGCCAAAGCTACATCTGATATATCTAACGCAGATACCTTGGCGCCAGCTTCATAAAGCCCTTGAGTAACGTAGCCTAAACCTACTCCTATCTCTAGTACTTTTGTATCTTTTTGGATATAAGAGTTTAAGTGTAAAAAAGCTATTGTTTCTTTGTAGTCACAACCAGACAATGCGTCTGTATTGTTTGCGGTATGTTGCGTATCCCAAAATTTTTCTACTAAATCTTCTGTCATAATTTATTTACCAAATAAAAAAACTCTGCATTAAATTGTATCTCCCACGTAGAAACTATTTTTCACGTAATAGTCTGTTAATTTTAAAGACTGCTCATACAGTGCTTTATTTTTTGCCAATCGACTAGAAAAGTTAGGTATGTCGCTTAATACAGATGGGTGGTATTGATGCAAACAAAACGGGCTTTCTACCATAACTGTATTCATTTTCTTCTTAATAACTCTTTCAGCAAACTCTGTATCATCATAGGAGTGCCCATCAAAAAACCTTTCATCGAAGCCGCCCAAACTTCTCATATCTTCCATGGCCATGGATGTTAAAAAATTAAACATGCACGGTCTATATATTGGATGAGCAAACCAAGAGCTATAACGTCCTGCTGAAGACTCGCAGCTGTTTTTAGTAAAACCTCCTATAATTTCACTAACACTGTCGTACGATGTAGTGAGTGTAAAATCTATATTAATTAAATTCTTAGTAGACTGCTTGCTTAATGAATAGCATGAAAATACTAGGTACTGATTATCTTTATTATTATCAGCAACAAACTGTAAAACATCACCGACGTACATACACTCTGGGCTTTGTAAAATTATTATATCACCAACAGCCATGGCTATTCCCATATTGTACGGAATACAGGGATTAACATGTGTCTTATTTTCCTTGTCTATCCTTACCAACTTAATAAAAGGAAAGTAACAAACAAGGTCTTCTAGTCTGTGATCAGTATCACTAGCATCGTCTACTATAATATACTCAAAATCTTTAAATGTAGATTGCTCCATAGTTCTTAATGTATTTAGTAATTCAAATTTACGATTGTAGTAAGGAGAAACTATTGATATCTTAGGCATTTAAATATACCCTTCTAGCTTAAGTATAGTTGTCATACTACAGTTCCTATTAAGCCCATCGTTATTTAGATAATGCTTGCTTAACCTATGCCCATTATACCAATGTATGCACATAACATTATCATTAATACAACTCAAATCATTTTTCATATACAGGTTGTTAATACTAATGGTGTTATCAATTTGAATAGGGTGGATGTTATATGGGTAGTATGTAGAAAATTTAGCCCCAACAATACCATCAAATTCAGATAGTGAATCCAATGTAGGATAAAGCTTACTAAGCATACAGCTACCGAATACTTCATGACTAAAAGGAGGAGTAACTTTCTTTGTTTGCTCTACCAAAGACCCAACATAAGGATCTTGTTTACTATGAATCATAATACCAATACTATGGCCACCACCAAAATCATTTATAAAAGATACTACAGCAGTTATATCATCTACAACAACGTCACCAACATAATGATTTTTATTGAAATGGGACATTGGTTTTAGCCACAGTACATCAAAGTCTGACCAAACCCCTCCTTGCTCATATAACAAATGGTATCTTAATATATCTGATCTTAAAATATTATGATGATTTAAATCTATAGAATATTTATTTAAATCTATTTTTTTAACATCAACATACTCTTTGTTTACAACAGAATCAAAATAATCTTTTCCTGTATAGTCTGGTATATATTTATTACCCCCAAGATATGGCTGCTCTGGTATATACAAGTTTATATTCCAATCAGGATTTAATCTATGGAAGGATTCTACGGTAAATGTCTGTAATTTAGACATACTACTGCCATTCCAATACAGATGCAATTCTTTAGGTATTTTAAACATAATTATAAAACTAATTCCTCTACAATTTTCTCCAAATCATAGGTTCTCTGTTCATGCACACACTCATAAAACCCTTTTTCATCAATTTCTTTTAGTTTGGCAATTAGATACTTCTCTACTCTATCACTTAGCGTTTGTGAAGCCTGACTCATATGTGCTGGCCGATTATTAACTCTGAAATCTTCACGTTTAATGGTTTCAATAGACAAACGATCCATCATTTCTCCTAGGCTATACACAATGTCGTCACTAGCCCAACTATCAGAAGGCACTACTTCTACAGTACTTTTAATCTTTGATATAAATTTATTAATCCTGGCTTTAGAAGAAACCCTGTACTCACCAACACTCCTAGCTACCCACTCCATATCAGCTATTAACTTATTATTAACCTCGGTCTTTTTTCTTTCAGCAATTACAAGCATGTTGGATTTGTAGCACCTAAAATTAGCATCAGATAATATATAAACATACTCCATCAACTCATCTATATCATACATTGAAATATGGTTTGGACAAAAAATCTCAGAAACATGTTTGTAAAAATCACTAAAATCAATTTTCTCAAGAATCATAACTATCTCCTTTTTACTTTCCTAAAATTATATTTATTACTATATCAGAAACATTCTCCACCAAATAATCAGACGGAGGAAACCATCTTATGCTCCTTTTATTTAATATATTAAAAGCATCTAACATGTTTTCATACTTTGTTCCAGTTAAAATAGAAGAGCCACACTCAATCAGCTCTTGTCTCTCTGTGGACTCTCTTATTATAATAGAATGAATACCAAACAAACAGGTTTCTTCCGTTACTGTGCCCGAGTCAGATATTACCATCTTTGAATTTTTCTCTAAATTAACAAAATCAAAAAAACCAAGAGGCTCTGATAATATAACTCTTTCAGAAGTAAAAGTCAACCCAGATCCTATTATTTTATCTTTTGTTCTTGGATGTACTGAAAAAAGCACCTTGTATGTTTTTGATATGGTATTTATTGCATTCACAATATTAGATAATACTTCCAGATTATCTACATTCTCTGCTCTATGGGCAGTTACTAATACATAGGTTTGTTTATTTAGAGCCAACCTATCCAGTATATCACTACTGTCTATATCTTTTTTATAATAGTTTAGGACTTCTAATATAGGATTACCAATCTTAAATACTTTATTTTTATGATAACCCTCATTTAAAAGATTTTGTTTGCTATTATCAGTGTAAGGTAGATTATATGTAGATAAACTATCAATTATCTTTCTATTGCCTTCCTCTGGAACTAGATCATTAAAACATCTATTCCCTGCCTCCATATGTATTATTGGTATACCGTTCCTATTGGCTAATATAGAAAGTAATCCTGAATTAGTATCACCTAAAATTAATATTTTATCAGGCTTTTCTTTTTTTAGTATCTCTTCAAATTCTATCAGCGCGTTTCCTAAAAATTTACTAAACCCACTTTGTGGTTTAAATATATAATCTGGATTCCTTATTCTTAACTCATCAAAGAAAACAGTAGATAAACTAGCGGTGTAATTCTGGTTGGTAAAAACTAGAACGTGGTCTACTAACTTATCTAATTTGTTTATTATAACAGACAACCTTATTAGTTCTGGACGAGTTCCAGCTATAGTAAGAACTCTCATACAACACTATCTCTTATAACAAAATCTTTTATTGTCTCTGTTTGATTCCAAATTAGTCCTGTGTATGTCTTGTCATAGAAAGCAACAGTACAGCAAGTCCCATTTATCCTACCATCATGGAAAGTCCTGGATATACAAGGAACTAGCCCCTCCCAATTAAATTCTTTAAATGCTGCCTGCATCGCCCAGTCCCAACCATAAGCATTGGCATACTTTCTAGCCAATACATCATCATACCAATACTTACCATAACACCCTTTCCAGTTTTCTTTAAAAGCACACCAACCAAGCCCATGAAAAGCTTTTACTTTTGTTATACCCTCGTAATCTTCCCCACCACTTGCCCAGTTAAAAAGACCATAAGACATATAAGCCAATGGGCTATCTTTAAAATTATTATAATACCAATCAGATAAATAGAACACGTCTGGAGAAAGAATAAAATCATCTTCTAAGTGCACATTAAAATCTGTCCCTAGCTCATTAAAAACATAACTCAGAACGTTATACATATTATCCCTAGCTCCGCTATGAGAACGATGTCCACTTGAATTCTTCTTGCGCAGAATTGTAATAGGTAGACTGCTTTCCTCCAAAAGCTTAATACATTCTGGACTAGCTTCAGCGCTGCATACTATTTTATAGTCTGTTAAATCATACTTTGATAAATAACCTAAAAAATTCGCTAGATAATTTGGTCTGTACCCAACAGGAAATGTAATTGTCTTCATACGCATTAACTCCTTATTTCTTTCTTAGCTTCATTATAAAATTAGAACCTTCTTCTGTATATGATTCCTCCTCAAAACCAAAAGGTTTTAATATTCGCAGTAACCACGCCCTATCAAACATAACATAGTGAAAATTGGTTGAATAATCCTGTCCACCAAACATATGAAATGACACAAACTCAGCATTTCCATTAGTAAGATAATAGGCTGCAGCCCATTTTATATTAGGAGTTCTTATTTCCAATGTTCCGAATCTAGTTAGTACCCGCGCCCATTCCTTTAAAAAACCCTTTATGTCTTCAATTGTAAAGTGTTCTATTATATCGCTTGCTAGAATATAATCAAATTCACCATCTTTAAACATCTGTAAATCCCTAACATCTCCTATTAGATCTACAACGTCCAAATTTGTCCTAGAATCAAAATTTATACATTCGCTACCTAGAGGATACTCTTTGTATACACGTTCGCCACAGCCCAAATTAAGCGTCTTCTTTGGCATTATACTTCTCCAAATTATAAAAGATTATTGTGTTTAATATACTTTAAATTCCCACAATCCCAAATACGATCCCAGCCTTGTAATTGCCTATTTTCCCATTCAGTTAATTCCTTAATATCTTTTTTGTTTTTTCTTAAAGCAAATCTATGAGTGCGTTTTTTGTTTTTGATATACCAATAATTAGGCTTAGTATTACCAACAAGACTAAACCCGATTTTTTCGTAAAGACTTCCATCAGACCACCTTCTATCAGCATAAGAAAAAAGCTCCTTCCACTCGTAGCTTCGTTCGAAATACTTGAGTAATTTAGAAGCTATTCCAATAACCCTAGTATTTAGTTTTGAACAAAAACGATGTAGTTCCCAAGTACCTTCTTTATTTTTAGACCCCTTAGCTATAGAGGATTTAGAAAAAGTCATAACGGAAACTAGTTCTTCATTATAAAAAGCTCCTAGTTTTATAGAAGAACCTGAACCGTACCCCTGAAGATGATTTTGTTCGCAGAAAAACTTAGCTTGGTTGGCTGAAATTTCATTAATAGTGCATTTACGAGCATATACTTTATTTAATAAAGTAGAATTTAATAAATTTTGCAGTCTTGATAATAGTATATCTTTTCTATAAACCCACTCATCCTCGAAAATAGTTATTAACCTGTATCCTTTTTCTAGGCACATATTTAATTTATTTAGATGGTAGTTTTTATCTTTTCCATTTAATTCGGAATGCCAATAAAGTCCGCAATATTCGATAGCTATCTTTTTTTCTGGAATTACTATATCTAGTTCGTATGGTTTTATACTATTTTTATCGTTTTTATTAAATATTATATTTTTATTAAATAAAAACTCCCTCAATAATAACTCCACATTAGATACTCCAGACCCACTACACTCAGTACACCTTGAATTCTTATGTTTCCAATTATTGTATCTAACAAAGTAGTCATGATTATTTGGGCACATAAGATGCAATAAAGAATTAGAATTTAAGTATTCCCCAACTAATCTATAACCATAACCTTCAATATCCAATTTAACTACAGAGCCACCAAAGCTTATACCACCATTACAATAAGGGCAACGCTTTCCTTGCATCCAATTATGATAAGATGAGCAATACACATGCCCAGCATCACATTGTATTTTCAAATCTTCAAAAGTATTTCTATAGTCATCTGATAACAATTGATAATTTTCTAATGATAATGCTTTTTTTATATCATCCAAAGTTTTTTTCACTTTACCAGAACAATAAGGGCATCTTATACCGTCATTAAAGTGATCAATCCTTATGCTATGCCTATGTCCATTATTACAAATATAGTTAATTTTATTCTTACTGTTAATATAATTAGTATCTATTACATTGTAACCAGCCTCATTAAAAATAAGCCTAACTTCCTCTATAGTATATTTTGCATTTCCTGCACATTTAGAACATCTATGTTTTCTTTTAGTATTCCAGTATTCCCATTTAGTTTTAAATATATGACCAAAAGGACAAACTGTAACTAATTCAGATTTAGAATTAATATACTCTTTAGTTAAAAGTATATAATTTTCTTTTAATAATGCAGCTCTAACCTTATCATATGTTATTTTTATAGACATTTATATTATTTCTATCTCATATATTATTCTACTTGCTATATGTTCCAATGTAAAATTATTTTTTATGTACTCTTTTAATAGCTTACCTTTATATTTAGCTTCTTCATTATTATAATATACATGTTTCATTAAATCAGAAGAATGCTTCAAATTTGGTTCTGCCCATAGCATTTTGCCAGTATACCACGGAGACCAACTCATACCAAAAACAGGGGTAAGACTGTAATCAACAAGGTAACTATTTTCTGGTTTAGCATAGTCTGTGACACCCCCATACCCTGTTACAATTATGGGATTTCCACAAGCCCCAGAAGTAAAAGGAGACAATCCCCAACCTTCCCCTCGATCCAAAGAAACATAACAATCCCCCCTTGCATGTAATCCATGTATCTCGTCCTCAGTTAGCATGTCTGATATAAATAACACCTTAGCATGTGGATTTTTCATAGGCATTCCATCTTTTACTCTTTTTATTGTATCTCTTATAGCCTGTTTTTCTGGTTCTGAGTAGTTACTTCTATACGTTTTCATAACTAAAGCTACATTTTCGTTATTTTGAAAAGCATGCCAATAAGCCTTTAATAGTGCTACCGGATGTTTCCTCTCAACAAATTGAAATATATCATAAAAAACAAAAGTATCTTTACCTACACCTTTAATATTATACGGTTCAATTTTATCAAAAACACTCATATTTATACCATGTGGCACAACCCCTATGGGAATAGTAACACCACTATCTTTAAACACATCTTTATTCCAAGAACAACCAACTAATACTTTATCAGCGGTTTTGTTTATATACTTAGGCCAATCAGGATGTAATTCTGATGTTTCCCATATAGTATAGCCAATGTTGATTTTTTCTTCTTCCATAAATTTAGACCAAAACTCAGGAGTAGTATGAACAATAACTATGTTGTAATCAATATCTTTACCAATTAACGTATTTAAAACTTCTCCCTCTTCTCCAAAATCTGGTCTAATGTCTTCAAATGAAATTGGGCTTACTGTTATAGGGATCCCAGCATTGTGTAACGCTAGAATATTGCCCCTATTGGCTTTTGCATAACCACTAGAATCGAGACATGGACCTATATATTTTATACCAACAATCTCAGCCATAAATAAATTTATCCTTTATTTTATACATTTGTTATAAATAACTCTTTGATATCCTCATTATCTTTTATTGCTAATCGTATACTAAACCTGATTAACCCTGTGTCAAAAGCAGCTCTATCATGCACTCACGTAACATATAGACCACCTCGTCATCGTCCATATCACGATTAATCGTCGTCCCTCGCCCGAGGTACTTGTACCAACTTACGCGAATATCACGCCACGCGAAATTGAACTCCTGCTCTTCATCATCGTTCCAAGAATACGCATGTGCTTTGAATTTTTCACCATTGAATTGTACTCCTGTGTTGCTATCGGAGTCGTCGGCTTAAACTAAGGCATCGCTTTTCAGCGGCCGGCTAAAACGTCGTGTTTTAGGCCTTAGTAGCGATTTTCCTGTTTCAACCCGACCCCTATTTTCGGGAATCGCTTCCCTATCGTCAAGTGGTTTTGCCGGTCCACAGGCTTTAGTTTCTCTCTTATTAAGAGATAAACTTCCCGCCTGGCTAAGAGATACCAACCAGGTCGGCGGGCCGTAGCACATCCCTGTGCTACTTCAATGCTGTCCAAAACACATTTGACCAAGTTCAGGTTTATATTTCACCAAAATCCTCCAACAATTGACGGACAAGAAGAATCTCACCGTCATCCGATCCTCCGCCATATGCATCATCAATATTACCAGCAGCATAATCGTTAACTATGAATTCATCATCATCGCACCAGCATCTTTTTGCGGCCAAAACTTCAAGTTTTTCTTTTAATCCTTGAATCATAAAATCACTCCTTATATAATATTTTACGCCCATTATACCTATAATATAAGCACTAAAATTTAATTCGTCAACCAAATAACTTTTATTAGGTTTGTTTTATTCCAATTTTAAAGCTTCTGCTTTTACCTTCTTTCGGCCACAGCAACGATTCTTTGCTTCTGGACAATACCCCAACATCTCACATCTACTATCAACCTTATTAAAGACGCATGGAAGTCTTTCTCTACAAATCTTTAGAATTTCTTTTGCCAGATTCCTTATTTCCCATTGTGCTGCTGTACAAAGGCGCAAACTAAGAAAATGAGCTAGACTAACGCAATTCATAGTCATAACAATACGGGTAGTTACCCCGTTCGGCATAACATAACGAGCATCCTCGCTTGGAATATTTAAAGATTTTAGTTTATTATAAGATTTTTGAATCTCAGCTAAAGTAGTAAGATATTCACCATAAGCCTCATTATTTTTTTCAATTGATGGCGGAACAACATAATCCTCAATATTAAAATCTCCAGCATTACTTACATAACGTTGTGATTGTTGAGAGTAGCTTGCTAAACGATGTCTGACTAGTTGATGGCTCAAAGCGCGAGAGACTCCGTCAACAGCAAATGTAAACTTTACGTGTTCAAATACTGATGTATGACCTGAAGTATGTAGATGTCTTAGTAGATTATCAATCTCTTTTTCAGTAGATGGCTCCTTTTTTTCAAGATCAATAACCGACACTGATCCGTCTACATTTTCTTGCCACATATCTCCAGTCCAACCATCTGCATAACACTGCCTAGCTGATGCAAATATTAATTCTTTAGCGTTCGGGGTCATTGATAGTAGTTTTACTCTCATAGGTAATTCTCCTTAATATGGGCCCTAAAAAGACTCAGTAATTATTGTTTTATCGGCTACTGGTTTTTCCAAATCAAAGGTAGAAACCCCATTTAGTTTATTTACCTCTTCATCAAATAAATTAACCCACCGCTTCCCTATAGCCCCCTGCCAATCCATTTCTTTTCTAATCCAAGTATGGGCATTCTCTGCTCTGCGGGTGGCCTCTTCTCTATTATTATATACTTGTAGCAGCTTATCAACCAAATCATCTACATCCACTAAAGGGCGTATTACCTCATTATCATGCGGTAGGATTGTGAATAGACTTGAACTAGTACCACTTTTTGCAAGATAGCCCCTAGCCTCAGTAATGTTTTCTACCATTGCGGTATTGGCTGGCATAATAACAGGAGTCTTTGTGGCCATAGACTCTATAAATGAAAGGCCAAAACCTTCGCCTAAACAAGTACTTACAACACAGTCACTTGCATTATACAACATATTAACTACATCTCTTGGATAACCCTGGTTAGGTCCAAAATTTTCTGGAAATATAACATCATCCATTATATTAAAACCATAGGCTTTACATACCTCTGGCAAGTTCCACCCCTGATCAACTTTTGCCATGTGAAGGTACAAAACTGACTCCGGTACATGTTTTCTAAACTCACTAAAAGCCTGTATAGTTCTTGGAATATCTTTTCTTTGTTGATTCCTATTAACGTTTGTAATAATAAACTTGTCTGCATGTTTTCCAAAATATTGTGACCTAAAAGATTTAGTCTTTTCTTCATCTAAAACAAAAAACTCATTTATATTAACACCGTGTGGTATAACTTCTACATTACCAACACTAGGAAATGCTTTTTTTGCCTCAGTTTTTCCAAATTCTGAATAAGCCACTAATCTATCAACTGGAGAAACATTTTTAATCCATTGTTCTTTAGGAGTACCGTCTACTGGAAAATAACAAATACTTCTATAAGGACGACCTTTACTTTTAAGGTGTCCAACTAATTCTGGGATAAAATCCATAATAAATGTATCTTGAAGTAAAAATAAAATATCAAAATCATCTCTGTGCGCCATTATATTTACACATTTTTTTTTGCCATAAGGATCCTTTTCTGGATTAGTTCCAGTCGGCCATACACGATATGGAAATACATGTGGATCCCCCCAGTAATTTATTCCAAGAATATCAATATCATACCTTCCTGTTTTATATAACGCCTCAAAAATGTTTCTACTTACAGTACCAAAGCCTGTCGCACAAGTAGGGCTATCACAATACGCCAACACTTTAATCTTTTTTCCCATAAACATCTCCTTTAATTAATTTTTAATTATTTAGATTATTGTCTATCCTTTTTAACCTTCCTAGTAGCCAGAAAAGGCGCTGTATAATTAACAACCATAGCACTTGTGATTTTATCTTTAACTGCTGAATTTTCTTCTAAATATCTATCTACAGCCTTTTTATTTACAGTCACCAGCTTTGGAAAATGCTCAGAAGGGACATACTTATAAACAGTATCTAAATCGTAGGCCTTCCTAGAACTCTGTCTAACATATACCTCATCCTCTAACCCAACAAGGTTTGCTGACTTAGCTTGTATTCTTTCCATCATAATCATACTCAATTCCCGTTCCCTCATTTCTAATAGTTTTTCCGTATTTTTTACTTCTTTCCACTCAGATATAAGAGATATATCATCCATATCAAAAATGGAGTTAAATTTATAATCTGTCTTTTTACAAGCAATCTGATATTCTTCACAATATTCTTTGTAGTCGCACCAAGGACAAAAAATATTCATATGAGGTTTAGCGTCTTTCTTTTCCATATTTACCATCTGCTTGTAAACCTCTAAAAGATACTTACTGAACTCTACCTTTTCTTCATCAGTTCTATATGTATAGACAATATCCTCCCTAAGTAAGTCCAGACTTAATATAATTCTTTTATACTCCGGCCAAAGCGTATGTGCTACCAGATTATAAATAGAGAGTTGTATATCGTTCCTTAAATGCTCAGCGTCAGGGGTAGTTTTAGATGTTTTATAGTCAACAATTAGTAATGTATCTTCATCTATTTCCTCTGCTTTATCTATAGCCCCGATTAAAGGCACACCATCTTCAGTATAAAAAACATCATCACCAAAACCAAATTTTTGCTCTAAGGCTATTAGTTTTCTGCCTACAATAAAAGACTTTAACCTTGATTTAATTAAATCTTTACCCTCGTTATGGGTACAAGGATCCTCTATACCTTCTTTGATAGAAACTTCATTATATTTATCTAAAATCTTCTCAATTTCTTTTTTACTAAAACTATCTCTGTCAATTTTATCAAGCCAAATTTTTCCGGCAAACTCTAATGTTTCATGCACAGCTGTACCTAATCTAAAAACTGCGTTAGGTACTTTAGGTAACTGCTCGACATAGTTATACCAGTACTTAAGTTTACATTGCAAAAATGTACTAATTCTAGTAGCACTAAGTTTTACGTCTTTACTCATTTAACTCTCCTTATATATATTTTTATAAATAAAACCATAATCAGTTGTATCCTTAAATCCAGAAATTCCTAAAATTATATCTAAGTAATATATACACATAGCTATAGCATCCACTATATCATTATCTTTTTTAAAAGACCAGGTATCATTATCAAATATATCTGTTACAAAATAAAACAATTCCTCTTTTGTTCTGACTTTAAAATAAGACTTAACTGTGTTATTGCTTATTACATATGGAGTTATTTCAGTGAACTCTTTGCAGGTTTCTTTGGCTACACCGGCAAATTCTGATAATAATTTTAAAGTTCTAACGTTTAACCCAGAATAAACATCTTCAATTATGATATGTGTCGGCTTATACTCATTAAGAATGCTTATCAATTGCTGTCTAAAGCTCAACAGCCTTGTAGCACTATCTTCCTTTGAATTAGTTTTTATGGTACCATATTTAATAAAACTATTACTATGTATTATACACCACCCAGTACAGGCGGCAGAAACATCTAAACTAAGAACACTCCACATTTATAAATTCTCCAATACTTCTATTTGTTCTTTTGTTAAATTATCAACTGAAGGTAAATTCATTTTTAGCTTTATATATAAATCTCCATCAGGCCCACCGTTTACACCTTTACCACCTCTGTAAGCAAAAGGTAGTATTTTACCATCATCTACCCCTTTACTTATTTTAATATCTATATTACGATTTTCTATTAAAGTAGTACCTGAGCCATTGCATTTATCACATTTTGTTTTAACAACCCTACCCAAACCGTTACAAGCAGCACACGTTGTCATAGAACGCATCACCATACCACCATCACGACGAATTTGTGAAAAAACGCCCACACCATTACAGTTGGTACAATTATCTGACTCAGAAGCACCAGAACCCTTACAATCTATACATATATCATTATAACTAACATTAAAATCATAGTCACCACCAAAAATAAAGTATTTCAAAGGAATATCTATAACAAACTTTAAATCTTGGCCTTTCCTTGGAGCATTGGGATCAGGTCTTTGTCTGGTAAAAGGACCATTAGCAAATGGGTTGCCGAAACCAAAGCCCTTAAAAAGATCTTCCATGTTAGAGACTGGATTATCATACTCCCTACGCTTGGCTTCATTAGATAAAACAGAATAAGCCTCATTTATATCCTTAAAAACGGCCTCAGATTCTTTGTCGCCTTGGTTTTTATCTGGATGGTATTTAAGTGCTAGCTTTCGGTAAGCTTTTTTTACTTCGTCACTAGATGTTTCTTTATTAATACCTAAAATACTATAATAATCCTTAGTACTCATTTAGTCTAAAACCTCCCACTCGAAATCACAATCAGGACATTTATATACATTTTTTGATTGTTCATAACATATTTTATTACATTTTATACACCTGTCAACATAATCCATCATAGATACAGAATTGACATCTTCTACTACAAGACTGTTCATTAGGTCAGTAAAAGCATCTTCATTAGAAATCAAATCACTTAGTAAACTGTTACTATCAAAAAGCTTCTCTAGGGCATCTAAATTAACCGGCTCACCAACCAAAACATTATCGTTAGCAGTCTTCCACATATAACTACAATATCTACAAGTATGGTAAGCTATGCTTATCTTACTACCACAATCTCCACATAAAAAAGACTCCGTAAAAAATACAGTATCACTTTCTTTGTTACAATTAGTACAACACATAAATATTCACCCCTTAGATCATTTCTAATAATTGTCCAAAAATATCAACAGAGTTATCATTGAACTTTATACTTATTGGTGCAAACAGTTGATTGGTCTTTAGATCTGGATACTTTTTAGTAGCAAATAGGACTTTTGATATAGATGGTAAGTATAGTATGTCATTATTTAATAAATCAAAAATTCCTGATTTTTTATCAAAGAACTCTGGGTCTATATTATTATAATCCCCTCTTTTTGGTATACTAATTTTATATTGATCTTTAAGCACCTTGAATTTATAATTTCTAGCTGGTAATAAAACCATACTAGGGGTACCAACTACTTCCTGAGCATCAATCCAAACAACATCATCCATTTCCATAATAGTATCCTCGTCTAAATTAAAATAAAATTATCTACTATAATCTCTGTCCAATATTTTTTGTCAGATCCTTTACAGTACCTACACTGACCGTCATAAGAGCTTTCTTCTATATGTCCATGTATCCTAACATAACTATCCTTGGGTAATACGCTTAAAGCTTCCGCCAAATTACCCCAAGCACCAATTTTAATATACTGAAACAAACCACAATCATCTGGGGACGGTATAGCTAATTTAGCTTTAAACATATAGTTATCATTGTCTAACTCTTTAAAACTAGGATATGTAATCTTGCCCATTAAAATAACAAAGTTTTCTCCCCGCATTAAAAATATCCCTCTAAATATGACATTATTTTATCTTTGGATAGGTCTGAAGGATCCATACCACTTTCAGTTATAAATACTGGAATCAACGGTTTAATATTACCATTTAGTTCATTAAAAGACGCAATAGTCCCTTCTACTCCGGCCTTGTCACCATCAAAAAACAAAACTACGCCTTTAGGGGCATTTGCATATAGAAGAATCCTCTGGTACTCTGTTACAAAAGATCCCATAATAGCCACTACGTTTCTTATACCATACTCATACAAGCGCCATACACTCTTAAAACCTTCAACAACAATAATAGGTTTGTTTGTACAAAACTCCCTAGCCTTGTCTAAGTTATACAAAGTTCTATCTTTATCAAAACCCGGCGTTAGTTTATATTTAAAACTTGAGTCTTTTATGTCGTTATTATCTCTAGTATCCCTTAAACTATAAGCGCGCAGTTTACCATGTTCGTCTCTTATAGGTATAATGTCTCTAATTATATTATTATAATCTTTATAGCCACCGGCAACTTCAAAGTAATCCAAAGTAGCTTCTTTAAACCCATCCTTTATAAACATTAAAGACCTAAAGGGCTTAAATTGGTTAAGCGAATCCTCATTTACTATAGGGGGCTTATTGTCTACTTTTTTAACAATTCTGAGAATGCGATCTGTCTCTCTATTCATTTTAAATTTAGAAAACTCTTTACTAAAATCACCTATAGCACCAACTAAACCCTCTAGATAGTGAACAGCCGACATAAAATTAGTTTTATGAACAGCCATTATTAGGCCTATAACATCATAACTAAAAGATTCATGACATTTATTAGTAAAACAAATCCAGGTACCTGTTTCTTTATTAAACCTAAAAGCTGATTTATTATCACCACCGTGTATTATACAAGCACATCTAATTTCTTTATTAGAATCCCTTTCTATATCAAAACCAAGAGATACTAGAAGATAGTTATAGTCTACTGCCAATTTTAAGCATTCTAGTTTATGCTTAAGTTCTAATCTAGCTTCACTATCAATAGAGTTGTTGATGCTCATCGGGCACCGCCCGACGATTTCAGTTTACCTTCCTTCAAAGGTATCTGATTTAGGGGAACGTCAATATGCCCCACGGTCGAAACTCTGTCTTCGGCCGTTTGCTCATAAAGAAACCAAGCATTCGCGGATATATTAAAAGCCACGTTGGCATCTCTATGATCAAAGTGTCCACAAGAGCACTTGTAGTGCTTACCATTTGGTTTGTTGATGCTTCCACAGCGCGAGCAAACCTGTCTTGTATAAGCTGGATTTACAAACACTACTGGCACTCCAAGCAAAGTCGCCTTGTATTTGATGAAGGTTTCCAACTGATAAAAAGACCATTGAGATTTCTGAACATAGCTCTTGGCTTTACCTTTCTTGGAAATCTTTCCCAAATCCTCTAATACTATGGCGGAACGATGTAGTTTGGCGTAATCAACTATGGTTTTGGAAACTTTATGGTTAATTGTAGTTTTCACTGGTGGTGCTCCTTTAGATGTTGTTAAAAAATACATACAGGGTCAAACTGGTTGAGACTTACCCCGAGCACCGCTCTGGGATTGTGTCTCAAAAAAATTGTTCATCATAACTTGAGCTGCCTTCATTGTGAGCCACGCCATCTTTGAAATTAAATAATTGCCTATCGGCCGGTACTTCCTTAATAAATAACATCTCCTTAAAAAAATTATAACCAATACCTGTATCTCCAGTACCTCCTCCCCTACGGCTATCTTTTATTACTAGCTTATACGGACCACACTTTCCGCCGTATGTCTCCAATACAGAAGTTTCCTGAGCCATCCAAAAAGACACTATATCGCCGTATCTAGCTATTCTATCGCTATCTGCAATATCACCCTGCCTATTTAATTGGACGGCTGTAACAAATGGTATATTTAAATCACCAGACAGATCTTTAAGTCTAGTAGCAACATCCCCTAAAATTTGATATTCTTTTCTTTGTGTATTAATACTTGTAGACTCTGGCTCTTTTATATAATCAAAAAAAGCTGCCTGAATATCTTCCTTAATTTTATATTTCTTATACAGGGCCGTAATCTTATCAAGCGAATATCCAGGCATGTATTCATGAAAAAACTTTTTACCCTCAAATATTTTTATTGCTTTAGTTATTTTAGTATATGTAGCATCATCATAACCACCGTGCTTTATTATACGCTCTGGTATACCGGTTACCATAGAAATAAGACGGTCTCTCCACTCACTAAAAGTCATCTCAGTATCAACATATAATAACGGTTTCTCTGAAACCAGCGCTATGTGTGCCGCCATATTGGTAATAAACGCACTTTTACCCATTTTCTTTCTTGCAGCTACTATAAAAAGAGTACCAGGAATTAAACCATCTATCTGTGTATCTAATATCGGGTAACCTGTAGAAATACCAGACATATCCTTATATTCTTTTCGTCTTTCTTCTAAATAGTCAAGTAGTCCGTCACAGACATTTACTGGCTCTTTAATTGATTTAGCTTGTGTAGATAGGCTCATTATATCTGATTGAATCTGGCCTATAAATTGACCACTGTCTTTAGACCCCCTACTTAGGTCTTCCAGTATCTCAATACTAGTATTGTTAATTTTTTTAAATAATTGATACTTAGTACTGGCCTCTAATATATCATTAACATATCTATCAAAATTCCCTGGGTCTGAATCCATAAAGTTATATAGCAAATCAAGATACTTTGCATCTATCAGTTCTGTAGCTCCTAATGACTCTAACTGACGCTCAACCTCAAAAAACTCAAAAGATTTAATATCATACTTCTCATTAAGCATTTTAAGAACACCAAATAGTGTCGAATGACGTACATCCAGAAAATCCTGCTTATTAACCTTAGACACTAAAGTATAATAAAAATCTATATTATTTACTGCTTTGGATAAAACATACCTTTCAGCATATTCCTTACAAAAATCTGAAACATTATACTGCATTATCCCCTCCTCTCCATCCTAGTTTCCCATAATTCATTTTCTCTACGGGTAAGTTCTCTCTTAAAAGTAGCTATGTACTCCTGTATAGTTTTATCTATACCGTCTAACAGCATAAGTTCCATTTTTAATTCTTCTATTTTTTGCTCCTTTTCGTACAACTCTTTAGTATTTGATGTAATGTAAGCTACAGCATTACCTTTGGTTTTATATGTTTTCATTATATCTGAAGTAAGTAACTGAGACGTAGCTAGCTCCAATTCACGCTCTAGTTTAAATAGACCGGCTTTTGATTGGTTTTGCTGATATTTAAAGTAAATTAGGTACTGAGAAAGTGCCAGAGCGTATTGACTCAATTCGGAACCGTCAATAACATCTAATGTTCTAACATCCATTTCAAATACCTGCCTAATAAAATCGTAGTCTGGCTTAACTTCACTAAAAGATAATACACCTTTATCCATTTGTCAACCCCTATCTAGCTTTTTCGTCTATTTCCATCTCATTTTTTTGAAATAAAATTCCACAACAAAGATAATCATAGTTGATTACTTTACCTGTTTTTGGATCCTCTAATTGCACATAATCACTTTTGTAGCCGATCTGACGACAATCAAACGACTTTGAGCAATATTTCCACTCTTTTGTAATGGTTCCGTCATCATAGGGCTCGAAATCTGCACAGTCTTTTTTTAGTTTTAATCCATACACACTATCGGGTGTTATTATTAGGGACATATAGGCTCCTTATTTTGTGCTTCTAATATTCTTTGTAAAACTAATTCTTCGGTAATTATATCATCATAATTAAAAAACACCAAGGTTAATTTTGGATTATCTTCTAAATACATTAACTTTAAATTGTCTCGTTTTTTCTGGGCGTTGAAATTTGCTGGGTCATTGCCGTGCATATGTCTATTGAACACAAAATGTTGCATACCCTGTATTTCAAATAGTAGAGCTAACTGCTTGATATAAAAGTCAAAAAACAAACGAGTGTTCTTATATTTTACATAGTATTCCTTTTCTATATGAGAGTATGGAAAAATGATTTTTAGTATGTCATATACTTGATCAGATTGTTTAGACATTTATGTGCACCTCAATTCATTAAAACCACATCCAGGTATTTGGTGCACTTGTATGTGGCACTCTTTAAAGGTTAGTTAAATATCCAACAGGCCTTGTTGTCTATAACCTTCCTCTAGACCCAATGCCTGGATAACTGCTTTACGAACTATTAAATAAATATCATAATTGTCTCTTAAAAATTGAACAGCTTTTACTTCCCCTTGTGCTATATTTTTTCCTTCATAAGAATACCAAGCTCCTGATTTTTCAATTATACCAAGGTCTGTAGCCAAAGTTAAACATTCCCATACAACATCATACCCTACACCATATACTAATGGAACGGTGCAAGTTCTAAATGGCTTACTCAGTTTATTCTTTTTTATAGTAAATTTTGTTAAATGGCCTACAATTTCTTCGGTATCAGGATTAATTATATGAGTGCTTTTTGCCTCCCCGCCCTCCACTTTGATCCTTCCAGTCGCGCTAAAATCAAGCGCAACCCCACCTGTAGTCACTTCCCCTCCCGAGTAAGATCCTATCTTACTTCTAACTTGATTGATAAATATTAAGAGGGTATTTGTTTCTCCCGCCAAAGGAATAAATTTACGCATCGCTTTAGACATTAAGCGGGCCAAAAGACCCATAAATTGGTCTTCCATATCAGAATCTGCCTCAGATTTTGGGATCAAACTAGATACGCTATCTATAATTGCTACATTTATCTCTCCAGTAGCCATTATTTTCTCTAAAACATCCAAATTTTCTTCTCCTGAAAAAGCTCGGACCAAAAGCAATTCGTCTATATTAACACCCATTGCCGTAAATAATTTTGGATCGGCGGCCCTCTCCGCATCTACAAAACAACAACGTAGTCCTTGTTTCTGGGCCTGTGCGATAAGGCTCATAGTGAGTGTAGTTTTACCCCCAGATGGGGGCCCAAAAATCTCGTAACAACGCCCAAGGGCTAGTCCAGAAATCCCTAAAGCCGAATCTAATCCTAAAGACCCTGTAGATACTGTAGGAATAATAACGTCCTTCTGGTCGCCCATTGAGGTTAATACCTTTCCATACTTCTTCTCAATAGCCTTCCTAACTATGTCTAATGAATCTACCTTCCTGTCCTTACCTTCATCTTCCTTTACTTCCTTTTTCTTCGCCATTTAACCTTCTCCCATATTTTTTAATATATTATCAATATCAAATCCCTTTTGCCCTTCGTACTCTGCGTTTGATTTTCTTACCAAATAATCAAAATAATCGGAATTACTAAAATCACGTTCAGTATTAAGCATACCGATTGCTTTTTCTACTACCCATGCCATATCTCCTTGAGTTAGTACTTTAAATCCAATATAAAAAACTAAATTAAAATCATTAGCATTATCTATAATAAAGTTTATAATTTCTGCACATTGAATTAATGCTGCCTTTTTTGATATATCACCAGTACTAGATATAGCATCAATAAAATCTTTGGCTATTTTTCTATCACGACTATCGTCTCTAATGGGCACCAGTTTATCTGGGTAACGCTGTTTAAACTTTTCATAAAAAAAATCTACTAGGTCTATTTGGCTTTTTATATAATTATAATTAAATGTCATTGGAGGAATAACTTTCCACCCATATGCTTCTAATAAAAGCTTACAGTAAGGAAGTATGTATTCGAATTGATCTGATTTATTAGCATAACGTTTAGACTCTTTTATTTTATCTGTTAATAGATCTCCAACAGCAATACCATTATTTAGCTCTGCACTAGTCATCGTTATTACTATCTACCTCTCTTCGTTTAATATAGGTAATAAGGGATTTTTGATCCTGGTTAGTAGCAGAATCAAAAATTAACCAATTTTTATCATCAGTAAATTTAAACATTATTCTATCATCTGTTATTGCATCTAAAGTTTGTTTTAAAAAAATACCATTTATATCTACTACAAAATCACCATCAAAATTTACCACGTCTTCGTAAACATATTCCACATAATCGTTAAAAAATTTAAATTGTTTGTTGTTTATAGTTATAGTTATTCGATTATTATCATCTGACACTAAATTACCTAAAACAGACACCAAACCGGATAGCATTATTTCTTTATTTAATTCAACTACATATTCAAATTTTTCAAACAAAGGCTTATATTCCGGATAATCTTGACCTATCACCAAAGCGCCGTAGATACAAATATTATCAAATTTAACACAAACCGACCTTTCTTTTATTTCAAAAAACACTTGAACGTCATTCGCAATAGCACGTCTAAGTGCCATTATAAAATCATACTTAAAAACAAACTTACCCTTTTTAATAGTACTTGTATTATTAATTCTATAATCTGATAATAAAAGTCCGTCAGTACCAGCAAAATGAATACTGTCCTCATCAAAACTTAAACATAAGCCCTGTAGGTGAGTTCTTAACTCCGTATTATTTATAGCATAAACTACTTTATTTATAGCCGATTTAACTGTATCTGAGTTTAATATAAATGTAGTATCTTTAAAAGGTTTTGGTAAAACCATCATAACTGCTGGATAAGTCTCTAATGTTAAACTGCCCTTAGACTTCCTTTTGTCCTTAAAAACATTGTCTACTTTTATATTTAATTTATTATTAACTGTTCTAAATTTAAATTCTTTTGCGCCAAACTCCTCGTTCCAAGCTACAAAAGAGCCAATAAAGTTTTTAATCTTACTAAACAAAACAGACACTTCACCACGATCTACTATCTGAACATTATCTATAACAACAGTTATAGCATTTATATCGTTATTGGCCAAAAATATTACTGAATTATCTTCGTTTGTTTTAATTAAAATCCTACCAGCAGTGTCAGTTGTATTGATTTTTGCAATAATACCTATATTTTTAACTGCCTCTTGAACTCTAGCTACATCCACAATAAACTCCATATAACTCTCCTTTTCCTTTTTAAATAGTTTTTTATTGGCGGCTTTATTATAATATAAAACATAGTAATGCCTATGGCAAGACACAATAAAAAATTTAATTAATTGTTATTATAAAATATGATATTCTATATTTTTGTAATATAACCATTAACAGTATATAAATCAAGTGTATTTTTTATTATAAAGCAGTTATTGAACCAGAAAGGTTTTTTATTTGGCTGTATATACCTAAACCCCTAACAACCGAATTTAAATTAAACATTGTTTCTGATATACCCAATACGTTAGAATATATACTTCTTGATGTTTTATATTTGTGATTTCTAACTTTTACTACTCCACCAAGATCCTTATAACCCCCTGAAGAATTTATATAAGAACTAATATCACATCTCTGAAACATACTTACTCTATTTATCATATCTCTGATAGCTGAGTCTAAAGAGGTATATTTACTTAGATTAAATACATACTTAGTCCTAACCTTCGCCCTGTCTATGCCTAGCACTCCATCATTAATACTTTCATATCCTTGTATTCTTATAATCCAATTTTTAGACCTATCTTCCCTGTATACTTTTTTTGCCTCACCAAAATATAAATACTTATCTGCAATTTCTTGAAACCTTAGTTCTATCTGGCGCTGCCACCTTGGCTCCCCTTTAGTTAGATTAATAGCGACCTCATTTCCTAGATAGTCTCCTATAGTACCAGAAACAAAATCGGCATTCTCTATAGCATTTATATATATTGACAGATCTACTGCTCTCATTATACCAGTTATATTTGATCCTAACAATTTAGAAGAATAGCTAAGTCCCTGACTAATTAGTAGTTTGTCGTAGGTAATTGGTAATTGTTTAAAACTATGCCCTATTTTAAGCATTCCAATAGCTTCAGTTTTACTAATTAGTAATCTTATTTTGTTTTCAACTATAAAAGAATCATTATTAATACTAGCGCCTAGATTAACTATGTTATCAAAACTACTACCAAATATGGTACTTCTTATATCCATCTTGCACTGTGCTACCAAACTTGAAATTAAATCTCTATAGCCTGTGCCAAAACAAGAGAAATTTATCATTGATACTAAATCTATATGTTCTAGTAATGAAACACTAAAAACCCTTGTTATGTAAACAATTTTAGGTATAATTATACTATTTAGATTAAACGATTGCCCCCTGGATGAAATTATGGAATTAAGGTTTACTGAAGGTATGATATACAAACTGGAAGACAAGTCAAAGTAATCAAAGGCGCCAATATAACTACTTAGGTTCTTAGTTATTTTAATTCCTTTAAACCCACCAATTGTTGATTTTAATTCTTTTGGGAGATTAGGGAAAATGCTTGATTGAAAATCATACGGGCCATATACCCCGTCCAAAGTAGAAGAAAGATTTTTTAAATCAAACCCCTGTATAGATGTATACAAATTTACAGGAACTACTGCATTAAGTGACGCCGGAAAGTTTATTATGTATGTACTTCTTATTATAGAACTTAGGTCTTTTGTATATTTAGGTAATATATATGCACCTAGAACAACCTCTTGCCAACCATGAATACTTATAGGAAAATCAGAATTAGTATGAATCCATCCTTTTATTTTAAAGTTTATATCTAATAATTCTATGAAATTTGTTTTTAAGTACGCTGTGATATTTGACGATAATCCTAAAAAAGTTGGTCTCAAAAACCCAGGAAAGTTTTTTTCTACACCGCACTCCCAACCTTTGATTGTTGTACCTATTAAACTATACGAACCGTTTATTTGTTTTATATATGAACTTATATTATATGTTTGTTGTATATTTTGTTTTAAATAGCTTATAAGATTTAAATAATTGTTAGTTGATAGTCCTTTAATTGTTTCATTTAAAGTAACTTCGGCTTTGTGTATAGACGTAACAATCGAATACAAATTATAATTAGCTGAATCATACGCTTTTATTATAGACCTAAAAGAGGATGTGTTTCCTACTGACCGGCCTTTAATTACATTTTTTAGGTTAATTGCCCCTACATCTTTTCCGCGCAAAATACTTATTAAATTTTGTTCTTCCGATATAGAAGGTTCGATATATTGACTTAGATCTAAAAAATTCGAAATAGCAAAAATATAGGCACCTAGATCTACATTTGTAGGATTACCATATACATAGATACCGATATCTCTTATACCTCCGTACTTACATGGTAATTGGATGGTCTGTATACCTAGATTATTATACCCTACAGTAATTGTTGGACAACTTTTTAAGTAAGTATAGGTGCTACTTTGGTATAGCTGCATTACATTTATAGCAGACTGCAATGTTGAGGTTTGAGTATAAACTGGACGCAGTCCAAACAAAAAACCAACATTACTAAAATCTGGAGACGAGTACCCAGATGATGAGAATGAAAAAGGAATATTATCTATAGGAGGAGTATCATAGGCTGACAATTTATAAACCTCTTATGGGGTTATTCTATCAAAAATCAATGCGTTATAGTTAGAATCTGGATGTAATGCTACTATATAGTGCTCTTCATTATAATCTGTTTCTATTGAAAATATACCACTAGCTGTAGATGATATATCAGACCCAATTACCTCCCCATTACTTCTTCTATGCAGTCTTATTGGTATTCCTGAAGCTCTTACCCCCTGCTCTTCTACATAGCCCTGACATAAGAATTTATTTACAAATTGGTAAGTAGCACTTGTATCAGAATAACCAGAACTAGTTGCTAATACATACCAACCATACGTAGTACCACTTATAGTATCCATATACACTGACACAGGTTGCCCGCTTTCTGTTCCTGACACGGTAGACCCTATTTGAGCATTAAAGCTGTCATAAAAATAGGCATCATATACATACTCTGTGTCTGACCCTGATAATGTAACTGTTAACAACAACTGATGATTTTTACCATATACTGTAGATAAATCATCAGGTACTTGATTAGAAAAATAAAAGAATATATAATAACTAGTAAAAGTAATCAAATCATCATATACATTGTAATAGTTAGCTTTTATAAAAGCCTCTGTTCTACCTGAAGAAGATATTCTAACCTCTGCCATACTACCTTGTAATATATCAGATCCTCCATTTTCTTTTCCTATGTACACACTACCTGTTCCTGTAATATTAGTAGTACAAGCAACATTCTCTTGCACAGTGTTATCCCAATATATCTTTAAAACCCCTGAACTTCTTACATAGGTAATATGATGCCAAATGTTATTATAATCATCAATGTCAATACCATCATTCGTATCAAAACCAGATGCCTGAAATCTAAGCTTATGCACACTGGAAAAATCTCCCGCTGAGCAGTGCCAAAAACTATCACCGGCCCCTATAAAAGAAGCCTGTGCAATTCCTGGCCATCCAGTTATATTGGCCCAAAAATCTATAGTAAAATCACCTGTACCAAAGTCCCAAGCAGAATTATCTGCAGTAGAAATATAATCATCTGCACCATCAAAGTTTAAAGCCTTATGTACTGGTCCAGTTACTAAATCACTGCTGTCCATAGAACCGTTTGGAGTACCATGTAGTACTTTAGAAGTAGAGTCCAAGATACAACCTGCACCATTTATCGGAGATTGGCTCATGTGATAAACTAATTTAAAATTACTGTCCCACACTCCTTTGGATGCGTTACTTCCAGTATGCCCAACCATACTATTTTCATCTTTGTTTGCGCTATACCATAACGTTACCACAGTATCAGTTCCAGAAGAAACAGTTGGAACTCTAGTCCATAGTTGAGCTTTCTGGTTTATATAATCCCAGTAATCTATTTCTACTGGTAAACTTGTAGTAGTACCATCTATATCAGTTGATATAGCTATTCTTCTACTATTTACAATGCTGTCATTGGAATGGTATTTTGCGCGCGGAGGATCAAAATTACTAGTCCATCTAACAATCCCTTTTGAAATTCTAAATTCAGATAAGTAACCAGCAAGGTAATTTCCAGTATCATAAGACGTTCCCAATTTAAATGTATATGAAGCATTATATGGTATGCTATCAGAGTCGTCTCCAGTGCCTATACTTACACCATTTATGTATATAGTAAAGGTATTAGTACTTCTAGTTATTGCCACATAATACCACACATTAGCTACTGGTGCCCAAGCAGGGCTTATAGTAATACCTGTACCGCCACTCTGGGCAGCAAACTTTATAGTATTACTATACCAATAAATTGACCATCCGTCTACATTGGAACTACTACCAGGACCACCAGCAGATGCTATATATTGATATTTAACAGTAGTAAACCTTATCCAAAAATCTATAGTAAAATTTCCTGTATCAAAAGCATAATCAGCATTAGCTGGCATACTTATATAATCGTTTGAGCCATCAAAATAATAACTTTGATCAAATTTTCCAACTGCACTACTTATTGCATTTCCATTTATTGTTATATCTTTATGATTAGCTAAAGTGTCTCCTTCTGGCTGTATTAATAATTTTGTAGAATAATCATTATTGTAGGCTTTAAACCCATCTGGAATAGAATAAACAAAAGAAGAATCTCCAAGAGTTATCGTTACATTTGACCCACCGTTATATAAGGCCGCCATAGGCATAAAATCCCCAGTAATCCCAGTAAACGCTGGATTTACTGCAGTTACTGGATTACCAGAAGCTTGCCATACTCCATTCTTAGCCCACCAAATTTTTCCATTATCAAGATCCAAAGCACAACCGATTATATCTCCAGTAGTATAAGAAGCGCCATAAGCTGGATAGGTGTTATTGTTTGTTTTTTGTCCTCCAGAGGCATTATAACCATAACCATAAGCGTCTTTTCCCAACCAATCGCCTAAAGTAGCAGAAATAGTACCAATACCATTAGCACATTCAGTTATAATAGAATTTATAGTAGTTTCCCAGTACCACTTACCTCTGTTCCTACTATTTGTGGCCCTTACACAGTGCCAAGCTGTTCCAGCAGCCCTAGTAGCCGTTAAGTACTCATTTGATAGCGATATTCCACTAGATTTATCTACTTCTGACCAAGTAAGTGCTGGGGTATAAGCTTCTTTAGCATTATAAACAATCGGCGGAGTAAAACCAGAAGTCCACCTTGCTAATCCTTTTGTAAATCTATAATCTGCCAAGTAGCCATTTATACCACCAGTCCCAGAAGGACTTTGGAACTGCCCGCCCAAGTAAAAAAGCATAGAAGCATTATAAATATTGCCAGCAGCATTTGTAGTATTTATAAGAACACCGTCTATAAAATAATACCAATCATTTAGTTTTCTAACAAAAGCCACGTGATGCCAAACACCAGTAGTCATGTTTGACGAACCGCCAAAATTATATTGATTAAAAATACCCCATGTACTACCATTTGTAGAAGCCCAAACATTAAGATTACCAGAAGTGTTAAGAACCAAGCACAAGGGAGACGCGACAGCAGCCCCACCATCTTGGGCATACAAAGAGGCACCAAAACCAGCAGCGGGCAGACTTGTTAATTTGATCCAAAAATCTATAGTAAAATCATTTGATCCAAAAGTCCAAACATCGTTATCTGGGGCAGTTATATAATCGCCAGTTCCATCAAAAGATATAACATATTTAGTACCAGAGGCTGTTGCATCATACACTATTTTTGGATTACCATTAAACGTCAATGGATGTTTATATGTTGAAATATCCCCGATTGGATGCAATAAGAGTTTGGTATACGAATCAGGAGTAGAAATATCAGCCAGCTCTGTAAAAATATCAGTAGCATCAAAACCAGTTATACCAGTACCAGAACTTAAAGTTACTGACAATGGAAAATCTGTAATATCCGCATCTATTTTTGTATGATCTATTGTTAAATTAAAATAATTATCCCAGCCAGAAGAATCAAAATTAGAATAAATTATATTTTCAAAAGCAGCATCAGCCCCCCAATTTGCCTTATTGGACTGAGAATCTAAAATTATCTCTTCGCCGGAAAAACTACCAGTACTAGATCCCTCCAAAGTCCAGGCTTTAGGACAAACGTTGTGGTTTGTAGAATATATCTTATAATAATTTACCGATTTAGCAACACCAAGATCTATTTTTATCCAAGCAGCAGCGCTTGGGTTGGTATTCCACCCCATACCGCTTACCGGAGACGATCCTATATAGCTGTCAAAAGCAAAGTATTTTCTCCAATTACTATCACCTTCATTTGAAACACTGGCGGAAACCACATACGGAGATGGAGAACTATCACCGGTCATATTGCTAGGAGATACAAGAGTATCTCCGTCATATAGTTGAATTTGACCTATATAACTCCAACCAGTAGCATTTGCTTCTGTTATGTTTAGCCTATAATATCTAAAAGACATAACTTATCTCCTATACCACATTAATATCTACAACAGCATTATTCATAAGCTTATCTCCTGAGCGGCCTGACTTGTCTTTTGAATACCAATCGTATACAGAATAGTTAGCCAAATTTATTACATTCATTGTGTTATCATCTGCTACTACATATAAATAATAGTCATCGGACCAAATAGAATTAAAAACATCAGAATTACCGTTGAGAATATATAAATAAGTACCTAATAACTCTTCACCAAAATTAAAATTGAATGGTGATGCTGAAATATAACCAGTATGTTCAAAGTTAAAATTATACATTTTTATAATTTCTCATTGATTACTGTAAACCCCCATGACTAGAAGACGTTGCAAAATAACCGTAACCAGCTACAAGTAAGTCACCAAAGTCAGTTGCATTACCAGTAACTACTATAGTAACATAATCTATTACATTAGATGCACTACCAGCATAACCACCGCCAAAAACTGCTCTAGTAGAATTACATGTAGAACCTAAAGCATATCTATTAACAGTTTGATCACCAAAATCAGTCGCATTACCGGTAGATGCTATAGTAACATAGTCTAAAACATTACTAGCACAAAAAATACCCCTTGTTGAATTACTTGCTGCAGATATTTCACTTCTAGAAACAGTCAAGTCACCAAAATCTGTGGCATTTCCTGTACTAGCAATAGTAATATAATCAATTACATTAGAGCCATTTCCCCCACCAACCAAACCTCTGGTTGGAGAACTACATGCAGAATTATAAGATCTAGCAACAGTCATGTCACCAAAATCTGTGGCATTTCCTACAGACGCTATAGTAACATAATCAATTACATTACCACTACCACAAAAAAGACCTCTAGTAGAAGAACCACAACCAGCCAACCCATGTCTAGCTACTGTTAAATCGCCAAAGTCTGTGGCATTGCCTATCGTGTCTATAGTAACATAGTCTATAATATTTGTAGAGCTTCCTCCATTTCCTCCGCCAAAAACTGCTCTAGTGCTTGATGATGTGGCAGAACCATAATATCTAGCTGCTGTTAAATCCCCAAAATCTATAGAATTACCTAAAATTTCTACCTCTAAATAACTTATGACATTACTACTCCATAAATTGCCGGCAAACAAAGCCCTAGTATTATTTACCTCGTACCAAGACATCTCAGGAAAAACGTTTCCTAAAATTAAATCATTATAACTATCCCCACCAGAAGGATCTAAACAGGCTATATAATGAGATCCGGTATAGGTGGTTTCCATATAATAATAACCACCGGCACCAGAAGAAGTGGCAGTGTTGAGCAGCTCACCATTAGATCTATTATGCAGATACAGTGTTGCAGTCGTAGGAACATCTTTTGTTTTAACATACCCATCAAAATAATATGTATAAAAAATAGTCATAATACGCCTTATGTTTTTAATTTTAACACTATAAAACTGTTATCTTCTTCGTTTATTATATAAACACCGCTAGTAGTAGCAAGAAATAAACTATTACCAGAAGTATTTTCAATTACATATATGTCATTAATTTTAATTCCGGACTGTAAAATTCCAGACCCAGTTATATATTTTTTATCAGGAATGCTCCAGTCGTGTGTATTTTTAACTTTATCTAATTCCCACCCGCCGGCGCCGGAGAATGTATAATATAAACTACCGTTGGTTATAAAGCATTTTTCTATATATTCGGTTCCAGAAACAACAAAAGACGACCTATAAGATTGAGGATCAAACTTAATTATATCCATACCAGTACCAGAAGTTGACACTGAACTTAAAAATGTATCATTGGCGTGTAAATAATTTATACTATTCCCTACTATATATGGGTAAGTTAAATAATCATTCAAACAACTAACTAAATCATATGGATTATCTGTACTACCGCTTACACAGGCTTTACTTAAGCTCTTAATACCACTAGAAGTAGTACCTAAATATACATAAGTTCCATTTCCTGCTACAGTAGTAAAACCACCCACATAATTAATATAAGCATATAACGCTTCCGATGTAATGTCATAAACATATAGCCCTTTATCGTGTGCGGCATAAGCAAACACACCATCTGAATACAGTTGATAAAACGACATTGGTTACACCGGTTTTATTTGGTCATAACTTAGTATATTATACCCATCACCTATTTCAGGCATAATATTTATAAAATAATATACATCGGAGCTTGAAGTAAATTCAAAGTGGCCAGTTCCTGAGTTAGATATTAAAGTATCATAAAGTTCCCCGGTATCTCTTTTATACACATAAACAGTTCTTGCTACAGACTGGCCAGCCAACTTTACCTCACCACCAAAAACAAAAGCAGGTTTTACCTCAGTGGTAGAAAAATTAACTAAAGTACTCAGAGATAGCTCGGTTACTATTTTACTATAGCTGCTATACATTCCTTTTGCGATTCTAATACCTGATATACTTCCTGGCAGGTAACCGCCGCTTTCCATATCTCTTGCTATATATAAATTAGCAGAATTTAAAATATCAACAGAACCAGAATGTGTACCATTATATACGCCATTAATGTATATTTTAGTTACTCCACCATTCCTGTATGCAGTAAAGTAATACCAAGTATTTGTTAAAATAGTAGGAAAAGTTGTAGTTATAATAATTGCTGCCCCATTTCCAGCAATAAAACGAATGGTGCCGTTAGAGAATAGCTCTATATCAAAAGCCACAGCACCTGTCCAAGCAGAATATTTGGCTAATAGAGTTCTAGTAGCAAGTGTTGTCACTTTAAACCAAAAATTTATAGTAAAATCACTAGTTCCAAAATCAAAAACAGTATTATGAGGAATAATTATATGATCATTACTGCCATCAAAATCTATGGCTTTTCCTATGTTTCCTTCAACCAGATCACTGGCGGTCATTGAACCATAGGTAGTACCATTTAAAGTATTAGAAGTTGAATCTAATATGCAATTTGTTCCGCCAGAGGGATCTTGGGCCATATGATAAACCGCAGAATAACCTGACCATACATTTTGAGCCGCGGAAGAACCTGTTTCTCCTATATAAGTTGTATTGTCTGCTGCTGTATTATCGTAGTATAAATACAAGTTAGAATTTATACCTGAAGAAAGTGCTGGGATTTTAGCCCAAAGATATGCTACCTCATTAATAGAATCCCAACTTTCTATCTCTGTATAGCACTGATTACTGTTTGAATCATATATAGCTATCTTTTGTTTATTATGTGTAATGGTAATTTCATACAACCCGGCATTGAACCCACTGGGTACTGAATAAGAAAACTCTGATGCTCCAAAATTTGCAGTAAATGTTGAATCATAATATGCAGCTACATGTGCAAAAACACCCCCACTAATATCTGTATCAGTAAATAACGGATTAGTTCCATTTGCTGGATCGCCTGAAGCAAGCCAAGTACCATTCTTCGCAATCCAAAACTTGCCGGCATCTGCATCAAAAGCTATGGAGATTGTATCAGTAGTTGCAAAATAAGTCCCTATTTCAGTAAAAGAATTAGCATGAACTTTTCTACCATTACTTCCGCCACCAACATAGTAGCCCCAACCATTTGTGTCATATCCAACATACCAAGTAAATGGGGCAGCAGCTTTGGAAATACCCCAACCAGCCTCAATAGTACCAGTGCGAACAAATTCAAAATACCACTTTCCTGTAGTTTTACTAATTGTAGATCTTACACCCCCATAACCGGTTGTAGAAAAAGTAGCTATTAAATCTCCACCAGATAATGCAACATCCGCTGTTTTATCAGATATATTCCATGTGGCATAAGAAATACTACCACTGATTAATAACTCCTCAAATAAATCATCATAATTAGTACCAGATAAAGTAACTAATGCTGGAAAATTAGTTAAATCCTCTCCAACTAAATCTCCGTTAATAGTATTAATTATTCTTTTATTATAATCATCATTATGCCAAATGTAATTCACCATAATTATTCTTCAAGCCCCCACCAACACTTAATATTAGTTTCAAAAATAGCTGAGTTTTCCTCAACAGGACCAAAAAGCCCACCAAAACCCGTTGGTGGTTCGTAAGCATACTCCGTAGCTCCAAAATTCAATGTAACACTGTCATTAGTATAGAAAGAACCCCAAACAATATAGTAAGGTCCTACTTTTATATCATTAAAATAATTAGTAGTATTTACTCCAGTACTCGGATCACCACCATCAAACCAAACACCGTTTCTACCAAACCAAAGCTTTTTATTACCAACATCTACAGCTAGCATAATCACATCACTGTTGATTAGTGTTTTATCTCCATATAAAAACGTATAACCACCATAAAATCCACCAGGTGGATTACTGTATCCAAAATTACCTGAAAAATAACTATAACTTAAACCTGCAGCATCCCTACCCAAAGTAGTATTAAAATTAAAAGCGTCTTTTGCTATTCCAAAATACTGCTCATTGTAATTATAAGAACCACGACTGCTTGTATTATTTATGATAAATTCCACATAGTATTTACCGGTATTATTAGTCATTATTGTACTTCTTATATAACCATATGTATAATAATCGGGAATAGTAAATGTAGTAGTTAATTTATCTGTCCCCAAGACCATATATGTGTTTTTATTCACATCACTTAAAACTGAGTAACCAGATAAATCTGATATATCACTTGGTAGATTAGATTGTATGTAAACATTACTACTTGTTTGTGGTACTATATCTTGTATTTTTATTATTGGTGGAATTAGTATTTTATTAAGTACAGGCACATTGTTATTGTCTGATCTTAGGGTAACTCTTGTTTGGTGGTATCGTTTATACGGTAAAAAATATTCACTTCTTTTAACTACATCCCAACCCAACGAGCCAGATATTCCCCACACCGAATCAGTAGATAGTGGTAATTTTATCCCAGTATTTTGATTTTCTAGGTGGTTTGTTGTATTAAAAAAGAATATATCAGGAGGAGCATGATTACCAGTAACAGTTAAATCTAACACAGTATTGCCAGAAAACTTATTTATAACTTTAATGTAGTTATATGCTTTACTATATACCACCACATTATCAGTTGAAGATGTTATTCTATATGCCCCAACAATGGGTTTCGATAACACAACAGTTCCTAAACTGTCCACTCTATACAAAGTAGTTGAATTTATTCCCCAAAATCCATCATAATTATCACTACATAATCTATTTATAGCTACTCCTAAATTAGTAGATAAAATTAAATTACCATCCGAAGCATACTTGTTTGCTAGCATGGTATAGTTATCAACAACCCAACATCCATTGTCTATTGTTCCGCACAGCGCTCTAGGAGTGTTTAGACTAATAGAGCTTAATGTAGCCCCAGTACTACTAAGATGCATCAGCCTGTTAGTTATTTTGTCTGTATACCAAACACCAGTACCATTTAATTCACTTGCCAAATCATAAATCGTGTCAGCAGAAAAAACTAATTTATATTTTTCTGACATAACACTACTAAAATGTAAAAGGGTTATACAGTTATTTGCAGTACCAACCCCATATGCCCAAAGACCCCCGTAACTATCAAAATCCATCTTAACATCAAAACTATAATATGTTTTAGTAGTAATGGTATATGCTACTTGTGTACCGCTTCTGTTGTAAACATAGATATACCCATTATACGGAGAGGCTCCGTGGTAATTAATAGCAATTCTTCCTCTTTTATTATCTATTGCAGTATAATTTCTATATGTACTATTTGGAACACTTGTTTTCCAAGAAGTAGTAACTACACCGCTAGAAATATCAGCTTTTAGTATTTTATCATCATAATACATATAAAGCTCTTCTACTCCAACGGGGGAAATATCGCTACTTCTAACTTCTATATCCTCCGACTCTCCTGAATAACTAATTGAAGTACCACTTGCGGTTATACCGTCAACTACTAGATACCCTAAAGATGAATTACTAGAAGAAAGTACTGGAGATGTGTAAGTTCCAGAAATTACTGGTATATTAATTGGACTGAATCCACTTGGCGGTGAATAACTAAAACTACTTGTAGTGCCTTTAAGTCTTAACAAACTATACCCGTGCAAGGCCGTGCACAATACATAATATTCAGTGAATGCTATAGAACTATACGCCGGGTTTGTACCAGCAGAAGGATCGCCAGAAGCTTGCCAAACACCGTTCTTAGAAAACCAAAGCTTACCACTATCTGTATCAATTGCGCATCCTATTATATTACCAGTTGTATATGAATTGCCATAACTTGTAGCTGCCGCATTATAATATTTATTACCATTAGTATAATACCCATAACTATTTGTAGTTTTACCAGCATAATTATCGTATACTATTCTAGATGAAGCGTTTCCTATTCCTATAAATATACCATTATCATAATTAAGTATAACCTCAATCTCAAAATAATATTTTCCTGACCCTGATAATTTTTTTCCACGCGTATATGAACTACAATAAACGTTATTAGCTCTAGTAACAGACACAAAAGTAACACCGTCACTTGCTATATCTATATACCCCGCATTTATCTCCTCAAAAGTAAAATCATAATCTATAGCGCCCAAAATTACACCATTGTTTGTTATCGAATAATTAGTTTTATCATATGCTCCAAGATCCCATGTATATTTCATATCACCATAATTACTATCTATAATAACACCATCGTCTAAACCGTAAAAAGGCCCACCAAAAGAAGAAGACAATTTTACATATCCTTCTAAGCCTATATCATTATAATCAATTGACACATAAGCATTAACTGCACTAGTTCCTATAATATTATTATTAAATATTTTTATTGAATCTACTACTCCTTGTTCTATCATCTTATAAGCATCAGTTCCATCTATACCAAAATTTACTATACTGTCATCATTATTAATTACAACCTCATAAATAGTACAACTTATATTCTCTACAGTAATTAATATATACCTTGGGGAAAAATTATCTGGAATTATATCTACATAATAATAATCAGTAACTGAGTTTTTATGGCACGTAATATATGTTCCTGATGTTGTATTTTTATAGTAGAAATTAACACTGCTTAACACCTGTTCCTCAGTCCCACTACTGCTTATATGAATACCAACACTATCTAAAAGTATCCTATTTGACATATCTAATTGTAGGTATAAAACATCAGTATTTATTATATTTACACCAGAAATACCAGTATCGACATCATACAAAAGGCTTAATTCACCAAAAGTAAGTTGTTTATTTCCAGTACCTGACGAGGTAATAGATGAAAAAATACCTTGGTTTATTAAATTATAATTAACCACTATGCAATCTCCCTCTGACTAACCAATATATTACTGATATATGAGTCCTCATCTCCTGTAGAATAAAAAGCAGACTTAACAAAAATATCTTTATGTGCATTTGGTTGTATATTGTCCAACTCAACCACCGATCCTATTTTTATATTTTCAACAAAAGGTGAGAATATATTTTTTATTATTTTTAAATCGTCAAAATACGTATAAGTAGCGCCATAGTGATATACTTCAAAATAACCAGAAGTCTGTATTTTATCCCCAAAATTACATGTCCAATCAAAAGATTTTGGCTCTACCTCCAGTTCACTCCATGTTTTTATCCCAACAACTGGACCACTTCTAAATATTTTAATATTTTGCCATATAGTAGCAAAGTTAAATATATGAAAAGTAGAACTAAATATAGCTTTATATAAAGAAGTAGTAACTCCGTTATATATAACATAAAAGTCTATATAACTACTTATACCAGAATCATATATTGTACAATACAACATATTACTGTCGCTAATATATACAGGCCTGATATAGGTAGTAACCCCTAACCGTTTAAATTTAAAGCTCATTTCCCAGCAATCTCCTAATTGAAACTGTTGTATAGTCCTAGTCTTTACAACATTACCGGCTCCCTGCTGTTTCAAATATCCTAAAGAATAATCCTCAGCATCCCCTGAAATATGCTGCCAATTAGACCCATCTACAAAAGTATCGTGAAGTAAAATAGTTGAGTTTGGTTCTAAACTTATTTTTGCCCTATAGTACCTATTTCTAGGTAATAGTTCACCATTTATATTTACTTCTTTCCAAACCAAACTTCCATTTTCTCCCCACACTTGATCTTGCCTTGTAGGAAACTCTATTGTAGTATCCTCAGTGTAGTCCAATGTAAAAAAAGTTGGTATTCCTACATTGGTATATTCATCTAAATAAATAGTTTTTTTTAAGTTTCCAGTAACAGTATCTAATATTATAATTGGAGTTCTATCAAAATTATTTGTATACCCATCATAATTACTAGGCAGAGATTGCAGTACTATACTTCTTCTGCCAGCCCACATACGATTATATCCTTGTAAAGCGGTATTAGATACAACCATTCCTCCTGAACCATTAAACCTAAAAACACCTTCAGCCCCAGAACACCAAAAACCACCATAAAAATCACTTTTCATTACATCTATATTTATGTTTAACGTATTAGATGATAATAAGTCACCAGAATTATTATACTTTAAAACTTTTTTCTCTGAGGTTTCAAACACCCAACAACCACCATCTATGTCAGAACAAACAGCCTTTGCATTTTTTAATACAAACCCTACAGTTTCGGTTCCTACACCGTTTAGGTGTATTAGTCTATTAGTTGTTTTGTTTATAAACCACAAACCATCTCCGTACAAATCAGCAGACATGTCCTGTACAAAATCAGTGTATCCCATGTTTAATTCATAAATGGATGTGTTAAAGTCAGCACTAATGTGTATAAGCGACCTTATACTACTGCCATCGACATACAAAGCAGAACTATCTACAGCTGAATGCTTTCCGTACCCCCAATAACCATACCTACCAACAGATTCTAAAAAATAAGAAAGTCCATATTTTAGATAGTAACTGATTATATAACCATCAGTACTACTTAATAATATACCATTTCTGTTGTATCTATATGCTCTAGATTGCCAGTGTGAATAATAATTTACATAACAAACGGTAATAATATCACCATTATTTTTATTAACACTTACAATAGCACTACTAGTAGAACCAGTAAGAGACTCATTAGTTAATGTGTTTATTGAGTTATCTTTAGTATTATATAAAACTATCCCTAAATTAGTAGGAATGTACAATTCTTCAATGGATTCTGGAGATATATCACTTCCCATAACTTCAAGAGTACAACTAGTACCGCTAGCTATTGTTGCATCTAAATAGAAATAAGAAGCTTTAAAATTATCTATAAAATCATAGACAGGTGATACATAATTTCCGCCACTTCCTGTTTGATAGATAAAATTATCCCTTACACAGGTATTTTCAAAATGACCTAAACTCCAACTATATGCCTTGTTAAAACTCTTACCTACTAGCGTAGTGTCTTCTACATCATAGTAGTTACTTCCTGATGAAGTAGTAATTTTAAGTCTATTTTTGGTTTCCGTAGGATAAACCATAGCATAGGCATTTATTGAAAAAGTATTATTATTGTATATTGGAATGGCAACAAAACTACCTTCTTGATCAAAGTATTCAGTTGGTAACTCCTGTTCTTTTATTGTTCCATCTTCTCCGAAACTTACCATCTATACCCCTCTACTATTGTATGGTTACTTTAAACAGTTACCAACCAGGACACCATCAAATCTGCAGTATTTTTACTTTGTTTAAATCTGCTGTCTTTATTAGTACGTATGTATAAAACTGCCTTTTCTCCTACTGGAACTCCTTCATAAACTAAAGGAAGTTGTCCGTCATAAACACCATAAAAATTATTACCATCTTTAGATATTTTTAAAAACTCATTAACTGATATTTTAATATCTTTATCTATATCTTCCTTGTTTATATTAAATGAGGTTTTACAATAATTATACAGTTTTAAATTATCAAAAATACCACTTCCTTCAGAATCAGAGTTATAAGCTAAAACAGTGTTTCCTCCACCAAGCCTTAAACATGCGCTTTTACAGTTTTCTATCTCCCACGTAGTTTTGCTGAAAATAACTAACTCGCCATTCATATATAAACAAACAGTGGCGCCACTATCACTATGACTACCATCATTAGACCAAACCATAGCTAAATGAACTGGCTCCTTACGCTCTACAAAAAATTTGTCAGGTATTTCCTCAACATCCAATGCATTTAAAAAATTATAATTTGTCTTGGCGCCACCGACCCCAATCTCAAACCACTCAGACCCTTTTATTCCCAAAGATATTACTTCATTATTATTAGATATTAATGTAAATAGCGTCCTTGACATAGTAGCACCAAAAACATCTTGCCCTTGGTAATCACAATAAAGTTTTACCCAAAACTCTATAGACCCTTGGGTAAGAGTTAAATCTGATATAGGTATATCCAAACACTCATTCCAAGTAAGACATAGCCCTTTACCAAACTTAACATCTGTTTCAAAACGGTTTCGTTCTATTTTTATAGTATCTAGTTTTAAACTAAAGGCCTCTCCAACCCCCCTATACATAATACCGAAAGACGGTATTTCTTTATTTCTAAAATTCAAAGAACTGTCTAAAAAATTATTAGGTATAGGAACAACTGCAGTATAGTTATCAAAATATAGTTTAACTTTATTCCATCCTGACTCTAGTACAATATCTTTTAATTGCCATAAATAGTATGCTCCTTTTTTATTACCAAACCCTATGGTACCAAAAGACATATCCAATCTATTTACATCTTCTATATATAACCAAAAACTAAGCATATCCATCTCTGACCAACTTACGTCATTGATTAACGGGTAAGCCTCTATAATTTCAACAAAATCTATACCAGAAGAAGTAGGATAGTCTATATTTAGAGCCCTTCTACCTTCAACAACTTCCATGTAATCGTTACTTAATTCACTAATGTTTGAACGCCACCACCAACTATACTCTGTTGGGTTGTATATAACATCACCGTAAATAAGAAGCTTATCGATATAATCAGGGCCATAATTTTCTGAAACCCTATCATAAGAATAACCAGTAGCCGTGTCTTTTTTAATAGAAACCCACTTTATTCCTTCACTAAAAGAAGCAGAAATAGACGGAAGTTTTACTCCCCAATTACCATCTATTTCTTTATGAAGTACTCCTAAAACTGAATAGTTGCAACTTCTATTTATAGTTAACGTACTTAGCTGTGAAGCCCAAACATCGTCAGAAAAAGTATCAGCAAATAAATCTATAACATCACTTCCATTATATAACCTTAAACTTATTAAATTATAATCAGTAACATTATACGCCTGCCAAGAAACATTATAAAAACCTTCCTCCAAGTACTCACTTGAACTAAATGTGTAAGTAGTTGTATCTGACGTATAAGTAAAAGAGTCTACCGAAGAATAATAAACAAAAGCATCCAAAGTTTTACTAACAAATGTAATTTTTTTTGGGTCATCTGTAACATTATTTGAATACTTAAAATACTGCTCGTTGTTATCCCACAAAGCATCCATATATGGAGCAGACATCCAAGATTTAACCCATCTGGTATTAATTACAGAATGGGATACAACATTAAACTGCTCTCTTAGGTCTACACAAATTATAGGATAATCCTCACTAGATACCTCACCACCTCCGGCCACAGATAAAACCTGAACTTCCCTTAAGAACCCACCGTCAATAAGAACTGTTGTACCTAAAGAATCTATAGTTATATAATCACTACCGGAAATATAATCAGATATGGTAACTCTTACACGCCTTGCTTCCGCTGGAGAAAACCTATGATAAGCAACAAAAGCATCATTATCAGATACACTAACGACCTCAGTAAAACTTCCAGATATAGTTGTACTAATTTCTATGATATAATCAGTAACTAGATAAGATACATCATTACCTATACCATGATAAATAACAACAGTATCAATTGTGTATGTGTCCCCTAAATCTATGTCTAATGTGGGGGTGGTGTCACTAGACATAAATCCCCAACAATTACTATACCCGTACTCTGTGTGTATACCATTAACTACATTACTTGGTGACCAGGAAATAGTATATTCGCCATTGTCTATGACTACACTGGAAGATCCACTTACTGAAGCATTTAATGCTACGTTTATTTGTTCAGTATCATAGTTTGATACTTTATTTCCCAAATATTCCCAATCGGAATTGTATGTACCTCCAAGACTATATGGTACAGATATATCAGGGTATATTCCTATTTTATTAATTATTTTATTGGAACCCCCTACTGCAACATTTATAAAATTAACCCACCTAGTATCATTTGGGCCTGGAAGAGGATCAGCGTAAGTAAGTCCACCAATATCAAAATCAGTTGTCCACAAAGCCTGACCATTAACAAATCGTATTCTGGCCAAGCTTCCTGTAAAATAAGACCAATAATCTGGCCAAAAAAAGTACCAACCGTGGTTATACCCACCAAGCATAAAGTAATAAGGACTATCTTCTCCAACATCAAGATTTGCAACTTCATACCATGAGTTTTTTAAAACCCCGTCCCTAAAACCATAAAAATAATTACCGTGCCTAGTAATAGCATAATGTACCCATATATTATAGCTAATTGGGCCAGTATTTATTGAACCACTTCCAGCCTGGCCTAGGTACATGTATATGTTTCCGCCGTTGTAATACCCAAGTCTCATATTAGTAAAGCCATTAGGCCGTAGGTTTTCGGTACTAAATGTTATTGCAGAAACATTTTCTTGTGGTGTTGTTGCATGATACTGCCACCAGTCTATTGTAAAATCACCTCTTATTCTAAAAAGATCACCATAGTCACTATGTGGAATAGTTAATCTAGAACTATCAGGCGAACTGAAAAATACACTATAATTATCAATAGCAGGAGAAGATACTAGATGTAAACCACCATTATTAAGCGTGGTTACCTCAATCTCATTCTTAGAATAATCTCTGTAGTCCCCGTCATTAAAAGTTAAGTATAGTGTCTTATACATTCCTCCCCAAACCACATTGTTTACATCAATATCACTTGTAGTAGAATACTGCATGGAACTATTTAGTCTTAAGTCTAACTTGTCAGATAAAGTGCCATAATTTCTTATAAAATCTAAATTATGTCGTTTTTCTAAATCTATTGCTACACAAACATCATGTGGGCCATTCAACTTCCTTATATCAGCATCTGACCACTTGATATAGTTATCGCCATTGTCAGAACTAGTATATATCTCAAAAGTATTTATAATATAATTAGCATCACTTAAATTACTAGGATCATTGTAGTGCTTAAATGTTATAGTGTTAATTGAAGACCCCGCACCCAATTCTATACCTAAAGCTTTTGAATCATTTAAAATCGGACAATTTATAATATGATAATCGTAGTGATACGTACTAGAACTTGATGTACTAACTTCAATTAGTACTTTACTTATATAATTAGATGGAGCAAAGTAACCACTATACTCAGTCCCGCCATTCAAAGAATACACCAAAGTATTACCTGATCTTGTTACATGTATCGTATTACGATCTGCTTTATTTATAGTTACAGGGTCTGCATTTAATAAAAAAGTGCCAAACTTATCAGTTACATATTGAACTATATTTGAATTTACTGCACTAGCGTCTTTATAGTTTATTGTTAAAATATTAATATTATTGCTGTCTTTAAAATAAACAATAAAATCAGCAGTAGCATAGCTGGAATTTGTACTATCAGCGCACATAAAAAAATCTAAAGAAAATTCAAAATTCAAAATAGGAACAAAAACTGTAGAAACTTTTGCTAAAAAAGGAAACACCTGAGGATTAGTAATAATTATATTATTATTCACAACAACAAACTCATCGTATTCTGAACTATCAGCTACCCAATCTAAATCTATATAAGCAGAAGTATCAGTATTATATAATAAAGGCTTTGATATGTCTCCTCCTTTTGTATGAAATGCCCTATTGGACTGACTTGTATAATCAGGGTCGCTATCATAAAAAACATTTTTTATATCTACCCTATTTCCTGTAATACTTGTACAATATAAACTACTTACATATGTTTCTCCGCCAGTTACTTTTACTTTTATAAAGTCATCAGATGTTGGAGAAAAAGTAATAATAGTTTCCCTAAACCCATCTGCTGGAGTATAGTTTAATGACCCATCAGTTCCTATAACACTGTAGTAACTCCAATTTTCGTAGTCTTCTTTTACATAAACTTTTTTACCTGCTGCCAAATTAATAAGACCGTAAGTAGGACAATTTATAGATACTAAAAAATCTCTATTTAAAATATCACAATCTTTATTCTTGCGTATAATTCCTCCAGGACCTATTTCTGGGTATAATACTTCATCCTCAGATCCCAGCTTCATCCAAGATAGTAACTGCCTTCCTTCGTAAATATCCACAGGTAAATCTACAATTAAATCGTAAGGTTTATCGTAGCCATTCTCAAATTCTACTTTATTGATATCACCTAAACCACCAGTTTTAGTACCAGTTAATAAAATAGAACTATTACAATCTTCTAATTTAATATCATCACTTGTATATAAACATAGACCATATATTTCAGACTCCACCTGAGATGATACCTCAACATTAATAAACCTAGGAGCAGCGCCTATCTTAGAAAATATTTTAGTATTATAAACAGGATCTGATTCAAAATCCGCTGTTTTCCAGTAGTCACCATAGTCCGAAAAACGCATAAATATGTTGTCAATCAGTGTAGGCTCTATATATAATTTACTATATAGCTCCATCTCTGTTATCTTTGTGCTCTTGTGGTAATCCGTATGAATACAAAAACCATTACACGTTACAGGATTAAAATTATGTTCTATGATATTCCATTGTGTTAAATATTGGGCTTTTAGTAAACCACCGTTTACTATAATACCGTCATCCCACTCAGGGGCAACCTCATAGCTTGGGTTTCTGAACAAATATTCCTTTAGATAATCATTTTTACCTTGATACTCCAAAAGAAATTCATAAAACCCTGGCGCCTCATAACTAATTCCATCTATAGCTATAGAGGTATAGTTAGGTACGTATTGAAAACCTGCTGTTGGGATATTAGCATTACCAACACCATGACCAGGCCCCAAATAGTAGGACAAAGACATAGATCTAAAATTATGTGCTTCTTTAAAATATATTATACTTTTATGTATATCTACAAAAACATTATTAGGAAAAAGTAAAAAGAACGAAATAGGGTCATTTTCAAACTCAGAAGTACTAGCCCCTGTAGCTGGAGTACAAAACTCATGCTTACCATCACAAACACTTTGATATACCCACTCTGCGTCACCATTAACATAAAAATAAGCATGGCTGCCTACAGTTTCTACGCCATTGGCTCCAGCATTGCTATAACTATCCCCCTGCCTTCCATTATCAGCTGTAACTATACCATCATCTAGACAACCTAAACCGTAAGCTATATTATTATGGTAAGCAACCGAGGCCGGCTGTAAACTGTATGTTATAACATGCATATGATTATGGCCGTACAAATCAACTTGCCACCCTATATCTAAACAACTAGCTATATTAAACTCAAAAGTATCTTCAAGCTCTTTTCCTGACAAATAAGCAGTATTTATATTAACCCTATTACCAAGATCTATATCTAATAAAGCCCCAGTCTGTCGCCTATCACCACGAGCATAAATACAAAATCCTAAAATGCCTGGAGTATTTAAAGGGCCAGGATCAAAATTACCAAAAACTGGCACTGAAGTAGTCATTAAAAATTTAGTATATTGATCAACGTTGGACAACTGATAAGACAACCCTTCGTCAAAAGCAGCTTTATATCTAGCAATACCTACAGATATATTAAACCCAAACATCCTACCTTTCATTGGATAACGTAAATCTGTATAACTTCCTATTGTAAATTTAGTTGGAGTAGTAGTCTGAGTAATATTTATTACTGCCCTCTCTATAACTATCTTACCATCAACAAAAATCCTAAACTTATTTAATTCATTATCATTAACAACGGCGACATGGTGCCATGTATTTATTGAAAACTTATTAGAAACACTAAGAACTATACTACCCCCATTACACTGCCAAGCTAAATCACCAGAAGAGTTTAAGTATAGCAAATACTGATAACCTGTGGATGTGCTCCAATCGTAAGAAGTACCACCATAACCAAAAAGACCATTATTATTCCTATGTACATAAACTTTAGCCCAAAACTCCACAGTAAAATTACTATTTTTAAAACTAAAATCAGAATGAGCGGCAATACTAGAATAATCACTAGTTCCATCAAAATTTAAACAATACTGTATATTTTCCGCACTTCCTAATGTATCAACCACAACACTTGTATCATAGTTAAGAGTCAAACTATGTGCAGTATTAGCAGCATTTATTACCTCTCGTGAAAATGACCTATCATAAGGCCTTCCATCAAACTGGTAATATGTAGCATTTGGCTTTCTAAAATATGAGCTATATGGAACAGTTGGATTTATATTATATAACCCAATAACATCTCCTTTATCGACTAGCTCATTGCAGTCTATTCTATACGTAACATGCCTAGTAGTATAAACAGCATCTATCGACGATACAATTAGAAATTCCTTTATTACTGTGAAAGTTCCATTTTTCAACGGTCTGATTATATAAACAAGTACCTCGTCACCAGAAACAACAGTACCATTAACATATATCTTTGTCAACCTACCGCTATCACTTATTGGATGTGACATGTCTACAATAGTTTGGCCGTTATTATATAACTGATCATAAGTATCAATATCAGTATGAGTTCCTTCTCCTATATTTGCCGTAGTAGATTCCTCAAAATCACGTCTTCCACCTTCAACTACATATTGCGCCGGGTTTAAATAAAAAACAGGGTAGTCTAGATCCATAGCAAGTTTATTTATCTCAAAAGCTTGTAGTTTTCTAGAAGCAGCGTAATCAAAACCAGAAGCTGGATCTATTCCTGACTCCTTTATTGATATATCAATTCCATCTGAATCAAAAAAACCAAGAGTTTCCGCTGCGGGGTTATCTCTTACTACAACTAATGAGTCAGCCCTACTGCTCCCAGATATAATCTTTATGGTATTGAACTCAGTAAATTCTACCTCAGAATAAGCATAGCCTCCTATGCTTATTTTACTGAGTGCATTAGATATTTTTTTAGCAATATCAGCGCCACTTATATTATTATTTGTCCCCAACCTAACTATTTCATCACCATACCCATTTATATTGACAAGTAGAGCATCATTAACATCAGAAACAGTTGAGTAAAAACCCATACCTATTCCAGACTCACAGTACCCTTTCTGGCCTACTCCTGGACAATTGTGTACATAACTTTCATAGTAAGAACATGAGGTATTAGTACAGGAAAAAGAATCTTTTGAACTGACTTTTATATATTTGATAGCAAAACTGTCTTTGTTCCTACCATCTATAAAAGGATAAACCCTAATATTGTTTATGTTGCCCTGCCAAAATGATGCTGGCCCCATATTTATAGTGTATAAATGCCACTTATCATCGTTTATTAAATCAAACTCAAGCTCCTTATTGGAATCCCACACGGTGTCAGCCACAGTAATCCACCTAACTTTACCTTTAGTTGGAAATTTTCCAGCTGACGAATTAGCCTCATGCACAGTAAGTTTCATCATTATATATATTAAATAAAAATCCTCTGCCGGAAGGTATGAAAAAACATCAGATCTTCCTATATAACACTCTCTTTCGTAAGATGAACCAAACAAAATACCAGACCAACAACCATACATATATATATTATCATACATGGTCCAACCATCAACATTACCATTGCTGTTGAAATTAGTAGTAAACCCATCCAAAGAATCATATCTACATAAAGACGAATTCTTTATAGACCTGGCTTTTTTTAGATAATTATATGACACCGTAGTTCCTCAACTTGCAGAGTTTAATTACATCCACCAAACAGTTACCACCACCATCATAACCACTACACTTTCCACAAAAAACTAAACCGTTGTCTGGGTCTATCTTACTAAGCACAGTACTTCTAAGTAACTGGTTCTTTTTAATCTCTATTGCTTTACTTCTTAGAACAGAACTAGTTTTAGTTTCTATATCTTTTAGAGTCATTTTTATTTTTTCTCCACAACTCAAACAAGCATATACCATATAATCAGGGTATTCGTCTATATTAATACCTTTACTAGTATTAACAAACTTAGATTTCTCTATATATTCAAAAACCGTGTGCATTTGGTCAAGTACTATATCTAGTTTTCCACATTTATTACATTCTAGTTTAAACATTATACCTACCTAGTATTATAGATTCCATAGTAACCAACCACCGTTTGAAGGATCAGTTCCTGTCCACATACCGCCATACACTAAATAATTGTACCAATTCCTATTAAAGTCTGACGCCCAGCCCTCACTGGATGTAGGAAAATGTAACATAGCATATGGAGCAGAAGGTAGAATTAAATCAGTAAGGTCTGTAGAAAAAACCTCATATCTAGTTTCTCTATCATAAACTTTACTATACTCACTTACCCAATATGCCATATCTCCCCTACGGCCTTCATATATTATATGACTTCCTGTTTGCTCATACCCACGTTCTGACATTGGACCTCCTGCCTCTGTTACCCATGTACCAAAACCCAAAATATGCTCCTGGTCAGTAACGTAGTCCCGTATTAATAATCCTTGATATTCCTCATCTGGTAGTAATCCTTTTTCTTTAAGATCATTAATCATAGTATCTGCTGATGGCACAGAGTCTGCTGTAACTGCAGTATATACATACATAAAAGGTCGATCTTCTAACCAGCAAGCAATCATCATAGTTGGATTATATGATACTGGAAGAAAACTATGACCTGGTGCACTATACCTATCGGGGGTATTTAAAGAAGCAAGTCTCATAAATAATGTATTTTCAAACTCACAGTTACCACCTATACCCAAGTATAGACCTTTGCTCCTAAATATATCCTTCAACGGAGCCGGTATTTCGTTTTTGGCACTAAAATAAGAGGCACCTTCATTGTACAAATCGTTAAACCACTCAAACTGTTTAGCTTCCATCCTGCTTATTGGTGGCGACAGCCTAGTAAACTCTTTTTCAACAGGAAGCGCTATCCTACCTCTACACTTATTCATACTTTTAAATGCAACCTCAGAACCAGTAACTACTTCTCCATTTATATTAAGTAGTCCTAAGCGAGAATCCATCTGCCTAGCAATTGAAACGTCGTCTACAGGTTTGTGAAAATAACTAATTTCTGCTGGGCCTTGTGGTGGAAAATTTCCGCATCCTCCGTGAGATACATAGTATTTTCGTTCATATGTTTCTATAGTTTCTTCAGCATTTACAAAAATAGCCTCGTATAAAGATATTCCTGATATCTCAAATACACTATTATAAGTAATTTCCTTATTATCTATAACTTTATATAGTTCCTCATCTAATACTTCCTGTTTAAAAACTATAGATAATTTTGTACTTCCTAAAATTAAATAATCCCTGGTTACATCTATATTATATGTCCTAGTTTGTTTAACCGCAGTTTGGCTATTAAAATCAGAGAACTCTATATCTGGCTCACTATATATCTTAACCCAATTACTATCAGAATTATCAGCTGAAATAAATATATCAAACGCTGGCCAATGATATAAAGTATCTACCCTTTTTTCATATCCACCGGCCTCGTTTAAAACTGGCGGTTCTCCCTGTTTATACCCAAACATACAAGTAATTTTAACTCTTGTTATTGTTTTTTGTTTATTGTCAAACTCGTATGACATTAGTAACGTGTCATCTGTATACATTAGTTCTCCAACACCTATTAATGCGTTCAAAACTAAATCATTTAGTATTTCATCTGGGCCAACGTAAACATTAAACTGATTTACATAAACCATAGATATTGGCAGATAAGTAAAAAGGCTTGGTATCAATTCTATGTGTAAACCCCTATTATAGTAGGTATCAATTACAGTGTTAACCTGCGTTCCTGTATCTGGATCTACTACTACTGGCCCATCAAGCTCTATTTTATTATCATCCAAAGTTGCTGATGTACCTTCACTAGTATACAGATTAGCGGAATACACTCCAGCAACAAGCCCGTTAGAAAATGAATAGGTTTTAGTATCAGAATCATGCCAAACAACCACACTAGCCCCACCTCCAGGAGGTGACACTTGGTTTCTTATCTCATCGTATACCCCACCCCCAGAACTATCAGGAAGCTCATCCATAGAAACACCGTTAGCCAACCTTTCGTAATTAGGCGGATCATTTGGATCAGCCCAAAGACCAGAATATATATCAAAATACTTTTCTGCTCCGTTGTCCAATTTAACTGCGGCCAATGTGGTGTAAACACCAGTGTGTTCATCTTTTATTGGAGCAATAAACCGTATAATGTGTGTACCCTCATTGCATACTATAGTAACCTCTCGTAAAAGCCTATCATGTTTATACTCTGGCTGCTTTATAAAAAAACAATAAAATTTACCTTTAATTGAACCACCATAGTTTTTAAATGGGCCAATTATATTTGAAGACTCGTCCAAGGCACTTTCCATTAAAACACCCAAAGAAATATCAGAATTACGCTTAAGTTCTTTATACTGTTCCCTCCAGGCCCAATGTATAGTTCTATCTGTATTATTTGGGTAAGGCAAAAACTCATACCATGGGTTTGCCTTTGTTCTGTAATCCCCATTACCCTCAGGATAAATAGTTAGCTTGTCGCCATAACTTCTAAATACTTGATCAAATGTAAATCTGCTTACTGGGTCCAATGTTTCATTCAATAATATGTTTTCGACTGTAGAATTAAAAAACATAAAAGCAAACGGATTTATAGGTTTAGGTCCCCAAGCGCTTGTATAATTAATGAACGTGTCCGGCTCTGTATTGGTTAGATTCAAGTCAGTAAAGTACATCGGCACAGGCATCCACTTCCATTCTAACCTTACAGTACTTATATCTATTTGTGGGTATTGTATACGATCCATAGATCTAAAACTTCTTAAAAACGGTCTAGAGGCATTCCCAAAAGGTGGTAATAATTCAGTATCACTTATGTTTTTTTGCCAACCAAGTATCCAAGGCGCATTTCTCCAAGTAGATAGCATTAAAGGATCACACCCGCTTCTAATAAAACCATAACCATCAAAAATATTACCGCTGTGTCTATGCTGATTATATGTTTTTAGACCACAAGGACATCCAACTGTAATTAGACAAAAGTCATCCTCAAAACCATAATGATCGTTTGGTCCTAACATCCTAAGGTCATGCTGGCCATGCTCGTACTTACCCTCCCCGTTTGGTAAAAAATTAGGCATAACATCAAAAGCCGCAGCTGTTCCTTGTGTTACATTCTCATAAAACTGGTAAGCTTCGCAGTTATTATAAGGCCACCACATAGGCCCAATTTCAGGATTACCATTAACATCATAATATTTTGGATCAATGTTAATTCTTAATGTATGATCACCACATCGCGGCTGAAACCTTTTTTCCGATAAATCTCCGGCAGCAACCTCACTGTATCCCTCTGGAAATTCCGTACAACTACAATTTGGCATATTATAGTAAGTTTTATAGTACGCTTTCCAATCGTATTTTATTTCTACAGACGGGGCCAACGGCTGCCTTACCCAAGTCACCATCTTAGTTTTGGTTATTCCTATAGAACGCCCTGAAGGTCCCCTGAATACCGCAGTCATAGTGGCAGGCCCCATAAACCCAGTATGGCTGTACAAAGGCCCTTGCTGCTCTAGGGCCCCTGTGATACCCACAAGTGTTTGGTTTTCATACTCTATACCTAATCCCTCAGTTGTAAAGAAAGTAGAATCTATAGACGCTTCCTCATCAAAACTTCTTTTCTGATATGTTCTTAGTTTATTAAAGCGTAATATCGATCCATCAAGACAAAATCGCACATACTCATCTAAGTCCTCTGGAAAAACAATAATTTGGTTTGGCATTAAGCTATAATCAGTTCCATCAGCCACAGTGACCATTGTATAATTACTGGTTTCTACAATAGCATCTATGCTTTCAAATGACCATGGAAATACTGCATTATTTATATCTATATGTTTTAATGTAACTACAAGATGTCCGCTCCCAAGCACTTGTATCTCATCGATGTCTGGCATATATAGTTCTTTTTCGCCAACATGAAGTTTGTAAGATAATAATTGTTTAGCATTATCTTCAAAATCACCAAGTAGGTCAGAGTCTACATACTCAATCACTGTATCATTATATATATAATCCACCTCTGTTTCAAAACCAGACCATGCCCTTCCGGCATTTTTGAAAGGCACAAATTCAAACTTTATTCCGCCCGGATCAAAACTATCGCCCAATAGATCATTTTCTTCCTGTATAGAAAAATTAAAACTTTTTTCAAAGTTTGGGCAATGGCCCAACGCTTTATTATCCCCGTATGCTGAAAATTCCTTTTGTAACAGTATCCCTCCAACTACTACTCTTTCAAACGACACTTTACTGTATTCCCACAATCCGTTAATAATAGCAAAAGCAACAACCTCGTTATCCCCAGGATATATAGGAACATCTAATATAAAAGTATTACCTTGTTTACCATTTACGTTTAATCTCATTTTTTCTGGAGATAGTACTCTGAGCAGATTTAATATACTACTCAATCTAGAATAAAAAGCATCGTAGTTATTTCCTAGAACTAACTTTACATCTAACATACTATCCCTTTCAAAAATCTCCCTGGGAATTACGTATTTTAAATCCGGGTCGTTTATGTTTATTAAATAAACATCAGTTATATCTGGTATAGATCCGTATATAAAAAAACTCTCATTCCATATATCACCATTAGGTAGCGTTTTTGGAACATCCCCCATTATATTTGTAGTCTCTATATAGTTATCACCGTAAGCGTTTATATTAAACCTGTTTCTAATTATAGGAACAATTGGTAAATGATTCAACTCTCTTATAAGTGATGGGTAGTTTGGAGGACCATTTACAACAGGAATTCCTGCCGTCAAAACCATATGATCATAACCTATGGTAAATGGATCAAAGTTTTCTATATAAACTCTAGTGGCCGGAATTTTATATACCTTACTGCCTCTGTCGTCAATAGTAGTATCAATATCCCCTTCCCAAGAATATATATTACCGTCATCATAAAACAAGGATTTAAAGTTCTTTTCGTCCCATGTCTCCATTCTTAGATAGTATCTAAGTTCCTGTATTTGCTCTGCAAGTATTTTATCACCGGGCTTAAGATATTCGTTTATACAGTATCTCCAACAAATCCCTGTATATTTAGGGCACATATCATTACAGCCATTACATTTATGCTGTACCAGATTATTAGAATCTTTACCTGTTTTATATGGATCTACCACAGAGTTCTCATTTGTACATTTACTATCAAAACTTAATATTTCTCCAACATCATCCAATTCAAACAAAACAGGGCTACCGTCCCACCATAAACAGGTAGAAAATTTAGCCCTAATATTAAGTACCTCATATACTATAGGAAGTATATAAACTAGCCCTTCTCCATCTACAAAACAAGATTCAGTGGCAGCTGAAGTATCTATGTTATCATAAGAAATATTCCTAGGAGAATACCCAGAACAAGTAACAGAAGTTCCATTTGAATCACATTGCCCGTCATTGTATTCACTAATATCGTAAAAAGACCAGTACTTTCCTTCTACCTGACTAAGATTACCTTCTGGGCCATGATTATATAGTGGTGTAGTTTGTTGTTCAGGATCAGATGTTTCTACAACAGAAACCCATTTTCTACCTGTTTTTTTATTACAAATGTGAGTCTTGGGGTTTGGTAAAATACATTTTGGTAGGTAAATATCTTCATCACTATCTTCGGGCCAAGTAAATTTATTGCATGTTAGTGATGTGCCTATTAAATTACAATAAGGATAGTTAGAGGCTCTTTCTTTTTGAACCACTTGGCCTGGGCCTTCTATATCATTTTCTCCCTCCCAAGTACATATAGTACTAACCGAAGCCCAGTAAACACAAACACGCGGGTCCTTCTCTTGCCAATACTTGCATGTATTGTATACAATAGTCATTATTTATTATCTTGAACTTTAGTTGTAAATTGTCCTGTAAGCTCATCTACTATATAATGAACTTTGGTCGCTCCTTCGTAGAACCCAATAGTTCTTTGTTCTACTTGAAAAGACTCTTCTATACCAGGAACCATTGACGCTCTATTTTGAACAAAATAGGCTTGTTTGTTAGGTAGGTTCCAAATTCTACCGTCGTACAAGAGAGATAGGCAAATTATGTCTTTCTTTGGTACTTTTTTCCACTCCATTTGCGTTTCTTTGATAATTGTTCCGTCCTTTAGCTCTGCCTGCCACCCTCTACGCATGTTGTAGCTCCTTATTATACTTAACAAATTTCATGTTACCACAATCCCAAATACGGTTATACCCTTGGGACTTACGAATTTCCCATTCAGTTTGATCTTTTGGATCAGTTTGGGTTTTTCTTAAAGCAAATCTATGAATTCTATTAGAAGAATCTCTATCTAAATACCAGTAATTAGGTTTAGTGTTTCCTACAAAGTCAAACCCTATCTTTTCATATAGATTTCCGTCAGACCATCTTCTATCGGCGTAGGAAAAAAGTTCTTTCCACTCGTAGTTGCGCTCGAAATACTTTAGTAATTTAGAAGCTATTCCAATAACATTATGATTTATTTTAGAACAAAACCTAGATAATTCCAATACCCCATTTTTATCCTTTAAATTTCCCTTCGAACGCAATGGCTTAGTAAATGTCATAACCGACACCAGCAAATCATTATAAAAAGCACCTAAACAAATTGATGCATTTACATAGCCTTGAATATGATTATCCAAACAAAAAACTTTAGCTTCTCTAGAAGTAATGGGTTTTATACTACATTTTCTTCCATATATTCTAATAAAAAAATCTCTAGATAAAATACTACCTAACCTTGACAATAGTATATCTTTCTTGTTATTAAGTTCATCACTAAAAACAGTTATTAATCTGTAGCCTTTTTCTAGGCACATATTTAACTTGTTTAAGTGATAATTTTTATCTTTTCCATTTAATTCGGAATGCCAATAAAGTCCGCAATATTCGATAGCTATCTTTTTTTCTGGAATTACTATATCTAGTTCTTTTGGATAACATATGGTTCTATTACGACACTCAATGTTAGTAATATTAGAAGTTATATAATTAATCAAATAATCTTCTTCGTCTGATACGCCATTACCACATCTTGGACATCTAGAACCATTATGATTCCAATTGTCCAAAGTAACAGTATAATTGTGCTTATTCGGACAAATCAAAGACAATGGACTTTGGCAACCAACATAATCTTTAGAGATAAGAGTATAACCACTTAAAGAAAAACTATGCGCTAAGTCATTAATATCTTTTTTTACATTACCAAAACAATGGTAACATCTCCTTCCTCGTAACCAAGAACTCAGACATATACTGTGTTTATGCCCTTTTGGGCATATAAAATCTAGTAAAGTTTTATTATTTATATATTTATTTGATAATAACTCATACCCATCTTTACTGAATAACTCTTTTATTTGTTCTATAGTGTATATAGGCCTACCATTACAATAAGGACATCTAGATTTCTTACTATTCCAGTCAGCCCAGCTTATTTTGTGTATGTGCCCTTTAGGACATAAATAATCAAGTTTATTTTTACTATTTATATATTCCTTTGAAAGTAATCTATACCCTTCCACATCAAAAGCTTTTCTTATCTGCTCTATATTTAACTTACCGTTTCCTTTACAAAAAGCACATCTGTGTCCCCTACTAAAATCCATCCACGATAAATTATGTATGTGTCCATTACCACATTTATATTTTAGTTTTGATTTACAAGCTATATAATGATCAGTTATTAAATCATACCCTGCTTTATCAAATTCAGATTTGATAAAGTCATATGTTAATTTTATACCCATTCTATCCTCCTACTTGAGTTTAAAAATAAAGAAGTTAGACAAAACAAAGTAGTGCTTTGTCAGAAGGCGTCCCTTCTGTCCTCCTTATATGTCATATTGTTTATACCATAAGCACTAGCTGTACAAAAGTCAACATTATATAAAAAATTATATAAAACTATTAACTATAGTCGAAGTATAAACGACTATTCACTGAAGAATTTGCCCCGGTCTCAGCCGAACCCAATCTGATATTCATCCAAATAGGGTCACTTATTAACCCTGTACTTCCAACAGTTTGAGAATCGTCAGCTGTAGATACCTCGGCCAAGTTGGCTTTAGTTGAATATAAATATGCTGGAGGAGTGTCGCTATCAATATCCTGAGCTGTAACATTCGGATACCACTCAGTAGCTGCATTAGTTCCAGTACCTGCTGTATTAGCAGGACCAACAGTACCAAAGCGAAAGAAGGTATCACTATTTCCTTCATTGTGGTGATTAAAAGTACCGTGAGACTGTAGTCCAAACTTAACTGTAGAAACTTCTACTGCCCCAGACTCTACCTCAAACATTACGCACTTAACATCGCTTTCAGTACTAACAGTAACATTTCCATAGTTCAAACTAGTTATATTATAACCACTTGGTTTAGGAGCAGAGCATATTACATAAAATTGATCTCCTGCTGATAAATTGTCACCACCACCTGTAGGATTAAATTTAATCTGTAAACCCCTAAGCCCAAACTGAGTAAAAGACCCAGAGCTGGTTGTACCTACAGAGCTACTATCATCGCCTCTATCTGAACTCCAAGCATATTGAGCAGTCCCAGCAGCACCAGTAACATTGGTACCGTCTGTATAGTCTGGTTTATAACATTGAATAGTCCAAGCCGGAGAAGCAGATGAAAATACTGCATCTGAGAATTTTACCATTAGCCCCTTGGTGCCTACATTATACCAATGATTTACATATAACAGCTCAACAGAAGCTGTAGAATCATCCACAGAACCACCTGTAGTCCATGTCATAGTAGGAACATTTCCTGTACCAGCCCCCATGGTTGAACCATTAGCTATGTTTATAACTATTGTATAAAGAATGTCAGCAGTTGCTGTAAATAAACCACCAGTAGTCATAGTTCCATCATAGGTATTAGAACCACCCTTAGTAGGAGTAGCAATTCCCCTCACAGCACCATTATCATTTGTAATTACTATTTTATAAGTTTCGTCTAAAAACCCATAGTATGTTCCAGAAACAGTAACATCGCCACTAAAGCCGTTAGGAGCCCCTGTAGTCTTATTTACAGTTCCTCCTTCCTCTACCTTGGTACCGAACCCTAGGGTCGTGTGAGCGCTATTTGTGCCCGAAACAACCACTACTGTTGATGACGACCCCAAAGTTCCTGAATAAATTTTAAATCTATTACCGTAGTTATTACCACTGGTTCTATCGTAAGCAGATTCCCACTTACAAACTGCATTATCGTATCCCTCATCAGCCTTCCCGAGATTATGCAATTTTTCAGTTATATCTTTTGCTATAAATCTGGGATCCAAAGCAGACCCAGAATATAACGTTATATATGGAGCAGAATCCCCATCTATACTTAGATATAATCTATTTGTAGTAGGACCTATGTCAAAAGTATCCCCAACACTAGCAGTACCTATGGAATACCCATTTGTACCTACGCAACCGGCACCATTTCCATCCCCTGCCACACCTGCTGCAGACGGCGAATAGGATACCCAACGAGTTATAGCAGCACACATATTAAATACCTCCTAAATTATAAAATACTAAAAATTGATCTTCAATACCCTACTTATAATATGGTTAAATAATTAATTGTCAGGGTCCTCAATAATAAATTCATACTCAAATGGGGCTAATTCGTTACCTGCAAAATCTTTTACTCCTTCTACTGTTACTTTAAAAGTCCTTCCATAGAAGTAATAAGTACTTTGTGGATAGATTGTAGCGCCCAAATCTTTACTAATTACTGGTTGTATGGTAGCCCCTAAATTAACAGCCTCTAAATCCCTAGTAGTAAAATAAAAAGCGGCAGTATTACTATTAGGACAAAAAGCCAAATTACTAGCCCTAGACCAAACTGCAATTTCTTTATTTGCACCCCAATCAACTACATCACTAAAGGCTACGTCATAACCGCGCAATAAATAGTAGTCTCTTTCTCTACTATCCCCAACTACATTTTCAATATGAGCTGTATATACCAACGTGTCTTTACTATAAAAATCATCTATTGGATCATAAGACATTCTGTAGCCGTTATTTATACTAGAAAAAATAACAGGAACCCTTTGTCCATCTACAGCAAAATAACTATCATCTGTATTTATATTCCACAAACAATCAACTATATCAACCCAAGCAGTAGCACTTGTTGTAGTAAATTCCTCTACATCTAAAAAGAAATCACCGAACTCTAAACTCCAAGTCCTTATATCAGTTTTAGTACCACTAACTTCCATTTTAGTAGAATAAAGGTCTGAGTAGGTAGCAATAAAACCACCGCTAGCAGTAAGCACATCTATATTACAATCTAACATACCTGAGGTAGTACAAAAAATATCATTCTGTAACATAAATATATTTTCAGCGCACGAAACTAAATCTATATATATACTACTTACCTTTCCATTTTCAGTTTCTACATCGGTTTGTATAAAATTTAATGACGCCAAAAGACTACTAAATATATCTGTTGGCAAGCTATATCTTATATCATTCCATATGGTTACATCTACATCTGTATTATTTTGAAAACTTAAAGCACCTATATAAAACCTAATAAAATTTATAACATCTATAGAATTGTCTTTAGCCTGAAGTTTTGAAAAAACAACCCTTAAATCTTCTAGACTTTCTAGTCTACTCCCAACCAAAAACTTAACTAGCATACTATCATAATAGCTGGTACCAAAGTTGGTTTTAAAAAAGTTAATTATGTCACTAATGCTTCCTGTGCTTAAAGATGTATTAAACTCATTTACAATATCATCTGTATTATCATTAAACATTCCTGGAAAAACACCAGTAGGACCAATAGTAGCCTCAACCTGTACCTCGTCTGTTCCAGAAACAGAACTATTAATCACTACCGTTATTGGTATTTTGCTACTTCCAGAATAAGAAGTACCAACAATACATACAGTAGGTAGTAATGCCCTCCAATCAGTCATAGGCGTATTTCAGCCCTCTTTATGTATATTGATAATGTAATGTTGTTACAAAATCATAATTTCCAGCAGTAAATGAATCATCCATATCAGCCAACCTGGGCAAAAAAAGTAAGTAATCGCCTATCTCACTCCCAGTAACTCCTCCGTTTGCCACGTATGTTAAATCGAAATCCCCATAATAACTATCATTACCCTTCAAAACCAAATCAAAACCAGGAGGATGTATAAATAAGTTTGTACCATATACACTAGAACTTGTCCCAGCCTTTGGTACTTGTTTTGTTCCACCTTTAGACCTATAAGCTAAACAAGTAGCTCTGTAGTGCTCCTCATCTAATATTTTATTACTTGTAGTAGAATGAGTATCGTCATCCCAAGCAGTTAGTCTACAGCTGTATGCTTCGCCATTAGTTACTTCGTATATAACTGAATTTGAAGCGTGGGCAAAAACGCTGCTATTATTGTCAGAAGAACTGTATTTCCAAGTATACAAGGAGTCTGACCCACTTACAGTAGTAGTACTACCACTTATTGTTGCTGTTCCTACAGAACCACTAATTGTTATATTGTATCTGTTGTATGTAGTTCCTTCAATAGAAACTGTACCTGAAGCTGTAGCCGCAGTTATAATTCCTCTATTATCTTTATCGTGATATATGATTTGGTTTGTCTCTGTTGGTACTATATATAAAGAAATACCGCTAAAAGTAGTATCTGTTCCAAAAGTAAACGTTGGGTTGTATAAATATAGTTGTGAAAAATAAGTTCCTTGTATGGTTGGCGCGTTCTGATTCCATTGAAATCTATACATAAAATCAACAGCCTCATACCAGGTACCTATGTATGCACTACCTGGTAATATATGTGATCTTGTCCCAGCAGCAGCAGGGCTGCTTATATTTGGGCTTGTAAATACTATTTTAGAAATATCTTTATAAGCAGAACCACCAGAGTTCCATAGTTTTTTAGTTATAGTAACAGCCATTACTTATCTCCTTTAGGCAGCCGCCATTTTCCAATACGGCGATTCTAAAACTTTATCATCCTTTGAAAGTATAACATCTCCTATATTATGTTTAGACACATTATCCTGTTTCAATATTATTTTATAATTGAATACCTCATTATCTCCTAACCCTTTTATATTGACAGCGTGAAATAATTTGTCATCGTTTTGTATACTCTGTGAAACTTCAACTAAATGCATATAAGCTTTAAACTTTGGAATAGTTATTATATGGCCAGTGGACAGTTTATAATGAAGAACGGTAATTCCCTCTCTTAAATCTGCCCAACCTGTATCAAAAAGATTATTTCCTTCTACAACAGTACCATCTGCGTATTCTGCTATAAAAAAACACTTATAAGGATTTACCATCCTTACAGTATTATGCCCACCGAAAATGTTCCCACTTACAGCGTCTAAATCTTTAATATTTTTTAGTTCTGACATAAAATATACCCTTAAATATATAAATATCTAAATGATATTACTGGTTGATTATACATTAACGGAGCAGAGGATGGTAATTCTACATATATGTTAAAGTACAGCATTTGGTTAGTAGCACTATCAGCATCTATAAGTCTTACCCTACTATCATATCCTGAAAGATAAGCGGAACGAGTACCTGAAGAACTAGCTGCTCCGTAAGTCACACCATTCCAACCAGCCGAGGGGGCTCCTTCTGTGCATCTTACTGCCGAAATCATGGAGTGAGAGAAATCTACAGTTCCAGAAAGTACTGGAAGGTCTGTAGTACTAAAACTATTATCGTCCCACGCCTCAAGATATAGACTTGAACTTATAAAACCGTCTATATAAACGCCAAAAACGTACCTGTTGGTGTTTTTACCGGCATTGGGTACGTTAGTCATAATATTATCAGTTGTCGATTCTATGTACGTTTGCGGGATAACTAGAGTACCTTCAGATGGGCGCATGGTGGCTTCTCTACTTCCGAACGAAGCAGTAGGTGTTGGTAGAAATTGATTTATACCACCACCAGTAAATACTAAACTATCAGGATCTAACCCTGAAACAGTTGTAGTTTTTATGTACTTCCAATCCCCAACCTCTTCACCAGAACCTGAATATGGTGTATCAGAAGACCCACTATTAAATAAAAAGTATAAATTTGGAACACTCACTATTTACCCCCTCCGCATTCTGTACATTATCTTAATTTATAAAACCTTCTACTATCTGTAGGTTAGATTATTGTAACCTATACACAATAGGAACTATGGTAACTATCCTTTCTTTACCTCCTATAGTAACCTCTATACTTTCAGAAACTCCGTCCCCAACACCATACACCTGAAAACTTATATTGCTTGTATTTCTAGGTAGGGCTTCTACACATCTTCCAGGACTAAAATTAGAATCATTAAACCAAGGAGCTGTACTTTCAGAACAATAAAATCTCCAAGTATCTAAAAGAGTGTTATTATATTCTGATTTGTCTCCTACTTTAACTTCTACTGAAACAATGTCTTCAAAATCAAAACTTTTAGGCGGAGTGTATACTACATTATAATTATTAGTATTGATTTTAGTAACAGTAGGAAAAACTCTCTTGTAATTTACTTGCATCTCAAATGAATCTATGTCTATTCCTGAACCTATATCTATTATATCAAATGATATAATTGTGTCTATACCAACACTATACTCTTCTCTTGCTGGGTATATATTATTCAATGCTGGGGCTCTAAAATCAGGAACCAGCATAAACCAATAGTCTAGTATTATCTTATTTGGTATTACAACAGTGTCATATACTTCCATTTGAACATATACAATTCCATTATTGTGAAAATAAATACCAGACTCTGGGTACCACTGAAACTCTAAACCATTTAACCCTCCGCCAGCATCAAAAATAGTTATAGTCCCATTAGAAGTTATATCTCTCCATTCCTCTTTATCATCATAATAATACTCTTTTATTTTTATTACCAAACTATCCGGATTAAGACTAGCGGCAAAAGGTCTTAATCTGAGCCAAATATCTGTGTCTAGTGGATTTTTCTCTGACCAAAAAGAAGGCCTTGCCTCTTGTACAAAAGTAAATTGGTCTACAGTGACCGAGTCTTTATGCCCTGATGTATAATGCCTACTTATATAGGTTTGGCTTACTGGAGCTTGGCTAGTAACTACTGCTTTCTGTGTTATATTTCCCAAATTATTTACTGTCTTCTTACTAGTAATATACGTCGGTATCAGTATACTTCCTCCTGTTACCGTTCTACCAGTAGCGCTATGCAAGTAAGGAATATAAGCCTGTTTTATTATTTTACCATCACCAGCACTTTGTGCTATACCGACGTGCCCTCCAGGAAATTTAAATTGAGTATAAGCACTAAGAAGATTATTTATAGTAGGAGTTTCTTTAATTTGTTTACAGTATAGTGTGGAAGGAAAACTAACTACTTTTTGTTTTATAAAAGAAGTACCAACCAGCCCTGAAAAATTAGCTTTGGATATTATAATTTTTTTACACCAAACGTACTGACTACCAGTACTTGAACTAGAGCCATCTGATCTAACTGATATAGTCACATTACCATCATAAATATATGAGGTATAAGTTATTTCGGCGCGGCCATTAATATCAGAAACCTCATGCCCATCTGTAGGAGTAAAATAAGCACCAGCATCACCTTGTTTATAAAAATTAATATTTTTATTAGAAAGAGTTACCCCAAACTGGTCCCTTACAGTAGCTACTAAATTTACAGTATCCTGTCTGGTAACTGTCGCAGATGGAGCTATGTCTAGTGACACACTGAAACTATAAGGCAACAATGCATCCTCTTGATAATTATAATTACTCCAAGTGTATTTAGTATAAGAGTCTAAAGTATCTCCTTTTCTGGTTGTGGCTGATTGTAACCTATAGATAGTATAACCGTCAAAATCTATATCATAAACAGTTAATATGCTCTTATCATCTACATCAACTACTTGAAATATTTGTGACTTAATTATCTCGTAGTCACTTATATCTACTGTTAACATATTTATTTTATTAACAAAAGATAATGCTGCGTAGGTGTTATTCCATTTGGCAGCTATAACATCCGTATAAACACCACCATCATCATACCCTATTGTACTAAAATAGTTTTTAATATCCAGTTTATATATTCTCCCGCCAGTTGGTGTAAAAACTGCGGTAATGGTATTATACACCCCTAAATTACTAAATAAATAGGCGCCCTTAAATATAGTTACAGGATCACCTTGTACGTATTCATACTTAGTAGGTATATATGAATCAGTTGTTCTTATTTCTATGGTTTTATCATCAACAACATCTTGTACATAAACATATTCTACCGCGCCAATGTTATCATTATCTGTACTAGGTCCTATCATTATAACATCATATTTTGCTAAACCACTAGTTGTAGTTATATCAACAAAACTGGTATTTTTAGATACATGCCAATCCAGTTCTATCTTTATAGTCTCTATGGCAAAAGCTTTACTATTAAACGGTGTAGTAGAATCAAATGCCCCAGTTTTAGTATAAACTTCACTTAACTCCAGCCGAAAACTCTCCTGATTAAGTATCCATTTTCTTATAATACACTCATCTGAATAATTATCTGGATAACCAGTTTTTCTAACCCTCTCCAGTGTATAGAAAGGAAGTCCAGTGTAGAACCCATTCTGATTGTAAGGTCCTACATACTGTATTGCTACTGGTTTATTATATGGGTAGGTACTAGAATGACTATCTACGTGAAGTGTGTCGGCTGGATAAAAATCGTATGTACGTATTAAGCTACCAGTACTACTTTTAACTCTTAAAACAGCCTGCGTAGAAGAGGTATCTATACTACAGAAAGTTCCAGCTTGCGGTCCTATACAGAAATTTGGATAAGCTACTTGTATGTTTTCATAAGACATAGTATACCTTTAGTAGTACTGAGTAGCAGTAACTTCTATAGTAACGTGTTTAGGAGCAACTCCGGCCCTATAATTATTTGTAGCAACACCGTCCAACCAGGTATATACTTTACTTTGCGTCATATATCCTACATCATCGTTGTCTGTACAAGAAACTGCAGCATAATATAAAGGAATAGCATACTGGTCATTTACTATGGTCCTAACCTCTGCGATATTAAAACCGTTTGCTGGAAGTATTGCTGGTGTAATATCAGCAGTAACAGAGTCTATATAATTTCTTATAGGAGAAACTTGATAATTATATGTTGTCCAGCTATTGTCAGTTCCAAAATACATTGCTTCTATTTGTAATCTGAACAGGCTATTTCCAATCACAACCATATCATATACCTGTATAATAGTGGAATTATTTACCCTTATATTATCTATGGTCATAGAAGTATCTACTGAAACAGAATTTGGATTCAAAAATTTCAACGTATTAGTTTTTATGTAAAGTATGGAAAAGAAAGTTCCTAGTTGTGTATTAGATACCTCGCTAAAAGTACTAGCTACAATATTATCATACTCGCTGTCTTTAATAATAGATAATAACTCACCATTAGGTATTTTATACTTTAATAAAGTTCCAGTACCATCAGATGGACTAAAGTAATTATTAAATATCCACATATTTCTATGTATAATTATTTGATCGCCGGCAGAATATTCATATTCAGTAAAAGTATTAAACCCTACAGATGAGTCAGACAATGTGCCAGTAACGGTCATCTCCTCAAAGTAACCATTGTAGTTTGGTCCCAAAGTAATTACATCTCCTGGTTCTATCTTATCAACATAAGAAATTAAATCCACATATGTAGCATTTCCAGAAGAAGTGGTAGCAAAAGTAGTATTATAATGCTCTATGACAAAAGTATTTGAATCATATCTATAGTATGAATCATTATTAAAAGTATAAGTTTTTAAAAGATTACATAGACTGTTTTGTATAATCCATTTCTTTATTTCTATATTCCAAGTACTAGATGTCCTTTGTAGCGTCCAAAAAAACAAACCATCATACTCTAGACTTACTACTTCTACTCCCAAAGTCACAGTTATTGGGTATGTAAATACTATATCTCCTTTGCTGGTTCTTTGTTCTAAAACATTAGAAGATTCATTAAACACATAAAAATACTTACCATCACTTGTTAGATTCTTTTTTGTAGACCTAATGTTTTCATATGCCATAGTAGTTTAACCACTAAGCTTGATTAACTGTGGCAGTTATAGTTATGCTTCCAGCAGTGGTACCAGATGTATATGACGTTTGTGCCTTTCCATCTGAATCGGTATTAACAGTTAAGTTAAGCGGATCTATATAACCATTAGCATCACTGTCTGTAAAGGTAACTAAACGCCCTACAACAGGTTGTAAAAATTGGTCTTTAACATAAGCAACTATGTCTGCGCTGCTTACCCCATTAGCAGTTAATATCGCAGGATAGGCCGCTAAAGAAATAGAGGACACCAGTGGATTAATGGTAGATAATACGTAGTCAGCACTTTGTAATCTATATATATTTTGATCAACCATAGCCATATCAGAAACAGTTGGTGCTGACCCTGTAGTTTCCATAGTCATAGACCCATAATAATCTAAAGACGAGCCGACGGTATCTATATTTATAAATAGTATATTGTATGATTTAGCAAAACACAGAGTATTTACAGGACCGTAAGTGGCAAAAGAATCAACATTATAAAAAGTAGCTGCATTTATATCTTTATATGCTCCACCAGTATACCTAGTTAAATATGACCCCACGTAAGCATTAAACTTATATAAAGCCCCAGTAGTACTTAAAAGGCCATCATAGTTATTAAACATCCAAATGTTATTGTAAAATTGAGCTAAATCCCCCTCCTCAAAATCATAAGATGTAGGGTCTTCTAGTACTACATAGCCGTCCCCAGAATCAAATACTTGTATTGTTTCAGAGTAGCCATCTGTGTTTGGGCCTAAAGTAATAGTCATACCGCTAAGTATTTTATTCTGATAGCCCGCACCTATTCCTATATTTGTAGCTCCTGCAGTGTAAGTTCCAGTAACAGTGGTATGGTAGTGCTCAACAGAAAAAGCACTAGAATCATAATAATGATTAGCGTCTTGTAAAAACTCAAAAGTATCTTGTAATTTACAAACATAATTATCTATGCGCCATCTACGTATTCTCATACTAGCAGTACCTTTCTCTGTAGTTAAATCCTCTAACGACCAAAAATTTACCCCATCATGCTCTAAGCTAATTATAGGATTTATTAGAACAGTATCTAAAGGGTAACTAAAGGCGGTAGTACCATCGTCAGTTTTTTGTATTAAAATATCAGCCGTATCATCTAGCATATAAAAATAGCTGTCTACAACCGTCATATTTGCTTTAGTAAAACTTATATTAGCCATTATTACTCCTAAACTTTAATTATATCTTTTATGTACTCTTATTTGTGGGTACCAAGAAAGTTTGTACTCATAAGGATCACCTTCAATTGACACTTCGTTTGTTATATCAAAATCCTGAATACTGTTATTTAGTGTAACCTTAATATTAGATAAATCTAAACCTGAGGACGGAACATCATCTTTAATGGTTATAGCTACATTAGTATTTATATCAACTTCACTTCCATCCTGTGGAGAAAAACTGTATACGTATGGGGATGATCTATCCTCCTCTAATGCCTCCCAGTCTATCTGATCACACAATTGACCTATTATCACCTCAACTTCTTTGTTTAGGTTTTCCAAAGTAGTAAGATTTACATACTTAGGAAGTATAACTGAACCGTCAGTCCCAATATGACTAGTGCCTACTTCTAAAAGCCACATATGATCTCCATTAGAGGTAGTAAGCACCAAGGACTTTACTGTTGTATTAAACATAACTACTTTTTTAGAATTTAGTGTATTTTTTACATGAATCCTTGCCATTACGATCCCCTAATAAAACTCTTAAATGCAATTAATCCTTTTTGTTCGTCATAAACAGAAACTAATTTATCACTTAAACCTTTATCTATATTTATAATAATCACCGTTGGTCCTGATTTCATTGTTCTAAAAAAATTAATTATGTTTTGCTTGTCAAAATTACTTTTGAAGTGACTACTCAAATTATAAAAAGTAAAACCTATATTAAAGAAAATTGTAGCTGCTGATTTATTACTAAATAATGTTGGCTGAAAACCAGTAGATTGATGAAACCCACTATTAAACACAACACAAAATAAATTTTTATTTTTACTTGTTGCAGCTTGTAAAAAAATCGACAAATCCCCAGATATTGAATCATCAGTACAACATACAAAAACTCTACTTTTTGTGCACATAGACAACCCTATAGCTAGCGATAGTCCCTCAACAGTATCAAGATACAAAAAAGAAGATTTGTTGAATTTAATAGTTTGGCTGCATAGGTCTTTGCCATAAAAAATAACAATGTCTTCCTTATCTAAACAATCTAGGAATAACTCTACTGATTTAGATAGTCTCATGTCAAAAACCAATTATCTATAAATAAAACTGTAGTAAGTGTATTTTCTAAACCTTCGGCTATTATCGACATAGTATTTTTATAATCCTCATTAAGTTCAAATACAGTTATTCCCAAATCCTTACATTTTTTATAAATAGTCTCCTCAACGCCAAATAGTATTATTAAAACCGGCTGTTTATATTTTATATTAAATCTTGTTAAGTATGGGATTATATCAATAAACAGAGCACTGTCCAACAAAATGGCACCATTTACTCCCCCTAAGCAGGCCCCAGTAACCATACCAACTGCAGCTTCTGGTGTAGTTGCAGGAACATAATGCATAAAGTCGGGGCGCATTTTACTATAAAGAACTTTACTACCAACACATGGTATTCCTGAAAAAAACCTATAGTCCAATACTTTACAAAGGTAATCCAAAAAACCTTTAGCTTTTATCATAAATTACTATAGCCATTAACTGCTGTAGTCTATAGAATTAATTACATTCTTTAGCCCATATCTAATTATCATATCAATATCATTAAACCATGGGGTTGGTACAACCTCAGGATCTTGCTCCCTTAAAATTTGAACCATTGCAGAATTATCTGTAGAATAACTGTTAGCTATACCAGTATAACCATTAGTACCACTTACTGCTACCGTAATATCGTTATTAGTTACATCCAAAGCTGTAAAGTAGTCTTTTTGTCCTAGACTATCTTTAATCATTAAACAATCACCAGCCTGAACACCAGTACCAGCGGCTATACTTAACGTAGCTGTATCTGCGGTATAGCTAGAAGTAATTAAAGCCTCGGCTATGGCCGTACCAGCTAGAGTTTCGCTGTCTACTGGTAAATCAAAACCTAGAATAACAGATGCGTCATTAGTACTTCCAGCAGCAACTTTTACAGAAGACCTGTATGGTCCAGTGTAATATCTGCCTATAGTACCTGAAACTATCCAGAGTTTTCCATTTTTATATTCAACAGATGCGTTTTTATAAGCTAACTGGTACCCTAAGTCCGCAGTAACACAAGTTAGAGCCCTAATCTTTTCTTCCATATCTGATGCTACATCTTCTCCAGTCCTTGATGTACCTCCCTCATTATAGGCCAGTACTATTTCGTAGTAACCATTACCGTCCGAACCGCTAACAGTTGCATCTAAACTTATATTTAGTCTATTATGTGTAGCATCCAAAGCAAACTTTCCAGCTGTTCCAGCAAACCCTGAACTTTTACACCACCCAGCATCAAATTCAGTTATATAAACTTTCTGTATAGCTGTCCTATTGACATTGTCACTATAAGCAGAGGTACTTATTGTGATAACAAACTGCTCATCGCCCTCATAATTTACAGGAACAATTTTCTCCTGATCCACCGTTACCCTCTTTATTGTACCAGGGTATAAATCCACATTTTGGGTATCGACATTAAGCGCCATGCTATTTTTCTCCTTTTAGTTGTATTAAGTCTTATCTATAAAAATATCTTTGTCCTACACTTACACTTGTATAATATTCACAGTTGTCATCTACACAGGTCCAGCCATATACAGATCCAAAGTTTTCCCTTATCATTATTCCTCCAGTATCAACGTGGTCAGATAAGGACCCTGAAACGCTAACATTCATCTTAAAATAGTCAGGATCACCAATAGTAGTATTTCTTATCATATGTATGTCTGCCTGTGTACTATATGGGCACTTTATATGATACACCCTAAAGTCACTAAGTTTAACGTCTGGGTATGTAATATTTTCTATATTAACTTCACATACACTCTGTCCAACTTTAAATTGTGGAAGATTACCGCTAGTAGTGGTACCTACCCTATTCTCCCAACTAACATTGCATTTTTCTACTGGACTCCTAGGCATCATTTACCCCTAAAGTTATACAATACGCCGTCATCTTTAATTAAATATGCTACATAATTAAAGTTAAACTGATGCTTTTCATCTTCGTGGTTCTTAGTATCTATAACTATATAGTCATTGCCATTTAACTTAGGTACACTATTTATGTTCTTGTTTTTAAGAACTACATTATCCAGGTATATCTTACCATCGTTATACCTTACTCCTACCCAGCTAAGTTTAGCTATATAGTAACTAGAAACAAATACTATATACTGACTACTAAAATCTAAATTAATATAGTCTATTTCATTTAATTTATCAACGTTTGATATAACTGGGCCAGATAGATAACAACCTTCTAGTTTAGCTAAACCATCTTGCTCATATATTACTTTTTCCCAATGAACCTCTAACTTATATCTCTCTGAAATAAAAAATTCCTTCACCTGTAATCCCCCATAATTCTTAAAATTAACCTAAATACAAAGGCTGATGTGGAATAGAAGCGCTAGACTGCCCTATTTTACCAGCTTCCTCTAAACCACCGCCACCTATACTAGTAACAATACCATAAGTAGTTGTATCTGCGTTTCCTAAACCTGGAAACCCTGCAGACACACTTCCTTGAGAACCGGTAACTTGTCCGTTCGGAGCTAATACTATACCCATATTAGAGGCATCCCCACTATAGCTACCTTCTGCGGTCCCTTGTAAAACAAAAGTAGGAGCAGAGGTATTTATATAGTCAATACCAACAACCCCAGAATCTACCCATTTTTGAAATGCCCAAGTCTCTGTACCAAAAGCCTGTGGATCTCCTTTACTGTAACTATAAGAGGTAATATACATTCCAACCTCATTAAAATTAACAGAAGTACCACCTACACCACAGGCGCTTGCTGAAATAACAACATCTTTAGTAGCTGTGCTATCATCACAGCTTGTGTTTGGTATAAGATTTACTGAACCAAGTACACCAGCATATGTAGTAACATTCACTGTTAAAATCTTAGTAACTTGCGTTTTGTAGGCACTCCAATTACCTAACTGCCAAAGACGATTGCTATTAACCTGCACTTGCCAACTAATATTCTGAAAACCATCAGTGCCTTCTATATCAACAGTAGTAATACTTCCTAGTATAACCCCCATTTTATTCCTCCAAACTAGTATTTAACCTCTACTTTAATAAAGGTTACATTATTTTCCCTTACATTTTGTATACATATTATAATCACATTTATATCTATCATTACAATCTGTACAGTTTATCCTTTTATAGGTTTCTAATCTAGCTTTAAGTTGTCTTTCTGGCAAATATTTATACCCGCCCAAAACATCATAATTATCTTTACTACTCATTTGACTTATTTCTCTTTTTTTTCTACATCCCCCGCAAGCCATTACTTTCCTCCTCTATACCACTGTTGAAATGAGAGTCACTCTGTTTTCATAAAAATTAGTACTAGGTATTGGTACTAAATCTACCGAAGCTATATAACCCGAAAATACCCTATCAGCTAGATTAATACGATCGTAAGCTTTTAGTGTTGGTGTATTAGATATTATTGTATATGAAACCGTAGCTATACCCATAATATCATAGGATATACTAACTGATGTACAATCCACAAACTCTACTGTAGTCACCGCTACCTCCTATATAGTTACAGGGCTACCAACATTAAAATCAGTAGCCGTAGTTAGCTCATCCTCTTCAACATACTCTGGTGTTTTAATTTGCTTTCCTGAAAAAACATTTCCACCTTTTGCTGGTAATCTACTAAAATTGGCTGAAATAAGATCCCCGCCCTGTCCTCTAAAATCAGCACTTTCTAGTAATCTTTCTGTATACGTATAAGTAACTGTTTCTTTTTTCTCAGCCATAAAAGTATGTAAGTGAAAAGTAACAGCTGTATCAGTTCCGGCTATCGGCATAGGAGCCCCTGCTCGGAGCCTATACTCTACTCCCACAATACCAATCACATCGGGATCATTAAGATTAATAGTCATAACTAAACTCCTTTAAACATCAACTTGGTATAAAAATTCATAATTAGCTATAGGTACCTGACCTGGGGTAGTTTGAATACTAAAACTCTGTAAATAAACAAGACCAGTAATTATATCTAAATCTAACTGCATTAAAACTCCGTTCTGAGGAGACTGGCTATCAGTAACCACAGAAGTGTCTATGGGCCAAGGCCTACCGGTATAAACTAAACCAAAACTATCAGTATGCATTTCCCTTTGATAAATTGAAGCCGGCCCAGAAGAAGCCGATGCTTGCAGCGTCCTATACGTTACACTTTTATCCAAACTCCTTAATGTAACATAAGAACCAACCCCACCCTGTGAGTAAGATTTACCCTCTCCAGCAAAAATAAAATACACTTTATTGTTAACACAATCATACTTTCTTAACCAATTTATAGTCACACCGGCCCTTCCAGCACAATCAGTATGTACTACAGTATTAGCATAGGCAGAAATAGAAACAGAGGCTATAGTAGGACCGACTATTACCTCTGGAGCCCTTCCCCCTATTACAGATGTAGCCAGTGATAAATCAGTAGAACTATTATAGTTTATTGATATAATACCTTCTGGAGCATTAGGTCCTAAATCTAAACTGCCTACTAGATTACAACAATCTATTGGGTTTGTCATCTATGTTTACCTAGCTAGTTTTTATATTTTTATTAAAATAAGTACCATAAGCAGGACCACCTTGTGCCATAGACGAATGATCATGAATAGTAAAATCACCAATCTCTATTACTGCTTTTTTACGTGCTCCTAAAAAATATATCCTATTAGTAACTGCAAAAAGATGAGTGTATTTAACTTCAACTAATTGATTAGGGGTGGCTTCTAGCTTACCGACATCACGGCCACTTTGATGTGGATGCTGGCAAAACCCTCTTATTACCTCAACGTCCACATCATTTATTTTTATTGTACGCACCAAGTCACCGTGCCCAGCTATAATATTATCACCTTCATAATTAGTTATTGGTTGCTGCATTATTATAACATCACCTGGATTGGCGTAGTATTTATAATCTGGAGGCGCTGTAATAAGTTCTTCTATACCATGTAAATTATAAGAATAATTAGTCATACATACCCCCTAACTTATACCAATATTTTCATATGAAAAATTAATTGCTGCAGTTCTTTTTTCTTCCTTTATAGGAACAGGTGCTTGTGGTACATTTATATTATTCATAGGATTACTAGAAGAAGTATTATTACCAAACATATCAGGAACAGCCGGAGAGATTATTATTGTAGGCTCACTGGTAAATTGAAATTTACCAGTCTTTAACCCCTGACTAATAACACCATCAATTTTAACCCACGAATTAAAGGATTTAGTTTGTCTCCTGTTAATTTTTTTACCTTCCAACTCTTGTAACACGTCAGAACCCATTATATTTATTATAACATAGCTAGGATCATCCCAACAAGGATTAATTGTTGTCTTCCTTACATATCCGGTAAAAATTTTAGGTATAACAGAAGCTTGGTTTAGCTTCATCCCCATATAAATAACTATATATCTTTTTATATCATCTATTTTATTCTGTTTAATCTTTACTGACGCATTAAATGTGGAAAATTGGGCCCTACTTTTATTTATATTTATACTTTGTATATAAGGAGTTTCTGCTATAAGACTAGTAGAAAATAATGAATAATTAGATATATCCTCAGTTGTTTCTAATCTAGCCCTTATAGGTATTTGTATTATCTCGCTTGTAGTAGCCATTATTAAATCTCCACTGGATTATTATTTATAGTCACATTAACTTTATCGCCTACCCTTATTAATTCTGGACAACCATTAATTGCTTCTCTAACACCAACCCCATCTATTAAAACCTTGTATGCTATATGATTTCCTACATCCTGTATAACTGTGGCCTCTTTACTTATATTTTCAGTGGCCTTTATGTATACATTACCAACTATATTAGCAAGACCACTACCTTCACCAAGAACCCTAGGCCCTTCATTTACAGAAATGGTATAAGATCCTTGATCAGAGTAACTATAAGTAATATTATTTATTACTCCTCCAGCATAACCTCTGTCCCCTAATTTAGCAGTACAATTGGGTCCGCAAACATAAGTAACCTCAATACCCTCATCTTCTTCTATATACTCATATATAGTCTGCGCCATTTTTTTAATCTCATCTTCCTCAAGAGAAGCCATATTTATGTTAACAGATCTACTACCAGCATCCATATAAGTATATACTTCTTCTACCTCGGTAGCTTCTAGATCTTGTGTTGTGGTAGGATCACTATCTCTAAAGTTTACAGTCTGATCTATTACTTTATTTACTCCAGCATAAGCAACAGCCATTGGAGGGGGAGGATCATCCATAGTTATTGCTGATACCATAGCCTTAGTTTCTATTATTATTCTCCTTGCCCTGCCCTCCTTAGAACCATCATCATGTTCTATTATACCGTTAGGATCTGTAACAACAAGACAATCTGTATCGAGATCTACAACAGCATATACCTGGTCCACTAGAATAGCAGACTGGGAATTTAGTGGTAAAATTGCACCTTTCCCCGTTATTAGATTTCTATAGGCATCTACGTTTATACTACAAAAACCAAGGTCTTTTTCTCCAGAACCTCCGAGTATTAAATTAGTATGCCAGGAACTACCTGCTACTATTATAAAATCAACACCATTACCATCAACACCGGTTCCATATTCAGCAAAATCGTTTACATCAGAATTATTAGCAAAGCGTATATATGGTTTCTTTCTAAGTAGATCTTGTGGATCCACTATATAGCCAACAACATAATGAACACCCTCAGTGAGAGCTACCGTAACTTCTTTTAGATTATTTGCACTCACTAGAACATCCCTATCTTCAGGATTTCTACTAGCCAATCTATCCAAACCAATACCGACTTTGGGCTTACCAAAACAAACATCCAACATTAAACCTACAACATAGACCTTAGATATTCTAGTAAAAGCATCCACAGTAGTATTTCTAATAGTCTCATATCGCAAAGCATCAGGAATCTTTACTACAACCCCTTTGGTGAGCTGTCCGTTACCATAAGTACCAGTAAATTCAGAATCTTCTAATTCAGTACCTAGCCCATCCATACAAGAAACATCAACACCGGAGTTCTGATCGAAATCAGCATTATACATTCTTTTATACAGTTTACCTATCTGCGGTTTCTTAGTAGAATCAAATCTATCAGCCATTTCCAATGGCCCGGCATTTTCCCTCATCACATATTCAGGACTACCATCATTGTTTGGTCTAGATATCTCTATAGGAACTGAGCACTGTCTCTTGTATGAAACATTGGTTTCAGGAGTTACCCATTCTTCTGGCGGTTCTATGGTCCAGGCCCATCCTATTATTTTTTCAAAAGGACTTCTATCTACATTCATATCGTAAATTGTAGATATACCATCCTTATAGTCCGTACTAGAAAAATGAGGATTTCTAAAAGTAATAGTAGCATGTCCAGAAAACATATCTTTGTTACAGTTACTTACCATACTGTGTGTATCCCACAAAACAGCACCATTACCTTTAACTACCCCCTGGTCTATTGAATCCGATTGAAGTAAATCATACCACTCGCCCTGCTTCCTTAAAGGTAGAGGTTTTCTTCCAGTAATAAGAACCGTGGTATCTTTATTATCAAAAGCTTTTGATGGTATTGTATGTAGTATGTATGGTGAAAAATTAGCATTTCTTTTACCTATCTCTACAAACTCTACTTTACCATCCTCATTTACTATTGGCTCCTTTAAATATGTAGTTGCATAGTTATTACCGATCTTACCAAACTCTTCTATCAGGGACAGCTTAAGTGTAGTTATTGCATCAGCATGCTTTAAATCTATTCCTTCTAACGGCCCTCCGCCAGAAGTGTCATATTCCATGGGAATATTAAAAGTATTAAGTATAAACTCAGCAACGCTTCCAGGTACAGGATTTTTACCTCTAAAGGTCTCTATATCCCTCATAGAAAGATCGCCTTGTGATGGGTCAGCCAAATCAGCAGGCGAAGTATCACAAAATGTAGGCCAGGCTTTAGGCCTATCTGCCTCTGTTCTTTCTTCTATAGCCTTTACCATTCTCTCTCCATTAACCGAAATAAGGTCTACTTATTTGAGAGTGTATTTTTGTATTCATTACACCAATATCTCTCGTTAAAACATCTATTTTTTGATTACTAGTATTTATTTTAGCAATTAGTGGTGTTATGTTGTCATTAATAATACTGGATATATTATTCTTATTTTCCATATTAATTTCACCAAACCTGTTATCTATATCTTCTTTGAGTGTAGACAAAATAGAACCTATATTATTATTGGAATTTATAATCTCTATGGCATCTGCATTATTGTTGGTTCTTTCATTTATATTTAAAACCTGTGATCTGACTTCCTCTAATATAGTATCAAATTTATTTATCATATCAGCACCAACAGAATTATTTCCGGCGCCAGAAAAATCTTTAGGTATAGACGATACTGCGGTTTTAAACTCATCTATTGACAGCCTTAAATCACTAGTATCTAATTTTATTGAAGCTGGAGAGTCCACAGGTATAGAAGAAGGTATCCCTGTTACTGGAATTCCTTCTTCTGGAATACCTATAACTTTTACTTCTATTTTATCCAAAGAAGACTCATCTATTTTTACTTTAACCCCCTCTGAAACTAAAGTTTTAAGTTGATTAAAACCAATTTCATCTACACCTATTTTTAATTTTAATATATCTTCAATTTTTTCAAGATTTTCAAATTCTACTTTTACTGTAGATTTACTATTATTAGTCGATATTGAATTTAGTATAGATTTTTGTAGTTCGGCAGTACCTCCAGAAGCTGGAGCATCTGGTACAACCACCTCACCCTCTTTTAATAAATAAGGGCCTGTATCCTTAATAAGACCACCATCATGCATTACTCGTGATTTTGGAAAGTTAAAAGAAACCCTACCACCAAGGGCTTTTTTGTCTGCATCCGAGCCTTGCCACCCAGTACTACCTGTACCGCGGTCATACCAATCAACCTCACCCTTAGCACGCTTAAGTTCTTTTATAAGGCGTTTTATTTGATCTATATCACTTTCACCCGACCACGTTTTAGTACTACTTATACCTAACAGATCTAGATTGTTTTTGAGATCAGTTGGTAATGCGACCGCAGCTTTTACTTTTTCTATTACAGGTACTAGTGCTTTAGTATACTCATCTTGTACATTATCTTCTTTGGTTGGATTAATGAATGACTGAAATCCAGCCTTATATCTTTCATATTCTTTTGACTTGATTAATTCAGAGTATGGAACTACATCTCCTTTATCAGGCATTTTAGTTATTATATATTCACCTAATTCTCCCCTTTTATATCCTACCCCAACCATACTTAATGATCTTCCTAAACCATCAGAGGATTTTATAGCCCCTGCTTGTTCAGGAGAAATGGCTTTTGTTGATGCTAAATAATTAGCTATGTTGTTTTCAAGTGAAACTCTTTCTGCTGCTTTATTTTGTTTGTACTCATTTAACGGATCTTTTACTAACTTAGGTTGTTTGTTACCTAATTTAGCAGAAGCAACAGCAGAATTTAACTCTTCCTTGGTTAGTAAGCCCTGTGCCATTTTTGCGCGAATTTGGCTAAACTCAAAATTATCAGCTTCAGAAAAGTACCTCATTTTATCTATAGGTACAGTTGTACTTGGGTCTATATTACGCAAAGTATCGTTTAGAGTCACACCTTCATCAAAACTGTGTTTATTCTTCTTAGCCTCCTCAATGAGTTGAGATGCTGTAGGAGCTTCCAGTTGCGCTTTTTTATATTCTTCGTCAGTCAGTCTCTGATTACCGTAAGTACCTAAATAACTATACTTATCATCTACAATACCGCCTGATGCAAAAAATACTGGGCCTCCCAAAGCCTTCTTTGTAAGTTTATTTTTAATTTTAAATAAACGTTGTTTCGCGGCCTCAGTAAGGTCCATAACTTTATACAGCGCTCTAGATAGGAAAGGACTTTCGGCCGCCTTGCTACCTGCTTTACTAGTTAATTCAGCAGCTTTAGCTTGAGCATCAGCCATACGCTGTTTAAAACTTTCGGCCAGACTACTTGCTTTAGTTCCTGAAAGTTCAGATAGCTTTTGTTTACCGAAACCGTAAGCTTGTTTAGCTAGATCTCCTACTTTAGTTCCTGAAATCCCAGAAATATGTTGTTTCGCGGCCTCAGTAAGGTCCATAGCTTTATACAGCGCTCTAGATAGGAAAGGACTTTCGGCAGCTTTATACAGCGCTCTAGATAGGAAAGGACTTTCGGCCGCCTTGCTACCTGCTTTACTAGTTAATTCAGCAGCTTTAGCTTGAGCATCAGCCATACGCTGTTTAAAACTTTCGGCCAGACTACTTGCTTTAGTTCCTGAAAGTTCAGATAGCTTTTGTTTACCGAAACCGTAAGCTTGTTTAGCTAGATCTCCTACTTTAGTTCCTGAAATCCCAGAAATATGTTGTTTCGCGGCCTCAGTAAGGTCCATAGCTTTATACAGCGCTCTAGATAGGAAAGGACTTTCGGCAGCTTTATACAGCGCTCTAGATAGGAAAGGACTTTCGGCCGCCTTGCTACCTGCTTTACTAGTTAATTCAGCAGCTTTAGCTTGAGCATCAGATAAATACTGTTTCACGTTTTTAACTAGATCTGTACCGGAAAAACCAGAAATATGCTGTTTAACAGCCTCAGCGGTGTCTCCAGTAACACCCATAGTTTTATTTAATAAATCATTAATTTTAGGCTTATTTGCACTGATATCACTAATAGTAGTTTTGGTTTTATCCATCACCCCAGTAACAATTGGTCTAGTTTTATCCATACCTTTATTTAAAAAGTCTGTAGTTATCTTTATTGCATCTGTAGTTTTGTATACCCCTTTCAAAACAGATTCCGCAAAATCACCAGACTTTACACTGTAATATGACTTCCTTAAACCTCCCCAGGCACTTGAAAGAGAAGACTTGCCGATATCTATAGCCGACCCGAATCCTTTCTTTATACCAGAACCAGCAACGGTTTTTAATTTATCATAAGCAGAAGGTATACCAAGAGCCTCTCGGTGTGCTGACTCAGCAATATTAGTTTGGTACTTGTTAGCTTTGGCCTCCCTAAATCTAGCTGTGTAGGGCCTTCCTGTATCCGATGCTTCTTGTGCAGCTGTTCTAAGTTTAGTCAACTCCTCTGCCTGTTTTTCCATTAATGTTTTTGGACTTCTTGAGGCAATAGCCCCAGACAATAACTTACCAGACAACATTGGTCCTGCAACACTCCCTAACGTACTAGTAAAACCTGTTTCCTCATAGTCTTTTTTTAATGCGTTGCCCATAGCTAAAATACTCTCTGAAGAAAAAGTACCTGCTATATTTTTACTAGTATCAACTGCTTGTGAAAAAACAGCCTCTGGGACATTACCCAATCTCCAACCACTGGTGCCTTTTTGTTCATCTAACTTTAGTTTTCTTTTAGCCAGGCCCTCACCTGCGCTTTTAGCCATTGCTATAAAAGGCGCTCCTGAAAAAAACCTTAACGTTTCCGTAGCAAAATTAGTAGACCAATCCCAAGCCATTTTGGGATAATTCTTCAGTTTATTACCTAGCCCTTTGGTGTCTAGGTCTTTAATTTCGGAATGTCTTTCTATAACGCTTTTATGTGCGGCTTCGCTGTGTTCTATCATTTGATCATACCAACTATTACCACTTGACCCTGAAAAAGCCATATCACTACCTGATTTTGCTATCTTATATGCTTCCTCCCTATCAAAAACTTTAGCTTTCTCGTTTTTAATTTTATCTTCACGTTCTTTTCTTATTCTCTCTATTTCCTGGTCTGTTTTATACTCCATAGCCACTTCTTCTCTGGATAAGCCGGATATTCTTTTAGCTTCTTCTTCAGAAGTACCAGTATCTGTTAAATACCTTATACCTGCCTGCTTAGCCATATCTTCTGAAAGTTTAGCTTTTTCGGCAGCAACATCTTTTGCTTTTTTGGCGGCTATTTCTTCAGTAGTAGAAGAATAGATTCTGGTTAATTCGTTTATATCTTGCTCAGATCTAGCTTTGTCTAAAACATTCGACATTTCTTTTAGATTATCTAAGCTGGATATTCTATAGGATTTATTGTAGTTTATATCCTCAAATTGTCCCTGATTACCTAACTGTTTAGCTATACCGTTGTCGTCAACAAAACGAGCTGATTTATATTCTGGATTAACTTTTTTATTTTCTATTTGTAGTCTATTTTCCTCAATAGTTCTACTCCTTACTTCCTCCAGTCTGGCTCTCAATTCCTCATCAGTATATTTATTACCAACAATACCACCTTCCGCAAATCTCGGCACCTCGCCGGTACTGTTGATATGATCGAGAACAGCATAACCAAGCTTTCTAGCAGACTCTGTTTTAATTACATATTCACCATTACTTAAATAAGCTGAAATTTTATCGGCCTTTGGACCACCTTCACCAAAAATCCTTCCTCCAGAAGCTTTCTTTTCTACTTTATCTGGCTTTTTTAAAATACTTTCTATGTTCCTTAAATGATCAGCCGCTTCTTTTGCTGCATTTAAAAGCTGCTGCTGGGGACTTTCTTTTTGACCTACACCTAAGCTTTTTGAAAGTCTTGCGGCTATATCTTCAAGCTGCTTGTTACCAGAATTACCTAAAGCATCTATAACTGGAGCCAAAGAATCCTTAATCCCAAGAGTAATAGACCTAAGCTGGCCCATATCGCCTTTTGATAAAGCGTCTATATAAGAATTTAACTTTTCCTCATCCATACCACCTAAAGCTTTATCTATAAGATCTCTAAACGAAGTTAAAGCCGAAACATCAGTACCTTCTCCCCCAAATGTTGCTAATCTTTGTATATTAGATATAGCCTCTTTAAATGGAGCAGCTATAGACTGAAAGTCTTCAAAACCTTGTTTTTTAAATTCGTACTGACGTTCTTCTTTTTGTTTTTGAGGAAGCAGTGCCATCCCCATCAAGGCCTCTACTTTAGGATTCAAAGCAGTACCGATTAAAGTCTGCATATAACCCGCTTGCTCAACCTCATATTTATTAGCAGAAGCTTTAATATTAGAACCTGATATATTATATTTAAAGCGCTCAAGTGGAGCTATATACTGCTTACCTAACAGATCAGACGAACCGTACTGGGCTTTCATGGTATCCATGAAAGTTTTTACCCCAGAAAGATTTTCAGTTATTCTTGTACTGGACACATCTTCCAGTACAATATTCATTCTCTGAAGAGCTCCGGAAACGTTTTCAATTACTTCTACCTGTCTACCTAATGCCGCAAAGGCATCCGTAGCAGCCCTTAACTTTATTGTATCTTGTTCAATTGCAGAGTCTAGTAAATTTATCTGATTTGTATTTTCTTCAATGTCTTGTTTATCAATATCCCTTTTAGCAATAAGTTCTGCTTTATTTCCTTCTTTGCTAACTATATCAGACTTAATAGTAGCTACAGTCTGTTGTAGTCGAATTAAAGTATCGATAGAGTTTTTATAACCTTCACCAAGATTAGAATAAGCGAATTGCTGAGCATTCATTTGTCTCTTATCCATGCGAGGAGTAAGCTCACCAGGGTAACCGAACAAATCTTTGTTGGTCATCGAACCTATATTATATTTCTTCTCTAACTCATCGCTTTGAAATCCTAAATAAGCTGATTTTTTATTTGAGAAGTTCTTTAATGCCTGTTCGGCAGCAATATAAGCAGGACGTAATTTCTCTTTACTATTATCAATTTCTTTTGAAGCTTTGGCGGCAGATTCAGCCAAACGGTCAAGTTCATCGGTTACTTGACCTAAACGGTCTTTTTCTATATCTGTTTTATCTGTCCTATTAGTAAGTTCTAGCTTCTCCTCTGTTAGTTTTTTCATAACAGACTCGATATTACTTTTTTCAGTTTGTTTTAGCTCTAATTTTTTAAATTCTTCCTCAAAAGTACCAGAAGTACCTTTCATTGAAAGAGCATTATTCATTAAATTTTTAAATGGATTTTGTATATTCTTAAATCCCTTCAAAAATGTTATAGGATTGGTAAAATCAAAGTCCTTAGAAAAAAGCTTAAAGTCCTTAAACGCACCTTTAACTTTATCCATAGGTCTTAGGAATAAATCATCAATACCCATATTATAATTTAATAATTTCTTGCCATGGTAACCACCAAGAAGTTGCTCTGGTGTCATGTCACTAAAACTTCTAATACCAAAATCTACTGTCTGTGGATTATATTTACCAGCCAACATACCACTGGCCTTAGAAGGCTTACTCAACCACTGATAAGGATTTAACATACCAAGAGCAGAAGGCTTTCCGGCCTCAGACACCATTCTAGAAACCTCTTGTGCAGAAAAAATCTCATTCACTGCACGTTTTACTGCTTCGAGTTGCATTTTAAGCTCTTCAGCAAACTTTATTCTACTTAATTCTCTTTGTAACTTACTAGCCTCCTCAGACATTATTTCAAATTCAGATACGAGGTTTTTCTTCATATCATCAATATTATCAGTTACGTTTTTAAACTCATTATCAGTATCCAGTACTAATGATTTTTTAATAGTCTCTACTGATTGTGTTGTAGTTTTACCTATATCATTAATTTGTTGTTCAAATATCTTTTGAGCAGCCTCTGGGTTTTGTTTTATAAGGTCTTTTATAAGCTTTGACTCCTCAGCGGCTTTATTTCTGTTAGTAGATACCTCAATATCACCTGCATTTTTTTCAGCCAAATATCCAGCAAAAGTAGCGCCTAATTCTGCCGCCATTAGCTTTGCTATCTCTGAAGAAGGATCTTGACTAACTGGTCCACCGGCTTTATATTTTCCAATTATACCACCACCAGCAAATCGTGGAATTTTACCAGTTGTATTCATGTAATTTAGTCTATCAAGCCCTAACTTATCCACAGCAGAAGCCTTAAATATATATTCCCCAGCACTAGCCATAAGCGGAACTAAATCCGAGGTTGGGCCTCCTGGACCAAATACAGCCCCACCGCCTGCCATTTTAGGTGGAGTACTTTTTTCCAAAAGCTCAATGTACTTTTTGTATTCTTCTGGTAGAAAGTCAGAGACTTTTGGTTTAATAGCCAATGGATCGTCTATTATACCGCCACCTGCCATTTTAGGAGGAACAGTAAGCGCTGAATCATCGCTGTCTCCAAACAACATGTACCCAAGTTGAGCAGCAAGCATTGCCCAACTCAGCCCAGGAATAAACCTTGACAAGCCTTTTAACCCTACCTTACCTACTAGTTTAGATAAAGTCCCAGAAACAGCCCCAGTAGCTTTACCTACAGCACCTATACTGCCTATTTTCTTTGCAGCATTATATACACCTAGTCCAGTTAAACCACTACCAACTGTAGATAGTATTGGAGATCTTTTTACATAACCACTTACATCGTTATACTTAGATCTTAGCCAACTAGGAACTTCGCCATATTTATTCATATAGTCTAAATTCTTTATTCCTAATTTTTTAGTTTTATCGGCATTTAGTATATACTCACCATTACTGGCCATAAGGTTAACTTTATCAGAAGTAGGTCCACCAGGACCATGTATATACCCTCCTGTGGCTTTTCCTTCAGGCTTATCTTTATTTAAACCTTTTATTGCATCTAGTATAGCACTCAATCTGTCTACCTGCTCTGGTCCAACGTCCTGATCTTTTATTACATCTGTTTGTTCTTTTATGGCAGCTATAGTCTCATCTGATACTCCGTATTTTTCCTTTTCTGACCCAACATCCTTCATAAAAGCCTCACCGGCTCTTCTTACCTTAAGCATATCCATGGTACCAACATCCTCACCACGCGCTTTTTTAGCTAAAACCTCCTCCATTGTTTTTTCAAAAGTTGATGCCGAGGCTGGCATTTCAGTATCAGATGCTTTACTTAGTAGCTTTAATCCAACATAAGTGGAAACCGCTGCTACTCCCATTTTCTTTATATTTGCTTCTGAAAAACCCAAAGCCTGCGCAAACTGAGTCGAACCAGAAGTAATTAGTGATAACGACTGAAGCACGCCATATATGTCTGCTTTTTTCTGAGCTTCGGCACGTTTGGATTCTAGGGCTGATGTATCTTGACCGGCCGTCTTTGCTACACTTATTTGTTCATCCAGAGCATCTATTATTTTATTAGATCCACTTTTGCTTAAAGTAGAATAAATAGAACTAGCAGCAGCAGTTTTTGCTATATTTTTAGAAGAAATAAATGTGTCCTCATTATTCTCTGCCTGAAGATCTGCTATACGCTTTACGTCTTTATCGAAAGAAGGCTGTCCTTCTACTTTTGCCAAACCAAACCACTTTCTTTCTGGAGGAAGAGCGGATCTAAGTTCAGTTATAAAATCTTTATAGTTTACACCACTATAAGCCCTTTGAGACATTTCTTCGGGCGTAAAATTATTCTTACCAATAGCATAATTCCAATCTACCTTACTAATAGCTTTTTTTATACCTACTTCATCCACCAACTGTTTAGATAGTACATCTAAAGCTTTATTAGCTGAGGCCATTTTATCAAAATCACCGGAAGCTGCCGCCTCATCTCTAATTCCAGCTACTCTTTCCAGAGCCTCCTTGGTTCTGCCTGTTTTACCAAAACTTAAACTAAACCTATCGGCCCAACTACTCAAAAGACTTTCTACTATTTCTGTATCATCGGTTTGGCCTTCTATAAGCCTATCTAATCTCTCAACAGTAGCAGCAGTATTATCTGCAACCTTACTAGTCTCTATCTTTAATTCTGCAACACCGGTATCACCTGTTCTAGCCACAACCTCAGTATATTTTTTCATATCTTCTGGGCTTAGAACAGAACCAAAGCCTTTAGATACATTCCTTATACTCTCTAAAGCCACCTTAGCCTTTTCTGCAGAAAAAACATTTTCTGATAAACCTGTTCTTTTTAAGTTTAATTCTCTCAAAGAAGAAGCTGCTTTCTCAAAGTTTGAATTATCTCTTAGGGCTCTTTGTTGAGCAGTTAAATTGTTATAACTTTCAGCCCCTAAATCTACATTAGCCAATTCGGAAAAATGACCTTTTAATAAACCACCAGTATCAACCATTAATGCTTGTCTTGTTTTTTCTATAGCTACATTTTCTTTAAGTGCCCTAGCTCCAGCTTCAAACTCTTTAGTAAGATCAGTTAATATAGCTCTATACTGAAAAACAACTTGGTTATTTTTCAGTATTTCCTGCAATCTTGTTAGTTCTTCAAAAAGACCAGTAGATAAGCCCTCTTTGTTATCTAAACCTTCAGCTTTTAGTTTTACCAACTCCTCTAAAGATCTTCTATAATCAGACATGGGCTTTTCATAAAACTCCTTAAAGTCCTTTGCCCAACTTTGCTGAAACGGAGAAGAACCAAAACCACTTTTAGGTGTAAAACCTTTATCCCCTTGTATAATACTTGTAGTAGCTATATCACTAAAAAATCTTTCGCCCAAATTAAAGTCTCTTTTAAAATCTTTGGCTGAAATACCACGCAAACCAGCACCAGCACCAGCAACAAACTCATTTAATGCATCTATACGGTCGGATAGGTCTTGTTCTATTGCTTTTTGTGGAAATATGGAATCAGCCATTTTCTGCATAGATTTATCAAATGGCCGCTCTTCTACCTGCAAAGTTTTGGTATTAAAATAAGTAGCTACCCACTCAAAAACACCATCAGTAGTCTCTTTAAGTCTAACTATAGCCTGATTACCGGCAATATTATATTTATCCGCAGCGCCATCAATAAAAGTAACCAGATCATTACTTAGTAGTTTACCCTCTCTCTTAGAAACGCCTGATGTTTCCAGACGAGCAGTAGTTAATATAGAAGTAGCATCAAAAGAGGAAGCCATTTCAGGAAAAACCCTCTTCATTACATCTGCACCTAAAACATCCTGCCACTTAATCTTACCTTTAGTTTCGTTGAGGTTAAATCTAGGCTCAACATCCAGCATTAACTGGTAACCTTTCTTTAATTCAGGATTATTAAATATATTAGATATCTCTTTAGGATTTAATCCGTCTGTAGATATATTAGATAATGTCTTTTTGAAATCAGAGTAGGTCTCATTAAAGTTTTTCTTAATTGTGTCTAGCTGACCTTGATACTTAATTATATCTTTATCAAAAGCTGTAGATAGTGGTGTTTTACTACGAGCACTTATTAATTCATTTAGTCTAGTAGTTAGTACCTTCATAGACTTAGCTGGAGTAACTTCAATACCCTTAGCAAGTAGTTCACCAAAAACAGGGGCCTCTTTTATAAGTTCCCTTAGTTCATACTTCCATTTTTCAGGGCCCTCTGTTTGAGTTAACGCCTCTATATGCTTTGAGGCTACTCCTATTTCCACCTTTGCCATATCCTTAAGTTTTACCTTTTCTAAGACCTTAAGGTAGCCTTTTAGATTATCTTTGGTGCTCAAAATAGCATTACCCAATTTATCATATCCAGCTATTAATCCTAAATTTGAAGTAGCTAAAGAGTTAGTAGTAGAGCTTACCTCTTTTTGAAAATTAGCAAGAGCAATAAGAGGACTAACATAAGTACCTAGTTCCTGTTTTCTAGACTTTTGATTAGGATCTCTCGATGCTTGTATATTTTTAAGTTTACTTGATAAGGTATCATAATTAGTAAGCAGTCCTCTAATAGAAGAAAGTTCAGATTCTTGCGCTCTTCTAGTTCCATATACAGACTTCTCATAATCTTGAGATGAAATCAACAAACCCCTATACTTATTATTTAGCCCATTAAAGGCATACCCAAGACCAATAACCGTAGCGATTAACGGACTTATAGATTTAACTAAATCCGAATTTTTAGAGGCAAAAGCCTCTACAAACTTTGAAGCCCGCTCACCACCAAATTCTCCTGCCTTCTTAGCAGCATACCCTGTAACTTCAGCACCTACAGCCGCCCCAGTAGCTAATGCTCCTACACCTTTTAGAACTGGGCCAGGTGAACCAGCAGTAGCCAGTGCGGATAGATGATCTAGTTTATCACTAAAACTCTCTACTGCCCCACCAGCAGAGGCCAACCCTTTAGCCCCCGTACCTACCACAGTACCTAGCCACTTATTATAACTTTGCCCTGTATTACTTAGTAGAAATAATGTTTTTCCTAAAGATGAGTTAAAGTCTTTTAGTGTTTTTCCTTGTAAAGCCTCATCTACATCTCTTTTTAGTGTCTTAAGCCCAAGGTCTTGGCCTGGACCCTTACCTAGTACTTCAAACTTGGCGTTTGTTATTTCTCTATCAAAATTTCCTCCAAACTCTTTAAAAATAGAACTTGCTCCAGCAAGAAGATCTGTTAACTTGCCTATTACGTACCCGCCTTTAGACATGTAAGCAAAAAACAAAGTTAAAGAAGTAAGGGCAACTTTTACTGGACCAGGAATAGCGGAAATTGACTCTAACAGAAAACGCATACCCTTTAATCCAGTCTTAAAAACAGGAAGAGCCACTTTACCAAAAGCTATTTGTAGCTCTACAGCCGCTGCTTTGGTTTGCTCTATTTGTTTTTGATAAGTATTCATAATTTCAAGATTACGTCTTTCAGCCGAACCTTTTGAATTTACGCTATCTCTAACGGCCCTAAGTACATCATCCCACTTATCCATCATAACAATTAAAGAGTTATATTGACGAGTACCGCCTATAGCTTGAGCAATATTTAGTTTTTGAGCACTAGTCAAAGAATTCCACTTACTGGCTAAATCACCTAGTACATCAAAACCCTTTCTTAGTTCTCCAGACGGCGTCATTGTAGATATGCCCATTTTAGCTAATTCTTCTGGTCCTTTTTCAGCAGATAATCTTCTCAAAATAAAGCGCATCGAAGTACCAACCTCATTACCAGTCTGACGAGTAGTAGACCCTACAGCCGCAACAATACCATTTAATTGATCAAAATCAACACCAGCAACTTTAGCAGCAGAGGCGGATTTTTTAATAGCATTTGCCATATCACCAGCAGTAACAGCAGTTTTAGCCTCAACTTCACTCCAAGCATCCATGAAACGCATCGAGCTTTCACCTTCTCTACCAAAGATGCTCATAGCAGCGGTCAAAGCCTCCGTAGCATCTTTTGCGTTAAGGGTAGTAACGTTGGCTGCCAACGTAGAAGTTTTAGTTCTATCGATAATTTCTGCTTGTGATAAACCTTGCTGAGCAAAAATTTGCATGGATTTTAAAACATCTTTAATACTTATACCATATTTTTTAGAAAATTTAATAGCAGATTCCTGCAAGGAGTCAAAGTTAGCTTCTAATGGACTCATTACCATTTTAATCCGAGCCATAGCTGTCTCTACATCTCCCATAGTATCTACGCTTTGGGCAAGTTTAGCGGTACCTCCATAAACTAAGGTAGAAGCAGCACCCCACTTAGCGGCCCTTACAATAGCACCACGAAACCCTTTCTGAGTACCCTGCATCATAGCCGTCATATCACGCTGTTTATCGTGAAAAACACCTACTTTTTTCCCAGTCTCGTCTATTGTTTCGCCATACTTATAAAAATCAGTTATTATATTTTTAAGTACATTACCGGTTTCATCAAATATCTTAGTGGTGTAAGACATCCTTTCTCCAACCTTGGCGCCGCCCTCTTCTTCAGTTTTACCATAGTATTCCTTAAGTTTTTGAATATTCATGGTATGCATGGCCTGCTGCTGAGCAGGATCAATCCATTTTGGAACCTTAACGGTACCAGTAGTACCATAAGAAGACGGGTTTGGTTCTATGCCTGCTGGTAAATACGCGGATTCAACACTCTTAAGGTACTTTATTATATTTTCTATATTCTTTGATTTATCTGGCTCATCTGTAGAAATATTAAATTTCTTGTATTTTTCTAAAGAAGCCCTCAGCCTAGTTACTCTATCACCCATTCCTTGAAAGTCCCAAGCTTTGGCGTAAGACGAGCCCATTCTATCTACAAAGTCTTTTTTCTCCCTATCATTAAGAATATCTATTTTTTCTTTATTAACAGAAGTTAATTCATCTAAAATAGCCCTAGTTTTCTTAGCCGGCGCCATCCTTTCTCCAGACTCAGCATCAGATATTATACTCTTAAATATATCGCCAAGCTGGTCATCTTCGCCTAACGGTCCTTGGGCCTGCCTAATCAACTCAGCTGGAGGTATAAAAACTCCAGCCGACTCTGCTAATTTAGAGTCTAGATGTTGTTTATTAACTGTATATATATCACTAGGTTTACCCATACCCCTTTTAACAAATTCCTGCATTCTAGAAATAGAATCTTCATATTTAGCATATGCCATAGGGGCCATACCTACACCCCTTTCTTCCTCTAAAGCAATCAACTCTTTCCTAGCGGCAGCTATTTTATTTAGGTAATACTCACCCAAAGCCAGCCTATAAGCCTTCCATGCCTTTGTTATCATATTACCTGGAAGACCCTGTTGGTTATCAGTCCTTTTAGCTAAATCGGTAGCTTCTTTAGTAGCATCTATGAACGTTTGATAATCTGGTCCTTCGGAAACAGCCCTTTTTAGTAGATCGGCAATAGTATTAGGGACGGATTCAGTTACGTCATTAAACTCCACACCTAGGTCTTTCTGACTTAAAATAGCTTGATTTTGTAATTCTCTTAGATTTTTAGAAGTATCATCTAATAAATTACCGCCCCTATGTATTTTTGGAGGTATCCTGTAATCACTAGGAGTGGCATCAGACAGAGACGAACCTTTAGTAAACCCAGGAATAATTCTAGATTTAGTACTGTTTATATCATCTTCTATTTCTCTAAATGCTTTTTTATTATGTCTTTTAGTATATAGCTGTTGAGCTTTACTCATGAAAGAAGAAAGTTCTTCATCAGATAATTCAACTCTTTTGGATTGGGCGCTTTTTAGTTCCTCAAAGGAACCTGTCTTAGCGTAAACAGCGTCTGGTCCTAACTCTTCCCTAGCGACCTTTATGGCCTCTATATCTTTTTTATAACGCTCTGTGTCTTTTTTAAACTTAACTACGGTTTTCTCGGAATCGCTGCCTTTACCCGCAGCAGAGTAAAACCAACCCTCAGATTTAATATCAGGAGAAGCTTCATCTCCCAGAGCCTCTATATAAAAATTAACTTGCGAAGCAGTATCTTCAAGTTTTTTTCTAAGGTAAGTATAGTTGCTTTTTCCAGAAATATGTTTAATTATATCATCAAAATCATTACCAACAACGGATATAACTTCACTAAGTTTATCTATAAAATTTGAACTAGATGTTTTTATATCTACTAATTCGGTTACTAAGTTGTCTGATTTTTTAAGCATATCAATATGCCCAGTAATTTCTCCAACATCAGTAACTTTACTTACCAACCTCTCTGCTTCGTAGCCTTTACTTTTATATTCTCTTTGAACCTTTTCATGCAGACCAGTACCAACAACAGCAGTAGTCCTCAATGCTGGACTTTCTGATTTTGTACCCAACATAGTTGCTTTTATAGCCTCTATTTGTGACCTCACGCGATCTTCTTCAGTGTTAATAATGTCATTGTATTTTCCGCCAGAAGATATACCACTAGCTCTAAAAACTTTACCAAAATCAGTACCAGAAAGTTCGTTTGAGTATCCAGATAAAGCACTAGCCGTACGTTCTAAGTCATCTAAGGTTCCTACAAGAGATGGAGTACCGGCCTTAGTATATTCTATATTATCCTTTAGTTGGATAAAAGAAAGATTATCGGCTATACTTGCTATGTGCACAGATATAGGAGAACCTTCATATTTAAAAGGCAATGGTTTATTACCATCAAAATCATCAGAAGGAGCACCTGTATCTTTACCGCCACCAGAACCCCCACCTGAACCACCGGAACTTCCAAAAGTAGACATAAAGTCACTTTCCTCGGTCCTATGAGCTTTAGTTGGTTTTCTATGTCTATCATAGCGCTTAAAATCGTTTACGTCAGCAACCCTTAAATCATTAGGCGTAAAAACACTCTTTACTACATCAGGAGCAGACCTTTTTAGTACAGAAAGAATCTGATCTACTTGATGTAATTTAGTAACATCTTTCAAACTATCATTAAATGCTTTTTCCTTTTCTTCTGCTGTATTACCACTAGAAATATTAAGATCCTTTAGCCCCTCAGAAAATGACATCTCAACGTCTTTTCTAACAGACTTAACCCCAGTAATATCTAGCATCTTATTAAAAGTATCTTCATTGTAAAATAGTTCTTTATGGCTCTCAGATAAATTACCAGAAGAAAGACGAGTAAATAATTCCTCAGCCGACTGGTTTAAAAATGTTTCTGGATTACCGGCACTCCTAACCAACCTTATAATCTCATCCTGCTCTTTAACTAGTCGCCTAGACGAACTGTTTACCATATCAGCATAGGCGCCACCAGCTGTACTAGCACTCTGTATATCACCAAGCGCCGATTCTATTTCCGCAACTGTAGCTTGAAGTCCTTTTTTAGAAGAATCACTACCAGAACTAGCTCTAGTAAACCCATGCAAAGGCATATATGCATCAGAAAAATATTTCTTTATAGGATCTGCATTTCCAGACTTTAGCTTTTCCCAAGCATTGCTTTTATAGGTATCAAAATCTACTGGTTTTCCTTTTATAGTAGGATTAATATCATACTCCTTCTTTATACCCTTATTTATAGCGTTTGCAATATCCTTACTAAGGTCACTTATAAAGCCACTAAACCCCTCTTTAGAGATTAAATCTTCTAGTAATGCCTTTCTACCAGTAGGTATTTTACCACTATACCCTTTAATACTATATAGATTTTCAGCCTCAGTTTTTAATTCACCAGTAGACATAGCACCGAAACGCATCTTTAAAGAGGCTTCGTTTTGTTCCATAAACTCTTTCAAGCCCTTTAAATCATCTTCTGTATTTACTCTACTTATAAAAGCACTAGAATCCCCTTTTGCAAAGGTTAATGCTCTTATAATATCCCTAGAAACTGTACCTTCACCTGCGTGCTTAACGTCCATTCCTTTTTGAATGCTAAAACGTAGTAATTCATTCATTTGGGTATTTCTTTCTCTAGATAGTTTACCCTCCAAAGTAGTATCATCAGCCCCCAATTGTCCTTTACCTAAGGCATTCTGAGATTCAAACAATCTAGTAACACGATAAAGTGCTTCTGTTTCTGGACCTGTATGTACTTTAAATAGATTTGCATCAATAGCAGATTTAAATTTTGAACCATAATCAGGATCTGTTCTTTCTAGGAATGGCTTTTCTAAAAATCCGGCTTCTGGGAACTTCTTAGACATAGCCTTATACATAAAAGCTAGTGGATATTCCCCTTGTGATGGCTGCATAGCTTCGTTTGTAAAATAATCCCTAAAAACTCCGGCAGTAGTATCAACATCTTTAGACAATAAGTCAAAGTGCTTCTTGATATCTTTTCTGGCATCAGAAGTTTTAGCTGTATGTACCTCTATTTCATCGCCGTCAAAATCTAACTTTTGTTGATGCGCAATATATTTAGGAAGTATTTCGGATATGGCTCCATTTAGTTTATTGATAAGTTCAGTCAGTCGTTGTATCTCTACCTGATTACCTTCTTCATCATTGGACCTAAGCGTCTCTCTTTTTTCCACAGCAGAAGATCTGATTGCCTTAACTTCCCCTAGAGCCTGATCAAATTTAGCGAAATCCATTTCAGGCATACCAGGAACAGTTAAAGCATGGGCGCCCATCTCACCGCTTAATAGTTTGGCTTTATATGGCTGAATAGATGAAGTTCCAGTAAAAGGAAAACGAACGCTTTCCACATAAGGAACCAATTCATCGTTGATATATTTATTTATCTTATCGTCACCTGGTTTAGCTTTAGCTAAGGTCTCAGAGTATTTTAATAAACTATGCAGAGTTTCTTTTTTTTCTCTTTGATTACCTACATAAATATCCTCACCTTCGTTTGTATATCTTCTGGTAAACCTTACAGATAGCTTTTTAGCCATATCTTCAGGGATACCCAACTCGTCTTGTTTTAGTACAGGCACCCCGGCCTTTTTATAAGATTCTACTTTTAAAGCATGCTCACTCCCTATGGCAGCAAAACTCTTTGATAATGATGGTAATTTCTCAATTCCTGATATAGAAAGATCACCGTAAGTCGATGATATATCTTGTAAATTGTTACTAAAGGAACTAAACTCATCGGTTTTATCTACAACAGCATTTATGGCTTTTGCCATTATAGATGGAATTCTTCTAGTAAACAAAGAACCAGCAACTCCACCAGATTTTCCTAAAACTGCTTTAGCTAAATCACTATAATAATCCTCTTTTGCTTGATTAAGAAGTTTCATAGCCCTTTCTAATTTAGTATCATTAGATACATCTATATTAAACGTTTTTACAATATCTTGTAAAGAGTCATCAGTACTATCCCCGGCTTTGAGAGTAGCCGATATAGCTGTAGCATAGGCCCTAGTACCTTGAGATTCATAGTTCTTTTTAGCACTATTTCTAGCTCTATCTTCATTCTTGCTAGACTTGGCAATAGCATCGTACAACTTAAACAACTCGTCATCAGCTGTTACTGGTATTTTGCTATCTTTTGCTAAAGTGTAAGCTTTATTTGTTATTGCTTTTTTAATATCATCGGTAGAAATATCAGTATCTGATCCTGCAAGAAGATTTTCAACATCTTTAGAGTAGTCTATTATTTGTTGTAATCTTCTTGTAATTTTGTCAGGAGCTTTAGCTCCAGCAATAAGAGGATCATCATAACTCTTTCTTATTAAAGGTCCTGGTACATAAAAAGGTTCTTTTCTACCAGACTTAACACTTTTTAAGTCATTATCTGGGCCACCTGATGGTATATTTACACTAAAAGCCGATGGAAATTTTTCAGTATCTAATAAAGTATTATGAAGGCTCTGCGTACCAGCAGAATCGATTAAAAAGCTACCCAAATGACCAGACCATTGCTTTATATCTTTAAGTTCAACAGTTTTCATGTCGTCCAAAGCTTGTTGGACATGTTGTTTGTTTTTACCCATTCCTATAAGTAAGGCCTTAACGTATTCAAACTGTTCCCTAGAAGAAAGATCAGCTTGGTTTTTAATCTCGTCCATCAATGCAGATTTTTCACCAAAAACAGAAGCGTACGAAGCGTATGCCGGTAAATTTAATTTAATACCTTTAAGGCCTTTTTCTATATCAGAAGCCTTCCACTCAGCGAAGGCGTGTGGCTCCTGAATAACTTGGAGAAATTTAGAACCTACTAGACTTTTTACCTTATTTCCTAATTCGTCCTCAACATCTACATAAAAATTAGAAAGCCTTTCAATTTCAGCTGCTTTTTTGGCCATATCTTCACTATAACCAGATTTTTTTAGATCATCAGTTATAGCCTTTTTACTTTTATCTATACCCTTAAAACCAAGAGTACTACTGGCCTTAGTAATATCACCGCCCGGTAATAGCCTTTTATAGGCTTCTGGACTAAATTCGGTAGGTAATGTAGTCGTACCACCTTTACCAGTACCTGCTAAATTGTTTGTAATTAACTCCATTACTTCAGTCTGTAAGCCGCGCTTTCCTGCACCATACGAGCTTATACGTACATCTATTGGGACTTTTTTAGTAGTACCACCTCCAGTAACATCTTTATATAACTTCTGTAAGTCTTCTATGTTTTCTACATTTACTCCATACAACTTATTTATCTGTTTAGAAAATTCCTCATACAAAGTGTTTTCAAACTTTATCTCTTTTTTGTCGCTAACTATTCCTTTACTAGGATCCTTAAAAATATCTAACATGAATTTATTACCAGACTTTTTTAAATCCTCTGACAAAACTTTAAAAGTATTTAATAACTCAGGATCAGAAAAAGTAGAAACCTCTCTGTCAAGTAATTCCGAGCCCATTTCTCCCATGGTTTTAGGTACATTTGCAAACCCCAAACCTGTTCCTGGGGTAATACTAACACCTTTAGAACCATACCTAGTAGTAAATTTTCTTCCAAAGTGATTTACAAATACCTCTGCTAATTCTGCAGCCTGTACTTCTACGTCCTTTGCTCTAACTACAGCTATTTTCTTTTTAACGTCCTCGATAAGTGCCTGATCAGCTCTACCCTCATATTTACCTGTAGTTTTTCCAAATATCTTTTGGTACTCAGCACTAGCTGACTTTATTCCTCCGGTCAATGCTTTTAGTATTTTTGGTTCAATATCATCTATGGCATGAGCACTATCCCCTAAACCCTCTATCGACATTAATCCTTTTGCACTAGGTAATACTAGTGTTTTTACGATAGAGGTTAGAGCGTCTGCCAGCTTTCCACCTATCATTATTTGATCTTCAAAAGTACCAGCAGTGTGCCTGAGCTCAGTAGTAACATTAAAACCATAACCTTGTTTACCAAAAGCACCTGACTGTATTAAATCGCGTTCTCTAGTAGTTCTCAGTTGAGGGTATTCAGTGGTTATTCCGCCAGCAAACCTGCTACTTCCAGGAAACTTATCCGCCCATTTTTCTATATCATCCATCGATGATGACATAGCATTAGTTACATTTGTTATATTTCTACCGGCCTGCTGAAACTGTCCGAACGGGGCTTGTTCTCTTAAACTATCGGAATATAGCCTAAGCGAATGTCCTTTAAGTCCTTTACTAAGGAACTTTGTACCCTCAGTTAAAGGCTCTTCATCCGTACCTGTAACAGCACCGCCTCTATAGTATGTGTATCTACTAGCCTGAGATTCAGGTAAACCAAGACTAGACAGATATTTAGCATTTAGACCTTTTAGTTGTGACGGTTTGTCTACTATACCTGCCTTATTAAGCGCATTATTGACTGCAGTCATTTCATCAAGACGCACATTAGTTGAGCGATAAGCGTTTTTAACTTCATCAGGACCTAATTGTTTTACATCTTTTAAAAAGTCAGAGGTCATTATATCGAAATCAACAACTTTTTGTTGGTGAAATCCCCTTCTTGGTCTTCCAGGCTCAATAACTGGAACCAGCTGCTCTACTTGTGCTATAGCCTGTTCGAACTCTCTAATGTTTTTATCGTGTTGAGGATTTTTAGCTAATCTAGAAACAAGACTTTCAAACTGTTTATTGTTTGTGCCAATGTTAGCATTTAATACCTTATCTATAGTATCATAGAAACTTTCAAAACGTACACTATCTAAAGTCTTTACTGCATCAGTAGTACTAACACCAAACTTTTTTTGCATAGAGGAAAAAAACTTAGGCAAATCATCTAAACTACTATTATCTAAAAAAGCATAAACAGAGTCACTAACTTTTTCTATTTCTTGTTTAAGTTCTGTTGGAGATAAATTTGATTTATCAATAGCTGTTTTTGAAATAACAGCCTCTTTATACAACTTTTTTATATCTACAGCACCGGTTGCCTTAGCTTTGGTTAATAATTCACTAGATAATTGTTTGGGAACATCTGATTCTGGGTGTAATAGAGCCGGAACTATCTTAGACGCCAAACTATTTATATCATTATCATCTAAACTTCCACTTCTTTTACTTATCTCACCTAATAATTTTTCATAACCAGAATCATATACAGCCCTTCTTGATAAGGCCCTATCACTGCCATGAACGGTTTTTACCGTAGCAACGCCGCGCTCAGTTAATCTAGCTGCGGGTAAAGATACTACACGCATCAAACCTTTGGCTTGTAATTCTCTTTCTACGGTCTCTTTTCCAACAGTGGCTGTAAATATATCATCCAATGCCCCTAGTATATCTTTATTCTCCCTAATAGTATCAGGTTGTTTTTGTGCTTTAATTAGTTTTTGAATTAACTCCTGACTTAAACCTAAATTTTTTATATCTGGCTTAGACGCATGCTTTAACCAATCTGATATTTTCTCTAAAGCAACATCGGAGCCACTAAGATGCATATAATCAGAAGAACGCTTTCTTATGTAATCTTTTATTAGACCCTCACCACTACCGATAGCTCCAGTACTTCTTATTGCATCCGTGTTGATCATCCTAACAGACCACTGCCTAGCAGTAGTTGGATCACCAACTTGTTTAAATTTGTCGTCCACCAAAGACCAGCCCTTAGCTAGCTGCTGACTCAAAGTAGTAACTATGTTTTTTGACATATTACTAAATGTTTTATTTAAAAACTCTACGTTATCTCTAACATACTTAAAGTCATCACTATCGGAAGTTACCGAGCTGGCTTTTCTAATTCTATCAGAATTAATATCAGTCTTGCCTGGACCTATTACGCCTGATGGGTAGTGCCCTATTTTATATGTACTTAATTTTCTTGATATATCTTCCCAATTCTTAGCAGTTTTACTGGTTGCAGCTGTAACGTCTTTTTGTGATTCTAAAACAGCATTTGTGCCTTGAACTATCTGCTTACTACTGTCAGAGGCTTTAACCATGCCTGAACCAAAAGCATCTACATGAGCTCTGCTATTATCTATAGACTCAGCTAAAGCATCCATGCCAGCTACAGGCACACTATTCTTAAGTTTTATTAAAGCGGCAGTAAGTTCTGTTTGTAATTTTGAATCAGATGCTTGTGAATAATTAAGTAATGCATCTACATCTCTAGTTTTAGCAGCAGTCTTAATTCTAGTAATATCATGCTCACCACTTTTAATCTCTACTTTATTGCCTTTAGCTTTTTGCTGATCGAGTTCCTTAGTTTTTTCTTTTATTAGTCTAGAAACCAAGGTATCCACTGCATCATTTAATTCCTTATAGTCCTTATCACTAAGCTGAGTAACCGAAGTAGGTAATTTGTTAGGAAGCTTAGTAGTAATTTGTTTATTAACGCTAGCAGGTATGGGTTTTTCAGAAAGTTTATATAACTCTTCTAGCTCTTTTCTATAAGCGATTATTGCGTCAATAGCAGCATTTACTTCTGCCGGCTTACCTACAGCAGTCTTAATAGTCAAGTCTGTCTTTAATTTAGAAAGGGTATTATTAGTCCACTTTATAGCTTTATTTACGTCAGTAGTATCTGATATGAATGCATATTCTACTTTTATAGGCTTTTTTTGTAATTTTCTAACAAGATTATTATAAGCATCTTCTACTATATCTAAGTTAGTACTAACTTCTATTTCGGTTTTGGAACTACCTAAAAGTTCAAGAAGTTTAGTTATATCACTAATGGCTTTTTTGTCTACGTCTACATTTATAGTAGATGACATAGATTCTATATTCTTCTTTAGCTGACCAATTCTTGCGCTTAAAACGCTATCTACTTTACCCGACATTCTTTCTGAGGCCTTTTCTATAGCCCCACCAACATTTGCTCCTACTTTATTTATTTTGGTACTTAAGTTATCTCCGGCACTTTCTATACTGGATTGGACTTTACCTCCAGCAATATCTGCGGCTTTTTTGAAGGCTACCTCAGCAGCCCTAGCTAAAAGATCACCAGCAGTACCACCAACAGCCTGACCAATGTACTTACCAGCGGATTTAGCAGCCTCGTCAGTTCCTCGTTTTATCTCTCCTCTAATTACAGTTCCAGCATCTCTTGAAGCAGCCTTAATGTTGTCACCAACAGCTGAAACTCCAGCATCTAAACCGTCTGTAAGTACTTTCGAGCCCTTTTTAAAACTAGCATCTAGTTCAGAAGACAAAGCTCCTTTTATTTTGTCCAATAGACCTTTATCGTCTATTACTATTTCCACTGACTTAGTCTGTCCTGAAGGAACTCCAGCTACTTTAGTTTTTATGTCATCTCTAAGCTGTTTAAACTCATTCCTTAAGACAGCAACCAACTCTACACTAGTTTTATCTGATGTACCTAATTCTTTTAGAATTTGTCTAAGTGTTCTCTCCAAGCCACTGTAATCACCAGCATTTACTGATCCGCCAGTTTGGGTATGCACCCTAAGTAGTTTTTCAATAGCCGATACTAAATCCTTACTAGTTGCTCCTATAGCTTTTTCTACAGAAGAAGCAATCTCTTGGGCCATTGGCCTAAAGTTTGTTGTACTACTAGATATAGTGGAAGGGGATGAAACAGAACCACCACCTTTAGTGGTAGAATCCTTAATATTAATATTAAGATTATGTGTAGACAAGACCGAGTTCCTCCTTAGAAATTAACCTTTTACCTTTTACTTTAAAATAGTTAGATAATTCTTTTAAATAAAACTAACGCCTTTTGGTACGTTTTTTTATAACAGTCCGGTCTTTTATCCTTTGGGCCTCTCTTGGTTTATCGTATTTTATATCTTCATATAATTCATTAGAACGTGTTATTATTACTTCTTCTTTATCAAAAGCTGACATCTTACCGCCTATACTCCTTTTGCTTCGTCTAGAAGCATCGTCCTGTGTCCTTTCCTTATAGTAAACTGTCATATACGAATCTAATGCCTCATCATCATCTATAACCATATCAGAAGGTCTATCTTCCGGCATCATTTCATATATATTTTGATAATAATTAGACCAGTAAACTAAATTAAATTGATCGTTAGAGTAGTCAGAGGTAGGTACACCAAAAAGTGACTCTGAACACTTAATGCTACTTATATATCTAATTCTCCACAAATTACTTCTAGCTATATATCTAACTAATTCTTGCGATAATCCAGAATAAAAAGACAAAAACTCTGAAAACACAGAATTCTTAAAAACAACATCCTTCTCACTACCAAAAGCTAATTTATCTTTCCAGTATAAAGAATCTTCATCAAGAACATAAACACAACGATGACATAAAAATATATTTTTATCTTCCTCGGCTTTAGTCTCTGCTGACATTATTAACCTTGAGTATTTTTTATATTGTATCTCATTAATTTTATTTTTAATATTTAAAATTATATTTTTTATTCTATCTGAATTAGCTTTAACTTTTGTGGTTTTAGATAATAATACTTGCTGGGCTTCCAGCTTAGACTTTAAATCATTTACTTCTTTTTGATCTTTTTCTGTAAAAATACCACGTTTGTTTATTAGTTCTTCTAGTTCATCTTTAGGAAGAAGGCCGTCATTAACTGCATTAGCGTAACTGCTAGCGTAGACAACAGCGGCCTCCATTTTTATTCTATTACTAGGCTGTTTTAATAGCAAAAAAACATCCTCATCCTTTTTATTTACCTTTATTATACTTTCGCCAGTAAATATTGACAATAGATAATTATTTAGCTCGTCATAAGTCAACTCTTCCATAATGTGCTTATATTAATAAACTAGTTACTTAATTAAACTATATTTTATCTACATTTATTTTTTTATCAGTGTTTTTAATTTTAGTAGTCTTTAGTTTCTTTGGAAGCTCCTTAGCCTTTTCTTGCTCTTCTTTAGCTAATATTTCTTCTGATATAGCTTTAGCAGAAAGCATAGCATCCCTTGCTTTGTCTAAAACACTAGTTTCTACTTCACGCATAGCAACCGCTTCCGGTGTATTTTCTAAAAAGTTAGAGTCAAGTCCTTGTAAATAAAGCATGGTTTCAAAACGAGCTTTCATAGCAAGTTGTTGATTTTTTTCAGATTTATAGGCATCAAAAGTAGACCATACTCTAGAAACGTCCTCTTTTTGAATTATACATGATGTTAAAAATTCAAGACGGGCGTCGTCTGCTATTTGTTCACAGGTATTGCTCATTGGACCATTCAGTCTTTGATTCCACTGAAATACTTCTTCTCGGGCCATAGCTACTTCAACAGCTAAAGTTCTTTTTAAATCCATATCTGTGGTTTCTTCTAATTTGTTTATTTTGTAATTCAAAACACCTATTAATTCTTTAGCGCGCTGTTCAAACTCTGGACCTATAATACCGCGCCGCATTAAAATATCCATCATCTCAGCACTAGTAGTAATACCCTCTACCAAACTAGTTGTATAGGTTTTACTGTACTGCCAATCCGCACCTCTAATATTCTCAGCAGTAGGTACCCCTATAAAATAAATATCACCCTCATCATCTAGATCAAAACTTCTCCTTAAATCCACATTAGTATTATCCATTACTTTTTACTCCTTTACCTTTATTGTTTGTTTTACGAGTTACCTCGATAACATCCTCTGTTGTAGGTATATAGTCTACGCTATACATATCTACAACACCCTTTAGTGCCCTTATACAATCATTGCCTGCCCTAAGCACTCTTGATCTCAGAGCTTTATATACTTCAGGCTGTGCACAAGCAACCTGGGCATAATCAAGAATTGTTTCAAACATTATTGTAATTTCTTTCTCTGCCTCTTTCTTTAACTTATCCTTACTAGTTATTCCCATTCCAAAATCCTCCTTTAATCATAATTCTGGTAGACAAGGTAAATACCCCGCCTACCAGAATTACTAGCCTTAATACCTCAAATTACCCGTTTCTTCTGATCTTAAAAGCGCCAGTAATATTACCAATAGTAACATCACCTTTAACTACATATAGATCATTAGTGGATCTAAAACCAAAAGTCTGTGTAGCATTAGAACCCATATCCAAAGTCATACCCTCATCAGTGATTTTTAAGTGCTCAACAACCATTGTTTTTAGAGGATATTCTTGTCCACCCTCAGCATAAGCAGACTGAAGAACGCCATCAACAAATTGAGTTTCTCCAACCAAAGGAGAACCAGCAGCAATAGTTCTACTCGCTCCTGTACCTCCAGCTTCTTCGTCAGTTTGAGCATAAACCTTAACTACTAACATAAGGTCCTCTTCAGCCATTAAATCAGTTAAAGAGATTTCGTCTAAAGTACCGCCATCATACTCTGTTAATTTTGCAGCTACTTTTGCCCAGTTCTCAAGATCACCAGCTGTAGTATCTACAGTTACAGTGATAGGAATTGGCAGAGTCAATGGACGATCATATGGACCAAGATGACCAAGCTCTGTAAGAGGCTCACGAGTAAGATCTGCTGATATAGTACAACCAGTTAAACGCCAAGCAAGGTCATAACTAACATCCGAGCTGGATACAATATGTACCTCTACCTGACCTTGTCTAATAGCCCCAATACTAGATGGCCTACTAGAGTCTGCTAGTACGTTGAAATAAGTATCAGCAGTGGCTGTACCGTAAGCATTGGCTGAGTAGGCTACATCAACTCTATCTCCGGCCGCGAAAGTCATACCTACAGGCTTAGTAAGCTCATGGGTAGCACCAACAGCATATCCAAAAGCTGTAGCAGTAGCAGCACCAGTTACAACTGGCCAGTTGGTCATAGTAGTAGCACTGGAGTCATAAACAGAAACTGCAGGCGCGCCATTAAAATCCTTCCTCAAAAATCCCTTACCATTAGAAAGATCTGCAATTGCATTTCCAGAAGCTAAAGTAAGTGTAAAGGTAGATGGGTTACCAGAAGCATCAAAAGACTCCCAGTTAACAAAACGGCCTGCATTTAACAACCACATTTTGTTATCAGTTTCAGCACCATAATTCTCTGTAGCATTAGCTCCAGTAGTGTAACTAAACTCAAGGCTGTTTACATAGACTTCGTCCATGAACAACGTTTGATCAATATTACTATCTAGAGTACCAAGAGAGCACTCTTCCTGTACTGGTGCCCACAAAGTAACGCCTGGAAGATTACCACAGGTAACTGCAAAATCGGCAAGACAGGCACCATGAAGAAAAGTACTGGTCTCTGTTAAATTTGTACCACTGACAACTACTAGATTAGCATTGTCATTCGTGGCAGAAGCGCTCATTTCAGCTTTTGCCTTAGCAATCTGAGCTAGAATTGCTAAAGTTTTAATATCACCGAAATCATTGGTGTTTAGTGTGACCGCTACCGCAGGCACGTCATCCACAACGTCAACGATGTCTAAATGCCCGAGCTCAAATCATATCTGTTACTTTAATGACCTAGAAAATTTCTAGGCGAGGGGAGTTCTTCGACTCCCCCTCTCACGGTCTCCCGTGAAGTTCAGACTGTACCTTCACCCTTATTATAGGGGCTTTGCACTCAGTCGTTGGGGAACGAATTTATAATGAATACACTCAGGTAAAACATAAGTTACCATATCTAATAACTTATTAATCGCCTTAGTGCCCGATAAAGCCAAAGTATTGTTATATGAGTCTATAGCTATGTGTCCCAGAAAAAACTTTTTTAGTGCTTCTATTAAAATAGTATTTTCTTTTTTTGTAAAACTACATGTAGCTATTGATCCTCTTAGTGCTGTTTTACACTCTGACCTTAAAGAAAAACTACCGTCGTCGGAAAGCCAGATTGCCAAAGCCAACAGATCTAACTCTTCTATTATTTTTGTATTTACGCTTTTTTTACCATCAACATACCACTCATAATAATACTTTGTAATATCTGGGTGAGCTATTGTGTTACATAAAAAATAACCAGAGGAATAAGACTGTTTTCCTTGTATGATCTTTGGTCCTGGTTTTTCGGCCTCAATTATTTTAGTAGAAAATGGATTTAATAATTCCTTCTTCCACTTCAAGTAATTTAGTTGCTTTGTACAGTGACCTATCTGTAATCTAGCATTTTTAGACTTGCTTTGTTTTATCAATGAACCATCTCCCAAAATAGAACCAAGTATAACAGATCTATGTAATTTTGAGATTTGTGCCGATCTTAATTCCTCATATATGGTCATACAACTAGGCAAAAGTTCTATATTGTAATTTTTATACCAAGCGTATACAGTACTATATGGTAAACTTGTTACCGACGCAACTTTTCCAACAGAGCAATGTTCACCCAAAAGAGCAGTCAATTCATCTTTAGATAGTTTTTCTCTTTTCATTATAACTCCTTTCCTGCGAATTTTCTTTATTTTTAGGATTATTACTACTTATTCAGTTAGTACCTAAAACTTAACAAGAGGTTCCCGCATATCGCAAAGTTTTTACCTACCTGTTACCAGGTAAGGGACACATTTAGTCTATGTCCTCGCTCGTAAAGGTTGTAGTACTCCCTAATGATTGAACACGGTAAAGAACTTCTCCGTTAGCCCAAACACTTTGTGAAGCATAAATTATTCTATTTCTAGCCATAATATCTTGTTCCTCCTATTTCCTTATTTTTTTTATTAACGTTAACAAACTTAAGGTTGGTATTATAACAACAACTATTTAGATTATTGATAAACTGAGGCGGTCTAACAACAATCTTCCTTCTCCTGAAGAACTAATTATCTAATTAATCCCTCTACGTATAGAAAGGTTAGTTAATTAAAATACTTTTGGTGTAATAAACCAAATCAAACGATATCTTAGACCTATAAGCATTTAAATCACTTAACACTACTTCATTTCTTCCTCTACTCATTACTAACGGTAGACTTACATGCCTACTTGTAACCTTATCAAACTCCATATTACCTACAAGGCCTTGCACCTTGGTTCTATCAAAAGGCGTTTGGTCCTTATTCATATTATTTCTGCGATCATAAAAAGTACCATCATAATCAATAGGTGCTCCTTTTGGAAAACCATATAATGGGCAACTTTTTAAGTATAAACCATTATAAATCTTATCCACTAAATCATTTCTTTCTGCTGTAGATGACGCAAAAATATGTATATCAACTTTTCTAATTACCTTAACACCGGTACCCAGCTGATAACCTCCTTTACCGGTATCATTTATATCCAAAACAATTACTGGTGGATCTGCTGCTTCAATAGCAGCCCATTCATCTACTACACTCACATAATTCCAATAATAATCTACATAAGCAGGCTGAACTGTGCCCGAAGTAACAATTCTACCATCCACATAATCAATCATATATTCAGTATCTGGTATTATATTACCATCTGAATCGTAAACAGTAACCCTGTCTTTTTGTTCTATGGTGGCATAAACAGTACCAGACGTTGTATCAAAATATAACCATCCTCTACCCCGGTCTGTAGGTTTAGGCACCATTTCAGTAAGCGCCTCATAAACAAAACTTGTGTTTGTTGATAATAAAGGCATATATACTAAAGGTATATTTTCCTCTCTTTCTATAAAATCACTTAGTACAGTATCTTTTATATAATAAAACAAAGATAAGTCTTCTTTTCTAAGTAATGCCATTTCATAACTCATAGTATTCTCCAACTAACTAAGTTTTGTTTTAAGCTGCTTTAATGCATTTTCAGATATTAATGATAACCACTCTTCAATATTATTGTTTACAAAATCATTAGCTTCTTTAAAAATATCTTGTGGTCCTGCTTTAGAAAAAGGAAAAATAAGTACCTCTACTTTCTCTCCTTTCATTTTAGCTAGTAACTTAGTGGTAGTCCAATATAAATATACCGGAGAACCTCCAGCCATAAAAGAAATTATAGTTTTAGGAAGCCCAAGTCTACGCCTGGCATCTTCATCTATCTCAACATACTCCGTTGGCGCCAAACCCTCTATTATCATCTGTAATAATTCTAATCCTCCACTAAAATCGAACAATTCTATATCCGGAATATGTAGTTTTAAGCCTAACTTAGTATTTTCAATAAAATTAAAATCCGTTAGTCTGCCAATAAAAGAACCCTGTAAAAATTTAGGATTTAATTTACTTCTATTATTAAAAACAACACTATTAAGCATAGAATTGTAATCATTACTTATTAAATCAATTACCGCTGGTTTAATAGTACTATCCAGTAAAAGTAAAAACTCCCTCTCTATTAAACTTTTTAAATCACTTCCTAAATTACTACTAAATGACATTATGTATAATCCTTTATTATTTCTCCAGAATCTATGGATGGTTTTTCAGTAGTAAAAGCCATAACTATTAATAAAGCCTGATTACCTAAACCCCTTAATATTGGGGGCTTTGACAATTTACATTCTATACCGTCTACTACTATTTTTTGGCAATTTCTAAAAACGTTAAAAAATTTAGGATCTGTCTTCAATTGTACAATAGTAGAACCCTCAGTACCAGCTGGAGTATAAGTCATATCATTACTTGCACCATTACTACTAGGATCCCATGTAACTAAACAATCTACCCAGTTTTTTCTAACTGTCTCTAAAAACCCCTTACCTCTACATATAGGACATCTTCCGCGAAGAAAATATTTATATCTATCACCTAGACCCCCAGAACTTACCCACAAAGCTTGTTGCTCTATAGCCTGTACAGGAGTCCATCTACATTTACCAGTAGACTTATCGGTAAGTTTGTCATAATAACAGTTACTACATTCAGATTTGGCTGGTTGTAGATATATAGCCACTTTACGACTTAAGCCTTTTACCACATTTCTAATTCTATTTTGAAAGTTCTGTTTGGTTTTAGGACTTACTCTATTCCTGGCCATTTTTAATCTCCAAATTTAATAAAAAATTATTATATAACAATTCTATATACCTAGTCAATCCTAACTCCCTTAGTGGAAATAAAAGTACTAGATTTAACGGCATCATCTAATCTTTTCTTTAGCCTAGACATCATAAGTTCTCGATTTCTCAATCCGGCCGTAGGATCATAACTAGTACGATCATCTTTTATAATTGCGCCGTCTTCAATGGAATCTTCCCACAATTCGCTAGTTAAAAGATCGTAAGAACATGCAAGCATATATATTTCTGCGGACGTATTATCAACAGTCAAAGGTATTGGTGGGGGCGTATTATCGTAGGCTTCTAATATTTCTCTATCACTCCAACGAAATGTATAGTACCAGATATCTACACCATATTCTACTCCACCAGATACTGTAGTAACTGAAATATCGTCACTAAACCTAAGGTATTTGTATCCATTAATGGTAGGATTAGTAGAACTATTGTAAGCAATTCCTCCCATATGAACACTAGCTGGCCATCCTTTTTCATCTAACTCGTATGCTTTATTATCAAAATGAATAGAAGAGGCAGCCTCTTCCCCATATTCTCTTCGAAGCCCGACAGGGTCACCAGTAAGAGTTCTTATCCTTCTTACAGTAAGTTGCTGGGCAGTACCTAAATTTAACTCAGAAGGAAACAGTGGATTATAAAATAAATCTCCAGACTCCCCCAAAATAGGATCCGACCAAGTACTTTCATTCTCAGTTATAGTAGAATAATATTGAGACCTATACCAATGTGAGGATAGACCGTTCGTATCAGTTTCTGTATAAGAACTTACACCATCTACTAAAACGGTAGGCCCTAATCCAGACACGGCCTCGAAGGGCCCGGTATCATATTCAGACCTTTGATACTTTATTCTATCATATATTTGAATAACTGTACTTATACTGTCGACTGTAATATTAAGTCTTATCATAATTAACTCCTTACAAGTTTTTTGGTAGCGGAAAAGTCCTTCTTCCGGCCGAAGGTAATGTCTTTATTGTACTTCTTATTGTAGGTAAATAATCTACAATCCCATCAAAAGGTATAGGAATTGTAGGAATTATGTCAACAACAACATCCACAAAAGGCGTTTTTATATCATATATGGAAATCTCTGCTTTTTCTATAGGAACAGGATAGGGTTCCCTATCCCCAGCACCAGCAGAAATAAAACCACTAATAATACCTCTTGTTGCTAATGCTATACTCATACTACACCTTGGTTACTTTATATGATATCATTTCATCTCCTGACCAGGATGTATTTATTTGATAAGTGGCAACAATATTATTATCAGTACCTACAGAATCAGCATTGCTATATGTTCTCATTCTTCCTGAAGACATAAGTTTACTACCATTATACTCTATATATTCAGTTTGATCTATATAATAATTTTCCTGCACTAAACCTAAAACCCTATCAACCCTATCTTTTATGTCTCTAAAAGAATTATTTAAAGTGTCTATTATAATAGTAGCCCCATTTGAATTATCAGTAACAGAACAACCTCCAGTTACATATATAATACCTTCGCTACAAGAACTATCTATTACAACATTACCATAATCAAAGTATGTATTAAATTCATTTATTCCTGTTTTATCTTTAAATACAAACATTCCAAAAGCATTAACAATGTTTCCCTCAGCCTGTCCTATAGAAATAATAACAGGAGCGCTAGTATGTGACCGTATATCCTTCATATGCACATGAGTAGATATAACATCTCTAAAAGATATAGTACCCTCTAATATGGCATTAAGTATATTACCCCATAGCATTTCTATATCTTTTAATAGAACATTTTCATACGTAGACCATCCACAGCAATAACCTGTAATCTTAATATCCCTAAAGATTGTATTTTCCATTATACAACCTTCTTGCAATGTAATTGTATCTCTAAAAGTAGAATGGCCTGTTATTAATTTCATAGAGACATCATTACCTGAAGCTATAGTAATATCTGAATGTATGTGTAATTCATTTGCCCCAAATTTATCAGCAAGGGCAATAGCATCTGTTATATTATTTACTGGTGTATCTATTAGTCCTACTGGATAATTAGTTCCTGAAGTACCAGAGGAGTTAATATATATACGTTTATTATACTGTGAATCTACTGGTCGCAATAAACCACTGGTATCAACAGTAAGTCCTGATTGTGACGTTGTATTATCAAATAGTTTTGCAACACCTCTTACCCCAATCATTCCCTGTGTAATTGATGAATCTAGTGTAATAAACCCAGAATTAATATCTAAACCACAATGCTGCGTTGAATTAGTCATATTTTTTAAAGTTAAAACCCCAGAAAAATCTGTAAAATGTACTGTTGCTAAACAACTATTAATATCAACTATAGGAGAATCTATACCATTTGACCCTACACAATTAACAAAACTAAAACGTCGATCAGCTTGTTGTCGAAATTGTATGTTGCCCATTAGATGACAATTTATTATATTAGCATCACCACCAGAAGCGCATAAACCAGTAATTTCTGAAAGATGTGAATTGTGTATATTCATTCTTCCGCCACAAATACCTGAAACACTAACATCGTAAATATTAGCCCCTGTTGTTATACAACCTTCTCCTAGAATTATACTAGTTGAATCTCTATCCTCACCACGAATATTAATAAAACTGACATCATCATTATCTACTAAAATAAGTTGCCCTATAACAAATAATGTATCAAACCCTCTAGTTTCAATAATTATAAGAGCATCTAGTAAATTGTTTACTGGGTAAGAAGAAGTACCTATAGGGTAACTTATACCTGCTTGTCCATTATCTATATCTATAGTAACTCCTCCACCGAAACTTGCATATTGAATCTCTGCTCCTATTTCTTGCCCAACAGAATAAGCTATGTTACTCTGATTCATTAATCCTTCTACATTTAAGGACGTAAGACTAGTGGAATTATTTACAAAAATCCCTGCTCCGGACAAAATAAAATTACCTGCTGTAACACTAGAAGCTAATTCAAGACCACCGGCAGATAGTAAAAATTTAAAATCTATTGGCTGTGTGCAGTTATTAATCTTTATATGTCCGCAAAAATTTCTAAAATTCATATCTGTGCTAGAACCGTCAAAATCAACTATCGTGATTGGAATTGTATCAGTAGGCAATGATACACAATCTAAAACATTTATAAACCCTGAAAATAGGGGTGAAATACGTATAGTTCCCATCAATTGACAATTACTAACAGTTAATACTGCGTTAACTGGTATAGGTGTTTCTCCTGCAATATCTTTTAATTTACAATTAAAAAACCCCCTAATTCCTTGCTCAACCCCCGTACAATACGCATTAAATACTTCACAATTAATTGCAAAACTACCTACCTCAAATGTAAATATAGTATACTGATTACTATCACCATATAATTTGTAACCATTTATAAATACAGAATTTGAAAAAGTATAACTAGAAAAAAAATATAAAACCTTAAACCCTTGAATAGTTGCTATGGTTAGTGCGTCTGTTAAATTATTAACTGGATAGGCTACAGTACCAACAGGATAGACTGTACCTGAATAGTCTGATGCTGTATTTATTGACACCTTTCCGTCAAAAGCAGCTAATTTTAAAGAAGCAGCAACAGTATTTACACCAGTAAAAGGGATTAATTCAGTATTTAATACTGCCGACGAAATTGTATATTTACTCATCAGCCCTTCAGAAATAACTATAGCACCATCTGTACTATTATCCTCTAACATACCCACACCACGAAGCATTATAGTACCACTAACAATAGTATCCTGCAAAATAATAGCACCAGAATTTAAATCTATAGATATACCTTCAGGTCCGCTTTTATTAACTATCTCTAAAGCCCCATTATATCCTCTAACCCCCAATGATTGACCAGCCCCTCCCATATCTATAGTTGGTGGATTTTCTGAATTTGTACTACCGCTCCAACAATCCATAAAAAGAGCGTCAGCATTACCACCTAGGAATATAGTACCTGAACTAAGAAGACATTGCCAAACAAAGCCATTAACATAATATAAATCACCAATAACTCTACTTAAAGTAATAGTATTTCCACCATCTAAAACTCCAGTAATAGAACAAGTTTGAAACTTAGAATTAGTAACAGTAGCTTCGTCTAAAATAGTAATAGTAGTTAAAATTTGATCTTGGCCTATCAGTAACATATTAGAAATAACATCATCTACACCAAGTGTTATATTTCCAATTATGTATAGAGAAGAAAAACCTCTTTCTTGTGCTATCTGCATAGCATCAGTAATATTATTAACTGGATAAGCAGCAGTACCTATTGGATACTCTATACCAGAGTTAGAACTAAGAACATCTACAACTACCCGCTCAGCATACTCCATACGTTTAACTGCTGCAATCTCTGACTCTGCTCGAACAAGTTCAGATGCCGGAGGAGTTATATAAAGCTTAATTGCTTGAGTTCTTGTGCTTGTATCAAAAACATCAGGGTCAATGTCCGCATTATCTGTAATAGCCTCGCCTTTTACTTCTATAAGTATATTTTCATCGTAAGGTATTATCCTAACACCGTCTAACAAAGTGACATAACGGGGGGTGTATTTACCACCCCCCTTATAGTCATTACCATCAGCCTTCATAAAAGGAGACCATTTTCTAGAAGACTCGTCGGTGCGTCTCCAGTAACGATATTCCCTATAAATATCCTCTATCCAGTGAAATGTTTCTACTCCTGACGCTAAATAGATACGCCTATTTGGACCGTCCCAACTAGATACTACTGGATTTGATACACTCATCTGTTTACCTTATTACTTTATTTAAAACAAATTATGCATTATTCTCTACACCAGGAGCACAAGCGAAAGCTACTGTTGCTGATTGAGTAATTGTATAAAGTGTCTTAGCTTGAGTCGCCCCACCATCGCCTTCACAAAGAAAAACACAGTTTTTATTAGTATTAGCTGTACCACCTACTGTGTCGCCTGTATAGTCAAACGTGAAAATAATCTTATTGGAAACATCAGCAGTAGAAGCCATGCCTTTAACTTCTACTGCTTGATCATCCTGTACTGTAATGGCCCCTGATGTATTGTAGTCCGCAGCAAAAAATGAGTGGTACCATGCTTGAACATCTGACTTAGCAGCAGAACCAATATCTGCCTCAACAGAAACAGAGAATGAGTAAGTTTTAAGGTTTCCACTATCATCTGTAAAAACAATTCTCTGCTGGTCAGCGGTTGGGACGTTATATAGATAAAGACCTAACGTATCAGCCCCTGATCTTGTTACAACTTTACCAGCAGCATTGTATGAGTACCAGGTATTAACCCTCTTACCATTAGTAACAGTCTCTGTTCCAAAATCAATATCATTATCTGTCTGAGAAAGAGCATCCAGAAAAGCCACCATCTGATCAAGATTTCCTGTACCACTATTTGTAAGAATCCAAGTAAAATCACCAGCAGCCTCAACAAACTCATCTCTATTAACTGGCGATGCTAATTTTTCTAAATGCATACCTGTCCATGGGGCAATTTGAGCACCACCATAAACATCTACTAGAGCATAATCACCTGTTGTAAGATGAACGCTTTCGTTAACAGCAAAACCAGTAGAATACCCACCAAGTTCCGCAATACCAAGATCGGTAGTAGTTACTTTACGATCATAGTTGTTTCCAAATGTACGTACCGACACCGCTTGATAAGTTCTAGTATCAAAATCACCAGCTGTAGTGTCGGATGGAGTATTTCCAGTATCTCCATAAACCTGTACAGCCTCATCTATCTGTCCTGGTTTGGCATAATCATAAGGGGCTCCGCCAGCTGATAGTTGGTAATATGGCTGTGAGGCAACTTCAATGTTAGACAAGCCTTTATTACCGAAATAAATACGGTCAATTCCTTGATTAGTAGCATACTCAGTCCAACCTGAACCACGAATAATAGCACGGTCTGCAGTAGAAGCCGGCTTACGTGAGTTAATAAAGTTATAAGCACCACCGAATTTGAATGTACCAGAAGTCCAACGGTTGAACTTACGAAGTTCTTCATTTGATGCCCTTTCTTGGTTTTCAAAAGCATAAATAGCCTCGAACTTGATGCCAAGAGTTTCATCAAGTGGGTTATCCTCCAACCCACTACCAAGATCTACTTGAGTAAGCTCTTGTTTAGTAATGAATTCAATTGTACCGCTTACTGTATCAAAAAAGACGTTGCCTGTTGGCGTATCACTCCTTGATCCAGAAGACGTAACTAGGAGGGTATCATAGTTACTTAGGTCGATTAATGTTGCTGTCGCCATTTTTACATCTCCTTAGATATAAGTTTAATAAGTTTATCAGAAAGTCGTTCATTCTCTTCCCGAACCGTTTGTAGCGTTCTTTCATAATTACCTATAACCTCTTCATATCTTCTCCGAGTATCTTTTCTACCAAATTTAATACCCTCATTGAACGCTATTAATTCAAATTCTCTCGCAAAATCTAAAATCTTAAAAACCTCTTCCTCTGTAAGTTCACTAGGAAGTTCAAAAAGATCTTCACTAGTTATATTCTTCCTTACTTTCCACATACTATTTCCTTTACTGTCACTATACTGCGTAACATGCGCATGTTGTAAATGCACTAAATCATTGTTAACAACAGGCTCTACTTTTTTTATTTCTGTTTCCATTATTACTTCTCCTTTACATGTTTGTATCTACTATTAAATTAGCATAAAAATCACCATTACTTGTAGGCATTGTATATTGTTGCCCAAACTCTACATAACCTTCTTTCATTACTTGTATATAAATTAAATTATCTGCTTGTCCATTATAAACAAAAGTAGATGAATCATGTGTTTCTATTCCGTCCAATTCAGTACCAAAATCAGGTGGTGCAGATTCATAATCATATATTCTTATTTCAGCTCCAACAAGCGTAACATTTGCTGATATGGTTAAAGATACTCCTACATAAGGAGACCAAGTATTTCCGGAATCATCAGTAAAAAAGTCTACATTACCACTACTAAAATTAGTAATAAATACACCTTTTGAATTACTACGCTCTGTATAAAAACCAGAAGTACCAAGATATAAAGCTCTTACTTGGCTAGCACGGCCCCATTCATGTATTATTTCACCAGAGGCAGATAAAGATGTTTGAGAGGTTAGTGCTGCTAAGTAGTCATATATTACTTGCATTGTTTTATTATTACCGTCTACCCACATACTAAAATTTTGTTGGGTAGAGTCTGTGTAAGACGCAGACCAAGTTCCAGCTGTTCCACCGGTTCTACTAATGGATTCTCCATTAGAAAAGTTATTAGAATCTCTAGTACTTAGATGTACTGTACCAGCAACTGAATCCCCGTCTACTATTTCTGTAACCACACCATCGGCACCAGAAGTTTCTCCAGTAATTACCATACCTATTTGTAAAGACCCAGTACCTCCTGTATAATCTATAATACAAGATGTATTTGTATCTTTATACCAGACAATACCACTACCATCAGAAAGAGCTGTAGCTTGTGACGAAGCAACAATATTACTATCTAAATTTAATACAATAACATTATCAAAAGCCTCATTTGATACTAAGGTAGATATAAAAGGAGTATACCCCCAACAATCTATTCTTATAGCGTGTCCACCATAAGTAGTGGTGGCTGAATTTGTTAGATGTTTTTTATATGTAAAAACACCATTAGCAATACCATTACTATTAGTGTAAGTTTCTAAAACTAGATCTGCTAAAATAGTGTTTTCATAAACTACAACAACTGTATTAATAATTATACTTCCGCCTGAATCTTTTACAATAACATCAACACTTCTTTGATCATATACACCATTAGAAGTAGATGTTAACCAACTAAAATCTGAATAAGTAGTAGCAGACCAAATAGGATTTATTACATACCATGTTTTATTTGAATTAATAACAAGCAGTGCTAGATTATTGACAAATACTATATCTTTTGTTGTTAAAGTTTCAGTAGTAGTACTACCATTAGCTGTAGTTAAACCAGCAGTTTGAGTAAGAACCAAACCATCTATAACAGTGTTAGCGTCTATACGAATAAGCTCGTTAGCACCAGATCTACCAGATATAACGCAATCATATAAAAATGATCCAAAAAACACTGAGCCGTAGGAATTATTTAAAAATTTAGTATTACGATAAATTACAGATGACCCAGAGGCATTTTCGTAGAATAAAGTTTTAACCTGTGACCATAATAAAGAGTCAACAATTTCACCTTTTGCCCCTGAAAGAAACTGTATGGATGGCTCACCATCTGTATTTTGTGTATGAACACAAATACCACCACTTAAAGGAGTACTTCCTACCTCTCTCAAATACCCCATATCAAAACGAGCATTATTTTTTACTAAAAAACCTTGTGTTGAACCACCATCATAGGTATCTGCAGCTTCTCCAGCACCCATATAAAGTCCAGCAAGGTCTGTTCCATTACCTATATTAAGAATACCAGTCCATTCATATAAACCAGACCTGGCATTAAGAGCAATACCTGTATTAGCACCACCTGTTTCTAAATCATCCATATCATATGGAACATGTATAGTATCACTAGAAACAGGATTAGCACCCCAATCCCTATGAACTGTTAGAATCCTAGTAGTACCTGTTCCTGCCGACTCAGAAATACACATACGTCTTTGTACAGTTCCAGCTATATTAATTAAAATAAGCCTACCTACATAGTTTGGATACTTAGTACCAAGAAACCCGGTATTTAAAACAGACAAAGTGTTAGATATAATTACAGTATTATTGCCTGTCTGTTGAGACTGTGAACCAAGAGTCTCTGTCATAAGATAAGTTAAAACTGTGCATGGTTTTCCTGCAGTTATTCCCATTAATTACTCCAAATAACAGTATAAACACATAGTTGCATAACTACCCAACTGGATTAGGAAAAGCCACCAAACTTGGTTTAAGTATAGTTGCATTTATCCCAATAGAACTTATAGTAACTTCGGCCTTTAAGTTTTTATTACCAACCTCCTCTGAATATAAACTTGGGTGGCATACAGCTACAGCATCCGGATCACCTCTAAAATCATAACCAGCCCAGGCAAAGTATAGAATATTCATTAAAAAGGGCCTCCTATTTTATATGGGGCCTTATCGTTGGTACTTCTATAGTGAGCGTAAACTATTCCTGAAATAGTAGTATTACCCCAATCAGGATCATCATCATTCTTTATTCTAGTAATAATATAATCTGTAGCTCTTTTTGGAACATTTCTAGCAATTTGAGATAGAGTAGCATCATTATCACCACGTATAACATCCTCTATACTTAAATTATAATGCCTATTTTGTTTTATTAATGCATAAAAATTATCTAAATTAATATCAGTAGAACTAACCAAAACTTCTTCAGTAGAAGTAATAAAACCATCAGACATAGCATAACATATATAACTACCTTCCTCAGGAATACTCAGTACAGTCTTATATATACCAGAAACAACTGTAGATTCTGAAAGATAACCATTAATTGCTGGATTAAGTTGGGTATCATCTATGTTTCTTACATCATAGGTTACTATTGCATCAGAAACCAAACTGCCTGTAGCCTCATCTAATAACATTGCTGTTATAGGAAAGTTTTCTGATACACCAACCTTTATCACTGTTACCTCTTATATAAAAATGTAAAACTAAACAACATCCAATTGATAGTTTACAGTTAAATTATCATCCGCCGTAGGGTATATGTATATAAATGTTATTTCATTACTTCTTGTCTGTTTAAAATCGTTTGGAGATATTAATAATTGGCCATTATACGATATATTTATTCTATCTACTTTATAATTGTAACCTGTTGTGTATACCTGATTAGTTCCATCTTTAACTCCTATCAACTCCTCAGAAACAAGCACAGATGTAACGGATGTATTTAATGACGGCTTCCTAAGTACAATCATATTAAAATATCCTAAACTATTTACAATTATTTAATGTCTATAAACATTATCTAGAAACAGTAAGATCTTGTATTCTTTTTCTTAAAATTCTACACAAACTATCTTTTCCTGCTCTAGGTGAAGCTTCTTGTAAAGCGTACTTTAAAAGCTTTAGATCAGTCATATTTGGCAATATATCTCTGGCCTGCCTAACCGATAACTGTACAATATCCTCCACTTCCATATTTTTTGGTGATATACTTTTAGCCCTATTAGCAGCAGTAGTAGTGGCTATTACTTTATCAGCCTCCTGTTTTTCTGCTTCAGAAGTACCTAGCACTATTTCCCATTTATTTTTATCTGTTAATTTAACTGTTTTTAACCACGCTATAAAATCCTCACCCTCAGGAAGCGCATACTTCTTACCATACTGCTCATACAACTCATCCAAAGATACTGTAGCGCCCGGGCCAATTGCCCTTTTCATAGCATGTGTCCACATTGAACTTTTATTTTTTATATAACCTTTCATTTAACTTCTCCTTTTCTTTTTTGTTTTATTAAATAACCTTGTCCTTAATCTACCTTTTTATATCTATCAAATCTATCTATTATAAAATGTAATAAATTTGACATTCTGTGAATAATTAAACCATAAAACAGCCAATTAAAATATCCATATACACCCGTTAAATACAAAACAGATAAAGCAACACCTACCCATACAGACAAACAGTAACCGCAATCAAAAAGTTTATGTAAAAAATTAAAAAATTTTCTAGCTCTTCTATTAAAAAAATACCCCCTTACCGGGCTAAAAAATTCAGACTTTGTAAGTAATTCAGTTATAGCCTCAACTAATATAATCCCTAAAATAAATTTAGTTAACATCTATTTCCCTATAAACATTAAGAAGGTTAGTTAATTTATAAACATATGTCCTGTGACCACAATCCCAAATACGATCATATCCTTGTGCTTCTCGCAGCTGCCACTCGGTTTTACCAGTTATTCTTTCTTCAGGAGTCTTACGCAAAGACAGATTTCTATACCTAACCCCATTTTTAGTATAATGAGGTGTATATTTAGTATACTCTTGAAGCTCAAAACCAATAGATTCATATACTGGCTTAATTATATTAGCATAACGCATATCACAGTAAGACTTTATCATATCATAATTGTTTTCTACAGCAAATTTAATAACACGTTTAAATAATTTACCTACTCCACCAATTACACTGACAAATCTTTTAGTACAAAATCTTTTTAACTCTAGTACTTTACCATTTGATGTATGTTTTCTGGAAGGAATACCAACGCTACCTATAGCTACTAATTCTTTATTATAAACAAGCCCCCAAGCCTTTATTGCCGTAGATTTACCTTGTATATGATTTTCTATAAAAAATTTATTTGCCTCTGAAGAGGTTAATTCCACTATATCACATTTCCTGGCATAAATTCTAGCATTATGAATACCTAAAGCATTTAGTATTCTAGACATAACTATATCAAAATTATTATTTAGTTCATCTTCAAATACAGTAATAAGTCTTATTTCCTCGTTAAAGCAAGCGACCATTTTATTATAATGATATGAACGTTCCTTACCTGAAGCGTCTCCGTGCCAGTACAAACCACACAATTCGATTGCTAATTTATTATCAGGAAAATAGATATCTAATTCTCTTGGTAATAATATAGTTCTGTTGTTATATTCTATATTTGTTTTAGGGTAGTTTTGTAGAAAAAAGTCTCTAACTTTTTTTTCTAAACTTGATACGTAATCACCTGAAGCATAACAATGTAGACATCTACTATTATTACCGTCTTTGAAGTTATGAAAACTAGTTAGCCACCTATGTCCTTTTGGGCACTCCAAAAGAAGCTTTGTACTATTATTAATATAGTCGTCTGATAAAAGTTTATAGTTATTTTCTTCAATGTAATTCTTTACATATTCAAAAGTTAAACGACTTGGTTTTCCTGAAATGTACTCTTTGGCGTCTGGGTACTTTTTTCTATAATACTCTGCCTTACTTAAAAGACATTTTTCTTTATTATTTTTATAATAGTTTCTACCCTTATCCAACATATACTGCTTCGATCTTCTGGCCTGTATTCTTTGATTTTTTATAAAAACTCTAACTTTATCACATTCTTTGGCACCACAATACTCTTTTTGTGGATAATAAGTTTTAAATTCTATAGAACAGGCTTTGCATGTTTTTATAAATTCAATTGGATGATTTAATCTGTTCTTTTTTGCGTCTAATTTAGTTTGAAGTAGCTTCTTTCCTGTATCCATACAGTTTATGCAGTACCTCTGTTTTGGGCTAGTTGGGTAGTATTTTATAGAACATAAATCACATATTTTTTCTTTATAACTAGCCATAAACCCTCATTATAATTTACTTAAACTACTGTAAGAACAATCATCATCATTACTATGTATTTTGTTGTGACAAACACTACAACATGCCAAGCCGTTATCTGAATCAAGCGCCCTACAGGCGTCTACTTTTTTTGGAATTATATGATGAGCTGTAGAAGCAACACCGCCACACAATTCACAAACATTAGTGTATTTCTCTAAAATAATTTTACTCCAAACCCTAAGCGACGATTCACTATAATTAGAATTATTTCTGTGTTTTCTAGGATTTTTTCCTTTTGGATAATACTTTTTATGAAATATAGAACAAAGGTCTTTGCATTTATCTGAACAATAAAACCTACTTTCCCTATCTGTGTGGCCTAAAATAAATTGTACTCTATTATCACAGTTTACTCTTGTTGGCCTAAACCACTCTTTACAATAAAAGCACCTCACATTAAGTATCCTAGAATCCTGTAAATCAGTTTGTATCTCTTCAACTATACTGAGTTTATCACAAAAGGTACTATATAAAGGAATGTTTAATTTAACTACATCACCTTTAGACATACGCCTAGCTATAGCCTCACACTCTTGCTTAGTTTTTATTCTACCAGTAGACAGCAACCTCATTTTATTTATATAGTCGATGTCTTTGCAAACACACCCAGCGCAACAGTAACTAGAATTATACGAAGTACGAGTTAAATATGCACTACCACACACAACACAGCTACTTTTAAACTTATAGTAATTGCTACCTTTTCTAAAAACATCCCTTTTATACACATAAGAAAACTTATCTAAAATCTCAAAACCATCTTCATCTATAGGTATCTTCATAAACTAAACCTTTGTGTATAATATAATCACTCTATGTTATAAAATAAAGCAATAAAATATAAAACAAGTAACCAAATAACCCTTACTTATGTATAACTACAAAAACAAGACCGGTTTGGATAAAAATACTTTATAATTACCAAAAAACTCTTACTTTTGTTTTTTGTAAAAAAGTACCCTACTCCATCATTAATGAAGTAGGGTACTGTTATTACTTCATTTTTTTATTATAGAGAACGATCTATAATACCCATTCCTAGCATACGAGAGTCCAAACACGCAAATCCCAAATCAGCCCACCCAAAAAATCCTTGCTTTTGTTTACGTAGTAAAGTAGGGTCATCGTGAGCCTCAAACTCTTTTCTGATCGGCATAACAAGTGAGTCATTAGTAGTTAGATCAAAACCAAGCACCTGAGTCTCGCCCAAAGTGTTAATAGTCCCATCAGCATTAACCAGATTTGGGTTTTCTATTGTGTAGGAATTATAAGCCTCACTACCGTCAGCAATAAATTTACCAAAACTAGAAGCATTACCGTTAATATTATACATACCGGTTGCACCTAAATGCTGTACCTCATGTAACTGCACATTCCAAATACTTCCCATACCTGAAGCTTGAAATATTTCTCTTCTGGTTACTGGATCGATATCTGTATCTGTCCACTCACGTATATCAGCCGCATCTTCTGGGCTAACATAAAGATCTGTTAGTTTACGGCCAGTTCTCTTGAATCCTACAATCATCTTGTTTATCAATTCCTTCGAAAGATAACCAGCTCCAGTAGAAGCCGGATTAATTTCATAAATAGGAGCAGGTCTAGCACCTAATAAACCTTTACCAGAAAAAGAAGTTGTTGCGGCCGGCATAATTACTCTCCAACCACATTCTTCTTCATAATTTGCTAAGTCTTTAGCAGCCCTAGCAGCAGCTTTTTGTGGAATATCAATTCTAGAATCTCTAGCATATGTTATCTTCCAATCATAAGCTGTATCAATTGTGAATGTTGGTACAAACACCTCTTCCCCTATACCCTCAATAAAGTTCTGAGCAATATAACCTAGTCCTGGTAAAACCCACACTGGAATCTCAAAATCCTCTGCTATTGGATAAACAGCCTGAGCACCAGGAGCTAAACGTTCTACAGCAAAGAGATGTCTCATGATAGACTCTAATTCAATTTTTTGAAGTATTGGTACAGTAAGAGCTGAAGCAAAAGCTCTATATGCAGCCAATCCTTCAGGGGTATGAACTTCTGCGGTTGCCCTAAAAAGTTCCTGCATTTCTTTTCGTTCCATAATTTAAATTCCTCCTAATTTTTATAGTTACGGATACACCTATAGGTGTATTAATCCGTTATTATACTAACAGTTTAATTCTGATAGGATAAAGAGTAGTATTGTTAATGTTGGCTGAACATTTAGTAGTACTTGCACCTTTAACTACTCTAGCTACAATAACATCAGAACAACGTTCCCCGGCAGTATCAGAACCATCTGAACTAACAGTACTATTTGTTACTTTTGCATCTTGAGCTGCTGGGTACAAAGCCAAACCAGGAGTCATAGCCACACTAGGTGTAGTATCACCTACACAAGTATAATGCACTGTATCCCAAATACCCAAATGTGCAACACCTACTGGTACTGCTTTAGTGCCTGTAATAGCACCAGATCCATTATAGGTGGGTTGAGCAATAGCGTCACTAGAACCTAAATCACCAGGCATCATAAATCCAGCAGGGTGTACTTGATGATAGCCAGTTTTAACTTTTTGCATTAAAAATCCAAATGGTGCCTCAGCAGTACCATGTGCCATTTTTTGAACTTCTGATTCTTGATTAGTGGCTCCTGTTACCAACTCTACAACTGCACCAGCATAAGCAACCACACCACCAACACCGGCAGAACCAGTTCCAGTCTGTGCTTTATAACTACAAAATTGATTCTCAACTACAGGATGTCTTGGTATAAACATATCCTTTATCCTCCTTATACTTCTTCGTTTTCTTGTTTAAAAACGGCGGCCATGGCTTTACCAAGATCACCGTATTTTTTAATTAAATCGTCGGACGGAGAGATCTCCAAATTCATAGCAGCCGCCAACGCCTTTCCTGTATCAATATCAGCCGGAGCAGTAGCAACACTTCCCTTGGCTTTAGCTTCGGCTTCGGCTTTAGCTTTGGCCTCAGCATCATCAAGCTTTTTAGCTTCTTCAGCCTCATGTAATTTTTTTGCTTCATCGAGCTCAGCCAAAACAGAAGCCCTTATAGAAATAAGTTCATCTTTATAGGCAGAAAACTCCTCATCGCTCATCGTCAATACTTTAGCACGTTGGGATTCTTTATCTGATCTAACTACGCCAGCAGACTCCAAATCAGACATTCGTTCCGTGGCTTTCTTATCCATTAACATATCTTCTACTGTTTTTTCAGCTTTTGCTGCTTTATCTTTAGTAACCTCAAGCTCAACCTTCGCCGCCTCAAGCTCAGATTTAAGTGTTAAGGCTAGTTTTTCAGATCCAGCTAGCTTTTCTGTTATAGTAGATACTTCTGTATTTTTTTCCTCCAAAGTAGTAGTAAGCTCTTCGATGACTTTAGCAGATTCCCCTAGGGCATCTTCAGTCCTTCTACGAGCATCCGCCTCTTCCTTTTCAGAAAAGATAGAAGCTACAACCGCTTCGATGTCTTTTTTCATTTTATCGTCCATCAAAACTCCTCCTTATATACTATTTATATACAAGCTTTAATTTAATTTAATTTAGGTACCAACCTTATTAAATGAACTATTTATTCCTTTTCCAAGTTTAATTTATATTAAACTAATAAAGTTATGGAAGCGATTGAGACGCTCCAGAATTACCTCTACAATAAATAGCTTCAATGTATCTTGAACTTGATGCAGCACCCATCATAAACTTAACATCAAAATCAACATTGGATATAGTAGATGAAGATTTAATTTTTACTACATTATTCACAGTATCTTTGTCTATCCAAACACGTACTGCTCCGGTATCACCAAGTGGAGTAACCGTAACGTTAGCATTAGAAGCAACCGTCATACCGTGCCAACCAATACCACTAGCTACTGTTACTTCAGTACCTGACATGGATACAGTATCAGCCCAAATTACAGGCACTGTATGGTTATTACCCATGTTTTTATAGATAACCTTTAAGTTATCATCTCCGCTGAGCTTGGTGATCTTAGGAGTACTGGATCTAGTGCCAGTTTGAGCTTTTCCTAAAGTCATAATAAAATTCCTCCTTATTTATTGTTCTTTAACATACTTTCTGCTTTGTCTAAAAGACTTTGCAAATTATAAATCTTGCTTTTACGCTGATCCTTATCATTCTTACACTTTATTAACTTCTCGGTATAAGCCTTTGCGGTATTACGAGCTACAGTTCTTAGACATTTTGGATCTGTTGTATCTCTAGAAAAAGAAGTACATCCTGTTTCAAACAAAGAGCACCAATCAGTATGTAATACTTCTGAATTTTGATCCTTAACTGTAGAGTTTATAACCTCTTTTTTGTAACTAACACAAATTCCAACTGTATCATTAGATTCCAATGCCGCTTTATCATCACTTGTCCTTTTCCCTACATTATTATTTTTATAATCCTCTGTAATTATAGAGGATACATTATTAGATTTATTTTTTTCTAATTTATCATAATCCAACACTATTACAGCATTATCTTGCTTGTTATTGGCAGTCTCTAAAATTATAGACGGTGGATTAGCTGGATTTTTTACAATACCACAGCCAGAAAAGCATATACTTCTTAAAACTCTAGTAACAGTACCTTTGGCTACCTCAAGTCCGTTTTTTATTACCTTTGCCATTTTTCCAAAGTTATTATTTTTGCTAGCATCAAAACCAAGCATTTCGGCTTCCTTCTTTGACAGTATTAAATCACCTATCTTTACATCGTACCCTTGATAATAACACTCCATAGATACTTTCCATTTTCCAGAAGCAACCTCTTCAGCAATACTTGGAAATCTGTTTTTATATACAATTCCAGCTATAACTATATGCATATCCTCTTTATCCAATAAAGCAGTCTCTTTACTGGCTAACTCTTTAGTATCCAACCTATCTCCTGATTTACTAGTAAAAGCGTAATCGTATATATGCCCAATTATATCACTTTCTTCATGCTCAACATCCAAAGCCTTTGATGAAATAGTATCCTTAGCCAATACGAGCTCCGATGGAGTAAAAAAAGCATGATTTAAGTTTTCGCCCGAAGAAACAAAAATGGCCGTAAAATACTGTAAATCTATTTGTCTTTCTTTTTCAGACGGTAATGCAATTACGGAGGATACCTCCTTTCTTAATTCATCTGTTTCCTCTAAAAGAGATATACTGGATTCCAGATAAAATCTATTATTTAAATTTGTACTCACTATTATATCCTCCATATTATAATTAAACTGTTCTAATTATTAAGTAGTTAGTTTATTGTTCACGTCTTATTCTACTTAACTCATATAAAAAAGCTTCATATTGTTCGGAATCCATATTTTTTACAACATCTATTATAGTAATAGAAGATTCTGTTTGTTTAGGATTCTTAGTTGTTTGTCTTACTATCTTATCTGGATTGTTTTCTTTTGTCTTCTTTGTTGCCGGCTTACCTTTAGGTCTTCCAGAAGAGGGTGTACCAACTGGGGCCCCTTGCGAAGGCTGTGACTTAGCTTGTTGCCAAGGCGATCCTAAAATGCCAAAAATTCCATCTTCTACCAGAGGTATTTCGTTAGTCATGTTCTCTAATTCATTAGCATAGTCAAAACCTAATGCCTCTAGCGCAGTTTCATAACTTAACATCCTTCTATCAACTAGTTGAGCAAGAGTACTCATATATAGAATAGTATCTTTAAGTATACCTTCATCCCATCTAACTTTTGGAAATCTATCAAAACCCATAGCCTCGGCTATAAGCCTGTACTCTTTGTATATCCAGCGAGTAACTTGTCGTCTGGCGTAATTAATTTCCTCCATAAGCCCCTTTATTACTAAAGAGGCTTCGGCAGTACTTATATCACCAGTACCGTCTATAAAAGCCCTTGTAATAGCTAAACCACCTGTAATATCATCATTAACTTGAGCATACTTCTCTTTACCTAAAATACTTGAAATTTCTGGACTAACTATTTTTTCTACCTTCAAAGTGTGATTCCACACAACATCAAAAGATTTTGATGGTGTATTAAATAACTGAGCTATCGCTTCAAGTTCTGCCTCTTGTTGCACAGGAAACTCATCAGAACCAATAGTAATTTTTAAAATATAGTTAGAAATACCATCCAAAGTACTTAAGTCTGCCTCTTTTAATGCTTTTTTATATTCAATACTATCAAATATTCTTAGAGATCTAGGTTTAGCATAACGCTCATATGGTTGCTTTCTGTAAAAAATGTTTCCTACTAATCTAGAATCTAGTAATACTTCACCGCCTTTTTCTGAAGCGCTTTTTATATCTGAAGGTAGAGATTTTAACATTGTTTTTTCTTCCTCAGAAAGATCTTTATTGTCTTTTTTAATTGTAGCTAATAATTCTGGAGGTAGTTTTAATCTAATAGATAATTTACTAAACAGCAAACTGCCATCTATAGTAACTAATTCAGGATTTAAAACAGTGTAGGATATAGGTAAATGTCCTTTTGACCATATATTTTTCTTTGCTGATTGTTCTAATTTAGCAAGCTGTAGCTTATCAAAGTTTTTATCTTTTTTTACTTCTTCTAATAATAAGGCTAATTCTTTTTTAAAAGAGGCCTCTATATCTTCTAGTCTACCTTTGGCTTTTACTTGATCTACTTTTTTTGCTTTTTTTCCTGGCGCCGGAGAAACTATTGAAACTCTAGGTTCATATTTAGCTATAGCCTTGTATGTACTTACATTTCCTGTTTTAAAGAATTCAAGAAATACCCATTCCAACACCTCATCAAAGCCCACATCGAAAGCCCAAGTGTCGTAGAAATTTTTTATATCATGGTCATCAATATCATGCTCAAAACCTTTAGCAGCCATTGAGGCTAGTAAATTAACAGCACTTCCTAAAATAGGTTCCGTATAGTAGTATTTATTGGCCTTTTTTATAGCCTCTGTTGGACTCAGATCAAAAGGATCTTTGGCTGATAAATCTAAAACACCCCTACCTACAGAGTCTCTAGTTATAGTAGAAGCTTTTTCCCTAAATATATGCGGAATAATAGCAGACTCTGGTTTAAGATATGCTAGTGCTTTTGTGTTTTTTTCTGTTGGGTTTAAAAATAAAGTAGAAGTACCATTAGTCTCATTTATTTCAATATTCCTTATTCCAACGTCAGGATAACGAGCCCTAAGCTCTTCTGTAATCTTATTTGCTGTTTCTTGATCCACTATATCTCTCCACTAAGTCTATTTGTAATTAAATCTAGAAGACCGTTCATATACACTTATATCAGAACTAGCCCCAGTAGTACTAACTATATAAAAAGAAGCGTCCGTAGTGTCTTCCCACTCGCCACCATTACCTGTAATGATATAACCATCGCTAGCCTCGGAACCAGAAGCTGTTACTAGCGATACATCAACGGAACCTACGTTCTTAATTTTTATATAATTCCTTCGGCCTAAAGAAGCAGAAGGTACTGGTATAGGAGAGGTACCGCTTACAGTAACTCTACTTATATTTATTTTATCTCTGCTGTCCTGTCTACCGTACTTATCGTCCATACTATTAAAGCTCATTTGAAGTCTCCTTTACAAAATTAAAAAGGCACTGATATACCAATGCCATATGATTTTTCACTATTTGAATTAATACTAAACGTAGGTCCTACAAATAGATTTTCTACTAGTGGTAAAAAATTACCAACATTATAGCTAAATGGGTACATACTTATAAAAAAAATATCTTTTGATCCCCCAGCGGCCATCCCAAAAAATCTCCAATCTATATCACGCTTTGTTCTTCCATAAGAAAATAAACTAACATCTATTGCTGGAAATATATCAACTGTGTCAATTATACCAGAAAAACCTATCCTAGGTCCCCATCTAAATTTCTTTTCCTGAAGCTCTCCTTTAGCCCAATTAACTGTTTTAACATTAATTGGAAATTTTTTACCTTTTGTAGAAGATACAAAATTATTTTCTATCCACATCTCAACATAACGTTCTTGTCCTTTATCACTCTCAGACTCAACTATGTTTACTCCTACATCTAACGGAAAGGATTGTGAAGAAAACTTATTATCCTCTGAAGCATTTGGACTAAAAAATACCCTAGCTACTGGAAAAGACTCACCGTTAGATGCTGAACTTTCTACAATAAAGTCATACAAATCTTTTTTGTTGTCTTTTGGGTCTACATACACAGTACCTACTCTAGGATCCGAATTAGTGTGACTTTGCAAACTTCCTACTATCTTAGCAACTTCCAATATTTTTTCATTATTTAGTTTTGCTTGCTTTATGGCAATGCTGTTGTTTTTTTCCAACTCTTTTATAAGGCCTTTAAGTTCCTTGTTATTTTCTGACAGATGCACTTTAATTACATTTTCTGCTATATGCTCTATAGTAGTCTCATCATAGCCAGGTTTATCGTTGTTATTGTTTCTATCAAAATATTTTTGAGTATTTATCCATAAAAACACACATACAAAAATTACAGCACAAGACTTAGTAATGTCCCATAGACTTATTTTAAACTTATTATTTTCAAATAACATAAAGCACCCCTTTATTACTTACTTGTCTGTATCAAAACTATACATACTATTTACATTACTAATATTACGCATAGTAACTGCGCTTCCACAATCCTCTGGATCATTTTTTTCTACCAATGACGTATTCGCTATGATTCTACCTAAAGCTAGAGTAACAAACCCACCAAACAGTGCACTTAACCCTACTGAGTCACTTATCCATGGTGCTCCTGTTTTTTCATTTATGTGAAACATTCCATAAATTACAGGTATATATAAAAGTACCATCCATTGATACTTTACAGAAGCTATGTTTCGTAATAACTTCATAAAAAACAAATCCCAAAAAGGCCATTCTTTTATAGTTAAGTCGCCTTCACCTGTTTCTATCATAATAATTAATATAACTCCTAATATTTATAGTTCTATTTTATAAGAGGTTACTTTATTTCTTTTTACTTAAAATAGCCATACTTAATCCCTTCTTAGTGGAACTATGACTAGCGCCTGTTTTATCTAAAACTGTCCAGGAACTTCCTGGGTGATGTGACCTAACCATACCACTAACATTATGAAGTACAGGATCAGTATCCCCCTCTATCTCCTTTTCTACTAAACGTATACCGTATCCAGCCAAAATCAAAGCAGAATATAAGTCCTTGTTTTGTCCTTTTTTAGGAGTATCAAAATGCATAGCCCCACCAGAAGTTGGTGTAACTATAATATTAAGCATTTGTTTTTTTAAATCTTCTACAGTCTCATATCTAATAGCCTCCATATCTATAGTAGATACTGGGGGTTGTGGGAACAATAATTTCTTATCCTCCAACAAAGACAATGTAGCAAAATTAGCATCGGTTATCCAGGATGTATTAAAATTAACCATCTCAAGAATATGTCTACCCTGCATATTTCTATGTTCATCGTTAGTTCTGTCTATAATAGGTGTCTTTCCACCATAACCTTCTTCCAATAAATCCATTACAGCCTTTCCGCCGCCGCCTTTATCCATAAACAACCTTATAACTCTATAGTTATCACAAACATCCTGGATGGCGGATGTTAGTTCTTGGGTAGTATGTTTTTTAAGTTCAATTACATTTACTATTCTATTGACAGTTCCTATTTTAACTATAACTACACCACAACTGGCACTACCTGCTTGGTTTGGGTCAACTCCAACAATGTATTGACCTTCCCTATCACCCGCCAGCTCTATATAAAAATTGGAACCCAAAGTACATGATTCTAACAAAGATGCTTTGAAAAAACCATCAGAATCTGAAACCATAGCAGCCTCGTATTCCATACGAAACTCATGATTAGACATAACTCTTTTAGCTTCTTCAATATTATTTTTATCTAAAAACCCTTCTGGCAATAATGTATATGGTATTTGGTGAACAACAAAAGGACACTTAGAACTCAATAGATCACATTCTTCCATCTTTTTCCAATAAGCTCGCATCCTATTATACATATGATTGAACTTATAATATCCTGAAGAGGTCATTATCATTTTATTCACCAATTCATCTTCAAAATCACTATCAATTGCTAAGCCTGCCTCAAGCAAAAGTTTTTTTCTTTCTAAAGCACGTACTTGTTCCATAGGATCCTGTTTGGTGGCACCCATAGGGCGTAAAACCATATCAACTATTTTGTTGGGAACCTGTGCTAGTTCATCTACACATACCAAGTAAAAACGAGAACCACGTATTTTTGAACCATCATTACCTATTGGTAGTGCCTCTATAAAAGAGCCATTTTTACCACCAACAGCTTTAAATTTTAAATTATGCGTATCTGCTCCGTGTGTAGGAGGACCAACACACGCTTCTCTAAATATAGATGATTTTGAGTATAGTTTTTCAATCTCACTAAACATCATTTTTGCTTGTCTAAAAGACGGGGCTATTAACCCAACTCTGTAACCTGGGTATAATAAACAACTTAGAGCAGATAACAAACCTTGTAAATATGTATTGTGGTTTATAAAACCATTTGCAAAGTAATTAGGCTCTATGCTACATACCTCATCCATCTCAAAATCATAACAATCACCCTTCCAATCATCTACATACACTACTGTATCAAAAAAATAGTTAGTTTTTAGAATATCTAAAAGTAGATTAAACTTGTCAATAAAATAACTATTTATTGTATAAGTACTTGAAGATATAATTTTTATAATATCATGAATAAAGATACTAAGTGTAGAATAAGTTACTTCTTTTTTATTGCTTTTTTTAAATAATAAAAATTTTCCTGGAAAATTGTTACAATTCTTATTATTAAGTAATAGTAATATCTGTCTTAAATCCCAACAAATATCTTTTATATAAGGAATAGTATCTTTATTAACATTTAACTTCTTAGACTCAAAATATTCATTTAGTATTTTTTGTTTTCTAGTTAACCTAAAACCAATTAACTCTTTAAACTTGAAAGCGTCTTCTGAAAACATATCAAGTAAGTAAGCTTTTCCAAAATTAGATTTGGTTTTTTTCTTCCTTAATCTGGCCACTATTCCAAAATTAAGAAGCATCAATTGTATCTCTATTAAAAGTTTTTTAGACACAGAACAACATGACACTCCGCCAGACCTTTTATCAACAGTACCATCAGTATCAAAATATCCCTGTAAAAAAGCTACTTGTGATTGTCTAGTAGAAGTTCTAATTGAATATGGTACTGATTTATTATAAGATAAAACCCTAGCTATACCGTACTTATCAAAAAACCATGAAAAATTATTATTACTAAAACCTATTCTTAGAGTACAATCACCACTTTCGTACGATACACTGTATGGTATATTATTACGTATACAGTATTGAGAGGAAAAGGATAATATTTGTTCATCCTCAGATGTCAAAGAAAAACTGTTTTTGTTTATACAACCGTCTCCTATCAATAAACCTATTAAATAAGCGTCATCTAAAGAAACTAAAGTATAACCAAAAGAGTTGTTCCCCCTCTGTAAGCACACTTTATCGCCTGGAATAAAATCTTCTAGTTTTTTATATATAAATTCACCATCTTTATTTAAAGTAAGTAGTGGATGGTGATTACTGCCTTTACTAATAAATCCATTATTAGTTTTTAGTTGCTTACCTTCTATACCCTTTTCTAGACACAATCTTTTTGTACCCTTAAACCCATTTGAAGTATGTATATTAATATTCCAATCTATAACTTCTTCTTCACCGTCACGTAAATATGATGGTATAGGCGGTAAAATTTCATTTAAATAAACCAACCCTTTGTTTTTTTCATTAATAATACTTGATGTACAAACGCTTTTACCGAAACCTCTACCACATACAGCAATAACATAATCCTTAAACCACATGTCCTCAAAAACTACTCTTTGTATTGGAGCTAAATCTACTCCTAATAGATCGTACACTGCCACGCATGGATTCTGTCTATAAAAAGCTATTAACTGAGCACCTTGGCCCATAATAACATCTATTTTTTTATCTCTATCAATAATCATCGTTATTTGCTTCTGCCTTTTTTATATCATCTACATCATACCTATTTCCTGGAGTTTTAGTTAGTTGTTCAAGTGCGATACCCTGTTCTAGTTTTAATTTTCTAGCTCTATCTTCCATTGCATGTTTTTTAATATTGTCAAAAGCTACAGCTAGGTCTACAATAGATAAACCTTTAAATTCATTAGGATCCAGCCTATCTCTTCTCCGTAAAGATAAACTTTCTTTTATTTTTTCTGTTTGTTTTCTTAGTTTTTCTATTGAAGTTGATATATCTATTTGTCTATCTGGTTTATCTTTACTTGTTTTTAGTAATCTTATTTCCAACACTCTGTTCATTGAAAGGGATATTATATCATCTAGGTCTGCTGAAGATAAATCATCTTCATCAAAATCCTTAATATAAATATCAACCAACGTATTATAAATATCTAATTCCTCTTCATTAAATAGATCTTTTGCCGGAAAAATTTCTTTTAATAGCTTTTTTGCTGAAGGAGGGCTTTTCGGCCTTCCTGATCCAGAACCACCCATATTGATTGGTCTCCTAAAATAGTTTACCTACAATTATATTATTTAATATACAATACTCTTTAAGTTCTAAAATAAATTCAGGAGTAAGTTCGTGACTAAATAGTTCTATGTTCTGACCATAATCAATTTCTATTTTTCTTATATTACTCATGGCCCGTTCAGTCTTTACATCATCACATTCATCTATAGCATCACTAGTAGAATTTAACCACTTACAAAGACTATCATCCGTTACCCTACAATACTTATCTATAATCTCTTTAGAAACAGGATGTTGTCTTCTAAAGTATAATATCAATGTCCTGGATATTTTATCTTTAGTTTCCTGTTTATGTTTTTGTCCTATTTTTGAATCACTAATAGCTTTCTTACTAGCATCACTCAATTTGAAACCTAAAGGTCTACCCCTTCGCCTAATCCTCATTAAGTTCCTCCACTGCAGCATACTGATTACATTGTGAACAAATCACCCCTACCGTATTAACACTTACATATTTTACACTACCACAACTTTGGCATCTGGCTACTTTTTGTCTAGTGGCTTTTTTTGGTTTAGAAAAAGAAAAAGGCAGATTTTTATTATCATCCACCAGTTTACTTTCTTTATGAATATGCTCTCTGTGTTTTTTTAAACCAATAGTTGGCTCGTACCGTCTTCCTTTCTCTCCTGGAGATAATTCACGACCTCCATCCATTACTGAGTTTTTTACATATTTAGAAATAGCCTTAATAGCTTCATTGTTCATATATAAACCCCAATATTTATTTTATCTTTTATAATTAACTTCAATAAAACGCTTACTAGCAATATAATCTGAGAGATATAGACATAATTCCTCAGGCGTATATTCACTTAATGGTTTTTTCCACTCACCTGACCCCCATAAACCATAATGATAACCGCAACAGTTATGAACAACGGTATATTGCTCATCAGTAAGTATACCAGTATCTTGTTGAATCATTGCTACATGCTTAGCGGCTAAATCTGGATGGTTTTTAACAGTATGCCCAGTTTTAATTTTTCCTTGTTTTAAACCGTCATGTAAAAGAGCAGATAACAACAATAAATCCCTAGATTCCTCAATACCCATAGCCCTACATAAATCATAAACAACAGTGAATACCTTCTTAGTGTGTTTTAAATTTCCATCAGAGGTCAAATCTGAAACCGGATGGTACTTCCCACTAGAAGAGGAAGCACAATCATTAAAAAAATATGAGGGAAGTGTTACTATAGCCAGTCTAGCAAATTCCCTAACACTTTTATCAAAAATTAAACCTAACTCATCTTTAAATAACTCTATTTTCTCTTCTGCAGTTAATTCCTTTGCCATACAAATCCCCTTTAACTCACTATCTAGCTTTAATAGTAAACTCATCTGATTCCATATTTATCTTTTCTATAGTTGTAGACTGATGATTTGGGTTATACCCAGGCTGCGGAAAAGAACCACCATCACCTCTATAACTTCTAGACACACCTTCAAACTTTATAAATCTGTCTTTCTTATCTTCAGATAGTGGGTATCTGGTTTTATACTTTATAAAATACGGAGTTGCAAAATCCTCTATAGCTATAGGCATTTTTATGTCTCCTCAAAAAAATATTTTTTTTATTTTTATAATTACTATTACTTATATAGTTTTATTTTCTTCATCCAATAGTTTCTTAGCTGATAATTCACTAGCATGAGTTAATTTAGCAGCATCTATTGTTTCTTTATTAGCCGACATAAAAGACATTACGTCCATAGCAAAATCAGTTACACTATCCCCCTGCCATTCATAATTAATGGATATGTATTCATTTTCACCTTTTTTAACACCAATAGTAGCAGCATTATATCCACTTTTGGATTTAGAAATACTAGTATACATAATCTCTGAAGCGTCAACACTTATATTTAAACCCTTTTTTTCTGCCATTTTTTCAAATCCTCCATTTATTTATCTTTTATTCTATCATCATAGTCAATATTAGTTTTAGCCAAACTTAAGAGAGTAAAGCATCCCCAAGCCGCATGAGCCAGATGAGGAAGACCGCTTTCTTTATCACTATCTTCACCCCTAAACCAAGCCCATAGATGTCTCATAATGGCACCAAATACTCTGTTCCATGATAAACCCTTTCTCCAGTTATTATCATCGTATTTTTTACTACCAAAAGTATAAACCTCTACCAACGACTCTAGCGCGTCTCCTGGAATAAGATCATATCTAAGTTTACCTTCATCATATTTTATTCCCCCTTCCTTTTCCATAAAACAATACTCCACTATTTTTTAGTCTTTATTCAATATCTTTTAGCCAATCACTTTTGGAAACCTCAACAAGCATAGTAATATATTCTTCCATAAGAATATCTCTTTTATCCATAAGTTCTGAGATAGATAAATTATACTCATTACTATTTATAAGTCTACTTAGTACGTCGATCTTGTACCTAGTAGTTTTCAGTATATGTACAGCATCTAGTACTGAAATTTCAGACTTACCTATAACAATAGAAGTGTCCGAATTTTCTTTATCTAGCAACGCCCTATGGCTCTGAAGTTTATTATACATATCAAACAACTGGTTTATAGTGTTTGTATAAACACTAGCTTTAGTTTTAGAATCTATATCACTCATCATCAAACCTTCTAGATAACTAGTAAGCTCTGATATCTTAGTTTCTATATAGTCCTTTCTTATTAAAATTTCACCTATCAACATATATAAGTACCACACCTACTACAAAACTTAGCTACAGATCTAGACCGTTTACCGCAGGTTGAACAAACTAATTTAGTATTAACCGTTACTACTTTATTAATAGTACTCTTTGTAATAAAGTCAACACCCACTAATTTTAAAGTAATTACAGTAGATTCAGACTCTAAATTACCAACAATACCAAAATCAAAAGACTGTGATACTTCAGAACCTTTAACTGTAATACCATCATTAGTTTTCGAAGCAGTTGGTGCGCTAAAACAACAAGCAGAAGCACCATTACCATATTTAGATCTATATTTTATATTAGAAACGTTATTAGGAGTACCATCAAAGGTACCATGAGTCCAATAAGGTTTGCTTATAGGTGTAAGCCTAGTCCTTGGCTCTTCAAACTTAAACTCTACTCGAACCAAACCGTCTTCTACTCTATCACCTCTATATCTAGAAATCTGTTTTGTTTTTTCAATAAACCTAAATTTATTTTTAATAGTGGTTCCTGACATAAATCCTATTAAATCAAAAGTTTCATTAGGCTCTATTATCAAAGCTTTTCCATCTAAAACAACAACGCCATCTATTTCTACAGTTACCACTGCTCTACTAGAGTTTTTATTTTTTAATAACAATGAATATTCAGAACCAAAAGGTATGGATACTATACCTCCGGCCTCTCTTAATATCTTACCGCTATTTTTTACTGCCACAACAAAATTATTTTTATAAGCCATAATACACTTCTCCTTTAAAATACAAGGACCTTCAGCCAAAGTCCTATATGTTTATCATAGGCTGAAATAAAAAAATTACACTGACTGTATTGATGTTGCTTGAATGCCTTTATCTGTTTCTTTTAATTCAAAAGTAACAGATTGACCTGTTTTCAACGTTTTATATCCTTCCATTTCTATACTGCTAAAATGTACAAAATATTCAGTATTAGTAGTATCTCCATCTACCGTTAAGAAGCCATACCCTCTTTCATTACTAAACCACTTTACTTTACCATTAATTCTTTTTGACATCACATCTCTCCTTTATTTTTATTCAAATTAACTACTACCCCAACACAAACAACTCACGTTCGGCTATACGCCTATTAGTTAACCCCAATGACTCTTTGCCTCTAGCCCTATTCCATCTTAAAATCTGGTCAGCAGCCCCTTGATAATCACCAGCATTAAGTTTTTTAAGTAATGTAGATGAGGCAAAGTTACCCATACCTATATTGTAGGTCAAAGAAACCAAAGCAGAAAACTGGTTGTTACTTATAGGAACTTTTATCAAATTAGCTACTTTATCAGCAAAAACAGACACAACAAACCAAAGTAACTCTTCTCCCCTCTCTAAAGTTATTGGAGAATCGTTTAGTGTGACTTTAGTACCATTCTCATAAAAAGTATTTCCATAACCTATAGTAGGAACTCCAGCTGCACATAGATATGGTTTAGAACTAAAACCCTCAAACCTCTTTATTAAATCTATTCCTTTCTTTGTTAACTGCATATAATGCTCCTTATTTATTATAGCTGAGAGGCTAAAAGTGCCCCATTAGCCACGCAGGTCATAGGTGATTCAGCTCTTCTAACTTCACTTATACGCATTGGTAATTTTATACTATTTACTTTATCTTTGAACATATCTGTAAATCCGGTAGCCAAAGTCAAACCTCCAGACACCACAATAGGTACTGCCTCTCTAAATACTGGTAATTCTTTTTCCCTTCTATTAAGTTCATACATTATATTTTGCAAAGCATAATTCATAACAGAACCATAATAAACAGCCACAGCTTCCATTATTTTATTAGATGGGTTATATAAATCCACCCCTGCTTCTTTTTCTAGTTGTATCAAAGAAGGTGATAAATCCAAAGCAGTAGCAACCGCTTGATCTATAAAATCACCAGATCTTGTTATGCTGAATTCTACTAAGGGGTCCCCTTGATGTATCACCGCTATATTTATCATACCAGCACCAAAAGACATAGTAATTCCAGTTAAAGCATCATCTATTAACTCACTTAGTGCTATAGCAAAAGCCTCATTTATTGGGTGACTATTATATCCCTGCTCTTTAAAAAATTTATTAAGAAGTTCGGTATGATATACAATATCGAAATTACCATCTACTGGCCTAGCTGGCACTGAATAGACTAAAGTTTCATCTCCATTACCTTTACCTATAAGGTTGCTTATAAGTAGCTTTAACATAGGTAAACTATTCTTTTCTTTTGGAGATACTACTCCCTTACTCATAGGTCTTTTTGCTATATCATTTCTCTCTATTGCTATTTGTAGAGCATCCTCACCAACCACAATATAAGAATCCCCATCCACTATAAAACTAGAACCTCTCTTCTCAAGAGAGGTTTTTATAGCCGAACTATTAACATCACTTTTAGGAACTATTTTATAAAAAGCATCTCTCTCCATTTTAAAAGAAGTAGTACCATCATCATTTAAAAAACCGCACACTAATAAGTTTGTACCAACATCTAAACCCTTTCCCATCTTTTATTCTCCTATACCTATCTAGGTAAACTGCCTATAAGCGATTTAAGTTTGTTTACTTTATCGTTCAAATGATCTTTTTTAATATCTTCTTTTACTTCAATGTGCGAAACCATTGACTCTTCGTTACCTTTATCTACTGGATCTATAAAAACTGTCTCCATTACAGGCCTATCAGAAACATTAATTGAGTTAACTACATCGTCTGTTTTACTTTTAATAAAACATATAGTATCTTCTTGTAATTTTATCATATTATCTCTAGAAAGTAATTCTTTTGTTAAGGACTCTACTTTATGTTCTAATACTAAATTTTCTTTTTCTAAACCTATAATTTGATTTTCTAGTTTTTTTATTACACTATCTTGTCTTTCTGATCTTTCATTATTAAATTTTATAGTATTTTCTTGATCTTGTAAAGTTATTTTTAGTTTATCATTATCAGAAATATACTTTAGTATTTTTTCTTCTAGCTGATTAAACTCTTTACTATATTTTTGCTCTACTTCATTAACTGCTATAGTAATATGCTTATTTAGTTCTATATCAAAATCTTCAGCTGTAAAATTACCGTTAGACTCTACTACTGACTGCTTAGTTATACTAGTAGTTAGTTTATCTATTTGATCTTTAAGGTTGTTCAATAAAACATCACTTGATTCATGATAAACAACATCTGGGTTTAGATGTTTTTGTAAATCCCTAGGACCTCTTCTTCCTAATAATCTATGGCCCTTTTTGCCTACGTCTTTATTATAATCCATCACTTGTTTACTATTCTTTTATATTCTACTTTGTCGATAAGGCCATACTCTTTTGCTTCTTCTGAAGTAAGCCAGTGATCTTTTTCCATATCTTTTTTAATTTTAGCAATCTTTTGTCCGGTAATAATTGAATAATGTCTAGCCATTTTGTCATAAAGCTTTTCCATCTTTTTGTAACTGTTTACCACTTCATTGAACTTACCGCTAGCGCCAGTAGACATCTCATGTATCATAATTTCAGTATTAGGTAGAGCATATCTTTTACCTTTGGCTCCAGCAGCCAAAATAAATGAACCAGCGCTGCATACAGAACCATACCCAATAGTAACTACATCAGGCTTAATATATTGCATAGTATCATATACAGCATACATAGCTGATACATTTCCTCCCGGACTATTGATATACATAAAAATGTCTTTTTCAGAATCATCTGACTCTAAAAACAACAACTGGCCAACAATAGCGTCAGCCATTTCTGGTACAAACTCCCCTGTTACAAAGATAATTCTATCTTTTAGCATTCTAGAGTATAAATCGTAAGCCCGTTCTCCGTCCTTGTCGTTTTTTTCAATCACATATGGAATTCTAGACATAGTAATTAATTCTCCTTAAATCTGTTAAATTAGTAAAACATTAAAAATCAACCATTACAATAATAATATTATAATTACTATGTGTACATATGTCAAGTAAAAATCTAAAATTACTGCAACAAAAGTTAAATAAAATCTTGTTATTGTAAAATGGTTTTAGTATATCTTAAAAAGGTGCGGATGATTTTGATAAAAAAAATCAGCTGCGTTGTCTATTCTAAATTAACGATATACTATATACCGTTATACTTGTATATTCTAGGGGGACATTTTTGTCACCTATATATAGTGACATTTTTGTCACCTATATACCTGTAAACTACTTGTAGAGTTCCTCTATAAAAAAACATGAATTGTTGTTTTCATGTTTACCTAATATGTAAACATTTCTTTTTTGTTGGCCTGGTATTTTGACTTTATCTATTTTTATGTACTCCAGTCTTTCTAGGGCATTGATCCATCTTTTTATAGTTCTTGTATTGGAATGACCAAAAGCTTCTGCTAGTTTATTGTGTGTAATACTACAGGCAAGATAATTATTGTAATAGTATTTTTTATATAAATTTAAATTATCGGCCATCGGTTTTCTCACTATCTTAGAACATAGATATAAATATAAAGTAGTCATATTGTTATTGTCTTCTCTGTATTTTTTATTATTTATGGTTGTGAATGGGAAAGGTATAAATTGTTTAACATTTATGTTCGAAGTATCAACAGTACTCATCTCTTGTTTTTTTATAAATACTGATACAGTATTATTTTTTTTAATTTCTTTTCTTTTTTCAGCGTACATTATTATACCTCTTTTTTAATTCTTGTTTTGTACTAAAACCATTAACTATATAAAATATAAATATTGTTTGTTGTTTGTCAAGGTTATATAAAGTATCTACCACGGTTTTTTAGAAAAAATAGAACTACCTTCTTGCTCCTTAAACTTATTGCAACTTAGTACTACATGATCTAAATCCATATGCAATACAATACAGGTATTATGTACTATCACTACCTCTTCATCGTCTTCTAATTCTTCCCTTAATTTGTCTATATCTATTCCAAATTCTTCATAATTTATCGGTATTATATTTCTAGATACCAAATGTTCACATGTTTTACACAAAGTATCATCAAACAAATCATCATCTAAGTTATATTCCATTATAGATTTTCCTTTAAATGTCCACAGTTTATACAAATATCAGTATCACTACAGTAAATGGCACACATATAACAATAAAAAAAGTACATTCATATACCTCTTTGTTTATAAGCTCTAATTCTGGTATCTATCTCCTTACCATCAACTAATTTACCTAAAAACTTAAGCCTTTTTATTTTAGCATTAATCATGTCTGCATTTCTGTTTGATAATAGCACTTCCAACTCTTTAATAGTCATAGTGTGATAATTGTCTATTAAGAGTTTTTCTTCAGTAAAAGACCATTCCTTTCTAGCCATTTAATTCCCTCCAAATCTTTATTTTATTCATTGATCATCAAACCACTCCTCTAGTGATTTATTTCTAGTTCTTATTTCGCCACTTTCCAACAATTCCTTCATTATCAACATAGTAGTAACATCAACATTACCCATACTTATTACTTTATTTATATTAGCAATAAGTTCATTTTCTAGTAGTTTCCATTCATCTATAAGTAAACAATTACCCTCATCTATTAAATCTTTTTTTTCTACCATAATGTGCCCCTCCTTAATTTTTTTAACTGTCCAATACTTTCCTTACCTTTTTAAGAAGTACCTCTATAGTATAGGGTTTGGTGATTATATCATCAACACCTAGATCTAATAATTCCTGCCTTTGTTTATCATCTAAACTATATCCAGTTGTTATTATTGTTTTGTGTTTTTTATTTATTTTTTTTATGTTTTTTATGTATTGCTTACCACTAGTTCCTGGCATAACTAGATCTATTATTGATAAATGTATATTGTTTAAATTATCTAAATAATAATCAAAGGCCTTGTTTGTGTTATCAAAATTAATAGTAGAGTATCCAAAAACATTTAGCACATTTGAGCAGGTTTTAGATACGAAACAGTTATCGTCTAGTATCAGTATTGTTTCTTTTCCTATCTTTATCGATTCTTCTATGTCTATTTCGTTTATATTTTCTACTATACTACTTAATAAAGGTATGTATATAGTAATAGTAGTATTTGGTTTATTTTTTACATCTATTATTCCTTTATAGTTTTTTACTATCTTGCTGACTGTATATAAACCTAAGCCTACTGCTAATAATGAGCCTTTACTTTTTTTACTTTTAGTACTAAAAAACGGATCAAAAATATGATTGATAATGGTGTCTGAAATACCAATACCATTATCTGACACAGATAATTCTAAATATTTTCCAGGATATATATTTTTGTGTTCTATACAAAAAGCACTATCTAGATAAATACTTTTTATTTCTATAACTATTTTACCACTACTTGCTATAGCCTCTACTGAGTTTAGTACAAGATTTATTAGTATTTGTTCTATATGTTTTGGGTCAATTAATGATAACTCTTCGATTTCTTGTATATCATACTCTATCTCTATTCTGTCTGGTATATTTCTATTTATTATTTTTTGTATTAATACTAACTCTTTATTTATATTACAAATTGTTGTATTTTTGTTATTACTACTTTCATTAGTTGATAAAGCTAGAGCAGATAGTCTACTAGTAATATCACTACCTCTGATTACTGCTTCATATATAGCTTCTAGATACTTGTAATTTTTGTAGTTTTCGTTTTCATTTAGTAATATTAATTCTATATTAAATCTAAGTGATTGTAGTATATCACTAAAATCATGTGCTACATCACTAGCTAGCGCTAGTACTACTTCTATTTTAGAAGCATACTGTTTTAACTCATCTTCACTAAGCTCTTTAAAATACTTAGTAGCATGCATGTTTTTTTCCTTTTATTTTTTGTAAAATATTGTATTTACATTAAAAACTTCTCTTAATTTGTTAAAGGTTAGTTTATTCAACCATCATTTAGGCTATAGTTCTGTCTTGTAGCTTGTCCGCCACTTTTATAAGGTCACTTCTGTATGATATTTTTAAATCCACGTGGCATATTGATGGATCTGGTAATAAGTGCATTAGTTTTAGTAGTCCAGATTCACTTGGTTTTACTGCGCTATATGTTTGTCTTAGATCTCCTAAAAGGATTAATTTTGATTCCTTATTGGCCCTGGATAATAACATTGATAACAAGTCAATGGTGACTAATTGTACTTCGTCAACAATGAATATATCATCCTCTAGTATGCTCAGCCCCTGTATAGCGTTTATCTGTATAGGCTCAAATTTATCTTTGAATATCTTTTCTTTTACATAATCATAGGCTACAAAACCCTCTTTGTTAGAGCTTTGATTTTTTGTATTAGCGTATATGTAATATAAACTAGATATAAATCCAGCTAACCATGCTTCCATCTTATCTTCTATAAACCCAGGTAAAAACCCTATATCATATTTTGAGCTTATTCCTACCGGAGGTCTGGTTATAAACACTTTATTTGATGAGGCATTAAGTGCATAGGCTGTGGCTAGAATACTTTTACCAGATCCCCATTTACCGGTAAGTATAGTACATGGGGCATTTTTAAAAGCGTATATGGCACATACTTGGTAAGGGTCACTTGCTTTTATATTTTTTCCTTCTGTTTTTAAGTTGCGATATTGAGGTAAGTTATCTATCCTATGTATTTTATGCTCTATTGGATTAGTTGCATACACATAACGTATGTTGTTATTTTCCTCAAATAAAATAAATTTCCAATAATTAGTATTGATTTCTTTGTCGTTGATGATTATTATATCACTATACTCTTGATTAAATGAAAAGTTAGCTAGGTCACTATTTATTTGGATCGTTATATATGGGTTGTGTATACCATTAGCTACAGGACCGTACAAAACGGTTGGTACATTTTTTGTTTCGGCAATGATAGACATAGATATGTCTTTTGTGGCCAACTCAGCGTTATTATCTACAGCGGATTGAATTATTCTTAAATCGTTGGAGTCTATGTCTAGTTCATGTGGACCTACTGATAGAATTAGTTTATCTGGATACAGATGTTTGAATTGTAGTATTTCATTAATAGCACTTCTTGCGCTATAAGATAGATCTGGTTTTAATTTTAATTTATCTAATTCTTTTAATACTGTAATTGGTATTATTATTTTATCATAGCTGTTTGAGAGTTTAAATATTATTTTTGAATCGTCTAGTAATAAGTTTGTATCTATTATTATAGATTTAATCATCCATTATCTCCTGTAGTTATTATTAACTGTAAACACTACTAATGATATAATTACTTTAAATCTTTATATTTTTTTATAAATAATACCTCCTTATTTTAAATTAATATAAGTATATTCTACCATAAAAGTAAGAACTTCCAATAATGCAATATGTAATTCAGTTAAATCTCTGTCCAGATTATTTAGAAGGTACTTAGTTTCATTTAAATAATATTTTATAAAACTATTTGGTATTTTTGGGCTATTTAGTCCTATTATATTATGTAATCTATCTGCTAGTTTTATAATAAAAGCTTCATTACTCATGCTGTTTACATGTTGTACTGTATAATTACGTTTACCAAGTAATTGTATTTGTTTTTCATCATCAGTGAGTTCTTCTACCATCAAACCTATTCTGTCACCAAAAATTTCGTATATTTCTTGTATAGTGGCGTTTGTATCCTCTACTACGTCATGTAACATACTTGCTGCTAGTATACTTGTATCGTTTATATACATAGACACAATACCTACTACTTGTTCAGGATGATTTATATAAGGTTCATCTGTAAATTTTCTAAATTGGTTTTTATGCTTCAACATAGCAAACCGATGTGCCTTTTTAATATCTACTGGTATTATATTTGGGCCTATTTCCATATCGCTTACCTCTAAAATCATTTATAAATTACCCCCATACTTATACAATAGTTACTTAAATATAAATACCAAATATTTAATGATTTCTTTTAAAGTTGTGCCTTTTTTGCAGTTCTGGGCTAATATTTCGGTTTTTTCTTTATATATATTTGTTCTATAAAGGCTCATAATAATAAGTAACAGAAAAAACAAAAGTGCATATGAAAAAGTATTTACGGTAATAATTTCAAGCATGTGATTATTTCCTACCTTATTAATAGATTAATTTATATAAAATCAAGTTCCCTTATCTGATTGTGTTTGTAAATTTTTTTGTATATTTTCTTTTATTTGTTTGTTAACCTCTATACTTCTTTCTTTATATTTATTAGAAAAATTATCCATAAAATTTTCATCCTTTTCAGATAACAAAGATAAACAAGCATCTAATGCTATCTCAGTACTCATAACTCTCTGTACTAACATATTAACATGTTGCGCTAGTTCTTTAATTATTCTTTCGTTATCATTGCCTACTTCTATTGGTTCATGTATTTCTTTTTTCATATTGTTTCCTTTTGTATAAATTTTAGTTTTCTCTAGATACTAGTTCAATATTAATCGAGGCCATTAGTGGTTTGGAGTATAAATCACATGTCTCTTTACCACCATTATAAACTATGTGTTCTCCTATCATAAAATTTCTCCTAGCTTTACCATCTCTTAGCTCATAAGGATAGGTATTACCGTTAAATATTTTACCATCGTGGTGAACATATATCCAATCTCCTTGTTTAATTTCATTAGCTACTGTGTACACTTCTTCATGCTTTTTCATAATTAATTTCTCCTAAATAAATTTATTGTATATCGTCTCCAGATATTAATCCTTTATCTATTAAGGTTTTGATTACGGTTACCATGTTTTCATATAAAACATCCATACTTTTAATGTAGTCGTTTATAAATACTAATTTATCTTTTTCTAACACTATTAGTTTTTCTAAATTATCAGTAGTAACTTTTTGTATATTTATTAACATGTTTATGTCATTTCTAAGTTTTTCTTCCATGTTTATTACATATGAAGCCATACCACTATTATCTTTTCCAATACCAACAATTAAATTATTTAATTGATTTATGTCCTGTTCTAATTTATTTATTTTTTTATTTTTAAACATTACAAACCTCACTTATTTCTAATCATAGTATATTTCTTTAGATATTTATTGTTATTTTCTTTTTTATCTATTTTAATCTTTTTTCCAGGAATGTCTTTAAAATTTATATGACTATGGTCTTCTAATATACTAGAATAAATTTCCTCAGCAGTAGGTCCGGAAGTTTCTTCTATTAAATCATTAATATTACTGTTGTTTTCCATATATTATTTTCCCTCCAATAGTTATAGTGTCCACAACAACACAATCACACTTATCGCCTCTACATTTTCTCTTTTTTCTCACTATTCCAGGTCTTGGTTTGTCTTCACTACAGACTCTAGGTTTACCTGATTCTTTTATACTAATTAAATTGTCTATAATTAGGTGTAATTTATTTATATTCATTTTTATATTCATTTAAGGTTTTTTTATTTTTTTCCGCGCGCAGGGTAAAGCAAAGCAGTTAGCATTCAGTTTTTACTAGTAACTACTGTTTACTTTTGTGTTTATGTATTTAAATTTATAGCTTTTTTATAACCATTCCAATAACCAAACAAGTAGTCTACGGAAAATGTTTTATTACAACCACTACAATAAACTAGTTTGATATTATCTGATTGATCTAGTTCTTCTAGATTATAACTTAGTCCATCCAATGTACGTATTACTTGTTTTGAATATTTTTTATCAAAAACTTTACAATTACAGAATGGACATAAATCAAATCTATTTAGTGTTCTACCATAGTGATTCATCATATACCTCTAACTTTAAAATACTAGACTTTTATCTGTTACTAGGAAATCGTTGCTTTTAATTGTACTACTAAGATCTGTAGTTACTTCTAGCTCCATATCTTTTGGTAAACCTTCCATAGTAGTATAGTAACTACTATCCTCTACTATTCTAAATATAGAACTAATAGGATACTTATATATTATATTATTATCTACGTTTATACATAAAAAACCATCTCTTACAAAGGTACTTTCACAAATATGCTCTATAGAATTAGTTGAATCCTTTAGTTGTATATTTATTCTACTCATCCTTTTCCTCCTTGTTTATTCTACCCATTAGTTCTAAGTTTAGTATAACAAACCAACCTTTTTTAAATAAATCTAACATCTCTTCTGTTACAACATCATTAGGTTCTATATTAGTTAGTAAACTAGCGCCGTTTACATACAACTCAGACAGTTCTTCATAACTCATGTTATTAAGTTCTATCTGAAGACATCTGTCACAATATTCATCATTGGCCGGGTTGTTGTTATAGCAGTTTGGGTTTGTACACTTCATTTGGATACCTTTATTTTTATGTCGGATTCAGCAATTACAGAGTTTTTGTTTTTAGTATTAAAACTTATTAGTATAGGACACGTCATAGGACTACATCTATTTAAATTATAGCAATTGGTTGGTTCTTCACATAAATATGAAATTGATCTATATCTACAAAGTGTTCTTAAATCATAGAAAGATAGTTCTATTTTCATTTATACTCCTTTATCAAGCATTACTTGGTTTAATATATCAAACCATTTTTTTCTACACTTAATTAGATTTTTCTTATTGTTAGGAGTTAACAGCCCGTGGGCTTCCCCATCCTCTATGGCGCGATTTATGTTTTCTAATCCAGAAATAAATATATCATATAAATCATTACAATTCATTTCTTTTACTAATTCAGCTAAACATTTTTCACAAAAAATAGAAGCTGAATTGTCATAATTATAACATTCTGGGTCATTACATTTTTTTCTACTCATTGCTTTCTTCCAGTTGTTTTATTAGTATTAGTTCGTTATAGCACTCAAAAATTATATCCTTTATATCGTCTATACGAACTCCTTTAAGTACAAAGTTACTTCCTTTCTTTTTTATCAAATCATCTATACTGTCCGACAAATTAGCATATAAAGTATATATATCTTCTATACTTAAAACAGGAAAGTTAATTATTAAACAATCAGGACAGTACATAAAAGCTTTGTCGTTATTGGTTTTACATGCTTTGATATTACAACTCATATTGTACTCCATTATTTTTATAAACTAGTTTAAAGTAAAACTAATTATTGTTTAATTATCTAGGAGAGTTTTCTTAACCAATAACAATTCATTGAAGACATCAAAGAAAGAATCACTGTGTTCTCCGGATACGTCTCGTTCTTTAAGATATACAAACATCTCGTATAGGTCATTCTCCGTTAGTTTACACTAATGTTTAACTAAACAGTTAGAACAGTATATAGGTAAAGTCGGGTCTACTGTCTTACATTTTTCACCAAAGCATTTATATTCCATTTTTTATCTCCTTTTTATTAGTTTACTTATATAATAATCATTTATTTTCAAATAATCAAGTTTTATTTTTATATTAGTTTGAATTATTTATTAGTTTACGGTGGTTACTAGTTTACGGTGGTTACTAGTTTACGGTGGTTACTAGTTTACGGTGGTTACTAGTTTACGGTGGTTACTAGTTTATAATACTATTACTATTATTATATAGGTTAGTTTATCGTGGTTGAACAGATTAATCAGCACCAAAATTTTTTATTCTCGTCCTACTATCGTGGTCCAAGCTTAATTTTCATGGTGATTTATTGCATTAGGGAGCCTTCGGCTTTCCCCGTGTGTTGATTTATACTTTTTTATTTTATAGCCCCGGCCTATGCAGCTTTTACATTTTTTACCAGAGCACTGAGGCAATAAAGCCTAAATAATACTTAACGTAGGGAGGTGTATTATGGAGATATCCAAAGAAAATGAGTACGAGGCTACTACTTGCCCACATTGTGGACAGGTGCGCGTTTTGGACATAGTGGCAGAAGAAGATGGTAGAATAACAGCTGTCATAGAAAGCTGTAAGAAATGTAACACTGCTCGTTTCCTGAAAGCCCCAGGCCGTGTATGGGCGGCTATGGGATAAACCTTAATCTTAACTTGGAGGAAAGACAATGATAATACGCAATAAGACTAAAAGAGACCTTCGTAATGTTACTATCGGTGTACTGCTTTGTGTTATATCTGCTATCATTATGTTTGGTGGTTATGTATTTTATATTAACACCGGAGTGAACGGTAGGGCCACAGAAATCGAGGTCCATTATGAAAACATACACCAGGTAAAAGTGCTGACCAAAACAACCGGCAATGAGATATTGGTCATCTTCAACGATAAGGTACATTGTACCTGGCTGCCTGGAGATACTGCCAACAAAGGAGATGTACACATCTTCTCTATTGACGGTAATACCACTGAAGAAAATTAACCCTTTACTGGAGGAATTGTTATGTGGAAAGTACTGCGTTGGTTGTTTGTAATGTGGATACTGTTTTGTATTTTGGCAATGCTTCCTGGCTGGGGCCTGCTGTTGCTTTTGGCTGGATTGTTTTATGGACTATGGCAAGAGTAGGACCGCAACAGCTGTTGGTAGATTCGAAACAGGAATTAATAATTGGGTTAAAGGAGGAACGTGAAATGAATAAATGTGAGTTACTACCAATACACAATGGCATCTTGAGTCTGGACGTAATGGGGTGCCTGTTTGACCTGTATTGTAAAAACTGTACTGGAGAGAACTGTCCTCTGGTTGTAGTACACAACCAAGAAGCAGACAAGTATCTCTTTGCTTCTTATGGTATTCCTAATAAAGGGGACCATGTATTACCGTTAAACTGAGGCGGGAATCAACTCCTAACTCATAGCCGCCCGGATGGGCAAAGGAGGGCTCGATGTTACAGGAAGCCTCGGGCTTAGAGGCTAAGGCTTTAAACAACAACCACAACTCAGCAAAGGCTGATGCCGCTATGCTGCCAGCCAGTAACGTGCTGGCACCCGCCGTGAAGCGCCGTTTTTACTTCTATAGGACCGGCATATGAGATATATTTCTACAACAAACTTAACAAAGGAGCCCAACAATGAAAAACTGTAATCTTTTATACGATGTAATCGCTGCTCATCTCTTATGGCTGGAAACAAGCGGTATTTCAGGGAAAAGGGCCGACCTTAAAGGGGCCGATCTTAGATGGGCCAATCTTAGAGAGGCCAACCTTAGAAAGGCCAATCTTAGAGAGGCCAACCTTAGAAAGGCCAATCTTAGAGAGGCCGATCTAGAAGGGGCCGATCTGAAAAGGGCCAATCTAGAAGGGGCCGATCTTAGATGGGCCAATCTTAGAGAGGCCAATCTTAGAGAGGCCAACCTTAGAAAGGCCAACCTTGTAGGGGCCAACCTGGACTTCTCTTCAGGAATTCCATTTCACTGCGGAGGTACAGAAATCATAGGAGATGACCGGATGTTCGCCCAAATACTGTACCACTTGACCAGACAGGATTGGTCAAACTGTTCTGAAGAAGTTCTGGAAGCTATCAAAATCATTAACAACATTAGATCGGCCAGCGGCGATAAGATAGTTGACCTGTTCTGTAAGTACAGGAAAGACGTAAAAATACTTAATTAGGAGAATACTGATGAGTAAAGAACACAGTATAGCCCTTGTAGGCATAGTTGTAATTAATCCGGAGGCTGTCTTGTCAAAAACAACTGTAGCAACTTCGCAAACAGCGTCCAAGGTTAGTTACTTCAGTACCGTTAATGGTAAGATAACCGTTAAGATACAAAAAGACGGTTCTGTTTTTATGTCAACCAATAAAGGTAAATATACTCTTAAAAAACATCCAACCTTGAACATATGGACTGGTGTGTGTAAGAGCACCAAAGTCCACGTTTCTCTCAAGAAGATTGTCGGAAAAATTATATACTGGAAATAACAAACGACTGTTATAAGGAGGAAGTATGATAACTAGAATCACTGTAAATGACAAACCACTTCAAGAGGTGCTTGATTTTGCCCACGGCGGCGAAATAAGTGACGCACTAAAGTGCGAGGTTAAGGAAAAAGCACTTATAGTAAAATTCAGTAGAAGTGTCAAGCCTCCTACGCGCACTTATCGAAAGCCGAGAAGAGGTAAGGTTATTTTACGTAACGATATCAAAGAGGAAAGGAATCGCATACTGCTGCTGCGTAGTATGTCTATGCATATAGTTAATCTTGGCAGTGGTAAAATACTTGTTGTCAAGATCGGAAAAAGGGTATTTATAAAAACAATAAAGAATTAAAAGGAGACAAGTTATGAAGGCAGCTAAAGACCCCTCACTAGTTTAGCCTAAGTGTTACATTCGTACAGCCGATAACACTATATTGGGAGGTATAATCTACAAAGATTACAAAACTGCCGTAGAAGCTTACCAAATAGTCAACAACTCGTCATACAAAATAGTTGAAGGCTGTTGTAACCCGCGTACTGATTGTACCGTTATTACTGAAAACATTGTGTCGCACTTTTCAGCCTGGAAGGCAGCACTAGGTATAGCCTATAACGCAGCCTACGTAAATGATATTGATATAAACAATAAAGCTTACTGGGACCACGAAATAAAGGCTCTTGAGAAGATATATTGTGCTGCTTGTAGGCTCGGCTTCTAGAACAAAAAAATCAAGGTGATATAGTCTATCAATAATAGGAGCAATATTATGACAAAATCAATAGGCAGATTTAATTACGATATTAAGTACCCAAAAAGAGGAGGCGGCTTCCGTATTATCAAAAGAGGTAAGTGGTATATTAACCAATGTACTCCTGTTGGAGAGGACGCCGAGCTTTATGAGTGTATGCCTTACGGTGGAAGAAGGCTGTTAGACATAAGCAGAATGATCGAGCTAACAGAAAAGTAACAAGGAGGGGTTTTATACAAAGTCGCTGTTTGTAGTGATTGTGGCGGACAATTAGCCATCGTATACTGGAAAAATACAGAAACAGGTAAGATAGAACCTAACTATGGGACTTGCTTAGTTTGCTTAAAATGTTTTCCAGTGCAATAAACAAAAAATAACAAGGAGATGAATTTATGTTCTGCCCAAATTGTACAGAACCTATGAGAATAGTTAACCACAAATTTATATGCAGCAATTGTGGTTTTTCAGAAGAAATTACAGCAACAGCGTCTTCCTGCGTAATTTGTGGCAGAGAAAAGCTAAATGAGCTACTTGTTGACTTATTCTTCTTAGAGAACTCGCTTGGTCCAGAATACATTACACGTTTTGATAGGGCCTTTATAAAACAAAAAGTACTTGAAAGATGCCCCGATTGTATCAGAGCAAATATATAAAGTAAGCGTCAGGAGATGTCTTACCAAACATGGCAGAGCTCGTTTTATAGAGCGAATAGGTTATATGTCAGATAAGGAAATGCTATCTGTAGCCACAATTGGCCTCGTTGGTTACAATTTTATTTGGGCCGCCGACTCGAAAGATAAGCGGTGTTTAAGGTTGGTCACGTTAGTACCTGTAGACACCTGTCGCAATGAGGCAGAGCAGTTCTAAATGGACCGCTCTATGATTTAATATCCTGGTTTTCTTCTTTTGCTAGACCAAAAAGTATAGACAAAAGAGCTTATAAAACTATACAGCAGTAATTTTGCTGCGCAGCTTTACACCCGGCTAAATTTTTCAATTTAACATGGCCCCGACGGGCTTCGCCCGCCGCTCCTCCGGTGGCCCGCTCCCGGCATACTACTTGCTAGAACACAAAGCAAGTAGTATGCCGTACGCTCCGCCTTCCGTTACTAGTAGGCCTTAGCTTCGTACTAACCGCCTGTAGGACCAGGACATCACTCGCACCAACTACTTAGCTACGACTAAACAATCTTTTGTTCACGTAACTACACTTTCTTTTTTCCCGTCTTTTGAACCCCTTTATTACTTCACCTTTATAAGAAGGAGGAAAACAATGCCATTATACACAGCACAATTTCGTTACTCAGGACCGGACAGATTGGACATAACCGTAAAATCCAGTAATGGGGCATTACGTATTTTCGCACCAACCTGGAAAATGGTTACAGACTACAAGAATCATGGAGATAAATTCTTCTATACAAGTATGTACAACAGCCTTTTGTTGGCTGCTATAGAAAAACACAGAAACACATTTCAGCATCTTCACAACAAAGCTACTGAGGGAGATGCTACTTTAGTATGCTATTGTCCAGCAGAAAACTTCTGTCATCGTTTATTATTGGCAGAGTTTATGTACAAACATTTCGAAACAATATTGGGAGGAGAACGATGTTTAAAGAAACAGTAGACAAAGAAAACGTATGGCTCGGATTCAAGATAGTAATAGGCCTAATGTTTATAGTAGCGTTGTGGCCTATTATAGTAGCCATACTTACCTTCCTGTTCTGGCTTATGTTGTATACTATTTTATTTATAGTCATAACAGCAAGTGTTTTAATAGGCATGAGCTGCGTTGGTAAACTCTACCACAAATTAAAAGGAGCATTATGAAAACCATCTGTTTTACTGGACCAAGAAAAATATATGGGAGTTATTCCGGGTCTGAACATACACGGATATATCATAAGTTAATCGAGGTAGTAAAAAGAGCCTATAAAGGCGGATTCAACCATTTCATTTCCGGCGCCGCTTTGGGTATAGATACCTTAGCGGCAGAGGCGGTTTTGTATTCAATACAAAGCTTGTGGCTGCCCATAAAGCTCACGGTAGCTTTATCTCACAAGGACCACGGATCAAACTGGCCACGACCATCACAACAAAGACTTAGGTCCATATGCCATAGGACGGCCGCCACAAAAGGCGAAATTATAACAGTATCAGCAGGACCATTTCACAATGGTGTAGGAAACATAAGGAACTACTGGATGATAGACAGAAGTGACGCAGTAATCGCAGTATGGGAAAATCCAAAAAAAGGGGGCACAAAGCACGCAGTAGAATATGCTTTCAAAAAAGGACTACCTATACTCTTGATAGATCCAATAACGCTGAACGAAATATGGAAACAACAACTCAACCTTAACAAAGGAGCCCGACATTGAAAAACTGTAATCTTTTATACGATGTAATCGCTGCTCATCTCTTATGGCTGGAAACAAGCGGTATTTCAGGGAAAAGGGCCGACCTTAAAGGGGCCGATCTTAGAGAGGCCAATCTAGAAGGGGCCGATCTTAGAGAGGCCAACCTTATAGGGGCCAACCTGGACTTCTCTTCAGGAATTCCATTTCACTGCGAAGGTACAGGGGCTAAAGGCGATGACCACCTGTTTGCCCAAATGTTGTTCCATTTGACCAGGCAGGATTGGTCGACGTGCTCAGAGGAAGTTAAGAAAATAGTTAAATCGATAAACAAAATAAAAAGCAATAACGGAAGAGCAGTTGACCTGTTCTGTAGATACAGGACGGATGTAGAAACCCAGAACACTTTTTCCCGTCTTTTGAGGACTCAAACAAAGGACCAAATCAAGTCCTAACCAAAAAACCTTCATGAAGGAGACAACGAAATGACTGAAGTAATTGAAGCTGAAGCAGCAGAAATACAAAAAGTGCCTGAGCAAGCACCAGAACCCACAGTTAACAAATGGTTTCCTGAATGCCAAGTTGCTATGTTCAGTACGCAACTGATAAGCTTAAAGCTGCTTAACATTTTCAGGTACATTCTCAACACACACAACGAACATGGGATAAACTCCGTAGTATTCAATACGAATATCCCAAGAAATGGCCTGGCTAACTTTGATCTGGAAACCAAGGCAATGGCAATAAACGTGGATGAACACGTGAAACTGGCTGGGAAGAAAATAACAGAATCTATACTGATGATGGAGATGGGCGCATCTGTCCAATCCTCTATGATCGCAACGTTTCTTCACGAACTTTATCACGCCGAAAAATATATGGACGCTGATGACCCATACAGCATCGATCACGACAAAGAAGACGAGGCCGCCGAGCATTTTGCCTGGTCAGAATTAATGGACCTGGCCGAGCATATCAATATTGAACCGGCAGCAACCGGGGAAGAAAGTACATTCCTCCTATCTGCCATAACCATGTTTGAGCAAACACTCAATGCTCAAGAAAACGCAGACGAAGACTGGTGCAAAGTATACCAGATAATAATCGACGAAAAACTGGTATACATGGACAGCGAAAAGAAACTGAGCAGCCTGCGCAACTTCTTCAGACGAGTAGTTACCGGTGAAGGAAAAGACGATAACTGGCCTGATGATGTCAGAGAAATAACCGAATCGATGTTCTCGGTACCTGACATCAATAAACCGGCCAAGAATAATATAACCTTGGCAATGCCGACAATCGCTTCAACTGAATTACTACCGTCAGTGCCTGTAGTCACGGTACCAATAGCTACGCTGACAGAAACTACCTCAGAAATCACAACTCTTGATTATACCAACTACGTCGATTACGGAGACGATACTCCGACACATCAAGCATACCACAACGAATGCGGTCAAAGCGCAATTCCGGCAATGCTGGCTCAGCCTGCTCAAATATCCAACCCAGCCGCAGCACCAATACAAAACACAAACGTGCTGATAGCCGGACATACTTTGGCCGAATGGACAAATTGTTTAGCTGAAGTATGTAAAAGGATGACCAGCACATTCTTCAACCAATGTGGGTTCAATCCAGGCATCGACAACGATCAGGGGTTCACCCAGCCGTCCAGCGTGTATGCCCCCATAGGTATTGCAGATATACCACTGGCAAAAGAATTACTGATTGAATATATTACCCATGATTCGGCCGGCAACAGAATACGAGTCGACATATGGAATCCGACTATGGCCGGCGTAAACCCTGGTGAAATCCGCGGTATAGTGTGGGATAAATCTCAAACAAACAGGACCTCGGACTTCCCACTTCCAGGTTATGATTTCTTCCTCAATTCAGCAGTAGTAGGTGAACATTGCCGAAGAACCTTGGCACCGCAAAACTGTAACAAACGCGGGACAAATGGTCAACTGAAAGCCTGGGCAAAACAAGCCAGGGCAGGAAAGAAGCTGGCAATGTTATTCAACGATAAAGTAGAGCAGAAAATCAGAATGATTATCGAAGACGGCGAAGTAAAAGTAAATCCGTTCGGGTAGCGATCATGCTACCTATAACGGGATGGGTCTTCAAAATAGAAGGAGATAAAGTAGTTGTCAGAACAAAAGTAGGCAACTTCCTAACAGCTCCAACAAAAACAATACTGGAGGAAGACAAAAATCTTCCGTACGGAACAAAAATACGGATAAACTTTAACCACAAATCAAACAAAATAAAAAACATAAAAAAAATGACAACACCAATAAAAGGGACCGTGGTTAAGGCCACGTGTTCTATGACAACAATAATATTAGGGGAGGATAATATAGAAAAACTATAGGACTAAAAGATTTTTTACCGACTTTTTGAAAACCAACTGAAAGGCCTCACTATTAACAATCCACAAGGAGATCACAAAATGTCGAAAAAAAGTATGGAACTAGTAACTCTAGCAGGCTGTCGTGTGGCCAAACGTCTGGATGAGCGCTTTCCGGGCATCTCATTTTCAGGAATCTACTACCCGGCGGAAGCAAACGGTACATCAGCACGATTCGAGACCACCGTGGTGATTAATCGCGGTGACTATACCGACGCCACCGGCAAACGTGTAGAACGCGATCCCGATTACGCACGTCTGGTATTCTGGAACGGACGCGGCGCCGCTGCCGGCAAGGGTCTGGCAGATATCGCAGCAAAATGCCTGAGTCCCGGAAAAGAGATTTCCGTTATGGGAAATGTCCACTCCTATATGGGAAGAGTGTTTTTCAAAGGCCAGCCCATGAATTTCCCCGATGGTACACCAATCGAAATCCAGAAAAATTCAATCACAATCATTCCGGGCAGCCTTCTACTCGGCGCCGACTCGGAAAAACAGGAAGACTTCGAAATCGCCAACTGGAATCGCCAGCCAGGCATATTCAGCTTCTTTGCACGACCGGCCGGATGGGCCACACGCGGAACCCAGGATAACCAAACCTGGCAGGCCATTTCAGCCCAAAGAATGGCCACCGTCTACAACGGCGGAGATCACTACGGCTATGCCCTAATTCGCCGAAATCAAGCCAAAGCGGCGCCGCCCATCGTCGATATGAATACCCTGTCACCGCACGGCGTGGCTGCAGCAACAACACCGGTATACACAGTACCCGGTCCAATATACCCAACCACAAGTAATGTACAGACTACCATTCCCTCCGCAGTAGCAGCAGGCCAACCGATCCCTGGAACGGTAGGTCAAGCAATCTACGCCGGCCAAGTACCTTTCTAACGTAAGAGCAACATCAAGCAGAAAAATATGGGCAGGGGAGAAATCCTCTGCCCATATTTTTTTATAAAATACGTTAGGAATAAGCATATGATACTACATATAAGCTATAACTCCCAAAAAAATTTACAAATAAAAATAACTACAATACAATTATACTTATTTATGAACCGGCCAAAATTATTATATCGTACAAATTATCAACCAAGGGCAAAAATATCTCTAATGAACCGAACCTAAAATTGTATCTGAGATTAAAGGAAAATACATAATGGAAAAATATATCTGCGGAACAAGTAGACGTACTTGTAAAATTCTGACAGGAATCCTTTTGATATTAATTTTAGCTGCTGCTGTTTTACCTTTATCAACAATAATTATATTTTTTTTGAATAAATGCTAATTTATATATAAGTATATAGGTTAGTTTAATAATACAATTAAAATAGAATAAAAGTTTATACTTGCATGGGAAGAAAAGTATACTTCATATTCAGAAATAGTTTATATTGTTATAATTAATTTTTTGATTATTCTTCCTCCTCCACTGCGTATTGTATACCTTTTCGAATTAATAGTCTAAATGCTGCTGATTTAGATATATTTTCTTTTTCAGCATATACAGCTATTGCATTTAATTCATATTCACTTAATCTAACAGACATTAACTGTTTTTGTTCTTTTTTTATTACAACAGTCTCTGCAGTTTCATCTTTTATTATAATTTTGTCATTATATTTATATTTGTTGGGCTTAGCCTGCCAATTAGCATCTCCAGGCTTTTCTACTTTATTTCTACCGCGCTTAAACATAGCATGTGTATTTTCCATAAAAGTTCCTAAATATAAATGATCTGGGTTTACACAACCAGGAGTAGCACACTTATGTAATACACATTTTCCTTCTGGAACATCTCCTACAAGTAATAGATAACTTGCTTTATGTGCATTTACTACTTTACTATTTAATCTAAATGAACCATAACGTTTAGCATTACTCCATAACCAGCACCCACTATCCATAATAGTAAACTTACCAAAGAAACACTTCAATGCCCTTTCTTTTTCTTCCTTTTCCATTTTGTAGTACCCCCCCCCTACTTAAAAAACGTAATACAAAAATTAGTTATACCCCATCTACAAAATGTAGAAGGTATTAAAAAACGTAATACAAAAATTAGTTATACCCCATCTACATTTTATTTAATTATATTTTATCTAATTTGTAGGATACCTATAATATAATCATTTGTATTACAAAAACAAGCCTCCTACAAAAATAAATTATATAGTCTATATCTACCTTATTATAGAGCTAAATCACTGAATATGGTTCATATAGCCTATTTTCTATAACAAAATTAATAAATTGAATAACAAAGGGGTATAAAAATTAATAAAAAGAAGAATAAACTATGGGTATTGTATACTACTATATTAAAGCATCCAAACCCAATTTTACTCGCCGGCTAAAAGATAACTATATTAATAACTTATGTGAGGGACTAATCTATGAGTAGAATATACAAAATGATTATAAGAAAATGCATGGACTGCCCAAGTTGTACGGATATAATAAATAAACCGTTCTGGAAAACGCCTTCTTCGAATTGGTGTTCTTTATCAAAAAGAAGCATATTCAATATACAATCTTTTCCTGACTAGTGTAGCCTAGAAAAAGCAGTTTTCGATGAAAGAGCCAAAGCACGAAAATAATTATATTTGCATAGGGGTATTTTCGATACCTAGTCTAATAAAATCAAATACTTACGAAGGATAAAATTATGTCTTATTTAGAGAGTCTATATACACATTGGTACTTATCTTATTCCCTGTTAACTTTATTATTTGGTATTATTACTATAGTATTGTTTATGTTTTATACAACAGATGCAAAACGCTACTATAGTATATCGAATTCGACAAAAGAAGACCTATACCAAATAGTAACGGTCTTTTTAGTTTTACTTATTGTCTATATTATTTTTCCTGATCCAAGAGTATTGTTTCCTGATTAAACTATTGATATGGTTATACTACTTTATGGTAGATGGTATGGTAGACTATGCTATTTCTATGCTAGAAAATATAGAACAGTGTCGATCGAAATTTCGATCGACGAGTAAAGTGTCTTCGATCGACTACTAGGGATATTGTAATACAAAATGTAATACATAAATAAGTATAGTATAGTATACCGCAATATAGTATACCGCAATATAGTATAGTATAGTAAAACAGTAATATACCGCAGTGTAGTAAACCGCAATATAGTATACAGTTATACAAGAGTATAGTATAAAGTAGTATACCGTAGTATAGTATAATATATAATAAATCTATAGTCTAGTAAATCAATCACATAATAAAATTAATAAGCATCAGTCTTGTCCTTTTTATAGTGATACTGGACTTAGTTGTAGTTCACCTGTTGGTAGTAGTAAGTTTGCTAATCCTTATGTTGATACAGTACCTTTAGGTTGTCTTTTACTTGATGAATGAGTATTAATCAAAGTTAAAAATTATGCCAACTAATCTTTTTAGCCCGGCAGAAAAATTTGATATAAAGAGTATAAATACTTATTATTAAACATTAAATTATAAGGAGTATATTCTAATGAAGTACTCTAAAAGAGTTTTACTAGCAATTGAAGTACCTGAAGGAAATTTATGTTTTGGAAATGGACGTTGTTGCCAGTATTTTAATAATGAAGGAGATCATCCTGACTGTAAATTAAATTTAGATAGTAAAGAGAGTTTAAGCATAAATGAAGCTGGTGAAGTTAATAAGCCTGAAGTATGTAGAAAGCTATATGAATACATAGTATAATAAAAATTATGCTAAATAATTCTTTTCGCGCGGGATGAAAAATTTAATCAAATGAAGGAGTTATTATGAAAACTGATAAGATAAAAGTAGGAGATATAGTAATTATTACGGATAGAAGCTACGGTATGTCCAAAGTAGGGCGTAAGCTGGTTAAAGATTGTTTTCTCAGAGCATCATGACCTTCTTCAGAGCCGAGCACTACGAGCCACAAGTGCCGAGTAATGGAAATAGGAGGCCCTTTTCCTACCAACATGCTTTGTTATGATCAAGGTTTAGTTACACGTAAACCGCCAACGAATGATGTAAAGCTTAGCGTGATCGGAATTAAAGGAGTGGCTATCTATACCAATCTGAAATTCATAGTTAAGGCGCTTGAAATTCCAGAAAAAACCAAAAAATAATAAAGAAAAAGTGATTTAATAACCATTTGTAATTGTTACAAGTATTATACCTAGTATAATATTATATTAACTATATGTTATTATTAGCAAATTACAGTAATAGTATAGTATAGTATATTAGAATGTTAAATAGAAATAAACTTAAGCAATTACAATAGGTTAATGCCTAATTTTTATAAAAAAATTAAATAGGTATTTGGAGAAAGAATTACTAAGGAGCCAACATGAATACTATTATAATTAAGCGTCTGAACACAAAGTTGTATGTTTTCAAAGGGCAGGTCTATCAAAGTTTGGACCCAATTGACACAATATGCCAAGAATTTTTCAAAGGTCAACCAGTCCAAATAACAGACGCAGATAAGCATGAAAAAGCTTTTTGGGGCTTCTCCATAAAAGATGGTACAGCAACTATTATTTAAGGAAACAACCATGAAATACACAAGTTGACGGAAGAATCAAACTTGATCACTGTATAATCTGTAAAAATCCTATTTAGGGGGCACTATGGACAACAATAGTTGAATACCAAAAGTCGGAGATATCTGCACACAGAAAAAGCAAAAAAGTATAAAATTAGGATCTCATCACTTTAATTATCTTATAGATATGTTCTTTGCGCAAGTATATGCAAGATTTAATCATATAGCTATTGCTGAAATTATACTTTCCATTTTGGGCGAGCCTAAGATTTTACTTACAGTAAATACAGTACATAACTACATTAGTCCTATTGATATGATGATTAGAAAAGGGGCTATTGCAAGTTATAAAGATTCGTTAATGGTAATTCCGTTCAATATGGAAGATGGTTTATTAATTTGTAGAGGAAAATCCAATGAGGGCTGGAATTTTTCCGCCCCTCATGGGGCCGGTAGAATTGGTAGTCGCGCTTGGGCAAAAGAAAATCTAAATCTTGAACAAGCAAGAGCAGGCATGTCGTCAAAAGGAATTTATTCTTCTAATATTCCAATAGACGAAACCAAGGGAGCCTACAAATCATCAGAAATGATAAAGGCAGCGATTGGGCCTACAGCTGAAATAATTCATCAAGTAAGACCAATACTTAATATTAAAGCGTGAGGTACTTTATGATTGATCTTTGGAACTCAAGTACAAGTAAATATCTGAAGGATTTGGTGATATATTTCAGTAATCTTGAACAAAAACCTTTTTATGAAGGAGTAAGTAAAATGTTTAATAAAGATGATTCAACTTGGTCACGGAGTCAGGACGCTCTTTTATTAGGATTCCAAACAACTTGCAGAGAAAGGATCGCTAAGTTATTAAAAGTAGAAGATTTAGCAACTGAGGCCAGCAAAGAATTTATTCCTAGACATGAGGAAAAAGTTGCTTCAGTTATGGCAGATATAAATAATCGTATAGCGACAGATATTCAAGATCTAAAAGATACTTTTGAGTACAGACTTTTTTCTTCAGATAACCCCACTTTATTACAAAGAATTTTTAATTTTTTTAATAGCAACGAAAGAAAATATTCTTTTGTACCAGAATCTATTGAAGTGGAAAAAAGAACATTTGCTATATATGAAGGATTGCTGGAAACTACAATTAGCTTTAAAGTAAAAGCCTCTGCTTGGAAGGGCTATCATAAACGAATAGGTTATAGAAGAGGTTATATAAGAGAAGAAGAAACCATTATAAATAGGTGTTTTTATATTAAAACTCAAGCTAGAAGGGGTAGAACAGCTTATATAGCGTATGATAAATATTCCGCAAGTTTGCTACCGGACAAAGTTTTACATGTAGTAAAAGATGCAATTCTTATCGGAATGACTGATATACAAGTAGCTGTTCCTATGGTTGAACCGGCCCAAAAAGATCCTATTATAGTTGGATTTGTAGACGAGCAGATGTTCCTTATAACCTGGTTTGGTTACGACCTCAATAAGCATACGTCGTATAATCTCTAATAATTTTTGTTGGAGAAATTAAAATACAAGAAATTACTGGTAATATACTTGATTTTAAGAGAGGTATCATATGTCAACAAGTAAACTGTATGGGAGTAATGGCCGCTGGTTTGGCCAAAGAGATCAAAACCGTGTATCCTGAGGTATATACAATATACCGTAATTGGTTTGAAAATAATTACTTAAGTTTAGGACAACTATGTTGTGTTCCAATCAATAACCCTAACAATTCATTGTGGATAGCTAATTTATGTGGTCAATACAACTACGGTAGAAGTGGCTGCTATACAAGTTACGACGCTTTAACTGTAGCGTTACAAGCATTAGCTAACTTCATTTCTCAAAGATATATCCTTAGAGATCTACCAGTTTATATTCCATACAATATGGGTTGTGGTTTGGCCGGTGGAGACTGGAGTAGAGTGAAACAAATTATTTCAGAAAAGATACCGGAAGCGATTATTGTACGTTTACCAAAAAAAGGACTAAACCTATGCCTACTACAATAAAAATACGACTAATAGTAGGGTCTCTGTTAGTATCCTTTATCTTATTGGGTATGGATATAGCAGATGCCTATAAAACAGTAGATAAAGCTGAACCTATTTCTTCAGAAACTACTTTTGGAAAATACACAGTAATCTACGACGGCCCAAACAAAACTATGACTTGGAAGGATGTTTATGACGTAAGGGAAAAAGATAATTTGTACTATGTTTTTTACACCACAATAGATAAAGAAAGGGTCAGAATTAAGGCACCAATTTCTCGTACAGTAATTAAACAGATTATGAAAGAAATTCCACATATAGAGAGTTCTATTGCCGGCTAAACGAAACTCTAACAAAGGAGCTCAACAATGAAAAACTGTAACCTTTTGTACGATGTAATCGCTGCGCACCTCTTGTGGTTGGAAACAAGCGGTATTTCAGGGACAAGGGCCGATCTTAGAGGGGCCAATCTTAGAGAGGCCGATCTTAGAGGGGCCGATCTTAGAAAGGCCGATCTGAAAAGGGCCAATCTAGAAGGGGCCGATCTTAGAGAGGCCAATCTTAGAGAGGCCAATCTTAGAGAGGCCAACCTTAGAAAGGCCAACCTTGTAGGGGCCAACCTGGACTTCTCTTCAGGAATTCCATTTCACTGCGGAGGTACAGAAATCATAGGAGATGACCGGATGTTCGCCCAAATACTGTACCACTTGACCAGACAGGATTGGTCAAACTGTTCTGAAGAAGTTCTGGAAGCTATCAAAATCATTAACAACATAAGATCGGCCAGCGGCGATAAGATAGTCGACCTGTTCTGTAAGTACAGGAGTGACGTAAAAATACTTAATTAGGAGAATACTAATGGGCAATAATAAAGGCTTTACTCTTAATGATTTACAGAGAAATAAAAAGATAAGGGGACTGGAATGGTTAAGTCAATACTATCATCAGAAGACCTTTCCATTTGGAAAAACTTTTAAGTCTAACAAATGAAAAAGGTATTCTAAAAACTGCCGTGGAAGCTGGTTTTCACAACGCAGATTGTCCAGGACATGATGCAGTGCTTATAGACCCGTATTTTTGGTTTTTAGTTTTATACGGTGCTACTTTTGTTATTATTTCGATTGCTTTGATGATATATGATACTAGTAGAGAGAACTATTAATGCCTTTGGGCCCAACGATAAAGCTCAGTGGACGCCGCCACAGAAGGGCTAAAAAATCAGCGCAAGGAGTTAATTTTATATGCAAAACCTAGAGTTCAATGCCTTTTGCGAAACGATACGGAGGTATTTCAAATGCGACGCCTCCTGTTATAGGTAGCACTTTTTAATTTTTTAACCCAGTGGATGGCGCCGGCGCGCAGGAGGGTCTTATAAACTCTTTAGCTGTAGATCACAGTTCTCGGGAGGGATCTACACCCTCATCCACTACCAATTTTAGTAGGAGAAATTAAATGTCATGGAATGACATTTAAAAGTTTTTGTCCACCAAGACAAAAAAGTAGTAAACCAACCAAGCAGTCCAACCGTAAACCAAATGTAGGAGAAAGAAAGACTATGGCACCAAGATTTGAGAAGGCAGTAGGAATTGAAGTGGAATTTTTTGTAAAAAATGATAAGGGTGAGGTAGTAATGCCCGGTACTAATCTGGACAGGGATGATTTTCCACTTCTTGGAGAAATCAGAGCTGTTCAAGGTAAAACTATGGCTGAAGCCTTAGGCAATTTCTACAGAAAAAAAGTAGAAATGGAAGCTCTTTTAACAAAAAAGCAAGTTATGTCCATTTCACACTTCGAACTTGCAAAGCTTAAGGTATACCAAGAAGCTATTAGGCTAATAACCGCACCAAAAAACAGTAAAGATATACGTAACATTTACGGAATCGATATATCTGGTTTTACTGATCAAGTAGTTAAAGATGGTAAAATTCAAGGAGCTAATGTTTCCTGTGGTCTTCATATTCATCTCTCTTGTAGAGAAATTGATGAGGTTAAAGTGGAACAAGATGTTTATTCCGCAGTAAGTATACCAATTACTACTACCGCCTCAAAAGATGTTATTGGTCTTACCCATTTGGTTACTCCGTGTCTATCACTATTTAAACATGAAGGCACAAAGATTGAAAGAACGCTTATGGCATCTACATCAAAATTAAATCAGCCCACAATTGAATATATTGTTAGGGCTTTTGATGAAAAATTCTTTAAAAGATTTGCGCCGAAAAAAGAAGAATGCACAAAGTATCGTCAACCTGGATTCTTTGAACGGAAATCTTATGGTTTTGAATATAGAAGCCTCCCCGCTAACGCAGAAACTATTAACGCTTTACCAGAGATAGTTGGTTTCGCGTTTGATATGCTAAAGCTAGCTTCAAGTTAATCAATAAATCGAAGATAGCAGCTTTCCGGCATCCACTGGATGTAATTGTTGGGCGATTTTGCCCTTATCATTAGAGGAAAATAGGACATGGAAGAACAGATATTGCCCAGCGAGGAATTTAAAATGACAAAAGGGATTCTTTATTGTGTATGTGCTGAAGCGGAAGCAGAAATATGTGATAGATGCGAAAAATATAAAAGAATAAAACCAGATCACACATTGAATTACCCAGCGTGGAAAAGAGAAAACGCACAACTACCAGAAAACGGCATCGATGCCGCTTAAAATGACGAGCAAGCAAAGCACGGGGCTATCAATGTATTTCTTATAATTAGATTAAAAATTTTGTTAGCTGATGTGCCGGAACTGGCATACGGCGGTGTGGATATAAGCCTATATGGATGGGGTTGAGCAATAAATAGCGGCCTTCTGGCTCAAGGCAAAAACCACCGTGGACTAAACAGCCAGACGTAATAGTCCTATTCGGGTTCGACTCCCGGTATCAGCTACCAGTTGGAGAGTAAAGGAGAAAATTATGGCCGAAGAACAAGTCCTGCTTGAAATTAGTAAACACTACTTTAATTTTTAAGAAAAAATAAAACTAACCGAAAGTTATCTACAAAAAACAGTTTGCTAGGAATACTTTATGTTGAACACATTACTATTTAAGTGGAATTACCGGTGTTTTGAGCCCCCACAACCATGCTTCACTTGTGGTTCCGAAGAATACTATAGGGTTGATACAGAAGAAGGCTATCTTGTATTGTGTAAATCCTGCTACAATAAATTTGACCCTGTTTATAAACAACCTTCTAACACTATTACTCTTCCTATTATAGGGGGTATATTATGAATAGAGATACAGTGATTTTAGATTTTAGACAAACAGTTTTATTGCTTAATAAACTTAGAACATACGATCCTAATGGGTGTTCTGTTGCTGGATGTGCCAATAAGGCTCAAGTGTTTATTGAGGACACTAGTAAACCAGTAAAAAGCTACTGTTTACCTTGTTACCGGAAAAAGCATCGCAGAGAAACAGAATACCTGAAACACTTAGTAAGCGCTTATATAGATAGACACAGACCGGTAAAAATAAGCAGAAAAAAAGTTTCTGAAATCTTTACAGAACTAAAAGGCTACTTTATCAAGTAAGTCTGAAAAGTAATAATAAATCACTCCTACTAGGACATTGTCAGTCAAACGTCAGGTTCGCCGCAGTTAGGGGAACAGTTGGAGGTTCTGGAACATGCGTTTGTGATATAGTAGAAGTCTAGTAAGGAGTTGTGTTTTCTTCTACTATACTCTCCTGAGTAAGTTAATGGTATGTCTACCAATAAGTAAACCCCCGGACAGACACAGGGGGGGGGCCGTCGCTGGCCCTTCCCGATTTTTTTTAAAAAAAATAAAAAGAAGGTATGTAAATATATACATAAAATTTGTAGGGAGAGGGAAATTGCCTACTACCAGTAGAATCTGGCCCTGATGTCTACCCGAGGCTGAGAAGTTATAGATAGGAAACTATAGGCAGCCCTACACAAACATCTAATTAAAAATGGAGAATAAACTATGAACGACAATTACACAGAAGTAGTAAAAATAATTGCAGAAAAGCTTGGTTCTACTACGCAGCATGTTTGGGAAATTCTTCTTCGCCAGGCACCAATTACTTGTACTGTTAATTTAGTAATTGGTTTCATACTCTCTATACTAGCCTATAAGTATTTTGTTTTTACTAAACACAAAACCACAACACCACCAAAAACAGAAGATAATCATTTTCCCACAGCAGATTGGGCTGATGATGCCGCCTTTGCTGCACGTCTTGTTTGTGTGGCTGTAGTACTTTTTGTATTATTATTTAACCTCATATTTATACGAGACGCAATAATAGCATTTCTCAATCCAGAATATTGGGCGCTTAAAACACTCTTAAAATAAAAAGTAAAATTATGAAGTGGTTTTTGGAATTAATAGAAAAACATAAAAACATATCTATTTTATTAATTATAGTAATACCTATGGTTTTATTAGTGTTTAGTCATAATAAAATAGTAGAATTGCTTACTCTTCTTTATTTTGTAGTTCTATGTTTAATTGGCCTATTTCTTTAGAAGTTAAATAAAAATTAAACTAAAGAGGAAAACCTATGACTACCAATAAAAACACCGTACTTAAAAAAGCTATACATAAAATTAAAAGAGAACAAGGTAGATATAGAAGAAAAATATCACTTTTAAACGTACAAACTTTTGATTATAGACTTATGATGGAAGATGTCGGTGAGCCAATAAGAAAATTTGAATCTTTTTCTGAGGTAGACAGATTACTAAATAATAGCTGTAGAAGGTAAATAAGATTAAAAATGATAATACAACAGATAAAATTTCTAAGAAAAGAATTAAATTGTCCAAAATGTGGACAAATAGTAAATGGAACACCGTGTAATCACATACTATTTATTCATATGAGTTTACTAAAAGATACCTTTATATACAATAATTGGTGTTTCGAAGATTTTATGTGCAGCTATAGCGAGTTGTATGAGGCCTATTATAATTCAAGAGAGGGCTGTACTATAAAAAACTTAGATCTAAAAATCTTAACTCTTTTAGAATGCAAAGAGATAGAAATATTCTTTTCACAGGAGAGAAGTTTGACTAATTTAGCAATAGAAAATACTACTATAATAGGTATAGCAAGGAAAACAGAAACACAACAATTAATTTTTGATGAAAAGAGATTGGAAATTAAAACTATTGATAATAGATGTGATTATTGTATAGTTACTAACAAACCAATCTGCATTCATAATTAAAACTGAGGAAATTAAAATGCGCCCGCTACTAAATGACGTAGGGATTATACCTTATTGTAAATGGAGATCTGTTTCTGGTAGACAGCTAGTAGCTAATAGCAATACAGTTATTGTCAGTGTTTGTAATAGCCCCAGTGTACTGATTCCTGCAAAAATTGTTGTTGCAAACGCACCTGGTATTCCCATTTTAAATGTATTAACATGTTGTCACTGTCCTTATAGAAACAAGGAGGATGCTAACTATGCTAAAACTTAAAGATATTGCATTCACAAAATTTATAGAAGACACCCCAGCAATTATACTTACAATGATAATAATATTAATAGTGAGTGTTGGGGGCGGAATTATAGTAACCTGTACAAAAGGGGAGTCTGTTACAGATACAACAACGCTGAAAAAGCATGCCATATTTAGAGGCAACAATGAAGTCTATGAAATAGTTATAGATAATTGCCAATATCTAGCTAATCCACAAGGTACCTTATTGACACACAAAGGTAATTGTACCAATCATGCTAACATTCCGACCGTTTTCTTTAATAGGGAAATATTAAGATTAAATTTAGGAAAATGACAAGAGTGTTTTATGACTAAAATGAATGAAATGAATGATATGTCCTATACTAAGTCTAGGTTTCCTTGCAAATAAACATTCAGCGCTTTGTATCAGACCAACAACTTTTACTTTAAATAATTTACCTAAATACTTAAAGAGTGATTGTTCTTTTTGGGAATCAATGAATAAGAAATGTATTTTTGTTATATTTATGTGTAAATAATATTTGGTGAAAAAATGAAGCCTATCGAAATAGTAACAGGAGTTACAGTAACTTTTACACGCGATATTCCAAAAGTAATAGAAGAACCACTAATTACTACTGTAATAAAAGCGGCTGAGTTGTATCAATACTCAAGAGTAAATTTAAAAGTAAAAAGTGTTTGTCCAGATTGCCATAGCATCCTTATAGAAGAAACCGACGTTGATACAAAAACGTTATACCAATGGTATTGCTCTAATAAAGGATGTAATTATAAGTTTTAATTTTAAAAGTTAGGAGATCTAAAAACTATGCTCTTAGGTAATTTTACTCTACTTGAACGTATAAACAGCCCCGGTAGCTTTGGATGTCGTGTTTCAGTCGATGTAACAACCGGAATGCTTTGGTGGAAAAAAACTTCACATAAAGAAATCCGACGTGAATTGGGAGGGTTTTGGTTTTTTGTTGAAACTGGTAAGTTTACTCCAGACCACCAAGCTGAAGAGTTAGAACGGGCGTGGAGAGCAAAAAACGAAACAAGGCCAATACGTTAACACTATGAATTCTCCATTTATTGATCGGGCAGTAAAAGAGGCTGAGAAAGTAGAGCATAAATTCCGCCTTGGTGCTGTAATACACAAAGGAGGTAGATTATTATCTATAGGAAGGAACTATTACCAAAGAAGTGCTAGAAACCTTCATCCTCGATATTCTCCTTGGGCAGGAAGTATACATGCCGAAGTAGATGCTATTTTAAAAGCAAAAAAAGATCTTAAGGGTGCCTCTTTAACAATAGTTCGTATAAACAAAGACAAACAGCTGATGTTAGCACGGCCCTGCACACATTGTATGCTCTACCTTAAACACGCGGGCATTAAACGAATATATTACTCGACTAGTAGTTACCCATACGAAGAAGTGGAGAATTTATGAGTATTAATATTAAAGTTACTTGTTGTAAAAAATGTCCATGGCTAATACCAGAAGATGAAATTATAGATGAATATCATGGGTGTTTATGTATAAATGTTCCTCCACGTTGTGGAAGGAAACTACACCGTACAGATGGCGGACATATGGTAGGAGTTGACTTAGATAAAAATAAATTAGATGTTATTCCAAGAAACTGTCCATATAAAAATACAATTTAGATAGTAAATAACTAGTTTTTATAAATTAAAGGATACCACATATATGGATCCGCCTGTGATTGATGAAATCATAACTTTAGAATAATTACTCTAAAACAAATTGAGGTAAACAAATGAGAAAGCCTATACAAATAAAAATAGAGCTGGTAGGAGATGCTTTATATACCGTAGCCCTTTGTAACGACGGTACTATTTGGCTATTTGATGGATTTAGCGTAGATTGGATACAACTTCCTCCTATACCACAACCAGTAGAAGACCTACCACCAGCGGAAGATATACCAGTCTAATCTTTAGGGGATTCTGTTTAATCCTTTTCTTGGAACAAACTGATGAAAATAAAAAAATTGTACCTTGTAACTTTAATTGGTATCTTATTATCTGGATGTGCTTCATACCAAACTAAAATAGATGCCACTATTTTAGTAGATCCAGTAACAGGAAAATACTATGAAGTAATAGAAACTTATGATAGTTATCATATTAAACCAATTAAATAATTGGGCACAAGTAAATTTTTTTTGTACAGGTGAGTATATGAACTCTATAGTTTATCTCTGTGTTAATTGTGATACAAAAGTAGCTAATATCTTGAAAGGTTCTAGTATGAAAAGGGGAACAGGTTTTATTTGTGATACTTGTATAAGTAGTTTAGGTATTAAAGTAAAATCTACTCCAAGCGTTTCTGGTAAAGATATGCTTGATACTTTTAATACAATTTTTGGTAATATATTTCCAACCAAAAAACCTAAGGGGAAGAAATGAGCGATAACTTAAAACTATATTGGTATTGCGATACTTGTTTGAAGGATGGAGAATTTGAAGTAAGCGGAGATACATCTGTAAAAAGAGTCTTAACTATGGCGCTAGATGCCCATAAAAGAGCAGAAAATGAATGTGCCCAGGATACTATGTATATCTCATGCCCAAACTTTGGAACAAAAACAAGAGTAGCTTTTGATACTACAAATGAGCTGTTAAAGCTATTTCAAGAAGGACCTTTAACTTCGTAAAAATTTTAATGAATGAAGGGGATATGAAAGGTGGACCTGGAGCTATAAAGAAAAGCACTTCTAACAAAAAACTAAATAGACCTCCGCCCCCACCATGTGTAATAAAAAAAACAAAGATTAACCGTTAGTTGTAGAGCAAGGATAAAAAGAATGAATAACATATTGGCAAGAAATGGAATATTAAATGGTTTGGGAGTAGCAAGATTTGGAAGACAGATTTATCCATATATACCTAAAGACTATAAAATTATTGATTCTTGTGTACACAGAAAATGCAAACAGAATGGTAGGTGTTCTTGTAGGACAACCTTTGTTATACTAAAATACGGAGTAGTTACACAAGACGTAAATAGTATACAAGAGGGGTTGTCTATCATAGAATCTTTTATGCTAGAAGAAAAATTCTTTTCTAAAGGTATTGCGAAAAAATTAGCAGATGGCTAGAGTCACCGGCTCATAACCGGTCGGTCCCTGGTTCGAGCCCAGGTGAGCCCACCAATTTTTACTAGGAGACTAAAACAATGGATTATTTTTTTACTGCCGATGAACACTATAGACATCACAATATAATTAAATATACAAATAGGCCTTTTTCTTCTGTAGAAGAAATGGATGAAACCTTAATCTCACGGTACAACGAAGTAGTAAAAGACAATGATGTTGTGATTCATGCTGGCGATTTTACGTTAGCTCCAGAAAAAATAGCGGTCGCTTATATAAAACGACTAAAAGGACAACATATCTTTCTAAGCGGAAGCCATGATCGTTGGTTAAAAGGCAAAAAAAACATAAAGCAAATATTAGAACTAACTGTTGGTAAACAACTAATAGTAATAGGACACTATTGTCTCCGAACATGGGCAGCGTCGCACTATAATAGCTGGCATCTCTACGGTCACAGCCATAACACGTTGCCACCAATAGGGAAAAGTTGGGATATCGGTGTTGACGGACATAACTTCTATCCATACTCTTTAGAAGAAATTAGAGAAATAATGAAAGACCGACCAGATAATCCTAATTTAGTAAAAAAAGTGAAATAAATTATATGTTATATTTTATAGATCACGATTTTAAAGGCGAAACACTGCTAGGTGTCTTTCTATACGGTGAAAAAATATATCTAGACAATGTTCCGATAGCAGTACAAGCATATAAATTTAGAGTATACATAAGCACAGAAGATCAATTTTTTAAAATTAATAAAACCAGTAGTGAGTTTCTGGAGTTTATTTATACCTGTAACTTATCGAAATATACTAGAACTATAAATCGTAAACTTAATTGGTTAGGGGCAAAGTTAACTCCATTTAAAAAACTCGACTGGGAAAATCTAATAAAAGATGCTGAGCCAGCAGAATATGAAGAAATATTAAGTAGATTGCACAGGAAACAGAATAAAATAATTCCACACAAAGTTGTTTATAATGCTGGTGATTACGGATTGGGTTGTGAATTTTTTGAATTTACAGAAGACACTGCCTCATCTTGGGCAGGCCCCTTTAAGCAGAATGGTAAATTAGGAGCATTAGTCTTACCGGAAGTAATAAACAAGCAACAAGGTTTCCCAGTATTTGATGTAAAAAAGTACTTTAGTTACTACGATTTACCGTATAATTTTGGAGAAAAATTAGATACAGACAAACAACCTGAATTTCCAAACGGAGATTATTTTCTATGCTCATTGACTGAAGAAGAAAAAATAAACTTTTTTGATAATTTACCGCTAGAAGTAAAACATGCAACAGCACAGAATTATTATAGCAAACTAGCTAACAAAGAAAGAATTGCAGAATACTTGGGCCGTACCCTTCCATATAAAATTTATATGTATGGTACGGACGACTGTTCCTACACAAAATGGTTTATTAGTCTAGAAGAAGTAGAAAGAGAGCTTAACTACTTGAGAACGATGCAACCATTGAACTTTAATAGAGATATCATGGATAGAGAATATATTTTTACAAACTAAAAGTAAGTTAAGGGGCAAAAACGAAAATCTTCAATAAAGTAAAAGACGTGTTTTGTATTTTATTCAATATATATTTTTGGTCAATGACCCCTAAGTATGATAAGCAATGGGATAAAGAACTAAAAGAGTTAATGCAAGTAAATAAATTTAAGAATATAGACGGATCTGATTTTAGATTTTCTCTAGGGAAAACAAGAATGTGGTGTGCAAATTATCCGTACGCTTGTTTTACTAGAATATGTAAACCAGGTAGACCAAGTAGATTTACTATTTTAGCAGCAGCTAAAAAATTTAAACTTGATGTTGGAAGAAAACCGCTTTAAATAAATATATTTAGTGAGAGCTATGAAATAAAAATTATTTGTATAAGGATTATTTTCAAATGAAAAATATAAATATATGGACAGATAGAAACTGTAGAATTTATGCTATAATTATGCAACAATTTAGAGCTTTTGTTAAAAAGATAGATTCTCACCTAAATATTGAAGGAGATACGATCTTATCGGACAGATTAAAAAAAGCATTTGCTGGTGATCTAAATAATTATGACCAACTATTAGTCATCGAAGTAGGCTCAGACGAGCAAGGTATTTTTTTAACCGATAGACTAAAAGAAAAATTTAAACTAGAAACGTTTTTTATGATGGATGAGTTTCCAAGAAGTATTTGCCTAAAAGCAATAACGAGTGAAAATGATGAAAAAACCAAACATACGTATACCAATACCCCGGCCGGGAGGCCCCATGAAGAGCATTCGGGAGTACAACAGGAATCGATTCAAAATAGAGGATTCCTACTGTGAGGAGAATATGTATGAAGATGTATACTGTCATCTATGTGGTATGTTAGTATGTCAAACCTGTGGATGCTGTTGTAATAAATCCTGTAAAAATTGTTCATGCCCAGAAGTAATAAAGTAGAAAACAGCTTTAAAGAGTAAAAAAAATGAAAAAAGAAAGGCTTTGGAGACTACTATATTATCTCAACCAACAGAATGAATAATTACCTAGAATGTTTAGAATCAGGAGCTAAGAAGATACGGGAACTTACTGCCGAAAACGAAAGGCTGCGGGAAAGGGATGGAATGGAACAATCAGAGAAAATTCAAAATATAATGTGGTTAGTTTTTGAGTACGCTAAAATTATGGATGGTGCCGAAAGACTATTTGGTAAAGAGAGAGAGAAGCATTAGCAATAAAAGCAAGCGCAAAAGGCCAAGAAATTAGAGATTTATTGGGAAAATATATTAAAGAGAAACCTTTTGTATGTGTCTACCGTGAAGGGATGAGTGGACGTGATCGAGATAACCGCTATACAGTAGACTGGCAAGAACCAGAAGTGAAAATGTTTCCATTAGATAAAGCAAGGGCAACGTGGATTAAAGAACGAGAGATAATTGCAGCTGTAGACCCAAATCACTACGAGAGCGGTTATGTGTTTGAGGTAATATATTCAGGCTGTAAAGCATAAACATAACTATGGTATTTTACACATAAAACTAGAATGTAACTGCTGTGATGGTGTATATAATTCATTTGACGTGCACTTTACAAGTGCCTGCGATAATAAATGTACTCACTGTATTGATAGAAGGTTTAGCGGTTTAGGTATAGTAAAACCGGATGTTGCGGCGATAGTGAGTACAGTCGTGGCAAATGCTCAGGGACTTGATGATGTATTATTTCTAGGTGGCGAACCGTGTTTGTACTTGGATGAGCTTTTAGATTGCGTAAGACAGATTAAAGCTAAAACAAGGTTAAAAGTTTTTGTAACTACTTCAGTACCAAAAATGTGCTATGATAGGCACGAAATTTTTTATGCGCTAATTAATGAACTCGATGGGATAAATCTATCAGTACAACATTACAAAGAAGAGGTTGCTGATAAAATAAGGCGTACTACTTCAGCGTACAATCGTCAAGATTTTTACCGGCAATTACCGAATAAGAATAAAATACGAGTAAACTTTAATATAGTAAAACCGTTCTTGTATACAAGAGAGGACTTGACCGCATGCTTGTGCCACTACGGAGCTATGGGGTTTAACTCTATAAAGTTATCAGAAATACAACATGGGAAAGATATATACGTATCGTTTGCCGATGTATTTGATTTCTTCATGCTTTCGGCTTATTCACACGGTTGCCAGAGTTATATTGATACAAGCAAAATTTTACCTGGTTTTGATACACCTTTATTACTGAAAAGATCATGTTTTTTGTGTGAAGAAAGTCTATCTGCATCGTTAGCGGACGGAATAAAGCTAGTGGCTAAAATATTTAGGCCAAGCAAAAATAAATATGGTGTTGTCTATGAAAATGGATCACTACAAGGAGGATGGGTATGAAAACAAAATTGATTGCGGTTTATACGCAATTATTAAGAGATATGGATAAGTTTATTAAAGTTATGGCTGGACATTGTGGTACCAGAGGTCATTGTTCTTAATGATAAATTTATGGTAATATGCGACAAAGAACAGTACTGTATGGATTTTCACTGTTTACACAAATATGCTCATAGGAAAATGTTTTTTGGTAAGTGCAATGATCGTCATTGCGATATATTAGATTGCAACGTCACTTGTAAAACAACCAAAAATATTAGTAACATTCTACCACATGAGTATAACATTAAAAGTATATTGGTGTAATACATGCTGGAAAAAGAAAAACAAAATGCTGTTATAACTATGGGAGGAAAAAGAGGCCCGAACTGGTTTAAATCAACAACTCCTTATGGTTATAATATAGCCCTATGTATTAGTGCAGTAATAAAAGAAATAAGAAGAGGAAATGAAGAGCATGCTGTTTATTGGTCATACCAAATAGCCATCTCTGGCCCAGAAGCAGAGAAATTTTTATGGGAACTTCTCAGAGTACATTCCATAGAAGATATAAGCCTTTCAAATCCAGAAGCTATAAATATTGTATGTAATGTAATGAATTTGTACTTTGATTTACCAAATACAGATAATCGTAAATATGCGGTATTGACCTATATTGTTGTGTACATGGCAAGACAAACAAAAACAAGGTACACAAACGATCTATTTCTTAACATCATTAGCAGATTACACAGCGGTGATATGAAATTAGAAATACCAGATTATGCTATTGATCTCCATAGTCCGGAAGGGAGAAAAATGGGTAGAGGGTTAGGACATTATCTTTTAGAGGCCTCTTTTCTAGAAAACGAAGATAATAGATTTTCAAAAAAATACAAAGCTGAACTACTAAAACAAAATAAACAACCGTAGAAAAAATAAGAAAAATTTTTAAAGGGTAGTAACATGAAACAAAACTTTGATATTGATACTACAGTAAAAGAAATTAGACCTGAAAAGATTCATAGAAAAAAGCAAGACAAGGCTCGAAGAGGAGATAGGGGTTTAAGAATACCAAAAAATACTCCATACAAAAGAAATAGAGGTAGTGATATTTATGTTGAAATTGGAGAGGAAGACGCAGAAGACACAAACCAAGCCTTAGATTATACAGAACCAAATACAGATGAGTAAAAATTGTGATATTCCTATAGAAGAAGCCATAAAGACTGGTTGTTTTAGGGGTTTTGGAATAGATAGATTTTTAAATATAGGTAATGACCCTATTCTTTTGAGCCTAGCAGAAAGAGAAAGTAAAAAATTATTTACCAAGAGCGAAGCACTAATAGAACCTAAATGCTGTTTTTTTAGAAGAAAAACTAAAAAACCAACAAAAGAATTTTTGGAGCAACTTCAAAAAATGTTAACTTAAATATAGGTATAGTTATGTCCACTGAATTAAAAAAATTAACAGCTGTGTGTTTAGACTGTAAAAGATTGAATAAAAAAGCGTATAAAACCTTTTATTGTTTTAAAAGGCCAGACTGTCCCGCTACAAAGTGGACTTTTGAAATTAAAACTAGAGTGATGTCACAAAAAGAAAAAATTTAAGGAGGTTTTTACTCATGGAATTAAAGTTCTTAGGCTCTGGTGCCGCTTTTACTATGTCAAATAGACACAGCAACATGCTCTTAACACATAATGAAAAAAATTTATTAATTGACTGCGGATCGGATATTAGACACTCTATAGCACAGGCAGGATTATCTCACAGAGATATAGATGCTGTTTATATCTCCCACCTACATGGAGACCATGTAGGAGGTATGGAGTGGTTAGCTTTATACTCATATTTTGATCCAGCCGCCAATAAAGTTAAGTTGTTTATTAATGCCTCTTTAAAAGAAGATATATGGAACCGGGTACTCAGCGCAGGATTAAGTACTATAGAAGGAGTTGACGCAAATCTAACGACATATTTTATTTTAATGGATCATACTGTAACTGGAGCATTTGAGTGGGAAGGTATTCAATTTCAGATGATTCAAACAGTACATACCGTGAATGGACATCTTCTAATGCCTTCTTTTGGATTAATGTTTAAATTAAATGATAAACTGGTTTTTCTTACAACCGATACACAATTCTGCCCTAACCAAATAAAAGTATTTTATCATAAAGCAGATCTTATTTTCCATGATTGTGAAACTACTGGATTTAAATCTGGTGTACATGCACATTATGACGACCTAAAAACACTTCCGGTCGACATTAAAAGAAAAATGTGGTTGTACCATTATCAAGATGAGTGGTTATACCATTATCAAGACACTAGTGATCAAAATAACGTAAAGGATGGTTTTTTGGGTTTTATACAAAAAGGACAAGTATTTAAATAAAACTAAATAAGTTGAAAAATATATGAATACACTATCAAAAGTAAAATACTATTATGAATATACGCTAGACGACCTTGCCGATTCCACTTATAATATTACTATAAACACGATTAAGGCACGCAATGTATACGAAAACGAATGGGCACTAGAGGATACAAATAAGAGTGAACCGAAACCTCAAAACGAAGAAGCAAAAAATAATTTAGTAACAACCAAACTACACAAAAGTAAAACTAAAAAAGGTGTACTATGTTTAAATACAGCTTCATTACGACAATTAAGTAGATTACGTGATGATTTTAAGGTATCCGTATATGATTATCAACAAAAATCCTTTAGGTTCTTAAATGTAATAATTCCCGGACACTTGGTTGTAGATACAGGTATAATAGTATTTTCTAGTCATAATATATTTTTATGTAACAAGTTCACTAAACTGAGTACTTTTGTATTTTTTCCTGAAGAATTGCAAAAAATATTTAGAGCACAAGAGTACTTCTTTTCTTTTGGTTTACCAAGAGTACCAAGCAACCAGGCAAGCAACACAGTAAACGGAAATACTTTATGATACAAGAACTAATAGCCCATACAAACAACAGTAATTTTGTATTTAAGCTAAATCAGCAATTAAGTAATGGATTTAGAGTTATACCTGGAACCACGTATGCTGTAGCGCTAGAAGACGAAAAGGATCATTTCTTTTCTATGGTGCTGTGGAAGAACAACCGTGAAATAATGCTTACTTCTATTACTTTTGGTGCGTTTGTAAGCCAAGTTAATACTTATCTAAATGACGGCTATTTAGTAGTAGTAGGTACGCTGTATGCGTGTAGTTTAAATATAAGTATAACTATTTTTGATGAAGAACCTAAACTTTTTACACAATATTTTTTTAATATTATAGGAAAAGACTAATGCTAGAAGTAAGAAGGTATAAAAAAATACACGATATGCCTGAAACATATACTAGATGGAAAAAACTCGAAATAGAAACAAGATGGATAGCTTTAAGCACACTAAAAGATATGATAAACATAAAAACAAATCCAGATCTTGTTTTAGTGTATACAGATAACAAAACAGCACTAGTTTTAGCAGCTTTATTTATGCGCGAAGTTTTTGATGAAATAGACAATACTCTATTTGATCCTGTTACCGGTATTCTATATTTATATTTTGGTAATGTGGCGAAAGACGTAGAAAATGCTTTGGGCAGAAAAGAGAAAATAGAGCAGGCAAGGAAAAAAACTATAGAATTAATGGACAAATATTTAAACTCCAATAATCTAAGTAATACAAAACTTGATTCAAATTATCAACTATTATTTGATGAATAAGCATGCTATCTCTAACAATAACAACAGATAAGTTTAAAAACGAACATGGTATTGCTGACAATATACGTACTGTACTATTAATATGCCCACACTGCAATAAAAATACCTCGCTTACGCTGAGTGGAATTTGTAAAAGGAATTATGGTTCTCTAAATTACTGCAGAAGGTGCCAGGAATATTTACCAGACATACACAGAATACTAGATAATTTGGAAATTAGATTAAAATTTCACTTAGAAAACCGAAATGTATGAAATAACAATTTCAGAAAAAGGCACTGCAGCAGTAAAATGTCAACGCTTTGTTTATAATTGTATAAATTGTGGTAGAGAACATTACTTTCTTTTAAAAAATGGAGTATTTATTAATAATTCATACTTAACATATGTATGTAGTCAGTGTTATACAGATATTCCAAATATAACTAGACTACTTCAAAGTATATATACAAGATTAAGGTTTCATGCCGAGAATAAAAATGATAGAATTAACACAAATTTGCACTAAAACAACTAGTGTTATAAAACTAGGTCGTATCGTATTTAGATGCCCTGAATGTGGTACTAATCACTCTACTGTTTGTAAAATAAATATGGATGTATGTGACCAGTGCCTTGAAGCATTGCCACAAGTAATTGAATTAATAGAAAATATAAAAATTAGATTACTGTGGCACTCAATAGGAAATTTAGGTAACTTAAACATAACAACAGATTAGGAACTAAAACTAAAAAATGGATAATAAAGATTTAGAAATACCAGAAGTACAATTCAATAAAGAAAAACTTTCACTTGGTTACCAACACGGACACAATAGAGTTACTTATTTTTTATACACCGATGATGGGCCACCAGACTATGTACCAAAAGATCCAGTAAAAGAATTTTCTGCCAAAAAACGTGTTAGTATATGCTTTTCGTTAGCTCTTGATGAAATTTTAGATGCGAAAAATGATAAACCTATAAACAGAATGGCTTATTTTATGGAGGAACAGGGATATGAGCTAGGCTATGAGCCAGGAAAGTCTTGCATAAAAAAAGCAGTAGTTCAACTTTCTACGGAAGAAAAAGAAGCTTGGGTTAGTATTTGTAAAGAAAACGATACTTTACCTAAATATACCTTTCCAGACAACAAGTTAGGACTAGAAAAAGGTGGACACATGGTTGTTGCTTTAGATGATAAAAATATGACCATTGAGTTGTTGTATATTTATTTATCTATGTTAAGATACATTCGAGAAGAACCTGGGTTTGTTAGATCGGTAGTATATTTAGTGAATGAAAAAGAGATGAATTTCTTTTTGGCCTTAGTTTTTGCCACTATTATTGCAGTAAGCCGCACTGGGCATCATATCTTTGATATAAGTAGAAAGTATGGTAGTAAAATCCCAGTTGAAGAATTAGATGTCAACATATCAAGAGCAATAGGATTATACAGATTAATTAGAAATCCATTAAAGTACGGTACACCAATTTTCACAGACGGAAAACCAAGTTGGGTATGTTATGAAACAATAACTGGTATAATAAACGTAAATGTTAATCTTAAGCCAAAATACTTATTTCATCACAAAGTTGTACAACAAGTTAAAACAGTAACAAAAAGCAAAGAAAATATTGAGAAAATTTTACATAAAGTGGTAGGTAGTAAATGATAGAATTGATATCTGAACCAGATTTACAGTCTGCTTTCAAAAACGAATTTAAATACAGAATTGTTTGTGAGAAATGTTCTACTCCAAATAATTTTAAATTAATATTTCCGCAATTTTGTACAATATGTTTAAGTAGGTTTAATTTTACTGGAAACGTTAGATACGATACAATAGATAGGTTATTCTTTTGTAAAGACAGACCAAGAATAATAATAATTAAATAGAAAAATGTTAACTACTTTAAATAGGTAATAATTGATGAAAAATCCATACAGTTTACCGGAAACAAAAGAAGAACTAGATGCTTTCTACAAGGATCCAGTAACTTGGTTTAAATCAGCATTAAAAATTCAATGGGATAAAGAAATATTAGTAAAAAAAGTATCGGTTTTATTTAAGGATGGAGCCTCACTAGAAGATAAAAACAGCCTAGTTGCTTTATTATATACTGCTTTACATGTTATGTATAAAGAAAGAGCGGAATTAGCAGAATTACTAACAAACTTAAATACCCCTTGTGTTGAAGACTTTCCAGATTGGTAACAATATGATAGAAATAGTAATAGCTGGAAATTATTTTATAAAAGACGATCGAAAGAGATTTAAATGTCCACATTGTAATTATGTTAATTATGTGTATGAAGTTTTAAGTCCAAGATGTATATCGTGTAACTTGTTTCTACCAAGATTTGATTTGATATTGAAACACCTATATGATAGACTACGATGGGCAGTAAAAGATAATTAAAAAAGAACTAAAACTAGGAATTTTTTCCCGTTAACTGGGAAACTTGGATAAGGACATCAAACTTACTAGCAAAAGCCAATATGGAGCTTGGGGCTGAGAAGTGGCTATTTCTGCTAGTATTAAACCTTAGACCAAAAAGGAGGAACTGTTTATAATATAAATAAAGTGTATTCTTTATAATTCTATTAAAAAGCAGAAAAAAATTAAACAAACAACGAGGAAGCTCTATGCTAAGCAGTGATTTTTGGAAGAACAACAAGAAAAAGTTAGTAAGCCTGGTAATGCTTACTATAGTCTATCTAGTAACGTTAAACATTTATTGGTTATTTAAGGGGTCTTTTGAAGCCCAGCTAGCAACAGGACAACTTGAAGACAGTATCGTCACCTATAGTTTAATCAATAAAGCAATGTATGGAAGTGGTATTGAGTGGTTAATTACCTTCTGTTTTGGAATAGTAATTTTACCAACGTTAGCAGTAGTTATTTATAATAGCAGAGAAAAAAGTCTATAATCTTTTTAAAACACCAAAAACACTAAATTACGAGGAGAGTTATGAAAAAAGAAAATTTGTTGTTTAATTTGTTGTTTGTAGTAATGTTTTTGTTTATTGGTTTCTGTATCACCACGTGTGGTCCTGCTAAAATTGAACAATTTGTTACAATAGAATCAAACCAGACAGCCTTTTTAGTACCGCTAGAAGGTGAAACTGAAGGCGGACAACAAAAACTTATTTCTATTGACTATTTAAATAAAAATAAAATTGCCGCAAAGAGAATTTCACTACCATTAAGATCTAGAAAAACAGGACATGGTTGGTGGAGGTATGAGTGGCTTCCAACAATGGGTGTACTTACTGTAAATCGTACACCAGTTACTAGAGAATGGACTAGCGATGTTAAAACCGGCACTACTAATATAGCTGATAACTTGTCTCTACCCTACCTTTTTTTTATGGGCCGATAGCTCAGCGGATAGAGCAACAGCCTTCTAAGCTGTAGGCCGAAAGTTCAAATCTTTCTCGGCTCACCATAAATGCTCCTGTACCTCAATGGTTAGAGGGCGTGGCTTATAACCGCGTCATCCTAGTTCGACTCTAGGCAGGAGCACCAACACTCAACTTAAACAAAAAAGGGAGCACACAATGGAAATTAATTTTCAGGAGCTATTAAATAATATTGGCATAACTTCTGAGAGAAGGGGACTAGATGGACGCTTTCTTTAGTTTAGAAACCCATGAAGAACCAGAAACAAAAACTAAATGGAAAAAAAATAAGAGATAATAAATTTTACTTTTAGTTTTTTTTGTTAATAAGGAACAAATATTATGATTAAATGTATTTGTGGCGGGCCGAAATAAATCCGTCAGGGCATGCTGTACTATGTCCGGTCCATGCTGAATGATTAAAAACATGTCAATATATCATGAACAAATTGAACAAGAAGTCATCTGTTTTAAATGTAAAAAGAAATTCAAATCAAAAGTTGGCTTAAATGAGGATAAAAATAAAATACCTTGTGAATCCTGTTGGATAAAAATCTTGCTGGAGAGCAATAAAAAATGAAACGTACTGCTTTATTTACAATGTGCTTGTTAATTTTTTCTTTAAGTTTTACCCCAAACACAGTAATGGCAGAAACCAACGTAACAGTGAATTTAGAAGACTTAAGTAAAGATGCAGCAGCCGAGGTTATTAAGAAAAATAAAGAAAAGCAAGAAGTGCCTACAACTTTAGAAAAGACTGTGGGTAAAGTCAATGGTTTAGATCCTGAAAATATAAATAAATATGTTGATGTTCTTGGAAACGCATTACAGCGTTTTTGTCAAATTCTAAATATCGAAGTTAATTCACTTCTGACCTCAACCGCTGGTATTGGGCTTGCTGCACTCATTGTATGGAATTATGGTGGGGTACAAGTACTAAATATAGTTGTAGGAATTTTAGCGTCAGCGTTCCTTTATCTAACATTTATACCTGTATGGATTTGGTCATATAGAAAATGCCATTTTAAATACAAAATAGCGCCTTTTTTCTTCGTATGGTCAAAAAGCAAAGAAGAAATAGCAGAGCCTTTGTTTACAGATGAAGCACGAATGGTTTCTATATTTTTACACGTGATAGTTTTTATTATTATGACTGTAATATGTATAGCCTTAGCTTTTGGTGGTTGGTAACACAAAGAGTCTGTAGCTCAATTGGTAGAGCAATACGCTTTTAACGTATAGGTTCCGAGTTCGAGCCTCGGCAGACTCACCAGTCGTTTAAATGCCGGTCTAAAAGAAAACCGGTAATTATTAACAAATAACCAAGGAGAAGTATTATGAGTACCGGTACTCAGAGACAGAAACAAAAGCCGACAGAGGAGCAAATTGCAAGACGCATTGAAGAGCACAGAGCTAAGAACGCACGTTACATATTTCCAGACCCAGTAAATGTTGAAGTTACCGCCGAGGATCGCAAATTAGCGGTTGAAATCAGTAGTGAGCCAAAAGACTTGATTATACGTTACCTCAGGAGTTCACCTAGACTATCAGTAACAGCAGAAAAAGGCAAAAAACTTACATATTCAGTGGTTCCAGGAGAAATTCGAGGGGCACTAGTAGCTTTTGTTAAAAATGATAGGTTATATATCGGTTGGTCAAAAAGAAATGAAAGCTACGAAGCTATAGGAAAGCCGGTCGAAACTTTAGTAAGCTCCAAACAGAGAGCACTTTATACTGCTTGTCTTAGAGCACTAAAGGATACAATTACAATGGGGGTAAAGCAATATGCCCAAACCAGCGCGGGTAACATTATTCCGGCAAGTGTAGTAAAAAATACGCCTAATTTTGCAGCACGAGCAATTAGATATTTTAAAAAAGATTTGTATAATGTAAAACTTACCTAAACTAAATATACAATTATAATTAATAAAAATAATAACGGGAGCCAATATTGGTTCCCGTTATTATTTAAATATTTGAAGGAGCTTTAATGTCAATTATAAATATTCATAGGCCTAAAATTGATCTATCGGCTCTGGTGTCTTGGAATATATATATCCAAGCCTAAAATTAGGGTTTGATTTACATGGTGTAATAGATGCTGATCCTGAGAGATTTAAACTTATCCTGGTTGAACTTATAAAACAAAGACATTCTATATTTGTAATATCCGGTCCACCTAGTGTAGATATCATTTTAAAATTAAATAGACTTGGTATAAAAACCGAACCTTTTTTTTCTAACGATGGTAGTGTTTTAGTTGAATTTAAAGTATTATCTATAGTAGATTTTCTTAAAAGCAAAAACATTAAAATGAATCAAGATGAAAAAGGCAATTGGTGGACTGACCAAATGAATTGGTGGTCATCAAAAGCCCATATATGTGAAGAAAACGATATTGATTATCATTTTGATGATACCTTTACCTATGCTCAATTTTTTCATGGGATAAAAACAAAGTTTGTTCACGTAAACAATAAACAGTGACTTTTTAAACTAACCTCCTAATTTTAAAGGGGGAAATTCCATGAAAAAAATAGATGCTGTAACTAAGTTAGCACTTCTTGCGTCTCTATCGGAAACTTATTGTGAGTTAAATCACGGTCCCGATACAGATGACCAGAGGCCTAAAGCTGTAAATTATATTGTACAAACTTTAGCACAGGCTGAAACAGACGGTGATCATAAAAACACAAAACACCTTGTAATACCAGTATGTCAAGGCTGTTTAGACGGTATAGAAAGTGAAGAGTGGTTACTTATTTATTGTTTACAATGTAATAAAAATCACTGGATAAATAAAAGCCTTGCTAAAAATGAATACGGTGGTTATAATATAATATGGCTTTGTGGTTGTCACGAATGCTTAGCTGTAAATGAAAAAACCAAAGCCGTTTACTTTTCATAAGATAAAGAAAAAGCTAAATTTCTAATGGTGAAAGATAGGGTTACTTCCTTCTAACGAAACCTACCTTATCTGCTGATTCCTTAGAGATTTAGCACTCAAAAAATACTTAAAGTTTGCCAATGGTGTAGAAAAGAGATACTTCATTCCAAGAGCCGGTCAGTAGTTCGAATCTACTTAGGTCAGCAGTGGCCTATAACTCAGCTGGTAGAGTTGCTCTCCAAAAGCCTTTTTTCGCTTATTCCTTGACAAACTTTATATTAATTTAGTTATACATAATGGTGTATAATTTGGTTACTTCACTTGGACTGAAAAAAATACCAAATTAGATTGTTCCTTATGTATATCTATACCTAAGAACCGGGTACTAATAACAAGTAAGCTTTTAACAAGTAAATTTTGGAGACAAAAACGATGGCAAAAACAAATGTACCTCGTCAGGCAATATACACACATCAAGGAGCAAAATCAAAACATATTAGTCCGGAACAGCTGTTACGGCGATCAGTCATGAGCTGCTTATTGTGGGAAAACGAGTTTTATGAAGATGGTGAAACAATAGCTACAAGAATAGCAAATACCATTGCTCTAGTTGCTCCTGAAAAGGTAGCTTTAATAGCTATCGAAGCCAGAGAAAAAATGAAATTAAGGCATATACCTTTATTTATAGTACGTGAAATGGCAAAACTTAATACACATAAATATTTAGTTTCACATACTTTAAATAGAATAATTCAACGAGCAGACGAACTTACAGAATTTCTAGCATTGTATTGGAAGGACGGTAAACGGCCGATTTCTGCGCAAGTTAAGAAAGGATTAGCTTCTGCTTTTTCTAAGTTTAATGAATATTCATTAGCAAAGTATAATAGTGATGGAGAAATAAAACTAAGGGATGTTCTTTTTCTTTCTCATGCTAAACCAAAAGATGAAGAACAGGCTACTTTATGGAAACGCTTAATAAACAACGAACTTGTTGTTCCAGACACTTGGGAAGTATCTCTATCTGCTGGAAAAGATAGAAAAGAAACTTGGGAGCGTTTAATAAACGAAGATAAACTTGGCGGTTTGGCTTTTTTGCGCAATTTAAGAAACATGAAAGCTGCTGGTGTTTCAGAAGATATTGTTTTTTATGGTCTAAATAAACTAAATGTAGAAAGAATTTTACCTTTTCGTTTTATTACTGCGGCTAGATATGCTCCCCAGTGGGAAGATGAAATCGAAACAGTGATGTTGAAATGTCTAGAAAGCAAAAATAAACTAAAAGGAACTACAGCACTACTTATTGATAGATCAGGTAGTATGTGTAGAAAACTATCCGAAAAATCAGAACTTTCAAGATATGATGCTGCTTGTGGACTGGCCGTACTAGTAAGAGAAGTAGCAGAGCATGTAAAGATATATACGTTTTGTGGAGGATCTGGTCGTACAGATATTCCATTTGAGCTGTTACATATTCCACCAAGAAGAGGTTTCGGTTTAACGGCCGCCCTAGGGTCCTACAAAAACGCAGGAACTATGCTTGGAAGAGCAACTACTGAACTATATCAAAAAGATAATTTTGATAGACTAATTGTATTAACCGATGAACAGAGCCAAGATAAAGTACCAGATCCTAAAGGATTGGCTTATATGATAAATGTAGCCTCTGCCAGAAACGGTGTAGGTTATGGTCCGTGGATTCACATCGATGGCTGGTCAGAAGCAGTAGTTGATTTTATTGAAACACTAGAAACAGTTAATTAGATAAAGGAGAAGGATAATGAAAATTATAGAAGGTCTTAGGAAGATCAAACAGCTTGATAGAAAAATTAAAAAAAATATCTTAAGGATTACGGATTGGTCGTCTTATTTAGATAACATCGACCAAGCAGAAAAACCATTGTACGGTAAAGAAGAGTTACGGGTAATGATTCAGCAAATAGGAGATTGGTCTAAGGAAAAGGCGCGTATACGGCACAATATACATATAACCAACGCTTTAAAGAAGGTTATTTTCAAGGGTACGGAAATTACAGTAGATGAACTTTTACTTTTACAAAGTACTACTATTCCAGATATGCTAGCTGCACACAAAGCGCTAAATCGCAAAGATAAAGGGCGATTTGGTGTTCAAGACGTAAAGACAGTAGTAAGGTTACAGTACGACCCAAAAGAAAAAGAAGTTGTAGTTGATAGTCTATTAAATGATTTAGAAATTATCGGTGATATCTTAGATAGAGTAACTTTAGAAACTGATATTATTGAATAAGCAACAAAAGTAAAAAGATTTATACCTCTGATGGTAAAATTGATAAAAAGAAACTTTTACATTGGCGAGTGGGACCACCCACAATTGTGAGAATTGTGATTCAGGATTTGATTGTTAAGATTTAAAAATGCCACCGTGCTATGTTGATTTCCAAATAAAAATCCTAAATCTGGAAAAAAAAGTTTTTAGAAAGTTTCTCTCTCTTCAATACCAGTTAGGCAGTCAGAGGTATAAATTTTCAATTTATAGGAATTTGAAATTGAAAAACTTCGAGCTTTAAGTAATAGCCTTGATACTACCACACAACACTATTCTACATGTACAGAAATTATTGATGAATTAGTAAAGCTGCGTCAACGGTGTTACCCATCAAGAGTAGTAATAGTAGATGGTATCGGCCATTATGTTAGTACGGCAATTGCTGAAGAAATTGAGCGATTACGCAGCAAACTTGATGACCTTGATAAAAAAGAAAATCTTAACAAAGAAAACTGTTCTTTACCGATAAGAGGGTTAACTCCCTACTCCATAAGAAAGACAAGATTTTGGTTTTTTTATTATAAATTTGAAATTCTTTTTGATGAAGACCCTATCTATAGTGTTATAAGTGGTTCTTCTTGCTATAGTGAAATAAAACAAATTTGTGCTGCGTTGAATGGTGCTTTTAATTTAGAATATTCAGAAAGGGTACTAGATCAACTTAAGTGATTTGTTATCATGTACTGGAGACACTTATGTTGCCCAAAAAAATTGAAGACATAGTAAAACCGGTTGTTGAAAAGTTTGTTGCTGAAAGAAATGGCTTTTATCGAAAACATTGCAGCGATATTCTGCTTACCTCTTTAATAGTTTTTCAGCTTGGGCTTCCCTCGCGCCGCGACGAAAACAAAACAGTCGCGGAAGTTATTATCAAAGGCGATCAAAATGAAGCCTACGGCGCTGTTTGCTGGCTTTTTGAAAGCATTCTAGAAGGCAACTGTTGTGCTGGTGGTAACGGGCATCACGTTGCCCAAAAATTTGCTGCAGCAATGGATGTGCTGCGGTGTAATATTGACGTTGGAAGAGAAAATGATTCAGACTAAAGAGCTAGTAAAATAACAAGGAGATGTATTTCAAAGGGGAGAATGTTGGCCAGTTGGGCGTGAAGGTGTAAGTTCGAATCTTGCCATCTTTTTGTTTAAAAATAATATAATGCATCTATGGCGGAACTGGTAGACGCCTGGGACTTAAAATCCCATGGGTATACGCCCGTCCCGGTTCGACTCCGGGTAGGTGCACCATTACTGCGTGTAGCTCAGTCTGGCCAGAGTACGTGCCTTGGACGCACGAAGTCGTTCGTTCGAATCGAACCACGCAGACCAAAACAAAACTAAAAAATAGGACAATACTATGGAAATAGAAGATTTTCCTTGTTGCTGTACCGCCAAAGTATTAAAGAACTTTGGGGAAACGCATGTTACTGAAGGCCAATTCGTAAAAGAAGAAGAAAAGGCTTTAGAAGAAAGGATAGTAAAATATACTAATAGATATAGTTCTTTAGCAGTACTTACTACTATTACAAACAGCGAGCAAAAGACGGCAAATAAGGTATTAAAAAAATTAGGGTTTAAATCCACCAAGTGGTTAAAAAAGGTTCAACATAAAGAAACTAAAATTAAGCTTTGGTGGAAACCGCTATATAAGGAGTAAACTAGTTTAGTGATGGGGTATCGCCAAGCGGTAAGGCACAAGACTTTGACTCTTGTTATCGAGGGTTCAAATCCTTCTACCCTATCCAGAATAAAAGGTTAATTATGAAACTTGATAGAGGTACAATAGTTAAATGGCAAATTCATAAATTAAATTTAACTAAAAAACAATTAAAAGACTACTATCCTGAAGTAAAGATAGCACCTGCAGTTTTTACTGGAACAGTGGAAGAAGATCCAACAGGTAGATACTCCTCCGGATACCACATGAGGTCATCTTTAATAGTTTCAATAAAACGAAAAGGGGATATACAAATAGTAGAAACTTTAAACTCTATATATAAACTTAAAGGTCTTCCTGGCGACATTTTTCCTGATTTAGGAAATGATGCTTTGAATATTTTTTATTAATGGAAGTAAATTTGATTTTGAATGGGAATGTGGCGAAAGTTAAACGCAGATTTAGATAGTTATACTACTAGATGAATAACTATTCTAAAAATCCGTCTCGTGTTTACATTAGAAGTACAGGGTAATTCCGTATTATCTATATATAGACCAATATAGACTTGTAGGTATCGAATCCTGCCATCCCACCGATAAAATTTAAGAAAACGGGAGCAATAGCCAACTATTTCTCCCGTTTTTTTATTGAGAAGTTAAATTAACAGGAGACACCAATGCTACTACAACTAATCTATTTTTATTTTGTTATTATTTTATTGACTTTTTTATATCGCTGTAGAGTCGAAAGAAATAAAAACAATAACCCGATAGAAAAATGGAAAAAAAACACACTGGGTTGAGAGCTGTCTAATTAGTTTGTTTTGGCCATTTGTAGTTATTTTTATTGTTATGCTGCTTATTGTAGTTTTTATAATTGAGCTACCTTATAAATTAACTAAGGAGAGAATCCGCCGCGGTTAACAATAATTTAAAGTGCGGGGTCGAGGAGTGGCACCTCAGAAGGTTCATATCCTTCGTCACGGCAGTTCGATTCTGCCCCCCGCTTCCATAAAAAACTAGAAGAAGAATTGAAACTATGCTACGATCTATAAAATTATTAGTTTTTCTATTTTTATTTTTATTTTTTCTACTTTCCTTTGCTAAAGCTGGAGATTACGATAAATATTATATCAATATACCAAAACTTATTGATTGTCAAACTATTAAAATAGATGAAACTTTTTTGAATGAAAAAAAGGCTATACTGTCTCCAGTGTATACCGCTTCAACTATATTAATCTGTTTTTGGGAAGTAGAGATTAAAGGTAAAAAATTGATACTTTTGAAACGTCCTGGAAGAAATGAATTCGGAGTAGTAAATGAATAAATAAATAGTCCAATTAGCATATTTTATTTTATAGAGGGTAGTTAAATTAAGGTCATAAAATGCCAAAAGAGAATATAATTATTGTTGGAGACATACATGGTAAATGGGGAGAGATAAATTTTCTAATTAATAAGAAAAGTCCTAGAATTGTACTTCAGTGTGGTGACTTTGGGTTTTTTCCAAAGTTCCATAATACAAGAGGAATAGACTCAGAAGAATTTGAAATGTATGAACATACCAAAATCAGAAAACCATGGAATCAATACGGTATTAAAAACCCTAATACCGTGGTATATTTTGCTCCCGGTAATCATGAGGACTGGAATTCTTTAGATGAGTTAGAAGTAAATAAAAATTTTGAATTAATGCCAAACGTATTTTATCAACCATTTGGTAGTACAATTACTCTTCCAGACGGGAGAACGGTACTATTTTGTGGCGGAGCTAGATCTATTGACAGAGACTGGCGCACCTCAGGGGTAGATTGGTTTGAACAAGAAGAAATAAGTTATAGAGATATGGATAGACTTCCAAACATAGCTGTAGATATAGTTATATCCCATACTTGCCCTGAAGAAATAATGCTTCAGATGAGTACTAAAGGAATTTACTATGACCAAACAAACCCTTTACACAAAGACTCATCGCGGCAAGCTCTTTCATACATAATGGAAAAATATAAACCAGATTTATGGTATTTTGGGCACTTTCATAGAGAAATTAAAGGTATGTGGAAGAATACTAGATGGTATGCTTTGTCTATGCCTGAAGGACATGGTAGGTGGTGGAGATACCTAAAATAAAGGAAAATATAAGTGTATATACCAGTAGAAGAAGAAAAACTTAAAAAATATGAAACATGGACAGAAGAAATTTTTGAACAAAAAGATTCATTATCTAACGGAGCAGTACCTCTGTTGTTTTTGTTTGGTGCAAATAAAATAAAAATGTGTAGATGTTATATAAGATTCTCACCTAGCATTGTAATTATTGAAAATCTATGTATGCATGAAGTATCTGGAGTATTTTCAACCAGAATTAAGGAAATGTTTTTAACTTTAGCCATAAGAAGACTAATAACACTAACAAAGAGTGGTGGAAAAAAAGAATTAGTAATTTTTACTAGTAATAAGCTTTTACCTGAAATTTTTATCAATAACGGTTTCAAATTTAGAAAAACACTTCCACATGAATTTGGAGAATACAGAGGATCCTTCCTTTTAGGAGATAAATTCAATTGAATACTATTTATTTAGAACCACCATCAACTGTAGATCTATTTTATCCAAACGACAATATGGAGTTTGCTTTTTGTTCTAGGATTAAACGAGAAAGAGTCTCACAAATAACTGTATTTGCAAAATGTCGTGAGGTGTTAACCGGTTTTATTAGAACGCAACTGTGTGGTTTTGATCCAAACGCTATACCGTGGTTTTATGTAAGAAAGCGTATAGATTTATTAAAAGTTAGAATGTTAGTTTTAAAAAGATATACACCCGGAACAGAAATAAATAAAGCGCTGATTTTTAACAACGAAGTGGAGTTTGGAATTAGAATTTTAAATTTATTTGAAAAAAAACTAAAATGGACAGAAACTAAAGTTTATAAGGTAGAGTTAATTAAGGAATTATATACTAATGCAATTCCTGATCTCTATATGATAGAGGCCTCGAAACAATGGTTATTTTCTCCGGCCTGTTTCTCTTTGTTTTTATTATTATTTAGAGCCGGAAAATATTATAGAGATTTATCTGTAAAAGATATTTCGTCTTTTTTAGCCAGTATAGCTGATAAAAAAATGGAAGAACACTTACATTATAAAAAAGATCAGTGGTTAATATTTCTTAAAAATACCAATAGAATATATAAAAAAAATATAATAGAACGATACAGACCAGAAAATATAATAAAACGATACAGACCAGAAAGAGTATATAGTAACTCAAAAGAGGGTATATTTTCCATGCTAAGTGGAACAACAGTGGATAAAGTGTCTTATAAAGCATGGAAAAATATTTTAGATGAACAAGGTAAACAAGATGCTTAGTATCGTAGAGTTTATAAAAAAATGTAAAGACATCGATTTAGTAAATCAACTACTATGTTTAAAATTAAAGTTAAATATTAAAAAACAGCCAATAGCTTTAAAGGCTGGAAACACCGAATACTTATACCTATACAATCGTACTGAAAAGTCCCCTAATTGTATTATTTCTAACGAAGCTAATGGTTTAATCTTAGATAAAGAAGGAAAAGTAGTAAGTAGAAGCCTTAATCATTTATATAATGGTGAAAGCTTTAAAGAAAAAATTGATTGGGATAAAGCAACAGCAGAAGAATTTATAGATGGAGTACAAGTTACACTATTTTTTTACAAAGACTATTGGTTTATACAAACTAGAGATGATATTAACGGTAGAAATTTAATTCATCAGAATGATATTTGGAGTATTAACTACGAAGTGTCACATTTGCTTCAAAAACAAAGATATTACACAAATATCTTTAATCAGCTAGATAAAGATAAAACATATACATTTGTATACGTTCGTGCACAAGAAGTACAAAATTTAGATAGTAATAAAAACAAACTGTATTTAATAGCAATTTATAATAAAGAGACTGAAGGGTACTTAACTGAAGAAGAGCTAGATGAATATAAATTAATTTCTGGTTTTAGTAGACCAAGAAGATTCGCAACAGTATCATTTTCTTATTTTAATAAAAGAATTACTGATTTTTCTACTTTAGTAGTTGTTAACCAAGACATTTCTAAAAAACCCAAAGTAGAACAAAGATTTAAGTTCGAAAGAAAGGCGGAAACACAAAACGAGACCTCAGTTGTTATAAAATACTTAGCAGAAAAAGTAATTCAAGGAAGGCATCAAGAGGTATCATTAAAAAATTTTCCAGAGTATAGAAGACTAATAGCTTTATTTATAAGAGTAAAATTAGATATAATTTCTTTTGTACAAAAAACAATAAAAGAAAATAAAGAAACATCCTTAACTACTTTTAGTGAGCAAATAAAAAGACATCACCTAAGCGATATACTGATTGCATCTAAAAAAACTCCCGAAAGTATTAGGATAAACGTAAGCAGAATAGACAGTAGTAGATTTATTAAACTAGCACAGATAAGATATTGGACACAATATGACGATGCTATAAATGCAAGTAAAACTATATAGTGAGGATGTGAGTACAAAATGCCAGAAAATATAAAATGGTTTACAGAAACAGGAAATCTTTGCGAAATCTACCAAGCTGTAGGTATGTATTTTTCTTTTTTATCTAGTCCTAAAGATGAAAATAAACAGTGCCATTGTTGGGTAAAATGTAGGGACTTTTTACATGATGCCTTAAGGGCCCAAATAAACAATAGTAGTTGTTCTATATATGCTTTTGATTTTAATGTTAATATAAACCCTCCAATTGATCTGAAAAGAACCAGAATGTTAGTTAAATTTAAAAACTACAGGGACTTTGAGAAACAAAAAAAAATAATTCAATCAGCCAAAAAACTTTTAAACTTCTATGAAGAGCTCGCTGGAAGTACTTTTACTAAAGTAAGTATAACCACAGATAAAGACGATGTGCCTGTATGGATTTTTAATGGGCCCGCATTTTGGCAAAAAGCCCCTTTCTTAATTTCTATGTTTACTTTATTAATAAGGCTTGGGGATAAAGAACTAGTTTTTCAGAACTTAGCAGAACTAATTTCGGTACTAAAAGAAAAAAGTGAAAGTACAGATGCAACTAAAGATAATGATATTAAATATCTATCTGTTCTATATAATAAATTAAATATTATAGTAGAAAATTGGAGACTACTAGCTGACAAAAAACTAAATTTATTTAGTGATGGTGTTGGTATAGGTCTATTTCATAATAATTACGGTGTACTGAGCTTGGCCAAACTAGTTACTCCAAATAAAGAATTAAACAATGCAATGAAAACATTACTTAGTAATACTAATAGGGAAGTAAAGTGCTAGAAAATAAAGTAACAGAAAAAAGAAAATTATCAAGAATTAAAGGTATTAGTAGTGAGAAATCCTACGTTGAAAAAGCTACCAATAAAAGACCTCAATTCGCTTTTCTAAGTTCTCAAGCTGATATAAGTTTTTAGCTTGTAGAGATTTTTTACATGAAATAGTAACAGCTGCTATAAATCATACAAGAGATCCATACGGCTATTGGACTAGCGAAAATAGTTCACCAATAGATTTAGAAAAATTAAGATTATTAATTCAAAAGTAAATAAGAAAAACAACGGAGGACTTTAAACTATGAAAAGATTTACAATTGGTACTGACCCGGAATTTTTTCTAAAAGAAAAAGAAACCGGAAAATTAGTATCAGCCATACCATATATTAACGGAACAAAGCATGAACCTGAAGCCCTACCATCTGGTGGTACTATTCAAAGGGATAATGTAGCAGTAGAATTTGCAACTGCACCAGCAGTCTCAATGGATGACTTTATAAAAAAGATCAGAGAAACATTCAAAGATGTACTTAAAGTAATTCCAGATAATTTCGATTTAGTAGCAACACCATCTGCTGTATTTGATGATGATCAATTAGAACACCCTGACGCTTTGACTTTCGGATGTGATCCAGATTATAACGCTTGGACCATTTCCGAAAACTCTGAAAATAATAAACCTAGTCATCCGAACAAAAACTTTAGAAGCTGTGGGGGCCATATACACGTTGGACATGTAAGCGGTGATGGTAACGATTTTCTGCTAGATCCTTTTGGTAAAATTAATATGGTTAGGGGTATGGATCTAGTTCACGGAATAGTATCAGTTATACTAGATAGTTCTATCGAGTCGATAGAAAGAAGAAAGCTGTACGGAAGCGCCGGCTGTCACCGCCCAACAGACTATGGAGTTGAGTATAGAGTTCTAAGTAATTATTGGCTAAAGAGCCCTTTTCTAGTAATGCTTATGGATTCTTTAACACAAGATGTTTTAAAGTTAATTAAAGAAAACAAACTTAATCAACTTATTAATTTTGTTGGTGAACAAGAAATTCAAAGTATTATAAACAATGGAGATGTCGCAAATGCCAATAGTATTTTTAATAAAGCTATAAAGAGCTGTCTAAGTGCAGATTCTATTTTTTACTTTGAAGAGAGTCTAAAGAGAGTTGAAAATATTAACCTGAAAAAAGAATGGGGACTTGAGGAGGTCTAAATGTCAAAACGTATTGCAATTCCGGCCAGTAAAAGTAAAAATCAATTTTTTATTAATCAAGCGTATATTGAATATTTAACACAGGCTGGGTATGAGGTAGTAATAGTTACACCATCAAGTAGTATACATGACACTGTAGCATCATGTTTTGGTTTAGTACTACCTGGTGGAATTGATATAGACCCGATTTATTATGGAGAAGATAATATATGTTGCCAAGGAAGTGACCCGGAAAAAGATGATTTCGAAAGGAAGTTGTTTTATTCTTTCTTGAATCAAAACAAACCAATATTTGGTATATGCCGTGGTTTCCAATTGATAATGCGAGAGCTTATAGTCAACAAAATTCCTGGATATAAGTCTTTTTGTTTCTATCAGAATTTAAATAGGCACAAAAATGTAGACGAGCTAGGAATAGCAAGGACAATACCAAGCCATAGTGTTACAGCAGCAGTTGGTACTTTGTATGGAGTGGAAGAACTATATAGCAGCATATTTGTAAATTCTATGCACCATCAAGCAGTAATTATTAAAGTAGAAAGAAAAACAAACCCTTTAGTCCAAGTAGGACAGATATTTCCTCTAGCTGTAACAAAAATAGGTCTAACGAGTAATATTTCCAACGAAGAGATTAAGAAGAAAACCAAAGAGGCTTTTGTAGTAGAAGCTTTAGGGGCAAGTATAAATAACACAAAAATAAGAGCAGTACAATGGCACCCGGAAGAGCTTCGAGATATAGCTCTATTACAAAACTTCTTTGGTGAAAAAGAAGAAAAGTTAATTGTAGGTAAATAAATATGGTAGACACTATAGACGATAATAAACTTAATGCCACAAGATGGAAACTAACTGTTTCTAGAGAGAACGGTACTACAGAACTTGAGCGCCTCGGCTTATCGCAACTCAAGCCTGTTTTAAAAAGAATAAAAGAACAGAACCCAAATAGTGATGGAGTTAAATTAATAAATACTACATTACTTGTGTTTGCTTACATTGAACACTTCCTACAAGAGAGTCCACTTTCTTCACCAGTAGACAGAATACAAATACAACCGCTTGATACATAAGAATATGAAAGATAAATACCTTAGAGAAATAAATCCAAATTTTTCAGTTGTAGAACTTATAGCAGAAAAGTTTGACGATTATGATAAGCACCTTACTCCAAATGCCATAGTATTTGGAGGGGCAGTTAGAGATATCCTAGCTGGGCTGCCACTAGAAGGAGATCTAGACGTTGCTATTTGCAAAGCCGAATTTCCAACTATAATTAAAAGTTTATTAGAATCACCAAGATGGCAAAAGACTTTGAACAAAGGTGAAATAAAAAAGTATAAAGCCTCGTTTTCAGTAGATTCAATAGTAACTTTTGAAAATCTAAATGGAAGTAAAGTACAAATAATAACACCAACACCTTCTCATTTACCTGAAGCCGATCCATTTGTCGAAGCCATTAGTATAGTAAGGCAAGTTGATATTTTATGTTGTGCTTTATTTCTAGATAGTGATGGAAATATTTTTGAAGTTATACCTGGCGCTGAAGAAGATTGTAAAAAAAGAGTATTACGGTTGGCCAAAAAAGATAACCCAGATCTAAATAAAATTAAAGAACGAATTAATAAGTTAGTTTCTAGGGGCTGGGTTTCTGAAATAGATCTTAGTAAACTTTTTTCTAAAAGTAAAAAATCAAGAATAACTAAAAAACAAAAAATCGAAGATGAAACTAATTATTCACCATATAGTTACAAAGCACCATATAATTACAAAGTATTAATAACTGTATCAAACAACCCTTTTATTTCCTCAAAGTTGACTTTGAATCTAATTAAGTTAAGCCGAGAAGTAGATATAGCTTCAGGTGTTTTACGTAACAAGATTTTTAATTTTTGTTCTATAAATAAAGGCTACACTATTGAACTAAAGCAAGTAAAACAAGAAGAAATGTACATTCGTTCTGACCTAAATAAATTACTTGAACTGTGTACTTTTTTGAAGTTAGAACCTGTAATACTAAATACATTAGAAAGAGAAAGTTCATATCATAACAGCGAAAAAAAATCTTTGGATACAGAACCTATACGAGGTATAATCGACTTTTATAAATTAGACCAAGATCAAAAACAGTTTTCTGAGTCAATAAAGGACAAAATAACTGAAAGCCCATACGCGCTGGACAAAATAACTGAAAGCCCATACGCGCCGGAAAGTACCTTGGCTAAAGCTAAAAATAGTATAGAAAATATCTCGGTAGAATATAATATTACTTATTCTCCACCAGAAATACCAAAACAACATACTAGTACTAAAAACGGATTTGATCCTAGTACTGTAATCGTTGATAAGGAGTTTTTTCTTATACCAGCAGTAAAGGGACAACAGACGGAGCACAGTAACATAAACAGTGGGCGTAATTCTGCTAATAAGGATGGCCTATATTATCGCCTTGAGCCTGCTACTACGACTTTTGTGAATAAAGTAGAATATAGGCGCAGAAAGGAGCAACTAGATATAGATGAAGGATAAATTAGAGGACGTCGGTTATATTTTTGTTTATGGTACTTTAAAAGTAGGAGGTACGTTTTCAAAACAGTTTGACAATTTTAGATTGAAAACCACCCCAGCCTCAATAAAAGGAACGATGTTTTTAGCACCCGGTAACTGGTTTCCAATAGGAATTTTGGGCGGAAACAACATCATAAGGGGTGAATTACACAAATACGATTCTTTTACAGAAGTAATTAGAAGTTTAGATAGAATAGAGGGTTACTACGGAGAAAACGAACACAACTTATATAATCGCAAACAAACAGCCGTTATAACAGATACAGGTAAGACATATGTTGCTACAGTTTATGAGTTTAACAGGGATGTTAGCAAACTAAAAGTAATTAGATCTGGAGAATGGGAAATTAAATAATTCCCGATAAGGAGTAATAGAAATGAAAATTAGAAAAATTAGTACTAAAACGGACTACTCATACTCTGTTGGTAACATATCAGATGTAGATGGTTCAGAGTTAGTGGTAGAAAAAATTACACAAGTACGAAAAGGCCGGTATGATATCTACCATGAATATTGGTATTCCGTACATTTTGCTGATAGTACAGCACACTGTTTAATTCCGGCCTCAGAGATTACTAGTCTTATTTATGACGTAAGTAAAGAAGAAAAGAAAAAGAATGAAGTACCGGAATTACCGGAAGAATAAACCAATTATTAAAATTATAGTAAAACGGAGTTACTGAATGTCAGGAAACAAAATACTTGTTGTAAACGGCTATAGCTATGCTGCGGCTATTGCTGGATTAGGCGCAGTTACTTTTGATGTAAATGAATTTTATAGTAAACCAGAAGACTTCAAGTTGGTAATGTTTACTGGAGGGGAAGATGTTTCTCCAGAATTATACGGAGATACTAGTCCACGTAGAGTGTGCCAGAATAGCTGGAAAAGAGATATGGAAGAACTAGATATCTTTAATTCTGCCATTAAACATGGTATAAAAATGACAGGTATATGTAGAGGATCTCAATTTCTAAATGTAATGTCTGGCGGAAAAATGATACACCACCTAAATAATCATGGAGGAGTTACGCATGGTTTTGTAAGCCCAAAAAACAGAGAAGTACTACTTGTAAACTCTTTACATCATCAAATGATGATTCCCTCTGAAGAAGGTATTGTAATAGGTTGGGCAGAAAGAAAATTAGCCACTATATACTTAGGCAACACTGATGAGGTTACTGCGTGGGATGATGTAGAAGTAGAGGCTATTTTCTACCCAAAGACCCTATGTTGTGGAGTACAATATCACCCTGAAATAATGAAAAAAGAGTCAGACGGTTATAGATTTTTCCACGAAATGATAGCAGACTTTTTAATGATGACTGCAAAACAATTTTCTAGAATATATACTGCAAATGAAAAAACACATCAAGCATATAGGTAGTCATGGTAAGAATGAACATGTACAATTAATTGTGGCAGCGCCGGACGGAAGAATTCTACTTTTTAGAAGTAAAAGCCCAAATTCTACTTTTTATAAAAGTACGCATGTAGATACTTGGACCATTACAAATTCTAGGTTTCTGTCTGAAAATAAAACTGATTTAGAGATGATTGAAGTTTTGTTGTTTACCATGTTCGGTGTTAGGCTAGGACAAGCTGCAGAAAACTATATTTTAGAGCATTTAGTAGATATTAAAGTAAATGGGTACAAAGAGATTTTTGTATACCAACTAAAAATAAATAATTGTATAGAATTATTACCTAGTTCACTGGCTGAACTAAAACTACTAAATTTTAATGATATTAAAAAAGAAATTAGAGATCGTCGTCATGCATTTGCGGTAGACTCTACTTCTGTAATAGAAGAACTAACAATCAAAAAACTAATCTAAAGGACAAAAGATGTTAGATTTTGAAAAAGTAGTAGGAGAAGAAGTATTTATAGCTACGGAAATCGAAGAAGGTGTCGTAGCTGATATATTTTTATTTAGAAATATTTCAGATCTACATAAACACCTTCTAAGTATAAACCTAGATAGTGCTACTATATTACATGGTTATTTAAATCAAGCAAAGTTTTTGCCTAGTAAGTTAAACAATAGAAGCATTTTTATAATAATCAAAGACGATATAATTGACAATAAAGGTATTATATATGAATTTGAAGAGAATAAAATAGAACTATTAGAACAAGAAATAGGTGAAATTCTTGATGGAAAAACATGTTTGATGCTAGGATGTACATATGAGCCAGAAATAGAGCAAGTATATATACTTTACGGTTATGAAGTGCCACTAAAGCTTACAGTCAGTGAGGCTGATTTAGATGAAGAGGCCATAGAAACCTGTAAAAAACTTTCATCAGAAGTAGATAATTTAAAAATAGGCTAGCTTATGGGAAAAAAAGTAAGTATTTTATTATCCCAATCCGAAACAAAGTATACTGGTAGACTCCTGGGATTTGTTACTGAAGAAGAGTTTAGATGTATAATAAGTAGTAACGGCTTGGTCAAAAAAATAAGTACTTCGGAATCTCTGAGTCTAAGAGATCTAATAAAGGCTGATGCTAGAATTAAGGGAAACAGATTAGTTTTTTCCATAAATCTAGAAGAAAACAAAGCACAAGAAAAAATCAGTAACACTGTACACTACAATACACTGCTCATTACAGATACAATAGAGGATTTAACTTATTCAACTATGAGAACGGATTCTACTGAAGCTGGTTTCTCTTTTAGCTCAAACATAGAACAGTGGTTGATAATAGAAGAACCAACTAAACAGGACTAGTTTAAACGATATGGATATAAATACTAAGTATATAAAAAAGAATTTTTTACTACCTTGTACAAAATTTTCTATAGAGAAGATAACGTCAGGAGTTATTATACCGGGTTCTATAGGGTTTGTTTGTTTTAATAGTAACAAAGATTTTAATCTATATAGCCTCGATGCAATTATAATAAGACGAGGCAAAAAAGGAAGAAATAGAGTAGATTGTGTACGAATTAAAAGTCCTGCCTTCTTTTCTGAAGAGACTGATGTTGCTATTGTAAATAATAGTTGTAATATACTACGTATTATTCCAGAATCCTTTGAAAATAATCACATATTAGCTATGTCAAATATTGAGTATATTGGATGGGCCATTTCTATGGCTAACTTTTTAGCTTTTATATATTCCACATATAGCAGTAAAACAGCTTGGCCGGACGGTCCTATAAATAATTTACATAACATTTCCTCTAAAGAATTAAAGTTGTTGGAGCATGAACCTGATTTGTTTTTCGAAAAATATTCTACAAGTAAAAGCAGACGTACTTTTATTCAAGCTGCAAGACGAATGTATTGTAGTTTAATGCTTGGTATAAAACGGTATGAAAAGTGGACAAAAGACATACTACATAATAGCAATCTAGGCTATCTAGCAGCAAATATTGACAAAAAGAATAAAGCACTGCATGCAGAACTTAAACTTCTTGCTGAGGGGGAAAATTAGAACCATGTATAAAACTGGTAGTAAAATTCAGCTTGTGGCTAGTAATGTCAAAAACATAGGACCAAAAACAGGGAGCATAGGATATGTAATTGATAGCCATGATATTGTTAGACTATCAACACTTAAAGAAGTAGGCTATGTAGTAAGAATTTATGTTGAATTTATTAGATACGGATTTGAAACAGGTCAAAGGGTAGAAAAAAGAAATATCTTTCATATAATACCGCTAAATACTGGGATAGATTTTTATACTAGTTTAGTACATAGTCCTGATTTTATAAGCGCGCTAGAAAGAGTGCTTGATACAAAAGATATTATTTGTTGTGTAGCGGTACCGATAAATAAAAAAACGTATTTTACAAAAGATAAAAATGAAGGTATAAATTGGTTGAACTCGTTTTTTAGTAGTTACTGTTTTCAGGGACTATTAGAAAATCTTAGCCGACGCGGAAACAAGGATTTTATAAAAAATACAGATATAGAGGAGCTTTTAAGTTTAGTAGAAAATAAAAACAAAAAAAGTATTATTTTTTCAGAGATAAGGAAAGGTAATTATAGTTTATTGGATTTAATAAGGTCGGTACAAAAAGTCTCAGCTGTATATGAAAAGAATAAACTAAATCAATCTATACAAAGAGTAGTACAAAGTCCAATGCAATTTCTTAAACCAGGTAGTATATTAACTACTATGATACTAAGTAACCTATACTTGCCAGGCTGGCCTGAGATAAAAGAAAAGATTCTAGAAAAAACAAAAGAAACAGAAAGGAGGTTAGAGATATCGGAAATCATTAAGCTCCATGAAACAGTTAGAGACAGCTTGGACTCTTTTTCCCGATCCTTAGAAACAAAAGGATAAGGACAGGACATTTAACGTTAAAATGTATACTTTTAACAAAAAAATCCGGAGGTACCGATGTCTTCAGTACAGATTGATCAAAAATTGAAATTTCTCTGCGAAGGAATCAAAAAACAATTTTTTAGTAAATCAAGTGTAGATCTGATCAGTAAAAAGAAAGAAGGAAATCTTAGTATTACTTTTGAAAACAACTCTTTATGGATCAATATTTATGATGGAAAAAATAGCCACAGCATAGCTATACCAATACCATATTTAGACAAAGATTTACAGCTTTTAGTAAAGAACGATGTAGTACGAGCAACTTGCCCGTATTTTGTAGTAGGACTTAACCAAGAGTTAGATTATATGGATCTCCTGTATACGGTTATTTGTGGGGATCCGTCATGTATTATTGAGGAGGATATTTTTCAAAGAACGCCCTTTATTCAGCAAATTAGCTATTCTATAGAAAATGGTAACACATCATTTATAGCCCTAAAACTACAAAAAGTTATCAACAATATAGTAAATAATTTACCACTGCACGAGGGCTCAATGAAGTCTTGGATCATGAACAAACGGCTCATGTTTATAGATCCAACATTTAACGCTTTGATTAACCCGAAAGACAGACTTTCATATCAAGTAAGCAAAGCTGAAGCGTTTTTTAATAAAGGATGGACACAAATAGGTCTTCCTGATGGTACAATGGTAGATAAAAATTACATGTTGAAGGTAGATTTAAAGCGCTTTGTTCCTTTTGGAAACCAGTTTCACAACCCAGCTAGAAATTTATACTCTACATTGGGGATGAATGGCGACGAGCTGCCAATGGTTCGTTCTGAGTCAATGCAGATCCTTATTGATAAAGGTATAAGTAGAACAGGATGGAATTTGTTTACGGTTTTTTATGATATTCCTGATACATGGGAAGATCAAATAATGGTAGATAGTTCACATGCAACAAAATTTATAACATATACAAAAAGGTACCAATGCTTTGGCACTGTATTAGTAAAAGAAAACGACGATTTAAAACAAGGACAACAACTATCAAAAGCAATAGACGGCAACGGTGAGATATTTGATGAATTAGCCGAAGAGGCACATGTATCTAAAATTAATGAAATACTAGTTAATGTTGGTGGTGTTCCAGTAAAAGGATTTAATGTTATAGTATCTTATAAACGATATCTAAAAGAGGGTGTAAAAATAACCAACCTTTCGGCAAACAAAGGTGTGATACGATTAGGGAAGCTAGGTTTTGCTGTAGACCCAAAAACTGGAGAACAACGAAAAATAGATGTAATTGTAGGACTGTCAGCAGTTAAAAAAAGAAAGAATTATGCTCAAATATTTGAAGCACTATTAAATGTTGTAAACCAAGAAAGAGTTACAATAGTAGCCGACGATATTAAAAGTACTCTCGGTGATATCAAAAATCGTCTATTGGCGGAAGGTTTTCCAGAAGACGGTAGTAGGATGTGTCATACATACGCAGGTAATTTTTCTGCACTATGTGGTACTGTTTTCTGGGGAGTTATCCATGATGTAGAGAATACAATATGGGACAAAGATACGACGTTTGGGGTAAATGGTAGAGGTTTAAGGACAACTGGCTTAAAGTTTTCTACAGTTGAGTTTAGAGCGCTAGAAACACGCTTTGGTAAAGATAATCCAGTACTAGCAGAAGTGTTATCTTATTCCCAAGGAACAACCGATTTGACAAATATGTTGGATGTTCTAAAAAGTAAACTTAATATAATTAAACCAGAAACACCGTGTTTGACTATAGATAATGTTAGAGAGGTTGATCAAACAACGTCAACTATAGTAAACGGAGATATACTTTACGGCACTGTTGTAGATGAAATGTTTTATCCTAATGGTTTTGTACTACAACTGCCCTATATTTTTACAACAGCCTTAAACGGGAACAATAAAGTTGTATATGAAGGCATAAAAAATACTAATGTAAGTGCCCACAAGAAAATTAGTATAGACAAATTATATATTCCATGTGGAAATTTAAGAAAGAGTTGGCGCCACGGTACAGCTAAGTATGGGTTAAGCGAGATAGGTTCCGCAGTAAATAGAATAGTAATTACATCAAAAAGGTTAATAAAAGAACCAACCTCTAAAAACAACATTACTATGTATTACAGCGCAATATCAAACTACTTTAAGCTAATAAGTAGAATACTTGGCACTAAAAATGGAGAGCTAAATAACTACGGTATGGCTGTAAGATACCCATATTCTGCAAAAGCAGTTGCAACCTTAAGTACAACTTTACCAAAAAACGTAATAGAAATTAATTCATCAGTAGCAAAAAAATTACAAATAGAAACAGGAGATGTAGTACTAGTAGAAAGATTTCCATGTTTAGGTTTTATGTCGCTTAGGCCACAAAAAATAAAGGTTACAGAAGACGATAAATGCAGATACACGATACGTGTTAGCGGTAATAGTTTAGGTTCTATGGGGTTAGATTTTGATGGTGATGTTATATACATAGCTGCCTTTCATACAGAAGAAGCAAAAGCACTTCTAAATAAAGAATGGAAAAATCCCGACAAAACGTGCTATGATATTATTAAAAAATACAACGTTCAAAAAAGTAACCCTAGATTACAGGAAGTTACTATTGACAATATTGATATAAAGGGATTTTCTCCGCTAACTATAGAAGAGCAAACAGGTATAGTAGGAGAACTTGCGGGAGTAAAAGCCTTTACTGGACCGGTAATAGCCTTTTTATACAATTTAATGAGAATTCTTGAAAATTCTAATATAAATAATAAAAAAAGAACGGCCGCCGGTCTAGAAGAAATGTTTACCATAATAGGAGAATCAGTTTTTGATTTAAAGCATGGGATCAAATCCCCACATGACGTGTTTGTAGAAGCAATATGTACAGCAGATATAAATACGTTAGTAGAAAATGACTTTGATAGAAGTACTTCTACTATTTTATGTAATTTAATAAAACAAAAAGCAAAAGAACTCGGAGTTGTTGATTTAAAAACTTATCATGAAAGGGCTAAAGAAACTGGAGGTACAATAGTTGGTAAAATTGTAAGAGAGCAAAATAAAGTATATTTTGCCTCTAGAGCAATACTAGAAGCAAATAGCTTGTTGGAGCACTTAAATAGTCCTATAGTAGACATCCCTAGCAGGATATTAAGTTGGACATTGTCTGGCAAAGCAGAGGAAAGGGACACTGCTCTAGATAAAAAGCGACAGAAAGCACAAATAGAAGAAATTCAAATTGAACCTGTTAAAGACGCCTGTAATATGTTATGTGCATACATAGAAAAATATCTTAATGGGGAAAAAATAGAAAACAAATTTAACTATAAAGAAGCGTTTTTTCACAACTAAAGGCCTAAGTTTATGAAAAATATTCAACATGTTACTATTACTACCCCCTCAAACACCACATTTACTTATAAAGTAAAAGAAACCCTCCTTTGTGTAAACCCTGGGCTTTCTATTAAAACATACAAAGTACTTAAAACAGGAGCGTCTGTAGTTATATACAAAATACAAGAATACAACCCATACCATATAACTGTAGTTTTAATAGTAACTAAGCCTCTTCGTTGTGTTGAAGATTACACTAAACCATACAATTTTATAACATTGTGTATGAACGTTAATGAGCTTCCCAAAGTGTTTAAAAAAATTAATTCTACAGTAAAAGAAACAAAAGAAGAAACAAAGGATTTAGGACCAAATTACATAATTAATAGTAATCTAGAACATAATGGTTTAGCTTTGCTTGGTAAAAAATGTAAAGTACTTACATTTGGAAATTTAGGAACATTAGTTGAGTTTGAAGAAAATATCAAAGGAAGTAGTGGCGATGGCACAGGTAAAACTGGGCATTGCTTACTAGTAGCACCAGAAACACTAAAAAGAATAAGGGAGTAAAAAAAATGGAAAAGAAACAGTATAAAGGAATTACGTTTAACGAGTGTAGTTTTATGGGAAAAGTACTTGGGGCACCAAAGTTTGTTCCGGCAGGCGATTCTGAGTATGTTTTTATTAACCTCTCTGTTCAACAAAGAGAAATGGACGCAAACCAACAATTTGCTGATATTGAAGTAGTTGTACCGCTATTGGTTATGGAGGCCTCTAAAGTAGAAGTTGTAAAGAAATACGTACAAGAAGGACGCCAGCTGAAGGTAGATGGTTATTACAAAAGTTGGCAAAACGACGGTCGTGCGGGGCATGCCATATTTGTAACTAAAATACAACTTGGTGATAGGCCATATGTACCAAAAGAGGAACAACAGGCTGCCTCAGCCATGGCTAACCTTCCACCAATGTAATTTATATAACGCCTAAATAAGCCGCCGATATGTAGAGCGGTGGCGAAACTACAAGGAGAATTTGAATGAACAAACTTCGCAACAGAACAGAGCTTCTAGCGGCCGGCTTGATTTTTTTGTTGGGCGTTTCGGCCTTGGCTGGGTGCACAGACGCAAAAATGAAACAGTTTACAGCCCTTGGGTCGCCAGGAGAGATTGTTTGTTTTTCTGGCGGTAAAGAAATTTACAAGGGAATTTCAACCGGGAAAATATCTACAGAACAAGGGAGTGACGGATGGTATTTCCAGGAGCAGACCACCGGAAAACTAATCCGTGTTTCTGGCGACTGCCTTATTCGGAACTGACGCCCAACGGTATTTTAACCTGCCGCGCCTATGGCTTGGCAGCAAATGCGACCGCGCTGCTCGCGGTCAGGTTGAAAATTTTGTTATGATGCGTAAGTTTTATTCCATTTTTTAAAAAGGTGAATTGTATGAAACAAGTAATTTCTACGGAACAGAAGCCTATTAAGTTGTGGTTGGATGATATTGAAGACGGGGCGCTTGCCCAAGCCAAGAACCTTGCCAACCTTCCTTTTATTTTCAAGCACATTGCTATTATGCCCGACTCGCATCAAGGCTACGGAATGCCTATTGGCGGGGTCATGGCCACACAGGGCGTTGTTGTCCCGAACGCTGTCGGTGTTGATATCGGATGCGGCATGTGCGCCCTCAAGACTTCCATTGCTACCCTTGACCAAGCAACGCTGAAAAAAATTATGGGCGGCTCGAAGGAATATAAAGGCGGCATAAGAAGTGCTGTGCCAGTCGGGTTTTCGCACCATTCTAAAAAACAGGACGAGGGATTGATGCCAAGAATTACAACTGGCTTGCCAATTGTTGAGAAAGAATACAGTTCCGCCTTGAAGCAGATCGGAACCCTTGGCGGAGGCAACCATTTTATTGAGATACAACAAGGCAATGATGGATTTGTGTGGTTGATGATCCATTCCGGCAGCCGGAATATAGGGTTTAAAGTGGCGCATCATTATAACGATGTGGCTATTTCTCTGAATGAGCGGTGGCGTTCTGCTGTACCGGCAAACTGGCAACTGGCGTTTTTGCCTTTGGATAGCGAAGAAGGGCGAAGTTACTTGGCGGAAATGCAATACTGTGTTGATTTTGCGCTTGCCAGCCGGGGGCTTATGATGGAGTTGGTTAAACGTTCTATTGTTGAGGTGATTGCAGATGTTACTTTTGGCGATATCATAAACATTGCCCATAACTACGCCACTATGGAGCACCACTTTGGAACAAACGTGATGATTCACCGTAAGGGGGCTACAAAAGCCTACCCTGACCAACTTGGCATTATTCCCGGCAGCCAAGGGACTGCAAGCTACATCGTTCGGGGTAAGGGTGAACCTGAAAGTTTTATGTCTTGTTCTCATGGTGCCGGTCGCAAGATGGGGCGCAAACAAGCCGAGCGAGAACTTGACCTTAATGCCGAGATTGAAAGGCTTGATTCTATGGGCGTTATTCATGCAATCCGATACCAGAAAGATTTAGATGAAGCACCAGGGGCTTATAAAGATATTTCTACCGTGATGAGTAACCAAACTGATTTAGTTGATATTGCAGTGGAACTAAGGCCACTGGCGGTTATTAAGGGGTAGCATCATAACGCCAAAATAAGCTGTGCCGCCTATAGCGGTGCAGCAAAAACACCGGATTTCCCGGCATCAGCTTAATTTTATTGTTATGCCATTCGTGGCGAGGAATTTCCTAATGGTTAAAATGAAAATAATTGACATCGATGGTGGCATCGGCATGGAGTTCCCGAATGGTGTGGACTGCCTCAAGCAACATGGATTCGGGATGTTTCTTGAGTCCTGGGCGGATGGGGAATTGGTGATTACGCCAGAGGCAAAAAGGGCAATCCTCGAACACGGCAAGGAAATGAGTTTGGGAGGTATCGCGTTTTTCGATCAAAAAATGATCGGATTCATGCAGAACGAGATTCCTTTCGATGGCATATCGGTTAACGGGAAATCCAAGGATTGGATTCGGGAGTTACCAGAGGCATAATATCGCTGGCGTAACCAGCCTGTCGCACATGAAAGGAGATTGACACCATGACAACGCCTATTGACGTAATTGTTAGCTGGGTGCGCTACCAAGCGCGAATGTTTAAGCACCGACCACGGATGTTGTGGAACCGCGCATTCGTGCGGAAAAATGAGTTTCACAACAGCCTCGATATGGATGTCCGGTCGATGTACGACATGAACACTGAAGACCGGCAGCGATACATTGCCGATTTGATACGCCGCAGGAACATTGCACATGAGCGTGACATTGATAGCTAACACAATATGATATGAAATTTAACAGTGTCTGTATAGCACTAGTTAAGTTTCATATCATATATATTTTTAATGAAATATATATATAAGGATGAATATATGGTATGAATAATGAGAATTTGGTACTGGGAAGTAAAGTAAGAATAGGTATAGTAGAAGACAAAGAGCCACAAACAATAGAAGAACGTTTAGCCCGTTTAGAGGAAAAACTAAAAGCAATGATAGTAGCTTTTAACGCAACTAAAAGTATATTAAAAACTAAACAGAACCGAGATGAAATAGACGACAAAGTGTTTGGTGTAGATAAGAATAGGGATGGTATACCTATAGATACGGTTTTATTCGGAGTTACCAAAAGTATACCGTATATTTTAATCGTAAATAAGGAAGGTGAGTACATAGTTGGAAATAAAAAATATACTACACTATCTTCAGCAGCAGAAGAAATAAGCGGTGTAAGAAGAAGTGGTTGGGTTTTTTGGAAACTGCCTGACGGAAGGACAGCCAAAGAGGTATTTAGAAAAAGGTAATGGCTAAAAACAAAAAAGCAAAAAAGAGAGACAAAAATAGCAGAAAAGTAGCCATTAAACGTTTTATAAGAAATATCTGCGAAGAAAAGTGTAGTCTCTGCGACGTTGTAAATTATCTAGTTGATCTACCACCAGACTTTATTTTTTGCTACGACCGAGTATATTTAAATAATACAAAGAAATTTAACTGTGTAGTTTTAAAAAAACTTAGAAAAATAAAAACATGGAACTATAATACTTCCATGGACCCAACAGAGGGTGAAATATTAGTATTTACATATTTATTTTGTGATTCAGAAATCTGCAGTAAAGAAATAAAAGTTCTTGATGATAAGGGAATGTGTCTTAGTATAAAGAACTGTTTAGAGAAATTCAGATTACACGTTATTCCGGATAACTATGCAGTAGAAAACATGTTTCCAGTAGAAGAAGAAAAAAGTAGAAGAGTAAAAAAGCTGAAAATACAAAAGAAACCTAAAAAAAAAGAACCAACACTGTGTTTCTTTTCAAACATGAATGAGGAGCAACTTAGAGTGCATCTAGAAAAACTAAATGAAGATAACAATAGCTGACCAAATAAAACTATACAACGTACCAGAAGTAATCAAAAACGCTCTACTTGCTGAACTACGATTTGTTAACCCTAAATACACAGAAGCAAAAAAACAAGGGTACTGGACAGGAAATATTGAAAAATATATTACAAATTTTAATATACTCCTAGACGGAGCCATTCAAATGCCCAGAGGTATGCTAAGCTTTATATTAAAACTAGCAAAAAGTATAGAAGAAGAAATTGAAATAAACGATGAAAGAACCAGATTTTTACAAAACTTTGAAATTGATTCTTCAAATATAAAACTACGCCCTTACCAAATGAAAGGTATTAGTGACTTAGTAGGAAATGGGGATAATGGTCTACTAGTTTCAAAAGCTGGTAGTGGAAAAACAATAATGGGGATTTCATTAATACCATTACTGGGTCAACCAACATTGTGGATTACACACACTACACCCCTAATTAATCAGGTATTGGAACGTATACATCAATTTTTACCAAGCTTAATTAATGATGATTTAGGTTATATTGGTTCTGGAAAGTGGAAAGTTGGTAATGTAGTAACAGTAGCTATGGTTCAGACTTTAGTAAGAAGTTCGGAAAAATTAAATACACTAAAAAACAGATTTGGTTTAATAGTAGTAGATGAAGTACATCATGCTCCTAGTACTACGTTTACAACTGTATTAAAACAATTGAATCCTTATTATTTATATGGTCTTACGGCTACTCCTTATAGAAAGGATGGACTAGAAAAACTAATGTTTCAAACTGTGGGAGAGTTGTGTTCTGTAATACCAATAGAAGAGATAAAAAAAAGCGGTGGTATTTTAACACCAACTGTAATAAAAAGAAGAATAAGTTCTCCTACAACAATTTTAACCGATGATTTTCAAAAAATTATAAACGGCTTGGTATATGATAGCTACAGAAATCAAACAATTGCTAACGATGTTTTAATAGAGGCTAGAAATAATAACACCTGTATAGTAATCACAGATAGAAAGATTCATGCTGAATTACTATATACAATAATAAAAAAAGGTTGGCCAAAAACCACTATAGCTACCGGTAACTATAGTAAAAAATATGTAAGAGAACAAATAGATAAATTAGAAAAAAAAGAAGTAACAGTACTAATAGCCACTGGGGCTTTATTGGGAGAAGGATTCGATTATGCTCCGTTAAATAGATGTTTCCTTGGATTACCTTTTAGAAATGTAGTAAAAATTGAACAAATTATAGGTAGAATACAAAGACCAGCAATTGGAAAAAAAGATGCCATATTGTATGATTACGTAGACGACCATGGTTTATTAAAACATCAATTTTTTAATGAAGGCGTTAAAGGATGCAGATATAATGTTTATAAAAACATCGGAGCAACTATTGTAGAAAAAAAATAAACACAATGAAGGAAGGACATATTAGCTATGCGATAGTTTAAGGACAAAATATATGAAATTTAAGATACAAATATCAGACAAAATGACACATGAGGACCAAAATGCTAAAATATTAAGAATACCGCGAGATTTAAGATCAGAACTTGGAATAAGTATTGGTGAAACTATAGATCTTGGTACAAAAGATGGTAGTTTAATCAAATTAAACATAGGTCAAGCCTTTATAGAAGATAAAGATACAAACAGTAGAGTAGCTTTTGTTTCGAAACTTATTTTTGATGTATTGGAATTTATAGACAACGAAGAAAAAAACCCAATACCTCTAGTTAATGATATCACTTTAGGGGCTGATCCTGAATATTTTTTACTAAAAAAACAAAATCATAACATAGTAACAGCAAATAGCTTTTTTGGTAAATATGGTGCGATTGGCTATGATGGTATACTAGCAGAAATAAGACCAGAACCACATACATGTGAGGAAGGATTAACAAACAATATAAAAGGGTTACTTCAGAAAGCAAAAAACATAATAAGTACACATAAGACTCTAGGACAAGATACTACATTAGTGGCTAAATCTCATCATAGGGGAGTAGTTGCTGGATTTCATCTACATTATGGTATTATTTCTCCAGCATTACTAGCTCCAAATTACAACTATAATGTATTAAATGTAATAATAGAACAAATAGTTAGAGTGTTAGATTACTATTTGGGAATTCCAAGTATAATACCTGAAGGGATTGAAGACTCGTCAAGAAGATGTGCCCCATTTACTTCTTATGGTAAAGCCGGAGACTATAGAGTAGATCATAGAACTTTAGAGTATAGAGTTCCAGGAGGACATCTTTTAAGGCATCCAAATCTAACTAAAGGTTTAATAGGTTTAGGGGCAGCTGTAATAGAAGATATTATAAGTAGAATAAAAGTATGTTCAGACAATTTTGATTTATCAAAAATATCCAATATCAACGAAAAAGATCTATATCCAAACATTCTTAGTAAGCAAGAATTAATTCAGACAATAGGTACTCCTGATACAAAAAAAGCAAAAGACAAATTAGACAGTATCTACAAGGATGTATCAAGTATGGTAAGTTACGGAAAAAGGAAAGAAACTATAGACTTGTTTTTCTCAGTCTTAGAAGAAAAATATAGTTGTTATATTGAAGACAACTGGCAACTAAAATAGTAACTATTAATAGCAGGAGTAATTTAATGCGGAATAGTAAAGAAAGGTGGTTATTCTTTAAACATCCATCTAAACCGGCAATTTCTCACGAAGAAACCTTTTACTGGAAAAACAACCTAAAGAAAATACTAAAAGTAGGAATGGAATTCGAGTTTAATCTACCCAATAAAAATGGTAGTTGTAAAGGAGACAATGAGGCATGTCCATGCAATTATTTGAATATTTCTAATTGCTGGACGCAGTGTGCAAAACAAGAAACATGCAGTATATCGAAAAATTTTAATTTTTGTCACAATGTAACTCTGGACTGTAGTAAAACAGACTGTAAAAAATGCAACAAATTTAAGTTAAGTTGTCCGAATATTAGCTGCTCTCTTTTCGAAAGCGCTTGTTCTTCGTGCCCTCTTTTTAAACAGGATTGTTATACATGTGAGCATAAATATGATCCAGAGAAAAACCCAGATCTTATTAGAACCTCTATAGAGAATGAACTAAAGCCCAGTAACAGTTATGGTGTAATAAGTGAATCTGGAGTACATAGTGTTGTCAAAGATGGAAGTTTATTGGGCGGAAAAGGGATGGAGATAATTACCATAGGCCGTAGAATAGATTATTGGGAATTTTTCAAAATGGCTAAAACCATTATCGACAAAGCAGTAGCCAAAGGTGCTTATGTAAATGAAAGATGTAGTATACATATGCATGTTCTTGCAAGCTACTATTCTAGGCTTTTTGAAAACCAAGAGCAGCACGGAATTCCAAAGAAAATTAACGAACTAGAAAAACCCATGCCAGAAATAATTTTAGCCAACTTTCATCAGTTATGCAGAAGATATCAAAATGCTATGACTTGGATGATGATGGGACTAGATGACCCCAAAAAAATGACAAGATGGGAGAAGTTCAGGGTATCTATACTAGAAATTTCCCCCGTACTTAGTTCCATGGAACACGTTAAAGAGGCAGTTCGAGTACATTCCGGCGGAAATAAGTACGGTTGGGTCAATTATAACTATACAGAATTATTACCTAGTGGAAATGTCAATAGATTTCATGTCGAAATGCGAGCACTCGATGGTATTCTTTGTCCTAGTGTTATTGCTGCAATAGCCTGCCTTTACTATGCATTGGCAATAAAAGCTGTAGAAATATCAAAGTATGGATTAGTAGAGGTTGGGAGTAAAGACTGGATGGCTACAGCATTAGAAGCAAAACAAGCCATTCTTAATAATATGAAGGGCTACCAAGACGGTGATAGGTGGGCAGATACTAGAAAAACCCTTAATTACAGAGAGTTATTTGTAGAAGAATCTTTAGATTTAATAAGGCAACTAAAACATATACTGGTAGAAATAGGCCCAGCCTATCAAGTACTGGAACAATTAGCAGAAAGACCTATTGCTATAAGGAGATGTGCAGGAGAAAGCTGGGCATCGATTGAGGAGACTTTGGCTGTTTCAACTAGACAAGAAAACAATTTAGAGAGTCTTCTTTATGAGTATATAGACCTAAGATATATAGCAGAATGTAATGATATTGAAGAGTGGATATCGTCGGCTCTAGAAATCATCGTTGAAGAAAACAAAATTGAACACCGTTCAATAGAGGAGTTAAGAGAAGAAATAAAACAACAGATAAAAGGAAAACAAGATGACGGTGAAATTATATGGTCAAAGAAGTTAGGAACTATAGTAGTGGTGTGAGGTTTAATTAATGTGCGCAATTTTTGGAATAGGTCTAACCAGTACTCATAGATTTAGAAATAAATTGTTTTTTAAAAAATTACTAAACAATTTAATGCTAGAATCGGAATTTAGGGGTATGGACGCCACTGGTCTAGCTTTTACAACAGAGAGTAAAATAGTAGTAATAAAACATAACTACCGCGCCAATCGATTTCAAGAACTACCAAGAGTACAAAAAGCGATCGATAGTTATGGTGACATATCAAAAATAGGTGGTCCAGATAATTTATATTCTATTATAGGTCATTGTAGATTTAAAACAAAAGGGATTCCAGAAAATAATAAAAATAATCACCCCATCATAGCCAATGAAGTAGTCGGAGTACATAACGGTGTAATATCAAATGACGATATATTATTTAGTAACTATTCTAATTTACCATATATTGAAAGGGCTGGGCAAGTAGATAGTGAGATTATTTTTAGACTAATAGATTTTTTTATAAATAAAGGTTTAACGACAGAACAAGCAATTAAAGAGACTACTGCCAGAATTGCTGGGTCTTTTGCTTGTGCTTTAGTAACAAGCTGGGCACATGAAAATCTATATTTGTTTAAGAATGACAACCCAATAGCATTATCCTACTTTCCAAAAGTAAAGATTTTTGTTTTTGCCTCGGCTAATGCCATTATTAAAAAAGCAACAAATGAACTCTTCTTAGGAGAAGAACGAGAGGTAGAAATACCACCGCAACACCAGATAGTTATAAACTTAACTGATGGGATAACAAAACTATCGCTACTAGGTTTAAATGTATTAAATACTAATACTAATAGGTAAATTAGAATTATGAATAGAAATCTATTATATAGAATTAAAAAAATATTATATGGTGGTAATCCGTATGATAAGCTTATGGTAGCAAACTTAAAGACGTCTTATAGCAGTGACCATGATTTTGTAATTCCAATAGGTACTCCTTGCTTATTAAGCAAGCATATATTTCATAGCGACAGTAAAATAGTAGAAGTAATGATAAAATATCCATTCCTTAAGTATTTAAGTTTTGATACTACTGTACTAATTCGAAAAGAAAATCTTATTCCAACAAAAAATAATTTTCCAAATGAACATACAATTATTTCAGAGAAAGATTTTTGTAGCGCAAAAAGATTTGATGATTTAAGATTACTAGTAGATACCTACGGTGCTGTAACTATAGTTTTTGATACTATACCAAAAGGGGACCCATTGGCTGTTGTAGAAAGTCTAGTAAACAAATTTTACTATAAAACTTGTGTAGGACATAGTATAGATTCTTCCGCAGAAGGAAGTACAAATATTTTTATAGATATTGTTAAGATAGAAAATGTAATTCCCATAATAAAACCTAATAGAAATAATGGATTGTTTATATCAGTATACACTTGTGATGTACAAGAAAATATGTATAATGATTATGTAGTCTATAAAAATTATATAAATTTAATAGTAAGCGATTATTTAGATAATGTATTTGTTTTAGATGGTTCCTTTATAAGAAGTATAAATTTAGGAATAGAAGATAAACTAATTTTTACTCTTAGGCAAGTATTCAAAAACATTTTAATAAAAAACAAGCAAAAAATTAAACAAACAAATAAGGAGAACTAACGTATGTGTGGTGTTGTTGGATTAATAGCTTTCACAGAAACACCGAAACAGGAAGAGGCTATTAGACAAGAAGCTATGATATTTTTACTAACAGAAATTCTTCAGCAAACAATAACTAGAGGTTCAGACGCTACCGGAGTAGCATCCTTATTTAGAGACGGCCAGTACTTTGGTCAAAAAATGGGAATATCTGCTATAGAGTTTATAGCTAGATTTGGAGGAAAGAACGAAGATTATGAGGGATTCTTAAGGTCCTGGAGAAAACACGGAGCTCCAGCTACATGTTCAATTGGTCATTGTAGAAAGAGCTCTGTTGGAAATTCTACAAATAACGCCAATAACCATCCAATAAAAGTAGGAGAAGTTTTGGGAATACACAATGGCACTCTTACAAATCATAACACTATATTTAAGAATTTTGGTTGTAAGAGGGACGGTACTGTTGACAGTGAGGCCATATTTAGGCTGCTTCACTTCTTTTCACAAAACGGCACAAACCCATTTACTTTAGATATGGTACAAGAAGTAACTGCTAGATTAGAGGGATCTTATTCTGTACTAGCATTTAGTGGTAATAACCCATTTCAAGTAGTGGCGTTTAGGGATTCAAGGCCCATGGAGTTTGCCCTAATAAAGCCACTTAAACTTGTAGTAGTAGCCTCAGAAAAAGATTTTATAAAAAAATCCCTTTTTAAAATGAATAAGGAAACGCTACTATACGGTAATAAAAGTAACTTTCCAAGACTTAATGCTAAGAGTATTGATTTTTTTAGTCTTCCTGACGATTCAATTGCAATTTTTAATTTAACAAAAAAAGTAGGGGAAGACACTCAGATAGAAGAGTTGTATGATTTTGAGCGGATTAAAAAGACAAATAAAATTTGGAGAGCTGGATATAATTCGTACCCGGCTAAGACAGTAAACGAAGTTAATCCTACCGCCCATCAAACTACGCCTCAAACAAATAATTTACCGACACCTGTCCAAGCTAAAGCAGTATTCATATTAGAAAATACTCAGCCTGCGGGTATTGGTAGAATTTATAACAAAGTCTTGAAGAAATACGTTGCAGCTTCGCCAGCTGTAGATATAACCACACCTATCAGAAATGTAAAAGTTAGTGCTTCTGAAGATAAAAGTAAACCTGAAATTATAGAAATTGAAGCTATCGATGTAGATGAAAGTGTAGATATAAACACTACAGCTAACGAAGAGGCTTTAAATACTGTAGAAGTTGTAATGGATGTAGACCCAGAAGCAATCGAAGCAGCAAACTTAGCTGTAAAAAGCTTAAAAAAGTATGAAAATGAAGAAGAATTATTAAATGATCTAGAAATGACTAAAGATCAAGTAATAGTTCTAAAAGACCTACCAATACACTCTTTAGCAAATAAAGTAAGAAAAGCAGCATTCAAAGTTGGAGTTCATGAGGGCTACGTATTAGGAAAGAATAAGTCGGACCCTGACTCAACAAATAAAAAATTAGAAAATGAAAAGTACATAAGGATATTAAAAACTATTTCTGGAATAATGGCTATGCTTATCGAATCCACCAATGTATCTGCTATTGATTCCTCAACGATGGAACGTGTAGTTACAAAAGCATTCTCCGATGGCGAGGAAATAAGTAGTGATGCTATAGGTAGTTTATTTTCAATTGGTGATATGCGCAAACATGTTGTATTTAGACAAATAAGAGATATGGTTCAGTGCAAAGAACACAGGAGATAATTTTATATGCGTAAAAAACTTATTTTGGTAGTTTCTAAAAAAATGAATTCTGTTGGAAAAGAGAGAAACGAAAGCAACCTAATACGCATGACAGCAAATACTCGCCAGCATATGGGGTACAGTAACGATAAAGTAGAGGTTTGGCTATCTAGTAGTACCCAAGAAAGAATAGCTAGTACCTTATTATTAGATATAAACAGAGCCTACAAAGATGACATCAAAAAACTCAATGAATTAGTGGCTGATGGAAAACTTTTACCTGAGGATATAGTTAGGGTAGGCTTTGTCACTGAAGATATATACCAAACCATAGTAGGTAAAAACAAAGCAGTAGATAGTAATATTTGGATATCAGATCGCATAGAAGATACTGTTATAGGTGCTGATCCTGAATTTATGCTGTTTGATAAAAACGGAAAGGTTGTTAGAGCCGACAAAATAGTAGGTTTTACAAAAATAGGTAATCTTGGACATGATGGGGCTATAGCTGAATTAAGACCTAATCCAGCTATGACTCCAATGGAACTAGCAAGCAATATACATAAAATACTTTCAGATAAAAATTTAACTAGTTCAATAGAACAATATGATTGGAGAGGAATGTGTTACTTCAAAGACCAAGACAGAGATTATACCGTCGGTGGTCACATTCACATAGGAAGTCCAATACAGATCGCAAAATTACCACCAGACAAACGAGAAGCATTCTTTAAGGTTCTAAATAAAATACTAGATGAACTTTTGGCTATTCCTATGACACGGTTAGACGGGCAAAACGGTAAAATAAGAAGAACTACTGGTATTTTTGGTAAATATGGATATTTTGGCGAAATGCGTCAATGTAATGGACGACTAGAACATAGAACACTTAGTGGTATGTGGCTATGTCATCCAGAAATAACTAAAATGGTAATTGGAACAGCAAAATTAATTATCGATGAAGTATTTAGATTAATCTCAGAAAAGAAATTTAATATCAATTATATGTCTGTTCCAGACAAATACAAATCAATAAATGTATTTACAAGTGATTTTGACGGGTGGAAGGATATAGAATTAGCCAGAGATATGGGATGCATTAGGCAATCTTCAGTGATGCGGTCTTTATTAAATGAAGCAGAACCACAAAAAGTAAATAAGGATTTTCTTACCAAATGGTATGCAACACTAAAGACATTCTCTAGTTATAGAGAAAATAGTATATTTTTAGATGGTTTGTTTGAATTACTTAAGATCCCACTAAAAAACTTAAAAGGAGTAGAAACAAATTTAAAAAAGACTTGGTTAGAAGGAAAACCAATATTTATAAAGTAGTATTTAATAATAACTTAAACAATTAAGGAGAAAAGAACATGAACAAACAAACAGCAATTTTCTATAGTGGTGCCACTGACGTTACTGGTAAGGCTTTAGTGGAGGCATTAGAAGTTAATGGTTGTAGTAGTAAGCCTACAGGTGTAAAACTGGTCATTGGTTGGGGCGCAAAGGCAGAGGGACAAGTTGCTTTTGGTGGCGACGTAAAAGTATTAAACCATCCAGAAAGAATTCGTGATAATAGGAATAAAGTTAAAACACTGCATACTCTTAAAAAAAGTAACGTCCCTGTAGCAAGTTTTACTGAAGCTGCTACCATTAACAATGCTTTAGCAAATGGAACGTTAACTTTACCGGTAATCGGTAGAACTAACTTTCATCAAGGCGGAAAGGGTTTTTGGCTCTGCTTAACAAAAAATCACATAACCAATGCCATTAATGAAGGTGCTCAGTATTTCCAAAACTATTTAGATATGACAGATGAGTATAGAATACATGTCTTTGGTGGAGAAGTTATTTATGCCCAAAAGAAAATCAAACGAGATAATATGTCCGATGCCTTTGAAGAGCAACATGCGGAAAAAATTATAAATTCCGCCGAAAAGTCCGGAAAAAAAGTTGATAAAGATACGTTGACCTATACGTTAGAACAGGTAGGAAAACGTTTACAACCACAAGCAGACATGATTATTAGATCCAATACTCGTGGTTGGAAATTTGTATCAGTTACTACAAATAAACTGAGTAAAGCCCTAGCAGAAGTAGCCATTGCAGCAGTTAAGGCTGTAGGTCTAGACTTCGGTGCCGTAGACTGCTGTATTACAGAACAAGGGCCTTATATTATCGAAATAAACTCGGGACCAGGATTAGAAAAAACTGCTTTTGAAAAATATGTAGCATGCTTTAAGAAAGTAATTTCAGATACTTTTACTGAAAAGCCAAAAAACACCAAATCACCGGAACCAGAAACACTACAATTTAAAAGTGCAAAGAAAGCTGAAGTAAGCAATCTGGTAACTAAGACTAAGTTAATGCTGGAAATGGCAGAAAGTGCGGATGAAGTAGAAGCGGCAGCATTAGAAAAGGTGTTTGCCAAAATGTTTAATAAATAAAGAAAAAAATATTATGGCCGAGTTCTACATATCTTTAGCTAAGTCAGAAATAGCTGAACAAATAGCTAACATGCTTAACAATTTTAATAAGTTAACTGTTTTACATGATGAATATACAATAAATAATAGTAATACTTGTTATTTTATTAAAACAGCTATTAGCTCAGTCAAAGCAGATATAGTAATAGGATGTGTAGGGCTCTACCAAGACTCTCATAATACAAGTAAAATAAAACACCTGTGTGTAATTCCGCAGTATAGACGATTTGGTATAGCAAAAAATCTAATACAAGTAGCAATTTTAAACTGTAAAACAGACTATGTTTACATGACTATTAGAGAAGATAATATACCCAGCTTGATGTTAGCTAAAAGTTTAGGGTTTGTCTTTGTTAAAAAAAGTTGTAATATATTAACAGTGGCGAGGAGGAAGTAGATGCCGAATTGGACGTATGAGGGTGTTGATTATATTGTAGTAGAATTGGTAAATAAAGCAAAGATGATCAACGGTGTGTCCTCTATAGTAGCCGAACAAGATGTTGTACGTGGATTATTTGCTGGACTAAAACTAATTCCAGGAAACAGTAAAGAAAAAAGTAAATATTTTTGTTTAGTAAAGAAAGGAAACAACTATGAAATGTTGAATATGAATTTATGGTTGATCCTATCGATAGAAAAGCTGGCTAAATCAGTCAAAAGGCTTCTTTTATTTAGAATGCATGAAGAAGATCAAAAAGTAGCTACTGAAGTATTATTTGAGGCAGTTACTTCTTTTGTAGAACAGCAACTAATAATTCCAAATACTCTAATAATAGATACAACTAAATATAAAAACCCATCTGCTGCCGGCGAAGGTAATTATAAATATAAAAACCCATCTGCTGCCGGCGAAGGTAATTATAAATTTGCAAATACTAAACCAGCAAGTATTAATATAGATTATATAAATATAAACACGGCTAATAGTACAAGTACAACTTATAACGGTGTTAGTTCACCAGCTATTACAGTAATCAAAAGAAAAAGTAAAAAACCAAGTACAAAAGATTTGACAAACATGATGGAACTGGTTACTTTATTAGCAAAGGGAGAATATAAAGCACCAGCAATTCCTATAATTAAAGAAAAAGAAAACAACGAAACCGTTGTTGATTATAATCCGTATATAAGAGACGCGGCTTTTGAAAACGAGTACTGTTGTTAGGTAATAAAAATGGATTTGATAGGGCATGAAAACACTAAATTACAAATAAATATAGCTTTTCTTTCTGCAAAAAAGAGAAATATGGCTATACCACATATGCTTTTTTCAGGTACAGCTGGTTGTGGTAAGACAAGCATGGCAAAAGAAATTGCAAAATTAGATAATTCAGATTTTTTGTCCATTTCGCCAGAAGCAATAAAAGATTTAAAGAGCACAAAAAAATTAATGGAAAATCTAAATCATAGTGGCTATGATGCAAGCGGTAATAGAGTAGGAGCAATAAAACCTAGTATATTACTTCTAGATGAAATACATAAACTACCTCTAGCTGGTCAGGAAGCGCTTGGTATAGCTATGGAAAACTATATGCTAGAAACTGGTAGAGCTAACAAATTTTACTGGCTACCATATTTTACTTTAATTGGCGCAACAACAATGGCAGGAGAGCTAAGTAAACCGTTTTTAGACAGATTTAAAATGAGTTTTACTTTTGAGCCCTATTCAATTTCAGATTCGTTTAAAATAGTAAAAGCACATTGTTCTAGGCTCAGTATAGCCATAACATCTGAATCTGTTGCTACAATAGCAAAAAGAGGAAGAGGTATTCCTAGAATAATGGTTAAGTATCTAGAAATGATCCGAGATTTTACTTTTGCTAAGAATAGCAAAGTCATAACACTAGAAACAACATTAGAAACGTTTAGGTCTTTAGGTATTGATGTTGAAGGTTTTAGTCTTGTAGAAATTAAAATTCTAAAAACATTATATGAAGAAGATAAACCGGTGGGTTTAGAAAACTTGGCAATAATAGTAGGAGAATCTGCAAAGACACTAAAAGAAACTATTGAACCTTATTTGATCCAAAGGGGTTTTATACTAAGAAGTGGATCAGGCCGTCTTATAACACGGCTTGGAAAAGAATATATAGATAAACAAAATTATGTAAATACTAAAACCAATAAAATAAATATACCAGCAAACTATGTAAGACAATAGTATGATAAATAACGAGTACCAAAGTGATAATAAAAAAGATTTTCCTAGACACTTACTAGGTAACTCAATTGAAGAAGCAGAAGAAAACTTTAATAAATTTTCTGAACTACTAAATAATATTGCTTACAGTTATTATTCTATAACTGGAATAGACAAAGGAGACTTATTTGCAGAAGCGGTGTTTGGATTGGCGCGAGCACTGCGGGATTTTGATGATAATAGAAGCAAGGATTTTGTTGTTTATGCTATTTTTATAATAAAAGACGCTTTAAACGAGTACGTCAGGAATTATTATCAAATTTCAACACCATCATACCTTAGAAAAGCCGCAAATTTAGTAGAAAAATTAAAAGCAATTTTTACGTCTAATAACATAGAAATAGATTGGAATAATTTAGATTATAGTTATATTGAAAACAGTTTACCAGACAGTCAGAGTATTCTCTGTAAGGAGCTATTAGCTAAATTAAATAATTATGCGGATAGAGCAAAAATAAAAGTTTCTGAGTTAATAACAAGAATACAGTTAATACCTAGGAGCTTTGATTATGAACACAAGCACAACGAGATTGATCTTAATGAAAAAACAAATAACTCAATACTAGTAAAACAACTACTTGAGCAAATGTCTGTAGACGAGAAAAAAGTTGCAATTGGCATAATGCAGGATAAAACTTACCAAGAAATAGGAAAAACTTTAGGAAAATCTAATGCATGGGTATCAGATAAAATAAAAACTATGCAGAAAAAGTTCAAAAGAGACTGCTTGTAAATATCGTGGTCGAGATAAAAAAATGTCCGTAAAAATAAAAATCGTTATTGTAGTACAAAGCATTTTTGCTAATTCTTAAATAAATTTCATTGAGACAGGCTACAGGTCAAACAAAAACCGTAAGCACAAGTAAATACAATAAGAGTTTAATATTTTTCTAAAACTTATATGTATAAAAGTTTATTTAAGGTTAACATACACCAAACAGTTTATAGTGTTAGAAAAATCCAGTAGTTTTTTCAAACTCGAACACATTTTTCTGAATATAAACCGTATTATTTTAAATTGCTATAAAGCCTTTTTGGCATGCATAGAATTTTAAACAAATAATACAGGGATTACTAGTTCAATAAACAACGAAAAGAATTCAATGATGTAGCATAGAATAGGCATAATGCAATTATTTAATACTGACACAACCAGGTTTAGCTGAATTTTCCATCAAACAAAACAATTCAGTAAAGCTATCGGAAGATAGTTATAGCAATCAGTCGGCTGTAAGTTACAAAAAAAGACTGAGTCAGGGCATATTAAGTTTAAAATCTTTCTTAATATAAAAAAATCTTGACAGCAAGTAAAAAAAATTAACTACTAAAGTCAAATTAAATAATTAAAGAAAGTTCGAATCTTTCTCTTCAGATACGCAATTAACTTAAACGTGTTTATTGAGAACTGTTTGGAGTATAGTACAAACACCCTCACTTGGGTGGTTTACTATACTTTAAATCCAATTTTTGTTGGTTATATTACTTAAGAGTTCTGTAGACGAGACAGGTAGATATTAGCGGAATTCCTATAGTGTATATCTACATATAACTAACAAAGTTATAATAATACCATTCTGCATAGTTAGTCCTTCCTTCAAAATTATTAACTATAGAGTGGATTTAAACTGGATAGTTTATCCAGTACATAAACCCAGAGAGCTTGTAGTTTTCACACACAACGGTAACTTTCTCATTCATGAGAACGGATTTAAGCTACATCCGATAAAGAGCTCTCTATTTCTTTAATATTAAATTTAAGGGTAATAAAATAATGGGATTAGAATTTTCTATTGACGAAGACGATGAGCTTGATAACAACGAAAACGAATATCTAGTTGATGAATCGGAGTCAGAAGTTGACTACGATAATGATGATGTAGATAATATAAATACAGATATGTACTCTAATCTAAACACAGAAAAATCACTAACAGATATATTTGATAACGATGGTTCACTTTTTACATCAGTACAATTAGGATTAGCTTTAGGCTTGGCAGAAGAACTAGCACAAGACCAAGAAGATAGATATAGGCACATAGATACATTGAGTAAACGCAGTATTAAAGCAAGACAGTTGGATTTGGTTTCTATTAAAAAAGAAGACAGACCCACAAGAAAATTTGAAGCATACGTAAATAACCTGTTAAATCACTAATATGGATTCTAAAAATGATATTCATAACTGGTAAAAAAGGGACCAAAGCCAAACTGACTATTTCTAGAAAAGCAGAAATACCGTTATATAAAAAAAGAAAACTTGATGCCATCTTAATAAACTACGGTTCTCCTAATTTAGACAGGTGTATAAACGGAAACAATAAATTAGTAATTCTAAATAGACATGTTTCAAAAACCAAATATGCTGTTATAAAAGAAGCTGAAGCTGCTGGTATTCTAGTTCCGGAAAGCAGAATACAATTACTTAGAAATGCAAATCTAGATGATTGGATCGAAAAAAAACATCACTCTATAGGTGGAGTAGGTATCATTAAGGCTAGAAAACATACAAAAATAAACGGAAAATATTATCAACGGTTTATAAAAGATAGATTATATGAATTAAGGGTACATGCTTTTGCTTGGACTAAGAATTGGTATGTACAAAAAAGACTAGGAAGTAAAAAGGAAATAGCCTGGAATTATAGTAACGGTGGTAAATTTCAAAATGTACAAAATAAAATTGGGGTCTTTAAGGAAGCCATAGAAATAGCCAAAAAAGTATTGAAACTAAGAAATATGGCTTTCGGTGCCTTAGATTTTATTGTCGATAAGAACTTAAATATCTACTTTATAGAAGTAAATTCAGCTCCAGGCTTTACAGAATTTAGTGAACATATATACATAGAGGCATTTAAAGCGTTAAAGCAATTAAATAAAAAAGAATTATTAAAATTAGCTTCCTAAGAGCTAACAATGTAGTACCCCAAAGGCGAAGGTATTTATATTTGTATATAAATACTGTTGATTCTTTTGGACTGTATTGGTTCAGTAGCAGTGTTACATACTATTGTTCCAAGGACGAGTGGGTAGGGGCGGGCATAGGAAGAATATAATAATTTTAGAAAAAGCAATAAGTAAATTGTGCGTAAAAAACAAGCTTCTTACAAAGCTTTAAGTATACTATATCAATTTCAAATAGCGACAAAACTAACTTTATTATATGCTTCGGCTAATAGTACGGTAGAAATTCTACACATTGATGGAAAATTTCTACCGTACTTTAGCAATTTCAGTTGTAAACTAACGTAAAGGGATTTTAAAAAAATGCCAATTTATGAGTACAAATGTGAAAGTTGTAATAACGTTTTTGAATGTAAATTTAGTATAAAAAGTGATTCAGCTACAACAATCTGCACAAAATGCAAAGGAATTGGAAAAAAAATACCGTCATTAGCTGCATTTCATTTAAAGGGAAAAGGTTGGTATAAAGAACCACCAGCTAAATAGTTATTTTAGCTAAAACTAACCACTTCTTCTTTTTTATTTAGAAAACCATAAAATACTGGGAAAAACCCCAAAAAAGAGAGAGCTATTAGGTATTCAACTCCTTTAATATGAGTATAAAAATCTGAAAAAGTATTAAAATCTCTAATAAGACCAATAGACACTAGATATTGTCTTATAAACTCAGACATACTCCAGTCAACCACGGCCAATCCAGACAGGATTGATGTAGCTGCCCATATACCTGCGATACTTCCAACAAAAATAGAACTATTAGTAAGTAATTTCTTCATTTCATTACCCCCTTACATTCCAGTAAAAGCTGTTATTAAATTTTTAGATATATTTTCTGACATTACTAAACCATTAATTAAACAAACAACTCCCCAAGCCCCAACAAGAGTAGACAGGGCCATAATAATTCTAATTCCAAATGTCGAGTTACCGACATCAAAAGTTATATTTTCTCGTTCTAAGGTAGAACTACAATTAATAACAGCTTTAGTAATTTCATACATGTTATTAGCCTCCAATGAAATAAGAGATAAGCATTGATACGGCTGCCCAAATTCCAGCTAAAGCCGAGATTGCCATTATGGCACCAAAACAAACTTCCGTAACACCAGTTTCTTTTTTTTCTTCTAAAATAATATTTTCAGCAGTTGCAGTCTTCATAAAGAGATCCTCCAATATTGATTAATCTTACTTAAATATAAGCAAAGAACGTGCCAACGTGAAATAAAAATATAATTACTAATATTTATTGATATATATATATCTATATACTAATTATAATATAAAATGTAAAAAATTAAACTACATAAATGTAACTACATAAATGTAGTTTTACCACACAAATGTAGTAAAAAATCGGTACTAAGAAGAGGGTTTTATGGAAAAGATTAAATATGTATGTTCAAAATGTAAATCAGAAAATATAGGCTGGGATGCTTGGGCTAAGTGGAACATAGAAAAACAAAAAGAAGAAATTAGAAATGTCTTTGACCAAGCATATCGTTTTAGTTGCGACGGGGAAACTAAACTAGAAAAGAAGGAAATAAATCATGAATAAACAAATTCTCATTGTAAATATTCATTCAATATTAGATATAATAACCAACTCAAGCAGTGAGTTGTTTGTTTGCGACACAAAAAAGAGCCTAAAATTCATTAAACAGTTTTTAATGGATGCATTGGCTTTATATTGTAGAGGCATAGAACAACCTAGAGAATTTGAAGATTGTTTTGGTGATATATATAAAATTACAGAAAAAAACGTAGACGAAGTTATTAATATAGCTGTAGTAGACTATTTATACTATCATTGGCGTTGGCATGCTCTAGGTATAGCACTACTAAAGGGTGCTTATGATTTTGAACAAGAGTATAAAACAAAATACAATTTAGTTGAAAGATATCCATACGCAGAAAGTGAACAGCACAACGATAGGATTAGAAAAAAAGTAAAAACAGCATACAAAGTCTATTTAAGAGATTGGAAAATAAATAATCTAGACAAACTTAGAAAACAACTTATAGGATCAATATTAATCCCTAGCCGTAAGACTAACAGTATTCCATATCCGCTTTTTAATTTAATAGAGACGGTTTTTAATGCAGGTAGAGTACACTTAGGTTAAAAAATGATAAACTATAGAATAAGAGAGTTCAAAGAACACAACTATAAAGCTATTTTTAATAGTAAAACTGGACAAACTATGAGGATAGCGATTGACCCAACTAAACCTATTACTAGACTTAAATGGCCAGAAATAGTAGATATAAGTTTAGGAACAAAGTGCTTTGGTAATTGCCCGTATTGCTACACCAGTGCAACTAGTAATGGTATTTTGTACGATGATGTTATTTTTAAAATAGATGGTTGGTTTGGGCATATGGATACAAATGAACGTCCGTTTCAAGTTGCACTTGGCGGAGGAGGAGAGCCAACACTACATCCTGATTTTTGTAAAGTGCTGAGGATCTTCAAAGAATTACTGATAGTACCAAACTATACCACTAATACCATGCATTTAACCGAAGAAATTATCAATACAACCAAAGAAGTTTGTGGGGGCGTAGCGATATCATGCCACCCACACTTAGAGAATGTGTGGAGAAGAGGAATAAAGCTTCTTACTGAATCAGGAATAAGAACTAATCTACACATAATGGTAGGAGAACCGTACAGTACTGAAAGGTTTTGGAGATTATTTAGTGAATATAGTAGTTTAATCGACTATTTTGTACTTTTACCATATCAAAGTATGGGCCGAGCAAAACAAGTTAACACAGAAGCAGAGCTAACCAAGCTATTTGACTCTTTTTTAAGTAATCTTCCAGAAAACGTGGCTTTTGGTGCTTTGTTGTACCCGTTTTTATTATCAACAGAAAATAAATATAAAAAACTTAATATATCATTATATGAACCAGAGATCGTTAGCAGCTATCTTATGTTAGATAACGACATTTGCTTTAGGAAATCTTCATTTGATTTAGAAAGGTTATGGAAGGAAGGAGAACAGTAACATGGAAAACTTTGAAACAATATATATATCCCCGGACGAATTAGAAAGTATTAGTTTTAATAATAAACAAAAAAAAGAAATAGCAAAACCAAAGAATTTAAAATGTGATGGAATAGACTTATGGCAGACTCCAACATATATAACCTATATGTGTTATTCTAACGGCGATGGAGGTAGTAAAGGAATACTATATAGATACATGGAATGGGTAAAATCATTTCTAAATAGGGCATGGAGTACGGAAGAAGGAAAAAATAGAGATCAGTTGCCGGCAAAAAAACATTTAGCTGAACTTAATAAATGGTTATCCCGCACTGAAGAATTACATTTTTATATAATGTAGAGCGAGGACTAAGCAATGTATAAAGCTATAGTTTGTAGTATAAAGACAATGCAGCACCCAAATGCCATCAACATCCAGCTAGGTTTAGCCGGTAACTACCAAGTAGTAATTGGAAAAAATGTAGTCGATGGTGAGTTAGGTGTTTATTTTGGATCCGATGGGCAATTAAGTGAAGCTTTTGCGTTAGCAAATGATTTAGTAGAGCGTGTTGATGAGAATGGTAAAAGGGCTGGCGGCTACTTTGGAAAAACAAGGAGAGTAAAAGCTCAGCACTTTAGAGGAGAAAAATCAGAAGGATTTTGGTGTCCTATTTCATATTTTGCTTTTACTGGTTATGATCTTACTACTTTAAAAGAAGGCGACCAGTTTGATTCCCTTAATGATGTTCCTATCTGTAATAAATATTTTACGTCGGCGACAATTCGTGCTATGGGCAATAAGGCTGGTAAACTGAGAAAGAAAAATCCATATTTTCTAGAACACACCGAAACTAAACAACTTAAGCATGAAATTAGACACATTCCAGTCGGAGTGCAGCTGTCAATAAGTGAAAAAGTACATGGAACCAGTCAACGTAGTGCAAATGTTCCGGACGAAAAAGAAATAAAGTTAAATACTTTTCAACGAATTTGTAGATTTCTGGCAGGAGAAGGTTTTTCTGACACACGGATTGAATCCAAGTTTGGTACTTTTCTAGGTACTAGAAAATGTGTTTTAAAAAGCTTGGATCATCCGTCATATTATGAAAACGAAACTTTTCGTGTAAACGCTGCTCGGCCATTTGAAGGCAAACTTCGCAAATGGGAGGAGATTTTTTATGAGGTAGTTGGTTTTACAACCACTGGTAAAGAAATAATGACTCCACAAGCCACAGAGAAGCTCAAGGATAAACGATTGAGTAAACAGTATGGCTCCCATATGGTTTATAAGTATGGCTGCTTACAGGGCACGTGTGACGTTTATGTATATCGTATAGCAATAATTAATGGTGATGGTATTGCGTTTGATTTACCTCTTGAGCAAGTAAAAGAAAGATGCAAAGAACTTGGGGTTAAATATGTCCCTGAATTATATGAACAGTTTATCTACGACGGCGATTCAGAAAAGCTACTCAACTTTGTAACCCCACTTATGGAAGGCTCAAGTACGATAGACCAATCCCACATAAGAGAAGGCTGTGTGGTAAGGGTAGAACACTCAGGCGGAGTAGATTTTTATAAAGCCAAATCACATACTTTCGGTTTATTAGAGGGTTATGCTAAGGAAGACGAAAGCTTCGTAGACACTGAGGAGATAGCATAATGACAATATTAGATAAAGTACTTCCATTTCTTACTGGAGTTAAACCAAACTATACTGAAATTATAAAGATTGGAAAAAAAGACTATACTAAAATTAACTGTGCAACAATATACATACAATTATCTTATGGTGAGCCTTATATCCTGTTTAATAAAAACATAACCACAAAAGAAGAATTACTCAAAGCATGGGTAGAATTTTATAAATGGTGGTTTGAAGAAAATTCTCCTCAGTATATGTTTAAGTACAAAGACGGAGAAACTATGGTTTTAAGAAGTGCTATTATTTCTTTTACAATAAAATTAGAAGATCACTTAGTAGAGGTTTAGATATGTATAATAAACCTTGGCCGTTCAAGGATCGCTGTAATGAATTAGGTGATTTACTTTATTGTCTGTATATTGCTGAAGAACAGCGAAAGGAAAAGGGCGAAGACTTTACTGGCATGGGAGATTTAATGCTTGAGTGGGCCAAAAGTAGATTTTATAGTCTTTTAGTTAGAGACCATATTCCTATTTTTCTTGAAGTTTGGAAAGTATTATCAGAAAAAGGACACACTTCAGAAGAAAACTGCTATACTTTTAATGACTTAGATATGCATATTTGGATAGAGAAAGTTAAAAACCCAAAAGATAAAAAAGTACTAGTTGGTAGAAATAGTAGCATATGTAGAGATGATAATACATACTTGTATATTCTTTCTAGCGTCTACTATGCTGATTTAATGGAATTTAAATGTCGAACTGTTTGGCCCAAACAAAATAAAAATGGCGGTTACAGAGTAACAATAACCGAAAAAAATCCTACAGGGTGGTTTTCTTGGGGCGATGATAGAGACATAAAAACCCCATCACTTAAAACATACCAAGAACGAGATTTTGAATTTAGTTATGGAGATTGTAGAGATAAAGGCCATATTTTTTCTTATGAAAATTGTTTCGGTAAACATAACCTTGATAAACCGACTTGGCATGAAAATGAAATTATACATGCATTAAAAGAATTAGTTTATTACCATAACACACTCAAAGATTATGAGGGAAATAAAGAATGAAATTGAAAAGGAAATTTTGTAAAAAACAAAAGTACAGTTTAAAGCCTGGGAAAGGGACAATAACACGGGAACAAGCAAAAGAAGCTTGTAAGATTGTGAAGTAGAAATATGATCACTTACCTAAAAAGATGATTAGAGGTAAAAATATACTAGAAAAAACTAAGTGGGGATCATATATAGACCCTAATGAAGAAAGTAGCTACGCACAACAAAAGAATGCTTTAAGATATGAACAAGCTATAAAATATGGGTACAAACCTGTAAAAAATGGATAATAATATAAATGTACTATAAATATCCAAGAACTTTCCACTTACCATGGAGTCCTGGTGCCACCAGTGATGATAAAATATTAAAAGACACAAAACATTTTGAAGATCAGTATGTGGTAGTATCGGAAAAGCGTGATGGTGAATGCACTACTATTTATCCAGATAAAGTTCATGCTCGCTCTATAGATTCAAAAGATCATCCATCTAGACATAGATTAAAACAACTACAAGCTGAAATAGGGCATTTAATCCCTCAAGGTTTTAGAATTTGTGGAGAAAATCTTTTTGCTAAACATTCTATTTATTACACAGATTTAACAAGTTACTTCGAAGTATTTTCTATTTGGGAAGATGATGAGGACGGTAACGTCTGTTTATCTTACGACGAAACTATAGAATGGTGTAATCTATTAGGACTTACTCATGTCCCAGTTATTATGCAAGGGCCTTGGGAAGAAATAATGCCTAAACTATTAAATTTACCTCTTAACTTTTCCAAACAAGAAGGTTATGTTGTAAGAAACTCTTTTCGTTTTATGTATGAATCTTTTCATAAAAACGTGGCCAAGTATGTCCGGTCCTCACATGTTCAAACAAGCGACCATTGGATGAATCAACAATTAGTACCTAATAGGCTAAAGAAATGAAAGAAAAGAAAAAATCAGGAACATATGAAACATGTTCTTTTTGTAAAGGTACCGGTAAAGTAAGAAAGATAAAAACAATAAGAAAAAAATGTGCGGATTGTCAAGACCATAATCACGGATGTTTTGGTTCAGGCCGAAAAGATGGTTTAGGAAACCCAGAGTGTTGTATATGTGAGGAATGCTAAAAATGTTAACAATAAATTTTATGGATAAAAGTGGAAAAGTTCTTCCTGATAGTGAAGTAGAGGATTTTGTAAATCAAACCATTAAGATGTATTTCAAAATTAAAAAATCCATCCCGGACTACGAAGTGCATATCTCAAACTTCCTTATTGCTCAATCTTTTCAAGTAGCCGTCAAAGAGGGTAAAATTCCAGCAGAAGAAGTATGCTTTAAAAATGGTAATTTTATAGCTTACGTTACGCCTGGTGGTTACCTTGATAATTATTCAAGGTAAAATAATGAAGATGGCGGAAAGGTATATGATAATTTTTTAGATAGGCTTTTAAACTGATGAAGTAATAATTAACTAACCTCTGTAAGAGATAGATAAAAGATAGACTTTTATCGCAACCATAACATAGGAGGATTTCTTATGTCAAGAAAATTTAGTCATGTAGTATTCATTGGTAGATTTCAGCCAGTCCATGTTGGTCACACTCGTATTATTAGGCAAGCTTTAGAGATTGCGGATAGTATAATTATTATTTGCGGTTCTGCTTATCAGCCACGAACAATCAAAAACCCATTCACTGTCCAAGAAAGATGGAACATGGTTCTTGATGATTTAGTTGATATAGATCGTGCAAGAATTATCTTAACGTTTTCATATGATTATATGTATAACGATCAGCGATGGGCAGAAGAAATACAACAAAGAGTTAAAGCTTTTGTATATGACCCTAAAGCTAAAATTGGAATCATAGGATTTAAAAAAGACCAAAGCTCATACTATTTGGACATGTTTCCTCAATGGGAACTAATACACAGTATTAAAACAGAAATTACAGTAGAAACACAAAATAAAAAACTAATAAATGCTACAGACATCAGAGCGTGTCTGTTTGAAAGTAAGAATCTTACTTCTGTAGCTAATATGTTAACTAACACTACACTAAATTGTTTAGTAAGATTTAAAGAAACAGAAGAATTTAAATTACTTCAAAGAGAATATGATTATGTTCAAAAATATAAACAAGCTTGGACAAAAGCTCCTTATGCTCCTACTTTTGTAACAGTTGACGCAGTAGTAGTTCAGTCGGGTCACGTATTAATGGTTAGGAGAAAAGCTATGCCAGGTAAAGGCAACTTGGCGCTACCTGGTGGGTTTATAAACCAAAAAGAAACTACCATAGAGGCTATGTTAAGGGAATTAAGAGAAGAAACAAAACTTAAGGTTCCGGTACCTGTTTTACGGGGCTCGATAAAAGCAAATAAATTATTTGATCATCCTGATAGAAGTTTAAGGGGTAGAACACTAACAGATGCTTATTTAATAGAATTAGCAAATGGGGAACTGCATCCAGTAAAAGGAGGAGATGACGCAGCTAAAGCATTATGGATACCTATAGCAGATTTGAAAGGGCTACGTAATCAGATTTTTGAAGATCATGCTGACATCATTTTTTATTTCTTGGGTAGAGTGTAGACTAACGCTTACCGATAGACGGTGAGTAATTATTAACATCATTATGGAGGATTTCCACTATGAGCAAAAACATTATTTTAAACACGGACAGTTATAAAGCCTCTCACTGGTTACAGGATCCAGACGGAACAGAAAATAAGTTTTCTTATATCGAAAGTAGGGGCGGTAGATATAAAAAAACTCTCTTTTTTGGCCTTCAGTACTTCATAAAAGAGTATTTGGTTAAACCGGTCACCAGGCAGATGATTGATGAAGCAGAAGTATTTTGGAAAATTCATGGTGAGCCTTTTAATAGAGAAGGTTGGCAGTATATACTCGAAAAACATAAGGGGTTTTTGCCAATCAAGATTAAGGCAGTAAAAGAAGGCTCTCTAGTACCAACTAGTAATATTTTGGTGTCAGTAGAAGCAACTGATAAAAAATGCGCATGGTTGGTTTCTTATGTAGAAACGTCACTGCTTCGAGCAATATGGTATCCTACTACAGTAGCCACAAATTCCTATGAGTGTAAACAAGTAATCAAAGGGTATCTTGATGAGACGGCTGATGACACTGCTGGGCAAATTATGTTTAAGCTCCACGATTTTGGATCCCGCGGTGTCAGTTCTTTTGAAAGTGCTGGTATAGGAGGTATGGCTCATCTAGTAAACTTTATGGGCTCCGATACTGTTACTGGTGTTTTATTTGCCAACAAATACTATAATGTTCAAATGGCAGGTTTCAGTATCCCAGCAGCAGAACATAGCACTATAACTGTCTATGGTAAAGAGGGAGAAGTAGAGGCATACAGAAAAATGCTTAAGCTTTTTGCTAAACCAGGAACTTTAGTAGCTGTTGTTTCTGATAGCTATAATATCTACAACGCAGCCGAAAAGCTCTGGGGTGAGCAACTAAAACAAGAGGTAATCGCTTCTGGGGCTACTGTCATTATTCGGCCCGACAGTGGTAACCCTATTAATGTAGTAAGAGACGTAGTAAAAATACTTTCTGAAAAGTTTGGATATACTATTAACAATAAAGGGTATAAAATACTTAAAAATGTGAGGGTGATTCAAGGTGACGGTATAAACAAAAAGACTATTTGGGGTATTCTCGAAACATTAAAAGTACATGGCTTTTCTGCTGAAAATGTAGCTTTTGGTATGGGTGGCGCGTTGTTACAGCAAATAGATAGAGACACCCAAAAATTTGCCATGAAATGTAGTGCTATTTTAGTAAACGGTGCTTGGATCGATGTGTTTAAACAACCGATAACTGACCCTGGCAAAAACAGCAAGAAAGGTAGACTAATGCTTTACCACGAGGATGATGGAGGTTTTACTACCGATTTAGAGAGCAATGCACATGGTAGAAAGGAAGCACTTGTTACCGTTTTTGAAAATGGTATTCTTACGAAAGAATATACCTTTGAAGAAGTAAGACGAGTAGCAAGTAAGTAAAAACTAAATGAGGAGTAGGCAGACTCCTCATTTTGGAGAAAAAATGATATGTCAAAAATAACGGTAGCTTATCCGATAGAAGTTCCTCAAGGCCCATATTGTTGGAGTTATAAACCACCTTTTGTTATGAGGTAAAATTATGAAAAAATTAACTAAAATAACATTAGTACTAGAAGAAGGTATTATACAAAATATTACATGCATTCCTGGATAGATTTATGTGGTCGAGGTGACTTTTGTTGTTGTGTCTGTAATTTTAAATGTGGCGCAGATTAAAATTTTAGAGATAAAAAAAACAGTATGAAGATAATAAGTAAGTTTAAAGATTATTATGATTCTATAGCTTTTTCCCAAACACCAGTATGGGAAAGAAAAACAACAGAAATACTGTTGGATGAAACAAAAAAACTTACTATTAACAAAGAACAAACTATATGGCTTCAAAAAACTCTGCAAGAACTACCAAAACCTAGAATAAGTAGTACTAATAATTTATATAAACCTAATTTTTTTATGTATAAAATAGTAGGGTTTTGTGGTGTATTAATTCCCATTTTCCTTATCTTCAAAGAAAACTGTATTAGACCCACAGCTTATATAGATATTGATGAATTTAAAAAAATGCACAGCCATTTAGACAATAGAGTATCTTGTTTGTTTGGTAAAAAATTTGAAAAAGAAACAGTAGACGCCTGGAAAATCGAATTTAATGCTACAGCAAAATTAAACGATATCTTCCTAAAACTACAAACACCCATCTTTATACTTGAACATACTAATATTCGGCACATTATACTTACAACTAACCCAAAACTAGCTAATATTAATTTTCAAAGAATTATTAATCCTTATCAAACATATCAACAAATAGAAATGTATCTTTTAAATGAACTTGCCACGGGCTATCAAAAAACACCAGAGTTCTCAGATGAAATAAAAAGAGATATGCATGGTTTTAATGAATGGTCATTTAAAAAAAGAGGAATAATCAGTACAGGAGGAATAAAGTGAAAGAAAAAGTAGATGACTGTTTAACGTGGGCATCCTGTAAAGAACATGACCTGGTTTACCTAAAATCTAAACTTCTTCCAGTCAATATAAGACTATTAACAAAATCTTCAGACTACTCAGCTTTAATACGTAGTGCTTGTGAACTAATTATAAAAAGACTAAAAACAGATTACTGTGATTACAAAAAACCACACGGAATGTCAGGAGCTAACTGTGCAGTGCCTTTTAATATAATTGCCTTTTTCTTAAACAGGTCGAAAGACAATAAAAAAATTATATTAATGATAAATCCGAAAATATTACAATATCTAAAAGAAACTGAAATAACTGACTCTAACTGCGGTTCTATAAGACTTAAAAATACTATAAAAGTACGACGCTATAAAGAAGTTAAAGTTTGTTGGTATGATTTAAATGGTAAAAAATATATCCAAATATTTAACAGAAGTAATGGAAGCTTCACAATACAACACGAGGTAGATCATAATAATGGCGTACTTATTACTGATAGAAACTTAGAACTAACATCTCGCTAACTTTTATATTAATGAAAGGAGTAGTATATGCCTGGAGTACTGATAATAATTGTTTTATCTTTTTTAGCGCTCTTTATTTATTCAAAAAAGTTTAGAAAAATGGATTTTTTAGAAATGCTACTACTTGTAACTATTAGTCAACTAGTTCTACTTGGACTATCTGGTATCATAGGTGGTCATTGTGAAAAAATTGACTCACTTTCACAAGAAATACCAATTGTATCGTTAAGGGACGAAAAAGGACTTTATGGAAACTTTTTTCTTGGTAGTGGAGAAATAGCCGACCAGCAGTATCTAATTACTTATGCCAAATACGATAAAGGCCTAGTTCCTGTAAAATTCAATTTACACACAGAAAAAGTATTTATAAAAGAAGGAGTATCAAATCCGAATTTTCAAACTTTTTTTGTCAAAAGTTTGAAAATTCGGATTTAAAAAATTCTTGTACGGTAACGGATATACAGTATATAGCGAAGGTAGATACCATATACTAAACGTTCCACATGAAACCTTATTGAAACAGTTTAGAATAGAGTAGTGAAAAAAAATTCTATTAATTACTAGTCTCTTTCTTTTCTTTAAAGTGGTCACATTTTTCTTTTCCTTGATTAAAGTATACTGCGCTTTGTTCAAAGATATCACAATGTGGATGGCCTATCCATCTATAATGTGCACAGTTTCTACATACTGTATATAGAAAAGTACTAGACACCTTGATGCACTATAATTTCAATTTTTAAAAACTTTATACGGTCATTGGGTACTACCCGCCACAGTTTTTTTCGTTTACTACATTCCCCTTCCTTGTAAAGCACATCGTTAACGTAGGAAAATGTAGTTTCAAGTAATCCTACTTTATTGATTACTGCTTCTTTATCATCTATTACTACCAAATCCCCTTCCTCAAATTTAGAATTGATCCGGAACCATATACTACTAACTAAACTTTGGATGGTTTCCTTAAAAACTAAGATTCCTAGTGTACTGATTCCTGCAAAAATTATGGCAATTCCTTCTTTAGTAAACCATTGTTCTAGCATTGAGTTTTAGTCCTTTCTTTAATTTTTAGTTCTTTAGTCTTAGTCCTTTAGTTTTTTTTAAAAGAGTCGTTTTCTTTTCTAATGAACCGAAGTTAAAAGGGTGTCTAGGAAATTTACAATCTATCCGTGACAAAAAAATAAACTGCCTGGAACTACAACTGGTCCAGATCCTCCTGTTCCATATGGAACAAAAGGTTCTCCAATAAACGAGTAGCTTAATAAGCCTGGATTTAATGAAGACTTTGCAGTAACTTGCACAGAAGGCTCACCAATAAAGCTGAACTTCATAGTATAAATATCACTATTGGTTGGTAATGGCATCTTCTAATTCCTGATTTTTTGAAACCAAGTCTCCTTGAAGTACTTCTATTTGTCTAACAAGAATATAAGCTTCTACTGCTAAAGTCATTATCTCAGTAGAGGGGTCATTACTAAAAGAGAAGGATTGGTTTGAATAACTGTCTATCTGTGTCTGAACAATCCATTTACCTGACACATCTTGCTCCTTTGATATTATTGTAAACATGCCTTACTCTCCTATTCTTGCGAGATGGAAATATCATCTATCCATGTATTATTAGTAGTAGCTCCCCCATAAACTTCAACAAATATTTCAACAACCCCTTCTTCAGTAGGGGTAAATTGCAGGGTTATCTGTTGCCACGTATCTGCGTCAACGCTGATCGTACTGCGAACATCTGATGATACGCCAGCAATTTGTCCTTTTTGACATAAAAGTGATGAGGTGACGTTTATGCTATCTCTTCGTAAATAAGCCGAAACAGTCACCTGAGCATTGGCAGCACATGCAATTTTTGCTATAGAAAATAGAAATGGACAATACGAAGTCCACCCTGAAGGAATTTTCCAGGACACATCGGACGCCGTATAACGAATTGAATTATCTGTTCGAGCAATGCGACTGTCTGGAAGATAAATTTTAGAATCTAGTTGATCATTGTTTTCTTTTCCACTGAACACCTTTTGAATATATGGTGCAGGAGTAGCAAAAACGCCTATGGTTGCTTGATTGGTAGTCCAATTATAAAGACGATTTCCAATTGCACCAGCGATTACATTGAATACGCCTGACACGTTACTATGAGCATCAAATCCTTTCACAATATTATTTGCTGACACACTGCCGAAATAAATCGCATACGCATAGTTATAGGAAAGGTCTGTAGCCGTAACAACATTATCCAAAGCATTTTGGAATGACAAACCAGACTGAGTGTTGAAATTAGCTGTACCAATCGTTGCTACATTATTACAAGCACTATTGAATAAAATACCATTTGCGGTGTTATATTCAGCATTGTTCACTGTTATCGTGTTTGACCAGCTACTGGCCACTTGCAGTCCACTTCCAGCACCATTGTATATTTTTCCGATATTTATTGCATTTTGTGACGCACTTGATGTTTGTGCGTTGGATGTTGTACTATTTTTGACAGTATCTATATTAATAGTGTTGAATTTTCCTTGAAGATATAATCCAGAAACATTGTTATTTAGACATTTAACATTCGTTGTCAAGGATGCTGTGTTTCCTGTTGCATACAATGCTGTAGAGCAATTTGAAATACTACCGATATTTATTGTTCCAGTACATCCGGGATATTCATAAAAGCCATAATTCCCTCTAACAAAAGAAAATCCAGATATAGTCACATCAGCAACACTGATATTGCAAGACCAATAAGAATGAAGTTCTATAAAGGTTTCGCCATCAACGACTCCAGATGAAGTATTGTATCCACCCGTATAGGTTACCCCTGCCTCATTGAATACTTCTGCGGCTATAACTTTTACCGGTTCTCTTTTGTAAGTAGAAACAGATTCAGTTGTTCCGAAATAAGAACGAAGTGGTACGCTATTAAAGTATCCTGGGTTTATGTCAAGAATAAGAGTTGTTCCATTTATGGACTTTATTCCATACCAGCCATCATCGTTCGCCCCAACTATAGCGTTAGAACTTTTACTTATCAAACTTGAAAGGGTGATACTGTCAGCAGAAGAAGCCGCCTTGCAGGCTATTATGCAAGATAAACTGAAAGTGACTGTTCCTGGATCGCTATCAGCATAAATGGTAACAGATTGAATTGAAGAGCCTAATGCCGAGCCTTTGTCAATAGTAATATTATAAGCATAACCCCCACCAGGAGTTACAGGGATTATAAAGGAATCAACTATCGTATCACCAGTAGTATCAGAGCATAAACATACTTTTAAGACATTTGCTGCGATGGCAGCATTTACAGCCGTCAACCAAAAACTTAATTGTTGATACCCTGAAAAGTCTTGAACCGATCCCAATGTCTTGTATGCAACTTTACCTGTTGTAAATCCAGCACCAATCGCAAACTGTGAAGCATAAGAACCAATTTTTCTACTTACGTTAGTCCCGCAAGTCACGTTGTCGGAAGCTGTCCAGGTGGTGCCTTCCACCTCTACATTTTTGGTAAGGACAGAAGGCAGAGTTATAGTGTCTGATTGATTGCTCCATGAGCATGTCCCAACCAGTGTAGGATCAGGCGTTTTGGCAACTCGTACTTCATCTCCGGACACTAGTCTGGCGGCAGTGGCTCCTAAAGCCAATGTTTTCCAAGCCGTACTATCTCCCCATTCCGAGCCGTCATTAGTATCATTTCCAAGTGTGTGGTCTATATAATAAATAGTCATATAAATAACCTAAAAACCAGTAGCAATATCGCACAGGTATAAACTATTTGATCGTAGAATAGTCACCACGTCTATGGATCCGCTAGCAGTAGTCAGTGCCTTTTGTGATCCTCCTCCCCATCTTATTGTATCACTCCAAGTAGGAATACGGCTACCTACAGAGTCCTGTATAAGTAAAAGTCTATATACCATACCATTTACAGTATTTTCGAAAGTTATATCTGGATTTCCCTCTAAAGTCAAATATTTAGTAGCTGATCCTGACCAATCTATTGTTATATCAGACGAGTATACTATTTCATTTTCTCCGGCCGGCAAAAGAGTAGATCTTAATGTCCCAGAAATAGTATCTACTTTGTCATCCAATAATAAAATTGCTGATGTATTAGAACTTATATTAATTGCACTACTTGTAATTTGTGACTGTATAGTTCCTGAAGCAACAGCAAACTCTTCCTCCGATAGAAAATCTTCGTCTACTATTTGATTTTCACTTATTAGTGATCTCATATTATATAGCTACTGAAGGCCCCCATGCCCTGTACTTGTAGCAGACAAATTAGTTCTTGCCACAGTTAAATCACCAAAATCTACGGCATTACCAGTAGATGCGATAGTAACATAGTCAATAATATTTGAGTTTGACCCTGTGGTTCCTCCACCAAACAATGCTCTTGTCGATGACCCAGATGAGGCCAAACCGGTTCTTGCAATTGTTAAATTCCCAAACGTAGTTAAATTAGCTAAACTCTCAATATTACCATAGTCAATAACCTTTGAATTAGAAGATACAAATCCCCCAGCAAACAATGCTCTTGTTGCAACACTACTATAAGAAATAAACCCAATAGTAAACATATATATATCACTCCTTATGATATAAGATTACCAAGTAAGTACCATGTGTTTGTACCTTCTTTTACTAAAGTTACGCCTACATATTGAGCAGCTATTGATAAGTTTCCTGCCTGTGAGTTAATAGTTACACCACCAGCAGCAGCAAACGTAACCTTTCCAGCACCCTTTTGGATTACATCTATTTGTGTATCTCCTATAGGGAAAGCAACAGTATCATTAGCAGGAACAGTAACAGTAACAGGACTAGCATTATTCAATGTTACCTTTTTGTCTGTTAATACAAACTGGTAGGTAGTTCCTGTTTGTGCGTTAATAGTAGGTGCAGCATCCGCAAAAGCAGGAGTAGTTGCTATTTGATTATAAGCTCTGATCGTATTTAGTATGTGGTCTGATAATTTAGACATTTCTATTCTCCTACATTTTTTTAATAAATTATTTAAACTTGTAGTCCACCATGGTTTGAAGACGCCCCTGAAGAAAAACTCCTAGCAACCGATAAATCCCCAAAATCTGTGGCATTTCCTGTTGAAGAAATAGTTACATAGTCAATTACATTTGAATTGGAGCCTGTATATCCTCCAGCAAAAAGAGCTCTTGTATTAGAAGATACTGCACCTCCATTTTCTCTAGCAACCGATAAATCCCCAAAATCTGTGGCATTTCCTGTTGATGCTATAGTTACATAATCAATTACATTAGACAACGTCGGTACACTATTAGTTCCTCCAGCAAATATAGCTCTAGTAGACGAAGACGTAGCCGCAGTGTAACTACGTATTACAGACAAGTTACCAAAATTTAAAGCATTTCCAGTAGATGCTATTGTCATGTAGTCAATATTTATAACAGATAACGTTGTCCAGCCTCCTCCAAATAAAGCCCTAGTTGGAGAAGCCGCTCCCCCTGAAGTAAGTCTACTTCTAGCAGCAGTTAGATCCCCAAAATCTATAGCATTTCCTGTTGATGCTATAGTTATATAGTCAATTACATTTGAATTGGAGCCTGTATATCCTCCAGCAAAAAGAGCTCTTGTAGAATTAGAAGCCGATGATAGCTGACTTCTACTCACAGTTAACGTACCAAAATCTACAGCATTACCAAGAGTCGCTATTGTTATGTAGTCGGCAACAGAAGAGTAGGTAGTACCAAAACCTCCCCCAGCTATAAGCCTAGTAGTTGAAGACGCTGCAACGGCAGAATATCTATACATAGTAAGCTCCCCAAAATAGGTCGCATTGCCTAGTGTTTCTATTGTTATATAATCCAGTACCGTTCCTGAATTACCACCCACAAATACCGCTCTTGAGCCCATGGGCGCTATATAAACTATATCCCCGGTTAAATACCAAGTGTCAATTGAAGATTGTACTAAAGACACTTTACTGTATTGAGTATTAGTTGAGTAACTATTGGCCCTAGATTTAATTGTTACACCGTTAGCCGCTGAAAAAGTTAAACCACCATTGCCGGCCTGAATAACATCAATACAGGTTTTAACAGAAAAAGCAACAGTAGAGTTTGCTGGAACTGTAACCGATATTGTAGTTGGGTTATTCAAAACAACCACACCATCTTTATCCTCAAGTACAAACTGATATGAGCTGGTATTTTGTGTGTTAACGTTCCCAAGACTAGTACCAGTAATAAAATTAGACAATTTTAACATTTAGCTTTATCCCTCCTCACATTACTATATTAAACTAAGTATTTTCGGGTTGTATTTTGTTACTACTATTGTATGCTCAAAGTGAGCAGCATAGCTTCCGTCTTTAGTTTTTACAGTCCACCCATCTAGCATGGTCTTTATCTCATGGGTACCTAATGTAAGCATTGGTTCTATAGCTAGTACCATTCCCTCTTTTAGTAATAAGCCCTTCGCTGCTTGCCCAACATTTGGTATTTGCGGTTTTTCATGTAAAGATCGCCCTATACCGTGTCCAACAAAATGTCTAACTACACCAAATTTATTATTTTCAGCGTGTGTTTGTATAGCATACGAAATATCGCCAACCCTGTTACCAGGTACAGCTTGCTCTATTCCTCTATATAGGCACTCCTCAGTAATTCTTTTTAGCTTCTCTACTTGAGTACTGAGCCTTCCTACACCAAAAGTTATTGCAGCATCCCCATGATAGCCGTTTTTTAATACACCAAAATCAATACTTAATAACGTACCACTTTCTAGCGGAATGTCAGAGGGAAATCCATGAACCACTTCATCATTTCTACTAGAACAAATAGAATACGGAAACCCCCTATACCCCTTAAATGAGGGAGTAGCATCATTATCATAAACAAACTCTTCAGCTAATTTATTTAATTTTAAAGTACTAGTGCCAGGTTTAGCTTCTAATTTAATTAATTGTAATGCAGTAGCTACAAGCCTAGCACTAATACTTATCTTTTCTATTTCTTCTGCGGTTTTTATTATAACCATATTATATTAATCGTTTAATCTCCACCCTTTACTAGTATTGTAATAGACCAAAGAAAAAGAAGCATCATCGGTATCGATAGACATATCTTCAGCAGTACCCATTATATTAGACCCATTTCTAGCTACCGTAACACCACTAGTAGTACAATAAGACCCACCATCCAAAAAGCATACCTCATTGCCCATAGATGGTGAAGCAGGAAGAGTAACAGTAAAGGAACCTCCAACCGTTGTATCTATTATTATTCTATCACCATTTGAGGCAGTATAATTACTGGTTTTTAATATCCAAGGCTTTAGCCCAGAAGCGGCTGCTGGCTGGTTATATATAGCATTAACCCAATTATCTGCTATAGTTTCGAAGGTAAATTGAACTCTTAGTTTACCAGAAACAATTGAAGCTGTATAATAGTCTGTATTATCTCTCTGTTTAACCCCATTATAAAATACCTGTAATCCATCAGGAACAATTGTAAAGTCATCTAGTGTAGATTCCCAAACATCGCCAACACCACTTACCGTAGTAAAGACAAGATTAGTACTGACCATCTCTGTAACAGTACCACTAATGGTTACTGTTTGTGTCCCAGAATCAAGATATAAGGTAATATTTCCTGCGCCTTCTAGATTTAATGTATCTTCATTTCCGTCAGCAGTAATTATATCTGTTCCATCTGTAAAATATTTAAATGTATCTATAGCGGTTATTTGACCATCTAAAGTTCCAGACAGTGCAGCAATATTATCAGCATTTATTTTAATCTGATCATCCAATAAACTATCAGCATTTGCTAAGGATGTAGCAGCACTTATGTAATTAGTGCTCATATCAGGAGAATACGTCCCACTAGAGGTCAAACCTGCCCCTACTTGAGTAGTATCTAATTCTGATTCAACAGATATATTGGCGTACGAAGAATCATGGTCGTGACCTACCGGTGAGTATACCCCACTGTGATCATGCCCAGAATCTGCTTTTCCATCTATTTCAGACTGTAGTGTTCCAGAAAGAGTGTCGATCTCGTTTTTTGTGTAATAACTTGAGTCATGGTCATGCCCTACAGGTGAATACACCCCACTATGGTCATGCCCAGAGTCAGATTTACCAGCAAGAGCGGTATCTAAGTCTTCTAAAGCCCCGCTTATAGTAGTAGCGGTATCAAGATAATTTGTACTAGAAAAAGGACTAAAAGTACCATCGGTGTTCAACCCTATAGCCGCCTCAATAAGGTTGATCTCGTCCGTATTAGCAGCAATACCGCTTAATGTACTTACAGCAAAATTAGGATCGTCGCCTAAAGCATCAGCTAGTTCATTTATTGTATCTAGAAGGGCTGGTGCCCCGCTAACCAATGTATAAATAGTTTGATCTAAAATTTCAGTGGCATCTTTTATACTTGTAGATTCAGATAAGTAGGTATTAGGATATGTTGGAGCAGTATAAGTACCATCTGTGTTTAGTCCAGCACCAATCTGGGTATAGTCTATTTCAGATTGTAGAGTGCCAGAAAGAGTATCAACTTCATTCTTTGTATAATAGCTTGAGTCATGGTCATGGCCTACAGGAGAGTACACTCCACTATGATCGTGTCCGGAGTCTGCCTTATTATCAATAGCTGCCTGTAATGTCCCAGAAGTAGTATCGATTTTTCCATCTAACGTTGTGTCTGTTTCAGACAGTGTATTTAAAGTCAATGCCATACTATACATGGACGTTCCTGGTATAGTGTGCCAAGTAGCTTCTTCACCAGAGATATTATAGAGCATCGCCCTAATGTAATTTAAATCATCCTCTAGGTTCTTAAAATAATGCTTGCTTCCTCCGGCGGCAGCGGCGGTCTCGGTAGGAGTTGGCGTAACTGTTGCATTGCTACCGTCTATACTAGAAATATAATAAACTCCATTCGCAACAGAATCTACAACAACTATATAATTACCTACCTCTTCAGAGCTCAGCGATGCTGGACATCCTATGATGTTGGATCCAGAAGTAACAGTAAATGTTAGGTTACTTTCATAAGGCCTACCTGTTAGTTCTGCATAAGCTACAGGTGTACTGGGGGTAAAGGCACCAGATCCATCTATTTGTACATGTTGTTTAATTAGACTTCGGCTTCCCATTTTAAATTTTCTCCTTTTTAAGTTTTGTTGTTTTTTGTGAAAATCAAAATCAAGCCTTCCAATTATAATTAGGTTAGTTAATTGCAATAAAAAAAGGGCGCCGACCGTGCGCCCTTTAATTAAACAATCAATAAAATGTAATTATTTTTTTTACTCTTCAAATAAATTACCGACTGAAGTTTCTTCATGTACATTTTTTATAGCACTTGCTAGTAATGGAGCTATAGAAATAATCTCTATTTTACCACTAGCGACAGCATATTTATTTAGCGGTATAGTATCAGTAACATATACTTTAGAAAATTTTGAGTTGTTTATCTTGGTCACAGAAGTGCCGGTTAAGACTGGGTGAGTTGCATAGGCTACTATATCAGTAGCTCCAGCTTCCCAAACTACTTCAGAGGCACCACATAGAGTTCCAGCACTGTCTATCATATCATCTAACATTATAACTGTTTTTCCACTAACATCACCAATTAATGTCATATCTTCTATTTGGCCTGGACCTTTTCTTTTCTTATATACTATAGCCATACCACAATTCAGTCGCTTAGCATACGCTTTTGCTCTATTAGTACCGCCGGCATCTGGAGAAACAACGACAATATCATCAGCGGAATAATTTTCTTTTATTTGTTTAATAAAAATACCAGAAGCGTATAAATTATCTACAGGTATATCAAAAAAACCTTGTGTTTGCCCTGAGTGCAGATCTATAGTAATAATTCTATCTATCCCGGAGACTGATATCAAATTAGCTACTGCCTTAGCACTAATTGGTACCTGCGATTTTACTTTTCTATCTTGTCGTGCGTACCCATAATACGGTATTACTGCTGTTACTCTCCAGCAATTAGATCTTTTTAGCGCATCCAAAATAAGACACAATTCCAGTACATTGTGGTTGGCCATCTTACAGGTTGGTTGTATGACAAACACATCCATACCGCGCATTGTGTCATATATCTCTATTTGGCTTTCTCCATCCGAAAACGTGCCTATAAAAACTTTTGATAACCCGCCACAGTTAGGTAGTTGCAAACAAACAGTTTCTGCAAGTTTAGGATTAGCTGATCCTGATATAATTCTCATATCTCTATTATTAGTATGCATTTTTATAAACCCCCGTCATGCCCAAATCAAATAGTTTGCTTTACTTTATCTTCTCTTTTTAGCTCACATCCATTTTCTGATATTCTAAATGTTTCAAAATACACTTTGCCTTCCTTTACTAATTGTTTAGCTCGTTGCTGGCTTTTACTCAAGCGAGAATGGCCGGTTTTAATTTCTACTAATATTATAGCATCGTCGTTTATTTGTATTCCGTCCACTGGATTTCCTAAAAACCTAAAATTACCTGGATCATACGGCCAAGCTGTAAGAAACGGCGCCAAGCTTTCACCAATTTTACCAAGCCTTACCTCCGAGCTTTTTCTAAAACTAAGCTCGTCGTTATATTTCTTCTGGCGCTGATCTAACAATTCACGCCACTCTTTTGCATTAACATAATACAACAAAACACCCACAACTATACCTAATGTACCAACCACTAAACCCACTATTAACTCAATCCCCATTACTTTCTTCGCTCCCTATTAAATTTTTGATGTCTTTTGGTGTAAATTCACTGTCTTTGCTTTTCCCGTAAATCTTATGAGTTAAAAAAGTACCATCTGGTTTTTCTATAACAACCGCTATATAACAGTCCTCCAGATAATAACATTCACAATAATATTTACATTTACAAGAATGGCTTATTTTGTAGTAATAAGTTTTACCATTAATTATTATTTTTCTTCTACCCCTTTTAGGCATTGTCATAGTTTTTGTACTCCTGTTTAATTGTCTTCTTCTTTTTTACCCTTCAATTTTGGATACTCTACACGGCGTTGATAAGTCCCCATCAGCTCTCTAGCAAGAGCCTCTTTAATCTTTTTAAGATCTCCCAACTTTATACTAACTTCATCCAATTCTCCAGTATCAAGTAAATTTGTAATGGTGCTTTCTATTACCTGCTTTGGGTCCAACTTATTAGTTTGAAACAAAGACCTAGACGTAGCTTCTACTTTATCAGCTATCATCAATACCATGGCCTCTATAGTTTTAGGCCGTGTTCCTTTATGACTAAATCTCTCTAGATCTTCTTCTTTTTCACCTGCTTTCACATAAAAATATTGCATCAAACCACGCCCATGGTGCTGACTTATTATTTCAATAAGATCCCTGGGAAAGTTATGATCATTTATTAAAATATTAACTGTGTCGGCGACATGGCTTCGAATAATCTGTGAACCTAACCACGGATCGAGCTCGACATATGGGTCCTCTCCGTCCAATTGATTCTCACTGAACATTCTTGGCGCATTTATTTTTCCGCAGTCATGATATAAGGCAGCTACCTTCATCTTTTGAATATCTAAACCTAATTCAATACTAATACTCTCTACTAAGGACATAAGGCTTTGTGAATGCTTATATGTCCCAGGAGCCTGCTCACGTAACCTCTGCAATAAAGGGTAACCTGTATCTAACAAATCCACTAAGGGCTTATCCAAACCATTACCATTCTTTTCTTTTTCTATGTTATCTATCATTAAAGTTCTCACTTAATTCCGTATAATCTAAAGGATTACCACATCGTCTTAAATACCAACTTCCTCCGTCTACTGAAACTGCACCGCAAGCACAGGACCTGTAATCGTGTCTATTTGTAGAACGAATTACTTCTCCACATAAATGACATCGTACTGAATTATTATAGATGGGCCCTATATTTAAACGGCTTCGTTCTTCCTTTGGTGTATCTATAGTTACAAAATTACGGTAGTACATCATACTGGCCTCACATTATTAAAATACTTTATATCCAAATCAAAAGTGTGTTTAATTCTAAGTTTGGCTATTTCAACATTTTTTGAATCCATTTCTATCCCCAAAAATTTTCTATTTAGTCTACGACAAGCTACGCCTAAAGATCCAGTGCCGCAGTAAATATCTACTACTAGTTGGTTTGGGCCACTTGTTAGCAACCGAACCAACCAAACTAAAATACCTAAGGGCTTGACAGAAACGTGCGTATTTTCAACCAAACCATTAGCTGTTTTTTCTTGACTGGAAGCTCTAGGACAATACTGAACATTGGTAGGAAGTGCACCCCTGGCAGAAGGAACCCAGCCCTTTCGACCTAATTTTTTAAATGTATTACTCTTAATATCAGACTGCATATGCATCTCGCCGGTATTTTCGAACCTTTTTATTATAGAGCTATGGTCTCCTTTATATGTCTGACGGGATTCTTCTAAATTTAGAAGATTTGTTTTATATAAATTCCAGTTGTTTAATTCAGAACCATCAAGCTTCTTCCTATATATTAAAATTGGGTTGTAGACGTTACGTAATTTACTACCGTAAGCTTCATCCTCCGTCCTGAAACCCTTAATATGAGTACCCTGTCCACACCACACCACCTGATCCCTAAACTCAAATTGGGCTTGTGACATTCTTAGGCACAGTAACGGTACCATAGATGGCTGACAAAAAATGGCGATATGTCCACCAGGCTTAAGCTTGTCGTAGCAAAGATTCCAAATGTCTATGGACGGCATATCATCGTCCCAAGTTTCCATCTTAACTCCGTAAGGGGGATCTATAATAAAACAATGGACCGAACTATCTGCTATTGTTGGTAAAATATCCTCACACCTTCCCTCTCTGACTTCAAAATCAGAACCCGCGCCAGTATATATTTCACTCTTCGGGTTATAGTTTTTTTCTCTAAATTCCTTGGTAAAAATATCATATATCATAGAATTGCTCATTTATAATTTTCAATTAATCTATTATTACGTAAATCTAAGCGCCTCAGCTTTCTAAATGCTGTTTTGCTCTCCTTTACGCAGGATGATAAATCTGAAATCGCACTATCCGTTAATTCATTATTGGTAAGCACCAGTTGCTTGGTCTCAAACTTCCCCATTCCGACAGCGAGTAAAGTATTAAATTGAGCAGATGTCATGGCTGCGTCACTGATGTCAATAAGCCTGATCTTCAATCTGTTACCTTCTTTGACAAGTGATGTATTCAATGCTTTGCTTATCTTACTGCAAATCGCATCCGTCAT